TGCCATCATTATCATTATTATTAAGCTATACTGTGGCTTCATATTCATTTGGTGAATTATAATTATAGGTGGCATCTACAGTAATAGAAAAATCGTTATTAGTATAATAGCACCATTCGTAATCTCTTTGAGAAGAACAATCATCAATACTCAATGGTATATTATGTTGTTCAAATAATCTGTCTAATACTTTTGTATCTTTGTTCATTAGAAATCCTTCTTCATTGTGGCTAATTTATCTTCAACTTCCCAGTCTTTCACCAACAAAACTGCTTTACTCAAATACTTACGAAATTCTGCTTTTTCTGTGGCTAAATAACCTTTACCATCAATAGTAAAATGTCCGAAAATGTTAATAGTGTTATTTTTAAGCACTTCAGTATAATAACCAAGATGTAACCCGTGATAAGTCATATCACCATACAAACTAAATGGAACACCAAATTCAGCTAGAACTTCTTTAAATTCTTCTTTTCGCATTTAAAAATCCTCTTGAGCTTTCATTTCTTTAATTTTCTGTACTGCTTTCTTGTAATTTTCAACTGCGTTGTTTACTTTTTCCTTAAAATCTTCCACATCTCCTGAAGAGTCAATCCAAGAATTTGTAACCAATTCGTACTTACCTTCCCATTTTCTTATTTCAGTTCGGGTGTAAATAACCCATACTCCAGCGTATTCATAGACAATCTTATACCTTGGGTTGATTAGTTTATCATTAAACTTCCAATCTCGCCCATTCCAACGTGTCAATCCGAGACTTTTAAGATAATCTCTACACTGGAGAATTTCTTTTCTGTTCATACCGAAATTACTTCTTTACCTTCTGTTTATTTTCAACAGTAATCTTCAAGCGAGAAAAATCACCATTGAAAATGAATGAACCAACCTTAAATTCGTTGTGAAGTTCCTGACCAATGCTCAAAGTATTGTAGAAATCACAATCCACAGGAATTTGTAAGAACTGCTTATTGGCTTCGTTCTTTATATGTTCACTAATGCTCAGCGTGAATGTGGACTGCTTAATCTTGAATGTAACCACACACATTTCGTCTGCGAAAACAGAAAGTGCGAACAACATAACAATCAAAAAGATTTTCTTCATTTTAGTTCTCCTTCTTTTCAAATGCAGTTTTGACGTATTCGTTACGCAAAATTTTTACAATAGGATTTTCCTTTGTGTCAATGAGAAATTCCTTTTCCAACTGTTCCAATCGTGAGAGAAATACAGACTGGTTATCTTCTTCATTTACATAGTATTCAGTCCAATTTCGTGTTAATTTAATTTTGTCTTGTCTATTCAATTCAAGAACTTTATGGAAATTTTCAAATGAAAGTTCCTGACCACATTCCTTACAGAAATGGTCATCAGCACTTATTCTTTTGCCACAGTTAGGGCAATAGGTGGAAATCCAAGGAGTATCGCCGCAACGAACAAAAACTCTAGCATCTCTTTTCATAGTTGTACCTCTTGTTGTTTATATTATTAATATAGAAAAAAACACCCCAGTTGTCAATGGGGTGCTTAGTTTTTTGATGTAAATTTTTGTTTACGAAAAGAATTCGTCAAATTCGCCGTTACATTCGCTTTCAGGTTTCCATTTTTCAATGTTCCAAGCGAAGATATCAGAGCAAACAAAGTTCGGATATTTACTATTTGTAAACGGATTTTTACAATAGATTATATCGTGTATTTTCTTCCAGTTATCTTCGCTCCACTTGGCTCCTGATTTCTTTTCAACTGCCATCATAAACTTATAGATACGTTCTCTGGCATACTTTAGTGTCTTACTGTCCAGTTCTACTCCATATACATTGGATAGAGCCACCACCGGATCTTGCCCACACTGCACGATTCTGCGATAAAGCATAGCAATTACAATGTTGCCGGCACCCATAGTCGGATCCAAATTGGTTTTAGTTTCGTCATACCAAACAGAATTTTTATCTTCTATGGTGCCGGCCTTATCCATCATTTGCTCAATGATATGGAACGGCGTCCAAAATTGACCTAAATCTTTTTTTGAACTTTCATCCAATTCATAATGTGCAAAATCATTATCATAATCGTAAATAGTCATATTAATTGTGCTCTTTCATTGTATTAAGGATAATTTCCCATTCACTACCATTAACGGCTTCTGTATCAGAAATATAGCCAGTAATGTCAAAATAATCACAAAAATCTTTTTCAGTCCAAGCATTCTCATAATCAATCATATATGGAATTTTTGAATAGTCAGCATTTCCTAACATTACACATTTTTGATAAAAACGCATAAATTTGGTTGTATAACTTTTCCAGATATTTATTCTGTGTTTCTGTGTTGAAGCATTAACATAACGAATATGAGAAGATTCACCACTGTTTTCAAAAGCAGTATCTTGATTTCTAGAAGTACAAGAAAATGCGGAAAATCCATGCCCTCCATTATTTTTAAGGGTAAGTCCATATACAAATTTAATAGAATACTTTTCAGGAGATTCAGTTAAATACTCATTAAGAGTTTCTAAATTGCTTTCATTAAATTTAGTAATAATCTTTTTAACCAAATTATAGTGTGGAACAATTTTAGTCAAATTTTTTTCAATTTCCTTTTTATTATTTTCTGCATTAAATTTGTTTCTTTTAGTAATCTTCCATATACCAGTATCACTACCCAAAGAAGAAAGACCAAAGAAATTGCAAGAATAATCACAATCAAAATATGTCAAAAAATCAATTTTATGTGTTTTATTTAATTTTTTTAATTCGTCATTATTAAATCCATTATGGATAAAGTATTCCTGATATTTTTGAATTGGTGATATATTATAAATTTCATCTGTATTATTCTTGATTTCATTTAAAATACGCAAATGTAAACCTTTATCATAAGGCGGATTTGTAATAGCAACATCAAAATGCATACTTCCAATTTCTCCTTCTTTATAAAAAAGAGTTAAATCTTTTTCATCGTCTGATGTATTTATATATGTAAATTGTTTACCTTCTTCATAGAAATGTTTTAACAAATTATTGTTTGCTTCATGGTCAGCTACCACAAATTCTGCTTCCGGGAAAGAATCCAAGATAATTTCAATCGTTCTTTTGTCGCTGATACCATACATTAAAATTCGCTTGGAATTTTTCGGCATACGGCTGAGAAACATTTCAGCATAAATCTTCGGGTTCTTAAGGTTGAGCATTTCTTTCATAGTTAGTATCTCCAATTTTTACATTAATAATATAGAATTTTAACGCAGTTTTGTCAACCTATTTAATGTAAAAATATGTAAAATTTTGTTTACTTATTCGGATTTACTTCCAAATGAAGGTAATTCTTCAGAGCATTCAAAACATTAGTGATAGCAGTTGCGTACTTTTCGTTGCCATTTGCCAAATAACGGAAAATGAAATCTTCATTGAACTTAGTCCATTCATCCCAACCATGTGGCTGGTTTTCCTTCAACTGGTTATGAATAATAGTTCTACGCAAATTGTTAATCAAGAACTGAACAGAAATCTTGCTCTTTTTCGCTTCCGCCTTCTTTTCGTTAATTTTCTTTTCGTCCTTATTCTTCTTCTTATTTTCCTTTTCAATGTCTTTGTGAGTATTCTTCAGCTTTTCAACATTGGACTTGATTTTACCAACATTACAGTTGAGTGCTTCAGCCAAAATTGCCATATCGTCAGCAGAAAGATTTGCCAATTCTTCAGTCGGAATGTGACGTGCATCTTTGTTATTCTTATTAGATACGAACAAGGCACGATATTCCTGAATTTCAACATTGATAATGTCATCCCAGAAGAAATCCGAAATAGTAGGATTCTTGTCAGGATCTGGTTCAGCAGAACCACCATTGGAAATATCAACCTTTCTACCCCAATCAAAAGCATCGTCAGTAAGTTCAAATTGTTCAAGACGTTCAAGCAAGTTACAAATATCATTTTCGTTTTCAATGATAGAATAAATGTTTGCGTGGCCGTCATCGTTCGGTGTTTTCTTGCCCTTAACTATTCTACCATCGTACTTCTTGTGATGTTCGCCATTCTTATCAGTGATAGTGTAATCACGAATAATGCGACCAATCTGCTGAGTGGATTTTACATCTGCTTTGGATTTGATAATACCAGCATTGAAAGAACACAAATTAATGCCTTCGGAAATCATATCTACCTGGAACAACACAACAGGTTCGCCCTTAAGAATTACGCCAGCATCAATAAGTTCCAAAATGTCCATCATACAAGTGGGTTCTTTATTTTCTTTATTCTTGGAAATCCACTTGTCAATTTCTTTTCTGTATGTTTCAATGATTTTGGTCAAATCAGTTTCATTATCAAGACGAGGAACAATGTCCTTTTCAACCTGAGTTTTCTTATCGTCTGTGCTCTTTTTGGAATGAACAGAAATCAAATGGATATTTTCAAGCTTAGCAAAATTATTCCAGCAATTCGTGTAAAGACTATCAACTTCGTCAATACTAGAGCAGTTTGCGATAATGTGTATCGGCCACTTAACCTTACTCTTTTTGTAAATTTCCATTTCGTTTTTGTATACTGCCAACACAGCGCTATTGTATTGGTGTTCATAGCACTTAATCAAATTCAATGTCGGGCGAGTAACATAACCTTCTCTTACGGCTTCATAAATCGGACAGTCACAATGGAATGATTCTTCAGTAATTACCTTTTGAAATTCGGCAGGAGTGCCAGTCATAAAAATAGAAGTTTGGAAGAAATCTGCGAGTGATTTAGTCATAATTTTTAATCTCCATTGTTTTTCGTTTACAAGTAAAATATAGTAAATTGAACCAAAACTGTCAATAATTTTGGCTCAAATTTATGTAAAATTGTATTTACAATTACAACTTCTTAATGATTTTATCGGTGATTTGTTTGGTAAATTTGTCCTTTGTAAACGAAAGTAAATACTCATCAATTTGTTTCGGTCCAATAAACTCAATCAAACCAGTTTTAAGCCATCCATCCACATCCATAGCTTTGTTCCAAATACGATCAGTTATGGAAAAGACAATTTGTCGGCAACTATCCGGTTTCATAAAAGCATTCAAATCAAAATTTGGGTCATTTGTTTTCATTTTCATAGCAGTCTGTGTAATCTGAGCACCGGCTGCTTTGAACACATCAAATGAAATTTCATTAACCCAATTCTTAATTTGAATACCAATCGGATAACTATCTTCGCTAGATTCCGCACTTGCATCAGTAAAGTTTTCGTTATTCGGGTCAACTGTAGTATATGTACTTTGTTCAATCATAGAACAGTCGCCATATCTAAAATACCATTCAGCAAAAATTTCGCCACAGTTACCCTTGAACTTTAACCAACAATTAAAACATTGTTCGTCTGTATCAACGAGTTTTCTAAATTTCTTTTCAAAAGTTGTTTTGAATTTGTTATTAAATTTAACCCACTCACCGCAGAAATTCTTAATAAATTTATTATTGTGAAGTGGGAAATCCCAATTAACTAATTGTGTGAAAAATTCCTTATACAACTTTTTTAGTGTTGTATTGCGAATTGGTGTATCACTCATATTAGTTCCACGCTTTCCGCTATGAGCAAATGTTATCAAGCTCTTGTAAGAGCTGTCAATCGTTTCCATATAATTCTTTTTCATTACTTAACCCCCAGGCACTTCTTTTCGCCAAACATAAATGTTTGTTTTGTTTTGTAATTGTGGGCTTCGTCATACGCAATTATGCCGTTGATTCGTTTGTATTTTACATTATTTTGAAGCATTTTAACGAAACGTTCATAGCGGAATTTTTCTTCTTGCGAACCATCAGTATTCTTTGAAACCGAAATACCCCAGAGCGATTCATCACAAATGATACACACAATATGTCTGTCATCGTTTAACCAAAAAGGCTTATTATCAACGTATCTTTGTCCGACATCATCAGAATCACTGTTCCAAATTTTAACAGAAACATTCAATCCGCGGTCTTCAAAAAGTTTTTCTGCTTCTCTTTTCTGTTGTTTACACAACTTAATTCTCGGGCATACAAATGTATGGAATGTTTTTTCGTTCTTATGCTGCTTAATGAAATTAACAATAGCTTCAAAAGGAACAAATGTCTTTCCGCTACCGACACAAGCATTTACTGCTACAAGTGAATGTGGAACACATAATGCCTGAGCAATAGTTTTGACTGCTTTTGCTTGCCACGGACGGAGAGTAATTTTTTTGTTCATAGTTAAACCTCTTTTCTTATTTTTACATAGTAAATATAACAAATAAACTGCCATTTGTCAATACCAAATACGCAGTTTTAGTTATATTTTTTGTAAATTTTTATTTACAAAACTAGAAATCTTCTTCAATTTTAGCAAGTTTCTTATTTTCAAAAATCTGTTTTCTTTTCTTCAGCAATTCATTTAAGAAAAATCGTGCAGTATAGACTTCACTCACAATAATTTTATCAGCCCCATATTTATACAAATCTCCATTTTCGTTTAATTTAATGCTGATATGAACTTTACCATCTTCAAAAGTCATTACAGGTATATCTCCCCACATATACTGTGGTTTTAGAAATAGTTTATTACTATCTCTGTAAGTGAAAAGTCCGTATGCTCTACCTAACTGATCAAATTCTTCTTTAGTCATTAAAGTCTTCTTTTAGTTTGTTTTCTCTCTCGTTTATCAAATAGTCTTTATATTGTTTTTGTAAATCTGATATAATTTCATTATATCGTGTTTCAGTTAAATTGTCAATTTCTTTTTTGTCTTTAAAATAATAAATTCCATACAATTTTGTATCGGCCGCTCTGAAACCATGTTTTTCCATATCAAATCCTGTGCCAGCCATAACAGATATTCTATCATTACCAGGTAGTTTACCTGTATATTCTGTTAAAGACAAATATGCGGAATATCGGCGTTTAAATTTACCTTTTTTGGTAAATACTTCAAAACAGCTACAATAGTAATTTAACCAACTTAAAGTTTCTTTTAATGAAGGTATTTTCATTAAAAATCCTCTTCAAGTTCTTTTAGTCTTTTATTTAATTTATCTTCTTTTACACATTTCAAAGTTAATGCTTTCAATTCTCTGTATTCTTCTAGTGAAACATCTTGAACTGATAAATCACTTAATACAGAGTGAATGTATTTACCTTTTATACTTGTTGCGATAGCCGCTAATTTACCAGTTTCCCACATTTCTTGAATATATGAATCTTTTTTCTTATATTCATCTAAATGAACTGTTGCCAAAAATTCTGTTTTAAATTCATCAAAAGTCATTTTGTAAATCTTCTAATTTTAATTGTTCTTTTGCTTTCTTTAAATTAAATTCAAACTTTTTAACTATTTCACTGTACATTTCTTCAGTCAAATTATGTAGAATATACAGTGGTAAAAACAGAACAACATCATAGCCGTCACCATCGTTAATCAAATAGAACTGATTATCCAGTGGATTTATTTCGTGTTTTTGTAGCCAAGGTTTACCATAATAACAAGGACCGATATACTCTCCATCCACTCGGCAATTTAAGCCGTTTGCGTATTCACCTTCATCAGTTGTATCTTTGAAAAATCTTTTAACACCATTTAGCGGTTCAACTCTCATTAAAAGTCCTTCTGTATATCGTTCAATTTTAATTGCTCTTTTGTTTCCTTTAATTGTATTTCAAATTTTTTAACTATTTCGCTATATGCTTCTTCAGTCAAATTGTTTAGAATTTCTATCTGTAAAAATAAAACCAATATATAATTGCCATCTTCTTTAATTAAAAAGAACCTATTATAAATTGGTTTTATGTCTTGGGACTTTAGCCATTTTCTATCATAGAGCCAAGGACAGATACAACCATTATTCAAGCCACAGCACAAGCAACTTACACAGAATGTTTCAGTAGCATTTTTGAAGAATTTTTTTATACCTTTTATGGTTTCAGCACGCATTAAAAGTCCTTCTCTATATCTCTAAGTTTTCTTTCTGCCTTACATTTCTTGACAAGAACATCGTCAGCAAAAATTTTCATTGTGTTGCGAACTTGTTCAGGGGTCATTTGTTGTAATGTTTTAAGTGGAATAAAGTAATAAATGCTTTCTTTATATGGGTCTAATTCACTATAAAGTAACTGTGGTTTATACAAATAAACCTTTTGGTCCTTAAAATCCGTTTTTGGAATAATACAACCTTCACAAGTATCATCTATTAGTCGGTATTTAATTCCGAACCACCAATCATCTACAAAGTCAGTACTAATGTGCTGAAAATAGTTTATAAACCTTTCATAGTCATATCGTCCAGTCATTTAAAATCTTCCTGTAAGTTTTGTTCTTTTCTGTAAGCGTCACGAAGTTTATTTAGAAATTTATTATCACAGATTTGTTCGTCTGTAATACATCTAGGATTGCCAAAGAATTTTACTTCCAAAATCAAATCAGTCAAGAATGTCATATCTCTTATTTGTAAAGGTTGTCGGAAATAATCTCTACAATTTGGCAATCTCCAATTATAATTTAAATACTCACTATCATCGGTTACACTATACAACCAACAAGAATAGAAGTATTCCATATAAATGTTTGTTTCGTCATCATAGTTATCGTATAAATTAAATCCATCTATTTTAAAATGAAATGTTACTTTTCGGTCTCCAATTTCGTAGATAATCTTAATGCTCATATTGTCTACTTGGCTTCTGTTATAAGCATTATCTATCATTCCAATATATCTGATACCATTCTCCAAATCGGAAGTATCAACGATGGGTCCGATAGTATTTTGGAACTGAATTATTTAAGTCAATTAAAGTTGATTTTCTATTGTCTGTAATATCTGGTAAAACTAAATTCATAATTATAATATAATAAAAATGGGGTTGCAAGCAACCCCACAAAACAAAAAGATGTTTTTGATTAAACTTCGTCTTTCAGGTCTTTTCTAGTATCTCTATCAAGTTCGTAAACCTGTACATGACTAGCATAAACTAATGCTACAGTAATTGCTATCACACAAAATATAACTGCCATAATTATTTCTCCTTAAAAGAATTGGACATCTTCAAGTCCGGTTTCATTTTTAGTTATTATAATGTCTTCTGGGTCAAAGTCACGATACATACTGACCATTTTATCCATTTCTTTTTGTTTCTTTTTATACAATGCTTCAATGTCAACTTGATCAGTATCTTCTTCAGTTATTTCATTCGCATATTTCTTATTAAGAGCGGCGAGCAAGTCCATTTCTTTTTGAACTTCCGGGTCGGTTTCATATTCAATGTCTAGCATCTCACATTGTTCTTTTGTGAGTTTACAATCTTTTCCCATTCAACTAATTCCTTGTATTTGTTTGGTTTCTTTGTTTGTAATTCCATTAACTGGACTTCTAAAATTTTCTCCAGTTCTTCATAGACATTTTCCAGTCCTGATTCATTCATCCATTTAATGAAAGTGTCTTTTTCTGTCATACAAAGAAGTCCTCAAATGACCCTACATCTTCGTTATTTGATTTCCAAGTTGTTGTGTTAAAATCAAAATAATTTTCCAATGAAACTTTTGCATCCAAGCCCAGTTCTTCCTTAATAGCTTGTTCGCATTTTAATTTGTTTGCTTCATTGACTTCCAAGACCTTCAATTCTTTTAGGATTTCTTCTTTAGAAACACCCTTCTCAAGTTTTTCTTTAATAATTGTTCTAACGAAAATCTCCAAACCTGTGGATTCGTCATTGAATACACTAGGAAGGTCTTTAACTCTATTCTGCTGATGATATTTTACAACGTATGCCATAATAACTTCTCTTATATATTTTCTAAACAAATTAAAAAATGTATAAAAGAAGCTACTATAAAAGTAGCTTCTAATAACTATTTATTAGTCATTCTTTGCCTTAGCGATATAAAGGCTCAAATCAACTGCGTCATCACGCAACTGCTTGAATTCCATAATACCAGCTTTGGAAACACTGACCTTGAAATTACCAACTGGAAGAAGTGAGAAACCTGTAGCTGGAGTTACCAACTCAAAATTTTCTGTTACGGCTTCGTCCAACTTGTAATCTTCAGCATAAGTATCACCAGTCTTTGTTGTGAACAAAGTCAATGTCAATGTATCACCAGAGAACGCATACTTCATTCGGTCAGCACCAATGAGCTTCAAACGAGCATTTATGGTCTTCTGTTGGTCTTCAGTCAAATTGACGATAGCATCAACAGATGGGAATTTGACCTTAGAGAAAGTTGGCTTAGTGATAACATCTTCATTTGCCAATCTATGTTTCAAATTAGCATTTCTCAAAGAAGACTTGATATGAAGGACAACTGATTCTTCGCACTGGTCATTGTTATATTCAATGCTCATTTCAGGAACTTCATTTTTCTTTGGGTCTGAATTTGGGTTATTGAAAACATTGTAATAACTGACCAAACGGTTGAAGTCAATTACAGAAAGGGAGTTACTTTCAAATGCGAAGTAGTCCTTTGGAGCTTCCAAAAAATACACAACGGATTTATCCGCAGCTATTGCCTTGACGGAAAGTGTATCTTCATCTCCTTCTTTCTTCTTGAAAATTAGCTGTGGGTTAATAGCAGCCAATTCACTCATAAGTTCAATGAACCCGGTTATTATATTTCATTTCTTTAATCATTTTTATCATCCTTTTTGTTTTAAATTGTTACAAACAAATATAGTTAATTTTAGTTTGGTTGTGAAACATTTTTATTTTTTGGAACTTATTCGCAATAAACAGAGCGAATAACGAGCTTCTTTTTATGCCCATATTTCGTTTGTATTTGTTTCATCGCTTCGTTTATATTTTCTGCTTTCACTACTTCGTTCTTTTCCGTAAGTGATTCACTCCAAATGTCATCCAAATAACTGATAAGAAAAATATAAGTGTTAGTCTTCTCCACTTTCCAAATCCTTCATTTGCTGGAAGATTTCTTTGTATATCGCAGTCATTTGTTCTTTATAAGGTTTGTAATCTTCACAATCTAATTTGTCTAAAATTTCTTGTTCTCGCTCATCGTCATTGACTTGGACTTTCATATACTTTTTAAGCGCTGCTATTTTCTTTGCTTTGCTCAAACGAGCCTTTAGCAGCTTAAAAATTTTATCGTCCAATTTGTCAATGTCGCGGCGGATTTTATTCATAACTACTTAGTTCCTGTAGAGCCGAAACCACCTCTGTCCTTGTCGGTCATTTTGCCTTCAACGAACTTGATAGCTGGTTGCTTTTCCATAATGCGGAATTGGCAGATTCTATCACCCTTCTTAATTTCAACATCTTTTTCCAATGCGATAGCAGGGAAATACCACCAGTCACTTGGGCCGCAATAACTGTTATCTACAACACCAACAGAATTTGCCTGAATTACACCATACTTGGAATATGTAGAAGAGCGAGGAGCCAAATGAGCTTCATATCCGTCTGGTAGCTTCATAGCAACACCCAAATGAATTAGTACAAATTCACCCTTCTTAATTGAATAATCGTGAGCAGCACGAAGGTCAATCCAGTCGCCCTTGTCAATCTTCTGCAACTTTTCAATCGTATCATTCAAATACTGAACTATAATTGTTTTTGCCATTAAAAATCCTCGTTAATTTGTTTAATTCTAAGTCCATTCAAATATAGTTTTTCATTTACTGTATTTTCTGTAACATAGAATTTGATTATGTTTTTTAGTTTTTCTTCACTTAAGTAATAACCACAGGAGCCCCTGCTTACATAACTATCCATTGTTTCCTTATCCCATCCATAGTGGTCAGGAATTAAACGTCTAATTACAGCACCAGGACACCTCTTATGTATAAGCACTTCATTCTTTTCGGCTTTTCCGAAAAATCTTTTTATGTTATACCAAACTTTCTCCCATTTAGTATAAGGAATATATTGGTCTGCTAAATCTACATCGTATGCTTCTCTATCAAGAATAGAGCCATACATCTCCATTATATCCTGGTCATTATACCAAACACGGCAAATTTGTTTACTACAATAAAAAATGTTAATTGTGTGATTCCAATAATCAACTTTACAACCGAGTGTTTCGGCGTATTCACCGATACGCCTGAAACACAATTCGTATGGTTTTAATGTATATTCAATCATTATTCAATAATAATTTCAAAATTTTCGGTCTTCAAGTATTTCTTTGCGATTTCAACCACCTTTTCAAAGGTCAACTTCTTATAGGCATTACCAATCTGAATTTTACCCTTGTTGATGATTTTATCTACATTTGCATACTTGAAAATCTTATCGTGTTCGCGGTCAACTTCAATCTTACAAATCATATCTTCAAAGCGCTTCTTGTCCAGATGCTTTTCAATGTCATCAAAGAAGAACTTGAAAGCGTCCACAAGATTATCCTTATTTTCCTTGTCAGTTGTAGCACCAAAGGTTGGATAAGCGTAAGAAATGAATTTAATTGTGCCACCTGATACACCATAAGTCAAATGGCGGACTTCACGAATTTCGTGGGTCATTGGAGATTCAAGTCCATTCACAAGCATATTTATTGCTACTGCGAGTGCTGGATAATCGGCCTTATTTACTGCCTTCTTGGAAAGGAAAGAAACATCGCACTTCTGGTTTTCAGGTGTTGGTTCAAGTGGGAGCTTCCAATCCTTCTTATACTTTGGCTTCATTGGTTGAACAACATATTCTTCCTGCATTGGGATAGCAGAGAAATCAGTCTTTGTCGGACCAACTTCAACAATCTTTGCTGGCTTACGCATGTGCTTTTCGTAATAGGCCTGCATATCTTCGTAAGTGAATGCTTCAATGTCTTCACGCTTACCAATCGGTGAGTAGAAACCAAACTTCTGTCTGATAGTGTTTTCGGAATTTGCTGGTTCGTTGAAGCAATCCATATATTCTTGAAGAACAATCTTCTTTTCTGCTTCAAATCGTTCCTTGCTCATTTTCAAACCACCAGTTAATTTGTTCACAAGTCTACGCTTCCATTCAGGAGTGAAATACTTATCCAAACCGGTGAAATAAACCTTAACCACATCATAACCAGTACAAGCATTCCATTCTACATTGTACTTTGCCAATTCAGGATATTCATCTTTAAAAGTTTCGCATACCAAATGTTCCATCAGGTGAGAAATGCCCCTCTGTCCTTCCTGGTCAAATAAGCCACCCATATTATAAGCGATGGTGAGATTTGTCATTTTGATACTTGTTTTAGTATAATAGTAAGCCATATTCTGGTCTCCTTATTTCATAGTGTTAATAAAATCAGTTGCTTTATCCATAAACGCACCGAGACCTTCTCCAATAATGAAATTAAAAAATTCTCTGGCGTCAAATGGTTGTTTCTCAAAGTCTTCAATTATATTCTTGACTTGAGATTTATATTCTTCAGGAATACATCTAAACGAAATGAGTTTTGTGTTTCTGTCAAATGATTCTTGAAGCATATTGAGCGATAACCATTCATTCAAGCCTTCACTATAAATTTTAGCAAAGGTTTTCGTACCAACACCTTTCTTTAATGAAGGAATGTTATCACCACGGTCGCCCAAAACAATCTTTTCCATTAGGGCAGCTTCAGGATTCATAACTTGTATGTATTCTTCCTTAATCGGGTCCCACTGGTGGAAATTCTTGTAAGCGTGAAGTTGGTAGAAATCTTTATCTGTTGAAACTAAAGTTATATCCCAATTAGGTTCATTCATTACAGTTAGAGCAATCAAATCATCTGCCTCTAAATGTGGAACAGTCAAGAACTGAGAGTTCTTCATACATTTCTCAAGTCCAGCAATAAATTTTTCGTTAATTGGGAAAAACGAATTAAAGTCAATAACTGACGATTCTCTAGCAGCGGCACGATTACCCTTGTAATCTGCGTAGATAGATTTTCGCCAGTTACCATCGTGTGATTCTCGGCAGAAAATAATTCTGTCCGGTTGAAATGTTCTTGCCAGTTTACGAATACTCATAAGCATCCCGACTTTATATTCAGAGTAAGATATGTCAGTTGGGTCAGGAATTTGAGCGAACAGATGTCGCATACTCAGATTATGAAGGTCCACCAAAAGAACCTTTTCCTTCGTAGTTTTCTGTTCATCAATAAAATCTTCTATCATTCAAAATCCTTTTTCATACTTTCGTATTTTGTAACTTCTTTTTGGATAACACCTGACAACAAATTTTCTACAATGTAGTCAATGTGATTCTCACTAACATTATAGTAATCTAGGTTGTAAGTGTCAATAGATGTGGAGATATATTCTTTTCCAGGAGAACTTGTGTTATTACCTGGACTAATAATCTTGGGGAAGGACAATACCATCTTGTCAGTTTCTTTATTATATCTAAGTATTGGTACTGTAATAGCTTCCATAAAAGTACTGGGAGATTTATTATTCATTACTAAAGCATTTTCTTTAATAGTGAACTTATATTGTGGATATGAAGTTTCTAATCTATACTTCATTTTAGCGAATAAATCTTCTTTATTCATAAAAGTCCCTTTCCATTTCGCTCAATCTGTAAATGTTTTCCATCTGCTTGTGGACTAATTCAGGACTATCAGTTAAAATAAATTTGAAGATTTCTCTTAAACATTTATGATTACTGAACAATGACAATCGCACAGTTCTTTCATTTATAACTGAATAGGGGTCATCAATACTCCACCCCATAAATTCCGAAACTGAAGAAAGATTTTGAAATTCAACAACAATACTTGCTGAAACAACTTTATCTTTACCAAGTTCATCTAGTGTGTGACCGATTTCTGTATAAATGAAAGTTTTATCGTCAATGTTTATCCTTTCGTATTCTGTATTGGTATCATCTCTAACCCATTCAATCTTATGATCAGGATACAGTTTACGCAATTCATCTACAAATGGCAACAGAAATCTACAATCTTTCATTAGAAATCCTTAGCAATCTTTTGCTTCTTTCCGAACTCTTTAAGTTCTTTGACTCGTTTATTGAAATCAGTTCCAGTCAACCAACTGTATAGTTCAGTTACATCTTGTTTATCAGTCATATAAAATGTCTTATTGTCATTAACAACAATGTAACTACCTTTCTTAATATCCATTGTTTCTGTATTATTGCCAACACTAGAGTTCCATATTATCGGATAGCAGAATAACAATCGTGCTAGTGTTTCTTTATCTTCATCACCGAAGAAATACAAATTAACTTTGTTAATTTTGTCTGGGATAATTAGGGAGTTAATGCCTGACCATTGTTTAGTCATGTCAGTTACAATTTGTTCAATCTTCATCGAAGTCCTCGTTTATATTTTGTTCTTTATCAAAAGCTTTAAAATCTTTTATGAACTTATCTACATCAAAATCAGTTAAATACTTATAAAATGCTATAAAATCTTTTCTATTACGGAGGACGAATTTATCTTTTCCATTTACTTCAACATAGGTAACACCATCATCGGCAAAGCTCAAGCAATCACTTCTTGAAATCTTTTTGCCATCATTAGGATGTGGATATAAGTATTCAATCTGACCACCACCTGTATCATTTAAATACAAGTTAATTGAAGTAATTTCATCTGGAAGAGTTCGTTTATAGAATGCTTCTGTATCTTCTGTTTTATAATAAATTTTTAATTCCATAAAATCTAATATACAAAAAGAAAATGGCGATGTCAATACACCGCCATTTAAATTATTTTGTTTTGGAACTGTTATTTCTTTAGATAGTCAGCAATATATTTACTGAAATCCAAGCATCTAAAGACCTGTGGCATAGGGTTGTCCTTATTAGGAATCTGGAACAATACCATTTCACCAATTCTAATGCTTGTGTGCTTTTCCAAGATATACTTATACAATGAGAGCTGCAAACTATATTCACTTGTATTACAGTTTATAACGTGGCTAAATGGTTCCTTCATATATTCTGACCACTGATTACCAGTATCAAACTTTTTACTTGTTTTCCAGTCAATTATACTGTAACATTCTTTCTTTGTATTGTACGCAAGCATATCTATCGTACCACATATAGCATTTTCCTGGTCATACACAATAAATTCATTCGCAATAGGTACATAAATCTTTTTCATCTTATTCATAATGTCTTTACATACACCTTTGCGGTAGTTGAAATCTTCTTCCATTTCAGGAAAATCTTTGTTCAAACGCTTGTCAAAATTATAGTTCTTCTTCTGCCACCCATATTCCATAACTGCGTGAACTTGAGTGCCGAAGATGAGTTGCGTAATCACCTTTGCGTTCCCACTCTTTAGATAGTTGTTCTACTGGAATACCAAGTTTTTGTGCTTTATTTTTCTTAATTTCTTCCCAATCAGTATCTGCTTCAAATTGTTTTATCCAACCTGTAGCAGACTGATACAAAGTTCCTTTAGAATCTGTATATTTGTGGTCTGGCTCATTAAAACTAATGTCATTAAAAGCGTTCCAAAGTTCTATATGTACATCTGGTTTAATCATAAATTCACCTCAAAAATTTTCAGGAACTTAGTTCCTGTTTTAATTCATTATAATAATCTACGAAATCGGCTTTTCCGAACCCAGGAGTACTTGTATTTCGGTTAGCCAACTTCTCAAAATCCATTTTATTTATAATGGATTTTGCCGTATCATTCAGTGGCTTAATGAAAAAGAATTGAATTTTTTTGCCTGTAGAACTTCCATCCATTTCACTAATCACAGTTGCTTTATCTTTTTGAGTAAAAATCTTTTTGTAATCTTTATAACCTTGACGATACACAGCAATAGTCCAGTCTTCATTGACTACTTTAAATTGACTTTCTGTCGCATTGTACTGCCATATCTTAAAATCGTCACAGGAAATCTTTGGTCTTTCTAACAATCTAATGTTTGGGTGAGTATCAAACTTTGTTCCACTCTTAACCCAAATTTGGAATACACAGTTTACATCATAAACTTTCCCTCTATCCAAGAAAGAATTTTCAGGAAGAATGTAATTGTGTATAAGTTTAAAATCTTTATCTAATTCTTTTTGAACATTGTATTTCAAGAAAGATACTGGAACAATGAAAGCAATTACATCAGAATACTTTGCTACTGTATTGAATACGTCAATAGCCAGTTTGCTTCTCTTACCGAATGGAGGATTTCCAATCGTAATGTAATTGTTTCTATTAGGAACGAACTTAAAAATGTCTTGTTCAATAACTCTAGGGTCTTCAGGTTTTAAATCGTATGCTTCGTAATTAGTCAAATAATCAAGGAACGCACCGTCACCTGCCGTAGGTTCAAGAAAACAATCGTTTGTGTCAATGACAAGAAAATTGTGTAGGGTTTCTACACAATTTTTTGCTATATTTTTGTTTGTATAAAATTTATCTAATTCAGCCATTATTACCCATTTCGGAGGCGTTTATATTTAACTTCAATGAGAACAAGTTAATTTCAGCACCAGCATTTGGTCTTAATTCAAATCTTGACTGTGGAATGAAAATGTCTTTTTTATCTTTCTTGTCGCACAAATCAAAATCAAATACAGTTTTAGCACCGGTATCACAAGCATATTTTACATTGTAGTTACCAGAGTATTTTCTAATCATTTCTGCCAAATCTTCATTTTCCATTATGTCAATGACTTCAATTTCTTTACCAGTATCGTGAACATAAATGTAACCATATCCGATACAATAAGCAATTAGTTTAGATAACTGTTCGGAAATAACACCACTGTTACTGCACTTAGTGTTCTTTAATTTATCAAATGTTTTTAGTTGTGGCTCTTTATCATTACTAACCAAATCATAACTTGCTAATAATTTAGCAAGATTAAGGTTAAATACCTTACAATAATTCTTTAAGAATGTTGAAGCTAATGAGTTAATAGAATTTGGTTTTTCGCCTTTAGCCACATAGTCATTGTAAAGTTGTTCAAGCGATTTTCTAATTTTAGCGGCGCCAAAGTTTACAATTTCATTTGTGCTACCGTGTTTCAAAGACAAATAAAATTCAGTACCATTTGGAGCAGTAATAATCAAATCGGAAACTGTCTTACCAATGTTATGTTCTTCTTCTTCAAATTCCAATTTGGTAATATCAGATATTGTTTCCAAATTAGCATACAAAGAATTCAATCGTTTAGAACGGTTGTTACCATTGTTCTTAACATCCCATTTTTTAAATTTAGACTTGTCTTTTAGTCCAATAATTTTAAGTATTTTTTCAATAGCCGTCTTGTATCGTGGTTCTACTTTCTTTGGGTCTTGTTGATATTGTTCAAGTGCTCTAGTAAGCAATACTTCAAAAACACCACCTTTAGATGAACTATTACCACGATTACTGAAAGAACCTTTCCAAATATGACTTACGAAATTACTTTGATTTAGATGTAATGCTCTGACCTTTTGTGATTTCATATTTAAAGAATTACAAAAATCCGAATATGTTTTTGCTTTCTCCAAATCTTTTGCTTTGAAATCTTTAATTGTCAAATAATCATATTTTTCAGTAGTAACATCATTTATTGTAATGTTCTTTGGAACGTCAAGAAAAATTGGCTTTCCATCCAATAAAATCTTCTTAATTTTTTCAAGATATGTTATCTCAAAATAAGTTGGTGAATGGTGGTCAGTAGCTTTAGTCTTATTTACATCAATAGTAAAATTTGCTTCGTCTAGTATATTATTAGCATTAACCCATTCTGTAAACTTTCCAATCATAGAAATTCTCCTAATATACTATTTATTAAACTGTTTGCTTTCGGTAATAAACTCACCAACAATTTTAGAAAAATTATTTACAACTGTAGAAAGACTTTCATTTTGTTCATCTTCTTCGTCAGCTGGTCCAAAAATCCATTCGCGGTGCTTTTGGAAGCCGTAAATGTCATTTTCTTTTTTATTGTTAGCTTGGAACTTCTTGAAACTATCTGATGTAATTTTTAGCATTATGTTGTTGGCTAATTTCAAAACTACACCTTCTCTTTCAGGTCCCCACTTACCATCTGTCTTATTGAAAAGATTTTGTATCTTTCTGTCAAACTTACCTTGGTATTCTTCAATGAGTTCTTTAATGCGTTTTTTCTTTGACAAATCGTCCTTCTTTCTTGAAGGATTTGCCAAAATGCTCTTGACATCAGAACCAAATTCTTTTTCAAGACCCTTAATTACATCATCCAATTCTTTAATTTCCTCATTGAAATCTATGGCGCCGAATTTATTTTTGTAATTCGTATCGTCAAACATAATTTCAGGACTTGAAACTTTTATCAAAGCATTTTTCAACTGTTCAAAATTTTTAAGGTCATTGTTCTCACCATCAATAGCATTTATGAGAATAAATGAACAGAAAGTACCCATTTTTGACTTATAATACTCAGTACCAATGTAACGAATTAAATCGTCTGTTCTTCCTTTGAAAGCTACTGAGTTGATAAAAACTTCACCAATAACCTTTAAACCACTCTCAGTATTATATTTTTTGAGAATGTTCATAATCTTTTTATCGCCTTCAAGTTTTCTAAAGACCTTTTTCCAAGCTGTGTTAATTCTAGTCTTGAAGCCAACACGTTCAATGTCTCGGTTAGTGAACTCTTCAGCATCAAAAATTGGACCAGATTTACCTTGTTCTAGGAAGAATCTACCGTTACTATCCAATCCAAATCTACAAGGCAATCCATCACATTTCTCAGAATAAGAAACATTTATGTTATCGTCTAATTTACCATTCTGTGCTTTCAACCAGTCAATAATTTCCAAAAATTCATTTGGTTTCAACTGCATTGAGTTACCTGGGTTATACAAGTGTTTAATATGGACCTTAGGTGTATCTACCATTTCTTCATTCAAGTATTTTTCTTTATTATACTTTTCAAAGAAGGATTCGTTTATTTCAACAATTCCGTTCTTTTTAATGAAGTTTCTCATCATTACCCACATTTTAGATGAGTAACCTGTTTCTTTTGTAAATTCACTAACAGTTCCATTTTTCAAAATGTCTCTGATTTTAGTTCCTGAAATTTCTTTATCACCTCTGTCTTCGCAGACAAGCATTTCCTGTTTTCTAAAGTTAGGGTCTTCGGGGTATAAAAATGGAGTATTGTTAATGTCAAACGGAACAGCTAGTCTTGTATATTGCTTGGCTCTATCTGGCCCACAACAAACAACAATTCTGTAATCTTGGTACTTTCTTTGAACCATACCCATTACAGCATTTGGGACTCTGAAATTCTCAACCCAGCAATCAAGAAGGTTAATTCCTAATTCTTTACAACCTTCTTTGACAATTTTTATTTTCTGTTCGTCAGTAAATAAATTTCTGTTGTCATCCAAAGGTGAAGTATTTGTAGGCATAACAACTACGAAATCTTCAATTCCGTGTTTTTGTGCTTCATAAATCAAGCGAGCATGCCCGTATTTTCCAGTGAATGGAGCAAAATGCCCGAAAAGAACGCCGAGCAATTTATTCTTTGGTGTCCAGTAGTAAGCACTAACTTCTACAGGTTCACCAAAATTTTCTTTTCTTTTAGACTTAATCGTAACTAATTTTGTAGGCATTTTAAATCCTTATTGAAAATCTTCTGGGAATGTTGATTTAGCCCAATCCATAAAGCCATATTGTTCCAAAGCGGCTAGTGCTTTATCTCTATATTTGCCCTTGATAAGTTTCTTCCAGTTAGCAGGTCCCAATGCTGCTTTGAGCTGAATCTTAATCTTACCACCGGTGATGTTAGAGTATGACTGAATTGCTTTAGCTGTGTCCGGAGCAAAATTCCAACCAAGCTGAGCCATAAAGCGGAAGGCTCTCAACAATTCTGCTGGGTCTTTACCTGCTGAAATTTTTTCTCTAGCAGCCGTTGTAAAACGAATTCGTTTTGCTCGGATATCCTTCATACCACCGATAGGGTCAAAGTATTCTCCAGTAGACAAATCCTTCAAGACAGCATTACAGGTCAAATCTCTACTATCAAGGTTATGTTCAATGGTATCACCAACTTCTAGGCAACCCAATTCAAACAAGTCATTGTCAATATAAACTCTTGCTAATCTAGCATTTCCTGTTCTAGCAATTTCGCATCTGTCAAATAATGGTGCGACTTCTTTGACATCACAGTTAGTCATTAAATCTATGTCATTACTTTGTTTGCCAAGGATTTCGTCTCTTACAGCACCACCACACATCCAAACTTTAGCTGGCTTACCATCGTTACCAGTTTTAATGTTATCTACAATGGTCTTGGCAATATACATCATATTTTCTTCGGAGCCAGCAACTTCATTTGCTTCTCCAAGTAGATTACCAATCTTCCATTCTTGATTTTTGAAAACATTTATTGTTCCCAAACTAAATTTAGGTGCAATTCCTTTACTAAATGCTTCTCCCAACATCATTTTTTGAGCATATTTTTCAAAGGACAATGATTCATTTATGAATGGGAATACTTCTTTAAACTTATTAAAGATAGCATTTAGAACTGTTTCATCGTCAGTAATTTCTGTAATATCTTCGTAGAAGAACTTATATGTTCTCTTAATCTGGTTTTCATTCAAGTATTTTTTCATCAGAGAAAGAACACCAATGAATGAATACATCTTCTGTTTTTCAGCAGCAGTAGGTTTCTTTCCAAACATTTCTTCAAATGCGTTGTCTAAGTTTCTGTTAAATGTAGACTGAGAAGTTGGAATTTCTCTAAATGCTGGTTTACCTTCGTAATTTACAGGGTTACCATTTTCGTCCTTTACCTGGTTATATTTTACTCTTGAACCCATAGGACCGAATGTTTTGTAAGAAACTTCGTCTTTCTTATAACCCTTAGAAGGCAAGTCTTTCTTATTTTGGAACACAACACCTGGAACACCATAGATGGCTTTGTAGATAGAAGGAATAAGACGCTGTTTGGCGAAACCTTTAATGCCTTCTTTCAAATCGTCCCAGTCTGAATTTCTAATGTAAACATCCAATTCGTCAATGTCGCCCTTGTCATTATACAAGACAAATTCAAAGTCAATTTGAATGTTTGTAGCGGCAGAATTGTATTTCTTTGGAGCTTGGAAAATGTTAAAGAAATCCATACCGAACTGAGTTCCTAACAAAGTAAAGCCAGCAAAATTAGTTCCTTCATTATTAACGAGGAACTCTTTAACTTTATCTTTCTTGTCTTTATTTACTTGAACGTCAATGTCACCCAAAGAAGATTTAATAGCTGTATATTCTTCTTTTGATTTCTTGAAGAATGTATTAGCAGAACCTGAGAAGATTTTAGCACTGGTGATTAAATCGTTTGAAGGAAACAAAGGTTCGTCATAAGTTTCCGCAAACTTCTTGTTGATAGCAAGAACCAGGTTAATTATATCTAATTTGTATGATTCGTATTGTTTATCGGTAAAAGCCTTAATGTTTACTTTTGATGCTTCAGCACCATTTTTGGCTTTCGCATTTCCACCTTCAAATAAAAAATTCATTCCAAACTCCATCATTGTTAATGTTTATAGTATTTATGACAAGTTCGTCAATGTGGACAGGACGATACCACGCTTCCCAGCAAACATTATTTTGTATGGCACCGTTCTTGAATTTGGATGTTTTATTATCAGTATGTGTATGTCCGTGAACATAGCAGTCGGCCTTATGACTTTCTAATAGTTCAGGCCTTTCGTTAAAATCGTAATGCTGGCACAAATAAATTTTATCTTTGTACTTAAATTCCACAAATGGCATCATTCCTTTGAATGTTCTACTGAGAACTCCATCGTGGTTTCCCTTAACCCAAATGAAACCTTTGTTGTTCAATTTAGGATAAAATTCCTTTCCCCAGCCAGGCATTTTATACCAAGGTTCTCCCCAAACAAAGTCACCTAGGAAAATTACTACGTCATTTTTCGTAATGTATTTGTTCCACTGTTCAACAATGTCTTCGTTCATTTCTTCAACAGTTACATATTTTCGTGTTCTGTCAAAACAGTTATCATAGCCTTTACAAAGTTTTGTATGGTTAAAGTGAGTATCACTCACGAAATAAACATTTTCATTAGTCAAGTCTAACATTTTTTAGTCCTTTAAAAAAGGTGGATTTCTCAATCCACCAATATAGAAATTTTCTAATAGAAATGTAAATTTTTCTTTATTTTACGAACTTCTTGATTTCTGTGTCCGACTTAATCAGATAAACGCCAGGACTTAGTGTTAGGGACGCAGTGGCACCATCTATGGTGTAGTTATCTACTCTGGTGATTACTGACCCCTTCACGTCAAATACTGTGAAGTGCTGTAGTTTTGGACTAGAGGTTCTAGTTGGAATTGAAACAGGACCACCACAACTTTCATCACCTGGAGCACAGTCTGTAACCATAAATTCAAAGTTGTCAATGTCAATATAACCCTGAGCGACTTCCAATGTCAAGATTTGTTCGCCAGGAGCATTAAATGTAATACTACCACTGATTTCTTTAAACACATCCCAAGATGTCCCGTTGTATTTCAATGTATCAGATACTACTTTGTCACCAATCTTAAAGACAAGTGCACCTTCACCATCTGCTGCTACAGTTGCATTTACAAGCATTTTACCTGTTTCAGGAACCTTAATTGTGTATTCAAAATAGTTTCCAGTTGGGTTACAACCTAGAACTAAACCACCATTCTTTTCACCGATACTAACAGTTGTGCCTTCACGATATGTGGTGTTCCAAGTTCCATCACAACTTCCACTGGCTGAATAAGAAGCATTACTTGTACCATCTTCATTCTTGCCCTTACCAGGAATATCAAAGTTTTCTGCTTCAATAGGTTCAGACAAATCAAATGCTTTTCCATTAAATGGTTTTTGTGGTTCTGGTTCAACTGGTGTGCTACCCAACAATCCAGTAGAGTTATTACCTGGGTGAGAAGGCAAATAAGATTTCAACCAAGTCATTGCTGGGCGGTCTGTAACCTGACCATTGTTTTCCCTAATAATACCGGAATTACCACCTGATGTCCAAGTAGCACCATATAGATAACCCCAAATGGTGATACCAGCAATATGTTCATTTTCCATAAAGTAAGAAATTTGTTGTTCGTAACAATTCTTCTGGTCATTGTCATCGTTACTTGCGATGTCATATTCCGAAATGAACATTGGAATTTGTGTCTTGTTCCAAATTTCTTCAATTACAGACTTCAATGTTGATAGTGGCAAACAGGAACCATTAGCACCAGTACCATTGTTTCCACCACCACCAGTTTGCATATCGTGTGCTTGTAGTCCATAACCATCTACTGGTGCACCAGCTTTCTTAATGGTCTGAATTAACTGAATACCTTCGTTCTTTTGCCATTGAACAGTATTGTAGTCATTATAAATCAAAACAGCATTCGGCCATCTTTTTCTTGCTTCTTTGAAAGCATTTACAATGAATGTGTAATCGCCGTTGTTATCACCACCCATAGCTTGAATAATCTTTGTCTTTGGATAGTTTGAGTGATACTGGTTATTACCAGTTCTAATAGCTTCATTAACAACGTCAATCATATCTGGGTCTGGGATTTCTTTCTTGACCGCATCAAACCAATTCATAATAGCAGTCTTTGTATCTTCTACACTCAACCCTTCAAGCCAAGATGGATACTGAGAACCCCAAAGCAAAGCGTGGAATTTGAAATACCCACCATTCTGCTTAGCCCAGTTATAAGCGGCTTTACAACCACTGAAATTATATCTTCCACGGGTTCCTTCAATGGACGCCCACTTGCATTCGTTTTCTGCCGTAATCTGGTTCCAATAAGTACCGAAATCAGAACGAATTTGTCCTCGTGTGGTAATGTTACCCACGAACTTGGTTGCATTTTCTGCCAAGCCTACTGCTGAAGCATTAAGAGTAAACGCAGACAATGCTATAACTATGAACTTTTTAAATAGATTCATATTGGTTCTCCTTTTGTTTAATTAAAATCACTCTCTATTTTATTTAGTTTTATAGCTTCAATATAGTCCTTATAATCTTTCCATCTTTGAACTAGAAAATTCTGTACAGCGTCTTTATTCAATTCACCAACATAAAATGTTTGTCTTGGATTTCCGTGTAAATCTCCCGTAATAAGTCTTTCAACTGAAGATTCATCCAAATTAACATAATCACAACCTTCGTAAGTAAAATCAAGCACAGTAGAATATAGAGTTGAACTTGGGTAACGAACAGTAAATTTTCTGTGGTCTATCCAATCATTCTCTCTAATTGTATAGCCGAGTCCTCTAGCGAACTCCTTCATTTCAATCATTTCATTTATTGTCATTCAAAGTCCTTCCCAACTTTCCATTCTTTATTTTTCTGCTTGACCTGTTTTAAAACTTCTTCATACTGCATAATTCGTTTATCCAAAAGATTAAGCATACTTTGTTCATTACAGTACGAATAGTCAAATGTTATACCTGGTTTATTTGGTAAAGCAATATATAAGTCACCATAAAAATTTGGAGAATCCATTTTGTAAAGGAAATAGTCATAATACTTTATTGTAGTACCATTTTCAAATTCAAAAATGGTCTGAGTGGTTGGTTTATAACTTGCGTATTTCTGTATAATGAAGTCATCATTATCATCTGTTGAAAACGCTTCACTCAAATAAATGTTTCTGCCAGAGTGTTCTAATAAATTAACAAGTTCTTCTTTTGTCATAGTTTGAACCATTCCTTTTCAAGTCTTTTCATCTGAGAATCAAATTTCTTATCTGCCCAGCTTGGTCTAATTCGGGAGAATGTATCGTAATCACCACCACAGTGCTGAAAAAATGCCCCAAGTCCAAATACTGCGTTGTGTCTTTCTCCTGGAAGGGCGGCTTCCATTTTGCGTTTCACATATTCCAATGCCTTTGTCAAATCACCAGTATATTGAGTTTTGAATACTTGTGCTTTGTATTCTCTATCTCTCTTTTCGTTTTCAAGGAACTGCTCACAATTTTCATAAGCAAATGTAAAAGAAGTTATGTTATCCATACTGAATAATTCTCCATCGTGAATGTTGTAGTAATATGGAGAAGCTTTATCTTTTACGGCTGGAACCTTAAAGAATTGTGATTTAACGAAACTGGCTTTATCTACGTGATTAAAATAATTTATTAACAAAGTATATGGGCTATAAATTGCTTGTGATGTCTTACAGAACAATTTGTCAATCTCATATTCTTTGTCAAGGAACAACAATACACGGAACTTACTATTAGTTCCATTATAGGAATAACTTGTGTGTAAGTAGTATTTGTAACCTCTAAATCTATCTTCAAATTCCTGGTAGGAATAACCAGCATCGTCATAGTCAAGAATTAGAATGTTTGTTTTATCCATATTGTCATTACAACGAATGTTGCCTTTGACAGTACAGAATTTCCATTGTGGAATGTTGTCTTTATTCGGACAGGTTATAGGGTCCTTAATACACTTAATTATGTTATTCATAACGCCTTCGGTAAGTTCCAAAGGCACCATTTTATTATCAAATTGACTTTTAATGTTTTGTACTTGCATTGAACTATTTATGTGCGTATTTCCAACTATATCGCCAATCTGAGAAATACCATTCAGGGAAGGTTTTGCGTAAAACTTTTTCTTTATGAAATGGATTTTTACTTTCAATGTATTCGTCTACTTGAGCGGCGTGAATACCGCAGAACAGTATTACTGCAAATACAGAGAAAAGCAAAAATTCATTAAAAGTTTTCCGCATTTATTACATTCCCTTTAGTTTATTCATAAATTCGTCAGATGGCGGATTTGTTTTGAGTTTCAAATAAGTGTCTACTGCGTCATCAACCTTTGCAATTAAAGCATCTAGCTGGTCTTTTTCTTGTGGAATACCGATAGCTTGTTCGTGTCCACCGCCCTTACCAACAATCTTTGCGACCTCAACAAGGTTAATGTTGCTATCATCCGAACTGCGAACAGAAAGATAACCAGGACGATAAATCACAACCCACTTGTAACCTTCGTTCCTCAATGCATCAGTAATTTCGGAAATATACTTTTCGGAATAGCAGAACACACCACCATTCTTAAGTTCCGAAATTTCCAACTGGTCATAGTGTTTCTTGAAGTCTTTCTGTTTACGAACAAGGAAAGCCTTTTCTGCTTTGCTTAATTCAATGTCACCATTGTAGAATCGGTTCATAAACCAGTTAAATCCCATATCCCAGTAAAGAGAATTAAAGCATTTACTGCGTGGGTCCTTTAAAATATACAAGTCAAAATCGTTCACAATCTCAATAAATTCAGTCAAATGTTTCAAGCAATCATCGTGATTAAAATAAGTTAATGCGAGTTTCGCACCACAATGTCCTGGGCAAACATAAACAAATTCTTTTGGGTTATTATACTTTACAGCGCTTTCGTGGTGGTCTAAAACGAGAACTGGTTTACCAAAAGCTTTGACTTCTGTCAGATTACAAGGACAAAAATCTGTAAAGATAACTGCGTCAAATTGGTCCTTGTATTTAATCATTTTTTGAAGGATAGTATTTTCAGCACTGTAGTTAATTGACTCAGTTATAACATCGTGAAAGTAGTTCTTAATGACAATGCCTGCACCAGCACCATCCATATCGCAGTGAGTGAAGTTCAAAATTTTTAATTTTGTGTTGTGCCAATAATTCATAGTTATATGTTCCTTTTTTCTTTAAAAATAAGAAAATCCACCACTGTTGTCAATGGTGGATTTAATAAAATCGTTTATTTCTAAACTTGTTTATTTATTTTCACAGATTACATATTAGACAATTTACTGAAGAAATCGTCACTATCAGTAACTTCGTCTACTACTGGGTCTGTGGCTGGTGTGAATTCCGCATCATCTGGGACTGTGGTTGTAGCTGCGGCAGCGGCCTTTGTTGTGGTAGCAACAACACCATTACCGAAAGACAAACCTTCGTCGGCACCGAGTGGTGAGCCATTCTTCTTCAAATAAGAATCCAAAATGCCCTGGTAATCACGAACATCACTTTCTTTATGTTCACAATCGGCGAGAGTGTAAAGTTGAGCTTCAATAGCATCAATTTCTTCGTCTGTCAATGGAACATACTTCTTGGTTGCTCTATCCCACTTGTTGATAGGCTTTTGAGCACCGAAAGCAGACATATCGTTTTTAACAAATTTACCTGCTTGTGTGCCCTTGAAAATGAAGTTTGCACCAGTCTTCCAATCAAAGGGGTTATAACCCTTGATAATGCCTTCTTCTGGGTCTTCGTGGTCAGTCATGGCCTTAGAAATCAAACCCATAACGAGAGACTTGTATTCAAAGCGGAATACTTTTCCTTCTGTTTCAGGAGCATTGTCATTACGAACAATCAAAACATTGGAAACATAATTTGGCTTGAACTTGCCAAGTGTCTTTGTTTTGGCTTCTTCCTTTGAATACTTCTTCCACATAGCGCGGTTGTAATCACAAATTGGACATGGCTTACCGAACTTACTCAAACAATCGCAACCAAACCAAGTACCATTCTTCAACTGAAACATGTGGTTTCTGTTTTCAATGAATGGACTAATTTCGTCTGGGTGAGAAGGAAGAAAACGCATAACTACTTCATACGAACCATCCTTGAGGACAGGTGTGAAGGCATTTTCTACTTTGTATGATTTCTTTGCGGTATCACCACCAGCATTACCTGCGTGTTGAATCTGTGAAAAATAACCTTGGAAATCTCTTTTAATTGGCATATTTATTTTCTCCTAATAATTTGTTCACCATTTAATCTATCACAAATATAAAAAACTATCACGATGTCATTTAAAAATTTTAATTTTTCATAACTTCGTTTTCAACAAAACTATTATGATAAATTAAACAGTAGTTTTTGTTACTTTGTACATATTGTGTCTTACAACCTTCATATACTGTATAAATCTACGATAATCTTCGTCAGTAATCAAATTCTCATTTATTTCAAATTTGTGGTTGTGCCACGCAATTACGAAATGAATTAGATTAACCTCACCCGATTTAATCATTTCATATAAAGTATTCTTTTGGTCTTCTCCGACTTTATATACGTCTAGTTTTGTTTGTGTGAAATCGGCAAAAACATCTCCTGTATCTACCGAATTTTCAATTTTCTTATTTATATACGCAATTTGTTTTTCCATTTCAAATTGTGTATAAAATTTATTTAATTCCTTCAGCTTGTCAATACTATTCAATGATTTTTGTGTTAGCAATTTGTTCTGCGTTATGTAATACCCAATGAAGATTACACAGAACGCATCCAATGAGAAATGCCCACTGTTAATCGCATTTGTTAATGTCACGAAATTACTTGCTCCAGCACTCCAATTAGCCGTAGCATTATAGTAGTGTTCTGTGAAATACCTGAAATAGTTTGTTGTAAACTTCTTTACTTTGGATGGAGTAGGTTTCTCCAACAAACCTTTCAATTCACGATATAAAGCGTACATTCCGTCAGTGGTAAGCATACTAATTCAAAAAATCTAAAATTGACAAATCCTGTTTTGCGTTGGATTTAATTTTGAACTTTGATTTAAGTTCTGTTGTTAAAGCAACATAATTAAGTTCGTCCAAACATTTTAGAGCCATAGGTGGTTCAAGATAATCTTCAACCAATATGGATAGAGCATCTAATATGTTTATTTCCTTATTCTTATGTAGTTTTGAAAGCAATATATTGAACTTATTGAATGGTTCAGTATCATTGTCAATTACTGGAATAAGGAATTTTGGTAACTTAGTTGCTTCATCAATGTCCGAAAAATCAAAGCCATTGTTTCGCATAATTTTGAAAAATTTATCCTTAGTGTTTTGACTATTAGATAAACCTTCGCCATCTTCAATTAAACTATCAAAATCCATAAGTACTCCTTAAAATACACTATTCAAGCTTGACAAATCCTTTCCACTAGCACTTGGGCTAGTTACACCAGTAATACTAGAGAATGGGTTACTACCAAGTGACTGAATTTCAGTAACATTATCTACAACATTTTGTGTTCTAGCGGCAACAGATGCACTTGAGTTCAAATCAAAAATTCTCTGCTTTTCAACATCTACACCAATCGTTACGAATTGACCGCGCTGGTTACCATAACGAGTTTTAAGAAGTTGAACATTATACATTCCCTGGTCCTTCATTTCAGGAGTTTGGGTGACCGCAAAGACAGCATCGGCCTTCATATTTTGACCGAATGAGTCAGCAGCATCGCTCAAAGAAATTTCAGCAGTATTATAACCACCTCTGTTTGTTTGAGAAGCAGAAATCACTGGGAACCCGTATTTCATACCAAGGGCACGAATTTGTTGTGCTGCCAATGTTAATAAACTATTGGAATTAAGATTAGGATTTGGCTTTCCGTTAGGAATCATACAACCAATATAATCTACTACCAATACATCAGGCACAAATCTCTTTTTGTCTTTCAAATCCTTAATTAGTGCTTCAATTTGAAGTGCGTTTACAGTGCCTTCGGGATATTCTTTAATAACAAGTTTATCTCCACCAGCAATGCTTTTTGCCTTCATAAATGCTTTAGCGAAATCATCTCTACTCATTACTTTGTATTGCTGTTGAGTAATGTCAAACATATTCTGGGCAATACGAGTAGCAATCTTGTTTTCACTATCTTCAAAGGTTACATACAAAACACGATAGCCGTGCATTACGAAGTTTGTAGTCAATGAACACATAATCAAAGTCTTACCAACGTTCGTACTGGACATAATCAAAGAAAGCGATTTTTCGTGGAAACCACCACCGATTAAATCGTCAATCGTTTTAAGTCCACTCTTGAAAATGACTTCTTTAGTGTTTGCGTCTTCATACAATCTTTGTGCTTCACTAAAGAAATCAAAACCAATGTTGTCATCAAAAGTAAATGCTTCAGCATCTGCTACATTATCTGTAAATGAACCTTTCTGTACATCAGTACCAGCTGCATATTTTTGAATGTTTGTGCTGATATTGAGCAAAAGTCTTTTTTTAACAAATTCTTCAATTTCACTAATCAAATATGGGGTATTAACTTCTTCATCGGCAATCGCCAAAGCATCGTCTAATACCTTCAAAGTTTTTTCATCAGTAATCATTCTCTTTAACTCAATAGCATTTGGAAGATTACTGTACTTAGTATTAAATTCAATTATTTTATTAACAATAGCCTTAGTGTCATATTCACTGAACCATTTGTCAGTTAGTTCAGGAAGAACCTTCGCACATATAGAGGGATTTGAGTATAACGCTTTAATAATTACTTTTTCAAAATCTTGATTTACCATATAACCAAATATAAAAATAAAAATTAACCGGTGCAAACAAATTATTTTTTATGAGCTGATAAAAAGAAAGTGATGGGACCGCCACAAACACCTCCTATGAATAGCGGACCCACCACTTAAATTTTATTCTTCGTCTTCGGCAGCTACTGGTACTGGTGTCTTACCATTTATCATAGCCAAAACATTTTCGGAAGAGGAAATAAGTTCCTGGTCTTCAAATGCGAATTTAGCTTCAACGAAGTGGCGGAAGTTTTCGGTCTGATAAATTGGAATCCAAAAGTCCTTGTTATACAATTCATCTTCCTTCCACATCTTTGTTGGTTCGCCAGTGGTCTTATCTACATCAAAATTTGTACGAGAATAGTAACCTGGCTTTGGCTTATAGACTTCACCACATTCAACGGCTTCATCCAACAATCCATAGTAAGGGGAAACACCACCATTATGCAAAATCAAATACTTTGTTTTGACAAATTCCTTAGCAGCTCTACCCTTCTTTACCTGAGCAGTAATAATCTTTCCGAGAATGTTACCTTCTTTGTCCTTATCTTTAGCAGCACTAGAAGCGAGCATAATAGCATCAGAGTTGAAGAAAATTCTCTTACCACCAGGAATAGCGAAAGCATCACCATACATTTGTAGAGAAGCATAAACGTGGTTCAATACAAGTGTAGTGAAATTACAAGCCAAAAGAACATTAGCAAGTTCGTTCTTGAAACGAGCAGTACTACCCATATCAGCTGCGGAACTAGCTTCTTCTGCCTTTTCCATTACCTGTTCGGTAACGAGAGGGCCCCAGGAGTCAATCAAGACAAACACATTTCGTGCTTCTTCTCTGGTCAAACCCTTACCAAGCTTTGCTAGAATTTGTTTTACTTCAGGAATTCTGTTTGTGTTGAAAACACCAACATCATCCATATTAACGCCGAGCGAAGCCAAAACTTCATAATTCGTTGCGTTTTCTGTATCTACGATGAAACAATCCATACCGGAGTCATAAGCAGATTTAAGAACAGAGTAACCAATCATAGATTTACCCCAACCAGAGTCAGCGCAAATCATACTAATAGCACCTTTCTTAATTCCGGCCTTGGATTTTACCACTTAACAACAAATTAACAGAAATACAATTTGTTGATAACCATTCGTCTGCCTTGTGTTCAGTAGCCAAGACATCCAAGAAGGCTTTTTCCTTCTTCATTTTTGCTAACAATTTATTAGCCATCGTTTTTTCTCCTATTATTTTATCGTTTTCACATCCAATGGTGAGCTTTCCTCGTTATCCTGCTTACACCATTTCGGACAATTAAAATATAGTAATTTATTTATATACAAATTATTTTTTCAAAAATCTTAAACTGCGATAATTTATTCAAAGTCTTGCTGCATATCCATCAATCTTGCTTTAACTAGAGCTTTCTTATGTTCTTTATCAAACAGATAATTTAATTCTTCGTCTTTAATTCTAACAACAATACACTTAAATGCGTTCATCATTTCTACTTCGGCATCAATACCGTGCAAAACTTTCATATCCTGCATAAGTTCAAGATTTATTGTATTGCCAGAAATTTCAAATACTGAATTGTATTGTTCGTAATCGTAATCACAGACTAAATTAGTACAAAAATCGTGTTCATTTTTAACTTGTCTTGTTTTTATTTCACCTTCGTATTCACCTGACAAACAAAAAGCACTTCTTTCGTATGAAAGAAACTCAAATTTAATCTCAATTTTTTCACCATCAATATAAAGGTAATCATCTATAAATTCGTATTTCATTCAAAGAACTCCGTAAGTGGGGACTGCTCGTCCTCCGTTTCTTGTACAGTTTCTTCTACTCTCTTAAGTGCTATTTTATAATACTTTTCGTTAATTTCACTACCAATAAAATTTCTATTCAATTTCTTACACGCAGCAGCTGTGGTGCCTGAACCCAAATATAAGTCCATAACAAATTGCCCTTGTGTTGAGCTGTTTCGTATAAGTTTCTCAATCATGTGCTGTGGCTTAATTGTAGGGTGTTCCCATAATTGTTTGTCTTTTGCGTTAATTGGGTCATTCCAGTAAGTCTTTGCGTCTTCGTAATTCTTTGGGTTACACAATCCACCATTACGGAAGTACAAACAATACTCCGTATCGGTTAGATACTTATTGGAATAAGTTGGAACTGGATTTACTTTGTTCCAAGTCAATATATCAAATTTACAGCCAAGCTCTTTTACATAATAATCAAAATAATCTGGGATTTGCTTTTTGTTACACCAGAAATAAACATTCATCTTTTTCATAACACGGACTATTTCTTTTCCGACCTTACGAATGTCATATCCAGTGTTAATGTTCAAATCAACTAAATCGGCGCCCATAGTAGCAATCTTATGTCCTTGATTTCCGCCACCGCCAGTGCAACAAATTTCATAAGGTGGGTCAGTTATTATCAAGTCAATACTACTGTCGGGAGTGTTTTTCAACATTTCCATACAATCGCAATTATAAATCTTGATACTGCTCATTAAAAATCCTCTGAAATTCTCTTTAATTTATTTTCTGCTTCTATTCTCTTTGCTTCTCTAATCGCATTTTGTTCAAGTTCATCTAAAATGTCTTGAATTTGTTTGTCAGTATATCGTATAAAATCTGCTATTTCAACTGCAATCATATTGTTTTCGTCCAAAGATAAATCTCTGGTTAAAAACCCATAGTCCCAGGTCATATAATCATACAGTTCAAAATTGTCATTACTTTTATTAGGAACACAGCATTGAAAATAAAAGAACTTGTATTGTTTGTTCATACCAGGAGAAACTTTATCATAATAATCTTTAATAGCTTCTACTGTTGGCTTACTTTCTTGTATCTCTGTAATTATACTCATTAAAATGTAGCGGGGTTTTACCCCCGCGTGTATTACTGTCAAGGTAAAATTATTCTTCAACTTCTGTCATTGTGGTGTCAATCCACTTAATGCGTTTCTTACCATCTTCGTCAGTTTCCTTGAGCTTCAAGAAGTAAGATAGCTTTGTATCAACATCTTTATCCAATGACTTGATGAAATTCAAATTGTATTCAGTGAAAGCAGTACCTTCTTTTGTATGCTTAACACTAGCATTGATGCTTTCCAACTTAGCATTAAATTCTAGTTCGCCAAGATTTACCTTGTATGTAAGGTTGTAATCTTCTGCAGGAATGTTTATCTTGTTGAAAACATCGTTGTTTGCGATAGAATCAAATACACCCAAGTCAATAGTATGGAACTGACCAGGGAAAGTTCTAACGGAGGTGTCTTCAACAACCTTCAAAGTGAAACATACATAGACATCTTCCTTCTTAATGTTGGAAGAAATCTTTGTCATTGTGCTGGAGAAACGAATTGTATCTGCCATTTTTAATACTCCTGTTTAGTGTTTGTTATTGTAAAAATGTATTCTGTTTTGTTTCGTTCAATTTCGTAAATTCTCAGATTATATTGTTCGCAAATCAGATTAGCCTCATCAATGTTGTGGTTTTCCAAAAGTGCGATATACAATTCTGCTGGAATTTCCTTTGAACTTTTGTTAATTATTTTGTATTTAACATCCGGCATTGTTTTATCTCCCATTGTTTACAAATATAGAAATCGTTTTTAATTTGTTTCTACATTTTAATTTTTTGGAACTTCAATTTTCATTTCTTCAAATTCTACTTTAGAGAATTTATTAGCATACTTTACAAAGTCTTTTAATGCTTCTTCTCTTGAATCAAACTGACAAGGACAAATGTAGCCTTTTGTCAAGTTAATGTATTGCCACTTAGTTCCGTCCTTAGTGGGTATAAGTATTATTGTTCTTTTTTCGTTATTTTCTTTCTTGTATTCTGTAATTTTAAGTGGTGTTTCATTCATATCAGTCTCCTTATTCAAAGAAATCATTTAAGCCGCTATTCAATCTTTCCATAGCAGTATCATAATACTTTTTGTCAATCTCACATCCAATGAAGTTTCTGTTTAGATTTTGACAAGCTAATGCAGTAGCACCAACGCCTACAAACGGGTCCATAACCAAATCACCTTCTTTGGAACTGTTCTTTATAAGAATCTCCATAAGTTCTACTGGCTTTTCAGTTGGATGGTCATTGTTCTTGTTTTCCATATTACTGATGGATAACAAGTTACTTGTGCCACAGTTGTTAATTTGTTTTGTGCGACCTTTAGACATAAACAAAATGTATTCAACCTGTTGCATATAATAGGGGTTCGCAATTTTATTCTGCTTATCCCAAATTATAAGTTTCGTGAAATGAAATCCAACATCAGTAAATACATTCAAGAAATTTCTAAGGTTGAAATCATTTGTCATAATATAGCAGTGGTTGTCTGGTTTGAGAACACGAAACAACTCACTGGCATAATCAGTGACTTCTACTTCATTATGTTGGAATAATTTACTGTTCAACTCTTTTTCGGCACCAGTTTTGGTTTTGAAAATTCCACTCAATCCTGACGAGCCGTGCTGTTGAACACGATAAGGCGGATCTGATACAATCAAATCCACACTATCATTATCCAAAGTTTTTAGCCATTCAATCGCATCTGTATTATACAAAGAAATCATCTAAACCTGAACTTTCAATTTCAATTTTTTCTTTTTCCTTTATCCAGCCTTTAATAATGAACATACTTTCAATGACAGGCATAAATGCTTTTCTAAACATTTCTTCGTAGTCAATTTCAAAGTGTTCGTTAAATTCAGCTGGCCAGTTACCAATAAATGCGATGGCTCTTATGTTGTTTCTGTTGTTTGGTTTTACAAACAAATAATTGAACTTAGAACCATTAACAATCGGCTGGTATCTTAATTTGTAACGAGCAAGCATATAGTTGTAAGCCAATGCTACCTTACTCTGGAAAATACCACCTACTTTAGAATAGTCAAAGCCGTTTTCAACATAGTATTCTATTGGTTCAGGAACATATTTTGTATATTCTTTAATAGACTTGTGACCGCACAAATCCATCAATGGTTGTTCCTTGAACTTCTTATATGCCTCACGAATAAATGCTAGTGATTCTTCTTTACCCTGACCAGCACAAATGTCAAAACAAAGTTTTTCATCTGCTTCCTTACAGAAATCAGGAGAGTCGCCGCGCTTAACTGGCACACCCATAATCTTGTGTTTTGGTTTGTCAAATGGGTATTTATCGCCTTCGGAGTCAATTACAGAACCAATATAAAGTTTCTTTGCGAAACAGAACATATTACTGAAAATGTTTTCGCGGTTGAATTTTATTTTGTTTGTAGTGTTTGACTTCTTGGCACGAATTTCAAGAACCTTGTTGAAGAATGTTTGTAGAATGTTCTCAATGTGAGCATATTCTTCTCGCCATTCATCTTCAGTCTTTGGGTTAATTCCTTCGGCCTTCAATCTCTTAATAGCTTCATCATAGCAAAGATATACAGAGTCAGTATCATTGTGGACCGCCATAACATCACGGTTCTTACAAACTAATGGAGTCTTGTCCTTGAACTGAACACCAAATTCTTTTTCCAATTCACCGATAAATGCCTTTGTTGGGTAATAATCGTTAATGGATTTTGACAACCAGTCTCTCAATGTTACACGGGCACATCTGGTAATTGCTCTAGCGCAGTCAATACTATACAAATGGAATGATTTAGTCAAACATACACCATACATAGCGTTAATCGTAATCTTCTTAACCTGTTGTCTAGCGTCATACAAGTTCTCTAAATCTTTGTTTCCAGCTTTGTGTGCTTCTTTCTTCAAATCCTTATAGTGTTTTCTTTCATTGAAAACCATCTTAATAATGGTTGGAAGAATAGCATTATCTGTTCGTCTAAATCCGACTTCATTAACATCAGTCAAAATTACTTCGCCACTGGCAATTTGTTCCTTTGTTGGGTGAATTACCAATGTTTCAGGTGAAATGTTGAACTGCATAATGTGGTGAGGATAGGACGAGGTAATATCAAAAGACATACAGTTATCGTATCGTCCTGGGAAGTCATAGCAATAACCTGCTTTAACACCGAACGCCTTAAATGGGTGAGGGTCCTGAACATAGTCATTGTATGCCATTCCGAACTGTTCCATAGAAGTACGCATAATGCCTTCAATCTTCTTTGGCTTCCACAATTCGTCAATTCTCTTTTCCATCTGTGGAGTAATTATTTTAGTCTGGTCATACTCTTTTTTGAGTAAGTATTCTTCAAACTCTGGAAGTTCCCATTCAGTGTTTTGATAGTAGTCATTACCGAATTTATCTTTAACAACATAACAACCTTCATCTCGCCACCAGTCTTTTAATTCTTCTGGTCTATCGTTCATTACCATATTGTTGTTATGGAGATACTTGATAATGTAACCTTCAGTAGTAGGGACGGTCATCATAACATTGTCAATCGTAGATACGCAATCGTAGCAATACTCTACAATCAAATTAAACAACAAGCACTTGGCTTCCAATTTGACAATCAACAATACGTCTTTTATGTTATATTCAACGAAGGTATTCCAATCGTGTTTGTAAGTGTCAAGAATAGAGCCTTCATAGTCAAGCTTTCCTTCACCCAAATCTTTCATAGTAACATAATTCAAAGAATAGGTTGGGAGTGGGTCATGCTTGGCGAACTTTTTGTACAAATTCATATAATCGTGATGGAGCAAACCAGGAATGTTGTATGTAATGCCCATCTTTGAATTAGAGAACCTGTCAATGATTTCTTTGAAAACTGGGTCCAGTCCGACATCAGACAAAGCATTTTCAATAGGACCTTTAATGCCGTGGATTTCTCTTAACTTTCTAATTCTGTTAATGATATAAGGAACGTCAAACAATTCAGAGTTCCAACCAGTCCACATATCAAAGCACTGTTCGTGAAACCATCTGAGCCAGTCTTTCAACATTCCAATTTCAGTCTTGAAAGCACGATAATTTGTAACTGTCTTATCAGTACCAGTATATTGACCTAAACCCCAAGTGTATGTTTGCTTGGTTTTGGTGGAATAACAGGTAATCAAGTTAATTGGAACTTCGGCCTTCTCTGCGTATGGGAAACCTTCAATGCTTACATAGCACGAATCACTAAACGGTACCCATTTGCCCATTTCTTCGTCAAAGACCTGTGGATTTTTCTTTCTAAATTGTTCGTTAATTTGTCCACAAGTGATTTCGTAATCTTTTCCATCAAGTTCAACTTTTAATTTGTGGTCATCATTAAATTTACCACTGACCGCAACTTCTATATCAAAAATACAGATATTCCATTTTGACAAATCAACTTCTAGTTTTTCTTTGTCATAATTATCGTGAAGGAATTTGACTTCTTCTTTCAAGTCACTTTCGCAGACTACAACGCCTGCGTTCTTTAACTGAGCAATCGCATCTTTATCATAAGTTGTTTTTCTAATAACTGGAGTTCCGATGAATATCAGTTATCGGAGATTTTCCAGTTGGGTCCTTAACATAATAATCTTTCTTATAGGGAATTTTTCTAAAATGGTCATCAGCAGTTGTTCTTAAATAAATCGTTTTATTGAATTTGTTATAAAAACAATGTTTGTATGCATCCATATAGCCTCTTTTAACTTATCAAAAATCTAAATGTGTTTTATGTATAATCGCAATATAGCAAAAAACCCGCCATTCGGCGGGAATTTTTATTTTTTTAGTTCCTTCAATTTGCTGATGAACGAATCTATGTCAGGAAAATTTTCATCTTTTATATGAATTAGAAGTATCTTTTCGTCTTTTAAATAAACCCAACCTAAATCGTGTGAGTCAAATCCATACTTAACTCTGATAATCGTGTCATACACACCGCTACAGTTTCGGATGTTTACTTCACAACCAGTAGATTCTAGTTTGTTTACAATTTCTTCCATTAGTAAACTCCTTTGAACTTCTCTAGCATTTCTTCTACATCCAATCTAAACTTGAGTGAACATTTCTCTGGCAAATGTTCCAATACAATGTTCTTCCATTCCTTCAAGTCAGGATTTTCTTCAATGCGGTCATCTACCAAATCACTGAAATCTTCTACTTCACTACGAGCTTCGTCCAATGCGGAAATCACATCGTCCAATTTACTTAACCATTCTTTCTTTTCTTTATGTGTCATTAGAAATCCTTTTGCATTTTATCAAGTTTAATTTTTTCTTTGTACTTGTTTGGGTACTGAGCAATTTCTTTGATAGCATCTGCGTTCTTACACATTCTGTCAATCAAAGCGTCAATTATTTCAGGATAGAGATATGAATAAAACATTCGGTTAGCACCGGAACCTTTCCAACTGGAGTTTTGGAAGTGCATTGTTTTATTTTTATAGTTCTTTGAAAACTGTGTTATGTCATAAGTCCAATAGTTGTCAGCGAAATAACAAGCAGTTGAACCAAGTTTAATTGCTTCACTATCTATGAAATCATAACCCTTCAAGAAATAGCAACCAGTTCTGCCTTTTCTCTTTTCCAATTTTGGATGATTATTCAAATAAGCAGTTACAGATTTTTTATCTTGTTCAAATTCTCTGTCAATTCCATCAAGTAAACTGAACTGATAGCATTTATCCATACTCATAACGCATATTCCTTTTGTGTTAGTTATTGTTCCTTTATAGTTTAATGCGAAATTCATTTAAAATCTTTTTCAATCTTTTCCAGTTTCTGTTTTTCTATATAGTTCTTATACATTAAAGGTGCTGGCTCAATAGCCTTCTTGTATTCTTCAATGTAATAGTCCAACAGTTCATATAAAGTTTTCTCTGGTAACGCATTGTAAGTAATTTGGTTCTTACAATCGTAATGAGTCATTACTGAGCCATCTTTATACAACTCAAACATCTTGGGAACAACCAAGTATTTTGTTCGTACTTCAAAAATAGTACAAGTATATTTTTGCCAATCCTGCATCCAGTCGGGTTTGGTGAAAAACCAACCATCCCCATACTGTTCCCAGAATAGACCTGTTTTTCTAAGGTATTCGCATACTTTCTGTTTAGTTAATTTATTCCCAAGTGCCATTGTCTTTATCCTATTTCAAGTTGTTCAATTTTCTTATGTTTGCCACAACACTGTTGTTCAGGGCAAAATACGAGTTTTGGATTTCTGTATTTGTACTGTTCGCAAGTTGGTACAAACAAATTCTCTGCAATCCAAGCCCATTCTTCGTTCTTCTTCGCAAGTCTGTCCTTGATTTCAACTGACAAATCACGAATTTCTTTTAGGGCTCTCATACACAATCTGCGATTCATAAAGTTAATTAGGGTTCGCAAATTTACTTTCCAAACCATTTTAGACATCATACCAAGTGGTAAAACATTGGCTGCGTCTTCTTTTGTCATTCCTTCTTCAAGGAGACCATTGTAAACTTTTTGAATCGTCCCCATACCTTCTGTAAACATTTGTTTACAACCCATATTGTTCTCAATCTTGGGTGGAGTATAGTAATCAAATCCACTTTCCTCAGATATGTATCTAGTGGACGCTTGGAGACGTGTAGGGGCACCGCCAATATGTGTGTATAGTTCACGCAAACAACGAGCAGAGACGTCGCTTATGACCAGTTCTACGTCTACATATTCCATAACTCTGCCGTGACCTGCTTTTATACAGGAAATTGCTCTCTTAATGTTCTTTTCTTTATCATCAAGAGGTGCTCCCCAACACACTCCGGCGTTAAATCCGCATTTTCTGTAATGGGTTTTCAGTTGTTCCGTCTAATAACTCAATTTTCATCTTTCAATCCTTGTGTTCTGTATAGAAATTCAATTTTATCTTTAAGTTCCTTAATACGCAGCTCGTCCTTTTTAATCATAGCATCGTATAGGAACTGTAATAATTTTCTTAATTCGTACTGGTATTCGTATTGGTTCATACTTCCATCTTAAAAATGAATTGTTAGTTTGTATTTATTCCACCAACATTTTTCAGTTTTAGTATCAAAGAAGTATTCGTGAAAAATTCCATACACATCTGGGGTGATATAGAACATTCGCGGTTTTATTGGCTTCTTATTTTCAAATATAATAATTTGTTGCTGAATTGACGAGGGCAATAAGAAAAAAGTGTTTGACTTTTCTACTGCACTTGCAGAAACAGCTAGGGAAATCCCTAGCAACAGAATTTTAAACAAATTCCTCATTGAGCACGTCCTCCATCTGTTTGCGTTTTGCGACCACAACATCATCAGGAACACCGTGAACATTCTGGTATTCACCAGTACAACGATATACTTCAACTGGGATGTCATTTTCTTCCGCAAAATCCATATAAGGTTTCATTTCCTTTTTGGTTGCGAAAGTATTAGCCACAATCACAATCTTATCACGCAACAAACATTTCTTTGTTTTTTCCAAGCACTGTTTGTGTGCAAGCCACAACTTGGTTGGAACGAAATTGTAATTTCCGTTTTCGTCCATAAAGAACTGGTCTGCCTCAAAATGACAGATATCAGTTGGTTTATAACCAAACTTAATGAGCTTGTTAGTGAGTTTGTTTGCGAAGGTAGATTTGCCAGAACCCATCGCACCGCGAACGATAATTAACTTTGTCATAACTGTGCTTTCTCCTTAAAAAATAGGAAACACGAACAGTGTTCCCTATACATTAAACATTTATTTTAAACCGCCATTAGTCAAGTGAAAGGTCATAATATAATTCCTTTAAGTTTTCGTAAGTTGAACCATTCATTTCCCATCTGTGGGAAATTTCGTTTTTTCCAATTTCAAATTCTTTTAATTTTCCATCACTATCTTTCATAATGAGTTTTACATTAGAAATTTTAGTTAGGAAATACTGTCTGCCGGACAAATCAAAGATTATATCTTCATTTGTTACATCAGCTACTTCATAGACTTTTTCTTGATAAACAACTGAAGATACAGTTCCCTGGATTTGTTCTGATACAAAGCAGTTAGAACCAGTTTTGTTTTCCATATAAGTCTGTTTAAATTTTATTATCATTTTTTCTCCATTCTAGCAGTTCTATGTATTTATAAATGTTATTGACTGCTAGTCATTTTGGTTAAATAAACAATATAGAAAATTTAAACAAAATTAGTATGGGTAAATCACAAATTTTGTGTTCACCCAAACTTATCTTATTCATCCGACTGTGGTTTAATGAGTTTATGGCATACCTGACGGATTCTCACATACTGTGTTTTACCATTCAAGTAGTCCAAGGACTTCATTATTGCTGGCATTAAAGTAGGATGATTAGTGTTCACCCATTCGTACTGCAAACGTCGCTCACACGTCATTTGCTGGACCTTTTTAGCCAATACGATAGAGTATTCCGTCAATCGTTCTACTTCGGAACGCACAGTTTCCGCATATTTACGGATGTCCCCGAGTTCTTCAGGAATAAACAGAACTTCATCATCTATTGGTTTGTAACCATTGTGCTTATCCACGTGTGCGTGAAAGAAATCCCTTTCAACATCATAGCAGACCCAAATGTTCCATTTTGTCATTCCTTCAAACATTTTCGCCAACTGACACCAATCATCAGATTTAGCCTTACACTTGAAACCATTGTCAAATGTAATAACCAAACCTTCCTGGGTCTTCGGCAATTTCTTTGCCCACGCAACCGCCTCATTGAAATCTGAGAAATCGTAAATTTTTGCCATTCGGCATTTCAACAATTCAGCAGTTTTTTCAATTTCGGAAAGTGGGTATTCTTCACCAGTTATATTTGAAATTACAGATAACAAAACCATTCCTTCAAAATCGTAATGAATAGGATGAATGTCCTCGTCAGAGATAATTTCAAACAAATAAGTTCTGTTCTGTATCAAATACAACGTAGAGATGTTTTCGTCAAACCACTTTTGAGCCCAGATAGCTTGTTCGGAATCAAACGAGCCACCAGTCTTAACTTGCCACTTTTCTGTAAGCCAGTTATAGAAAACAATGCCGAGAGAACCATCAACCTTTTCCATATAACGAGCATGACCAGTAATGTCCGGTTTCCATTCAGCTGGTAACATTTCGTATAAAGCAGAATGTTCGCCTTCTTCAGTAAAGAATTCCTGATAGTTAAAGAATTTCTTAAACGGACGAGCATAAACTTCGCCAGTCTTTTCGTTAAACGCAATACCACGGGCATTTAAGGTTACAATGTCCCAGTCCTGAGCGTAGATGGTTTCATTCGTGTATTTGAAACCAATCAAACCATTCTGTCGGTGAGCAGATACTCTGCCCAATTTTTCAGCTTTTAAAAATTCTTGTAAAGAAGGTAAAATCATATCAATAACCTGCCATTATAAACCAATGTTAAAATTACTTCATTCGTAACGAAAGCAAACGGAACATCTTCAGTTTCAATTACTCTGGTTGCCGATGTTATGTATTTGTTTCGCAAATTATAAAACGATTGTTCTGCTTCGTCCTGGTTCACAAATTCTTCTGTGTAGTGAACATCCAGATGCGGACAATCACTGCGACTGTTACACATAAGCGTCCAGCTTTCAATTTCGCCATTAAGAATTTTCTTGTATTGTTCCTGAGTAACAGCCATTAGTTTTCTCTCCCGTATCTATCCAAAATTTCTTCAAACATCAAAAATTCAGTTTCAAAAATGCGACCACCTATAATGTCATTCACTTCGTAAACGTGCCAATCAACCGGCTTAATTCGCACACCATCCTTCATTTCTTCAGGAGCAGTATAATTGTCCTTTCCGAAAACATAGGTGAAATCGTCAAGCCAGCCACAAGGCTTCAGTTTGGATTCAACAACCAAATCATTAATAGAAGTTTTTACACAATCGTTCATTCTGTTACCTCTCTTTTACATTATATAATATAGAAAAATTAAAGCAGTCTGTCAATAGACAAACTGCGTTTTTATGTAAAATTTTGTTTACAATTCTATTCTTCGTCAAAATCCTCATTCATTTTCTTTAGTTTGTATGCTTCGGCCTTTTCTTTGTTAATTTTAATCTGTTCAGCACACCATTCATTTAACTGTTTCTGTGAAACACTAAGTCCGTTCTTACAAATCTTTTTATATTCTCCATAAGAAATGTATTTTTCCAGTCCCAAAAAATCATTTACAATTCTATGAACTTCATCACTGTAACTATAAATGTGCATTTTAATTTTTGAGTCTTCTTCCAAATTAAAAGTAAAATAAATTGAACCACCACCGTGATTTTCTAGTTTTTTATAATGTCTTTTATTCACATCAACATAAGCTCTAACAATATAATGCTTTTTAGAAGGAAGAAAATGTGTGTGGCCGAATTCATCAACCCAAGGAACACCATTTTCATTCCTTACCAATCCACCACCTGAATGTGTTTCCATAATATAGAAGTAATAAGGAGACTTCTTTGCTAATTTGGCAAAATGATTTTCGTTCATTAGAAATCCTTTTTAATATCTTCCAGTTTCTGTTGTGTTTTGTACATTTTATTTAGCAGTTTATATTGGTTACGCCTTTCCATTTCTTCTTCAAGTGAAATTTCGGTAAATTTAATCGGACTATCAGACCAATTTATCCTAACAAGTTTCTTTGTCTTAATGTCTGAACACCAAGTACTAGGTCCTAACCGATAAATGGATTCAACCATTATTTTAGTGTACTTTGTTTGCTTTTCGTTTTTATATAAACTGTAAAATTCATTAAAAGTCATCTTCCATTTTATCCAATCGTTGAAGGTTTTTAATTTGTTTTGTAGCTTGTTCATAAATCGCAGCAAGACCCAAAGCAAATTTTAAATACTTTTTGAAGGGTTTAATAGATTTAAGAATTATACACCCATCAAAAGAGTAATCACTGTCAATCCAAACCTCTTTATAATTTGTTTTTATACCGATTTCTCCGTTAATTCGGATTTCGTTATCTTCTTCATCATAACAACACCAACCTTCGTCTTCTTCAAATCCTTTAATGAAAACTTCAGTGATTTTGTCATTATTTTTTTGAATTATAACACGAGGTTCGTTTTTCAGTACTTCTAAAAATTGTTCTTTTAATTTACTCAAAATCCTGCTCCATCGTTTTTAGTTTTTTATCAACCTTATAGGCTTTAATTTCTTCAATTCGTTTTATTATGAAATCTCTGATTTGTTCTTTATCTGTACTTTCTTTTACAATTTCACTATCATTTACCATTTTGACAATGCCAGTATGATTTAGCAATTCTGCGGCATCCATTATAGCACTTGAATTATCAAACCAAAAAATACAAACACCGTGACCCATATAATAGCAACAGGCGTGTTTTCGTTCAAGACCAAAATTTTCGATCAGTTTAATATACTCTCTGTATGTCATTCAAAGTCCGTCTGTAGTATAATTAGTTTGTTTCTTTCAATATCTTTCTTATCTAATAATTTCATAGCATTATAACGCTGTATTATGCCAGATACAATTTGTTCAAACCGAGTCGGATCCTTAGTATCTACAGTGTGTATAGTATCATAGTTGTATGTTGTGGCTAGTTTTACTGCATTATACTCTATTGTCAAACCACCATACATTTTTACAATTCCGAAGTCATCATCCCAAGATTCTGCTTCAAAATCTGCTAAACTATCATTATTTTCATCGTCTTTTTCATAAACCATTCCTGGTAGATAAGCAGAAATATAAATGCTACCTTCCCAATCTTTGTCTTGCCTCGTAACCAGATTATATTTTTTACAAATTCGTAGAAATTCTTTTTTAGTCATTGAAGTCTTTCTCCATTTTTGTAATTCGTGCGTTTTCTTTTAGTTTTTTAACTTCCAATTCCAATTTTCGGATTTTATTAACAAGCTTTTTCAAATGAAACTTATAATTCAGTGTTGTGTAATCAACTGCTTGTCCAGTCATAATTTCATAATTATTTTTGATATAGACACCCTTAACGATGTCCATTTCTTTTTCATTATTATGAACTCTAATTATCCAAGCCATATCAACCAATTCAGGCAATCCATAATAAGTACCATTCGCATATAAAGAATAAGATGGCGAAGGAAGTTCTACAATACCTAATGTGCTGGCATAATCAAGTATTCGTTTCATTTCCGAATTCATTGGAAATCCTTTTTAAGTTTATTCATTCGCATTTTCATTTTCTTTTTCTTTTTCGTCAGATCTAATCTCTTAACTTGTTTCAAAAGTTTATTAACTTGTTCTAAAATTTTTTCTTCGTCATCAACACAATTTAATGTATTACCAAGTCCTTCAAAATAACCTTCGCCTTTTTTGTCAACTGTAACTTTCGTTGAAATTCTTATATCATCTTCATACGCCGCAATCATCCAATCGTCATTATTGAACGGGTCATAATACCAATAGCCATCGTTATCTTCACGAAGGCCTAAGTCTTGTAACTTCTTTCTCAAACTGTCGCTTGTAATTTTTGGGGAATACATTAAAAATCCTTCTTAATGTTATTCATTTTTTCTTGAACTTTCCGTTCTTTTATTTCTCTGGATAGCTGGTTAAATTCTTTAATTAACTCTTTTACTCTTCTGTCAATAAATGCGTATTCAGTTAATTTGTATTGAACACTAAACCCATAATCATTTATTTTATTGTCCTTAGTAAGGTTAAAGCCATTGATGAATCTAATAGCATCTTCACAAGTTAGAACAAGCCAACTGTTCATACTGTATGGTGGGTAAAACCATGCACCATCTTTTTCAATCAGATTATTCCGTTCCAGCAATTTACGCAATACGCAGTTCATTAAAAATCCTCACTAAGTTTTTCCAATCTCTTTTGTTCGTATTCTGCTTTCAACTTCTTCATCATTTTTTCATATCTTCGCATAACAACTTCAATATACATTCGGAGGGCCTTTTCCAAACCTTCGGAATTTCTATTATATACCAAAGTATTCGTGTAAAAATTTCTGCTTGAAATAGTTTGTGCCACAACAATATATGGGTCAGTTCCAAACAGATAACCGAAACTCAATAAACTACCGGCGAGTTTAACAAACTGATTTTGGTCTCCTGGAATACTGGTTGAATACAAATTAGCTTCTTTGGAATAATGAACATCCAAATGATAATCTTCTACCAGTTTGAAAAATAGTGTGTACAAATCCACTAAATCATTCATCCACGCAATCCTTCCAAATACTGCTTAATTTGTTCTTCATTTTTGAGAATAATTGACTTACAATCCTTACGGATTTCAATGTAAGAAAAACGATTAAAGACCTTTGCTGTATAGTCCTTTGTGGTGATTACCATCTGGGACCTAATAACACTCACACGATAGCGGTGAGCCAACTTACAGAACTTTTCAAAAAGTGGTTCTTCTTTAACTGGGAATGTTACAAATCCCTGATTAAATTTCGGGTGGGCAAAATCGTATTTAGGCATTTAAAAATCCTCCTTCATATCCTTCAATCGTTCTTTTTCTGTTTTGGGCTTCTTTGTAAATTCTTCAAACACATTTGGAGAATTTTCAATGTTTTCCTTCCACTTCTTGTGGCGCTTATAGTCATCAATCCAATCCTTGATTTTGTAATAAATTAGAACTGGAACGAAACGCACAAAGAAAATGGCAAAAATTACAAGAACAGAGATTCCAGTAATCAGAGAACACCACTGCTCAATGGCAATATAAGTATTGGCATCCATTATCGGTTCCATTATTTACCCCACACAGTTTTGTACAAGTTCATGACCAGTTCGTGACCATCTTCAGCATTCTTGTGCTTGGTCTTTCGGGTGTACTTCTTCTTGTCCTTCACCACGCGGGTACGCATAGTGCGACCATTGTCAGAGCCAGCGATGCGTTCTTTACGCATACGTTCATTTTCTTTTGCGGAATTTTTCTTTTTCTTGTTTGCCATAGTTGTACCTCTTTTTAGTTTAGTAACCAAGTTCCCAGTTGAGCCACTTTGCTCTGTGATTATACATACGTTCCCAAGCATTGTCTAAACCATCGTTGCCAAGGTATTCGCTCAAATAACCACGGCAAATCAATTCATTAAATGTGACACGCGGGGTTTCAATCGTTTCGCCGTCATTCAAATTTTTAAGATTTTCTGCCGTGATTTTTCTGTTCATTGGTTACCTCTCTTTTGTTTCTAAGTATAATATAGAAAAAAATACCCACTTTGTCAATGGGTATTCGTGAAAATCAGGTAAATTTTTGTTTACTTTACTCCAATCTTAAATTTTTGTAAAAGTAATTTTACCTTTGCTTTCTGCATTAAACGAATAGTGCTATCCATATTCAGTACAAATCGTTTTTCCATTACTTTTCTCCTGTCTTAATGAGTTTTACAATGTAAATTATTTCTAAAATTATCCAAACCAAACAAATGAAAATTCCTGCTACACAAACTGCACAACACAAATTCATTACAAAATCAACTAAAGTTTTCATATCAGGCATAATTTATCCTTACTCATATTTCTTTTCACAAAGTGCCAGTTCAATAATTTTAACTAGAATAATGAAACCAAAACAAACGATAGCTGCTATGTTCATTTTATTTCCAAAAGAAGAGTTTGAAAGATACAGCATTCGGACAACAATCGTTATAATGTTCCAAAAGCCAAGCAGAATCATAACAAATGCGGCAGTAGCCCTTTCACAAATTCTGTTTCCATACAATCCGAAAATGAGCCAAACAAAGCAACTGATCATACCAACCAAACTACACAAATTAACGATTAAATCAGTCATAGTTTTCTCCTTACTTTACAGTGATGTTAGTTGAACCATTCTTAACTTCAATTTTGGATTTGTTGTCTTCGTAAGTGAAATCACCACAATGCTTGGCACCGTTAATGTTCCAGCATGTTTGGTTGTTCGCATTGAACAAATTAGGCGAAGTCATATACTGCTTTTTCAGTTCCTTGTATTCCTTGTATTCAGTTTCATTTATAATGTGATTCTGTCCGAACAAAAGACAAAGAGCAAATCCGCCAGTAATACCAGCACAAATATGAACGATAATGTCAAGAATAGAATCGGCAGTTTCGTCCTTCCATACCAGCGCATTGATGGCGCCGAGAATCATTGTGATAAATGTAATAAGGCCGAAAAAGATTATGATGTAATCCATTGTTTAGTCCTCCCAATTACAGGTATAAGTGATATACATTTGGTTATTCATAATAGCCATATCAGTTCGTTTGAACTGCTTAATGTTTTCTGTAATCTTTCGTGGAGTTTCACAGAAAACCTGAATGTCAGTTGCTTTAAATAATTCGTGTCCAACAGTGCTAGCCTTACAACCCTTAAATACTGGAGAGTTCACTACATCTAGCCAGGCCATTGAAGCACTTTCATTAGAGCAACGTTCCGGCATTACAATCTTCTTTTCAACAGAAGAACTAGAAACTTCCGCTACTGAAGAACTAGATACTTCCGTAATTTCGGCTGAAGAATCCGACGGAATGTCTACCGGAATGTAACCGTGCTGGACGAGAGTAATAGCCAGGCAACCACCCATAATAAGGGCAATCAACACAATGCCAAAAGCAAAAGTGCAATCTTTCCAAAAGTCTTTCATTGTTGTATCTCCTTTGTTTGTTGTTAAATTTTAGACTTCCATACGAGAGTTTTCTTTGGCAGTTCGTCCAAATTAACTTCGTAAATCTTCACATCTTTCTTTGTGGAATTGTATTTTGCGACAGGATAGTAAGTGAATGGTTTAGACCACTTGCCATCAACATTTACAAACCAGTATGTCATAAATTCTCCTTACTTACTGACCAATTCAAAATACTCAACAGTTTCGTTTTCAGTGAGCAGCTTGTAAAGCTTAAAGAGAACAGTCTTATTCTTGACAAAGAAAATCAACCAATCTTCAGCGTGGTCTTCTTGTTCGCTCTCAACAAATTCATCGTTATCCCACATAAACTGCTTTGCGTTATCAACAGAATTAAATCTGGCACGAACCATAAAGTTGTATTTTCGGTTGTAGTGGTCCTTGTATTTGTATTTCATATTGTACCTCTCTTTTATACCATATAATATAGAAATAATTATACAGTTTGTCAATGAAAATACAACAATTTTATGTAAAACTTTATTTACATTAGAAATCTTCAGTCATTTTTCGTTCTCTCATCCACGCACCAACCATTTTAGAAACATAGCCGCAAAAATCCAAACAAATACGATTTTTGTTCGCAGTAAAATCGCCTTCCCAGTTCGGAAAAACCATTTTATAAATTGCGTTTTGGTCCTTAGTGATACGCCACCTGAAATAATCAAAATCCAAATAATTCATAAAAATTTTTTCTTCATCTTCCTTGTTCGGTGGATAATTTCCTGATGGCTTCGGCTTGTAAACATACGCAATATAGAACTTATCTACTTTCTCGTCATATTCCAAGCCAAACAACAGTTCCGCATTACGGGTGTTTGGGCTATAGTCAGTGTAAATTTGCATTCTTCTGTAATCACCAACAGTATCAGCAGACTGAAATCTACACTTCGTTGAATAACTATCTCGCCACGCAGACCAACCGGAGTATTCAATGGCCTTATAGAAACCGGCATCTTCCATAGCACGTCTCCAGGCCGTTTGTAGTTCGTGTTTTGCTTTCTTTAAAATCTGTTTTTGCATTAGTGTACCTCAACATTTGAAATGTTGTTAAGATTTTCCATAATCTTATGAACTTGGGCAGGCAATTCTTCCAAATCGGAAAACTTGTTTATCAACTTTTCCAAATCTTCCATTTCATCTTCCGTTTCATAACTTTCATCTTTATAACAAAGAAGTGCGTTAGAAATGATGTTAATTTGTTTTTGTGTAAAATTCATTAGTTGTTCTCCCCATTGAAAAAGGTTTCACCAGTAATTCCGTTAATGTACATTTCGTCCAAAAACATAACAAGATTTTGGTTAGAGAAGAACGCAGTAGTGTCAAAATCAACCTTCTTTGCGTTTTCGTCAATCACAACAGGTTCAATGTTACCAAAATCTGCCGCATCAGCAAGAGGAATGTTATGCTTCTTTGCAAGTTCACGAATGAACTGAGATTTCGGTTCGCCATATTTGAGCTGGAGCGGCTTAACATCCGGGAGCTTGTCGCATATTTCTTTGATTTTGGAAATGTTCATTTTTGCTACCTCTTGTTTTGTTGTTTACATAAGTAAATATAGAAAAACCACTGACAACTGTCAATGGTTTTAAATAAGTTTTATGTAAAACTTTGTTTACTTTAGTTTTAATTTATGTGTTCTAATACGTTTACCAGAATCATCTTTTTCACATTTAGATTCTCCATATTCTGTTTTGTAACTTATGTTAATTTTGTCATTGTCTACTTTAACATTAAATTCTGATACACTAATGTTACCAAACATAGATACTATTGCTCTTATTTCTTCTGATATTTTTTGATTTAGTTCCAATATATCCATAATTAAAAATCCTTTTTAAATTCATTTATTTTTTGTGCAACTTTAATTTGTTTAATGTCTTTGAATAACTGCCCTAATTTATTTTTGATGTCATTAATCTTTTTTAATTTCACGCAGTCGCCAAACATTATCTCATTATTTTTTAAGTAAATCTTATCAACAATATAAATTGATTTATTATCATCATTATACTCGGCAACAATCCAATTATGACGAGAATCTGGTAATTGTTTTGTAAACCAATTACCTACTGAATTACAATACAATCCATAACTTTTTAATAGTTCTTGGAGTTTTTCATCTAAGTAACTCATTTTAACCCAATATCTTTATTAAGTTTATCAACTTATTTTAAATTATCTTTTGCAAGTTCCGCACAAAAATCTGGTATATTATCAATTTCTGCATAAGAAATTTTTATTACTTTATTATTATAATTATCATCATAAGAATATGGAAATTCAACATTAACTATAAAATCATCTGAATCATATTTATTTTTTGTATATGATATATAAATTTCCATTTCAGGTTCTTCATCTAATGTTTCTATAATAGAAAGATTAAGAACTCCATTTTTTCTATAAATTTTTGTTCTATAATCAGAATTATTTTTTAAAATTTCATCAAAACATTTTTTGAAAAATCTAAGTTCAAATTCCATCTCTTCTCTTAACGTCATATTCATACCTCATTCAAAATCTATACTAATTTCTTTTAATTTATTTTTTATAAAACTTTGTTTATATTCTATTTGTTTTTTCTTAAAAAATTTACATAAATCGTCATAAGAATTTATAAATGTTTTATCTGATTGTACAACAAAATACAGTATTTTATCACTATAACATTTACAATCATATAAAACTATTGGACTTTCAATGTCTTTATAATACAAATTATGTAAAGCAGAAACTTTTATATTATATTCGTTTATTGCTTTTAAAAACTCTTCTCTTGTCATTCAAAATCCTTGCCAATTTTTTCAAGTTTCTGTTCTATTTTATATTCTTTTGTTATCATACACCATTTTTTAGCAATATGTTTATATATCTCTAATGTTCCTTCATTATAATCTATTTTTATTCCTCTTAATGTTGTTACTTTTCCTTTTGGAGGTATTGGTGTATAATGAAATGAACTATCAAATTTTGAAAATAAAAATAAAGAAGGTCCAAACGGTTCAAATTCAACCGAATGTTCAGTTATTGTATAACCCAATGACTGACAATAAGAAAATAATTTTTCTTTAAATTCTTTTCTAGTCATTTTTGTCTTTTGGAAGTTTCATCCATTTATAAAATACATAATCATTTATTCCTGACCCATCAAACCAACATTCGTCAGACTTGCGCTGTTCATCAGTCCACCAATATCCACTATGATAGAAATAGATTCCAGACAATTCCTTCTGTGTACAGTGGTCTTTACCAACACAGTATACAAGTTCGCCATCTGGTGGTGTTTCTTCACAAGTCAAATGGAACCTGTGTTCTTCTTCATCTTTCCTTAGTGCTTTATAGTAGTCTTCTGCTCGCTTGCGTCCTACTTGATAAGCACTCATAATATAAGAGTGCATAATTGCAGTAGTAATTTTTCCATACTTAGGACTTTGCTTTAATTCTTTTTCACACTCTTCAGTAAATTCAAAAAGAGCTTCGAGTCTACCACCGTCTAAGTCTTCCTTGTATTTTTCAAACAAATCAAGCAGTTGTTGTTCTTTATCTGACATTATTTTACCACCTAAAAGTTAAAGTTCCATTCAAGTGTGTCCTGTCATAAGACCAGTCCATATCTATACCTTCTTTCTTGAAGATTTTTTCAACAGCGGATAGGTCTTCAATGTAACATGTAGGTTCATGGTATAGAGGATTTTTACATGAAATTTTCCCACCAGCAATAGGAAATGACATTTTATTGTCTTTACAGAAACCATCCTTCACGCAATTTCTAATCGTCTCCTTAAACTCCGCAACTATATGCTGCAAGTTGTTGTTACGAGGATTGGCTTTCTCTTGTAATGCGAACAGTTCATCTTTAAACATTTTATTTCTCCTTATGTTTAGTGTTTAAGAAAATCATTGTTCCTACAAAAATAAGAACACCGCCAATGGCATACTGAAAAGAATTTTCGTATGGCATAAAAGTACCAGATAGTGCTAATAGTAATCCACCATATTTAAGCATTTTTTATTTCTCCAATTTCTCCAGTTCGCTGAAAATCGTATCAAAACCACATTCTACAAAATATTCAGTTTCACTAATTCTTTGGATTTTGTAAATTTCTGTATTACCGTCCAATTTACAATTTAGCACAAAACAACCATTTTTACTTTTAAATGTGATTTTCCTATCAAATTCTTCTCCAATTAGTTCGCTAATTTCCCAAAAATCTAGTTCAAAGAGAAAAGAATGAATCTGGTCAAAATGTTTACCAAATTCATATTTGTATTTAATTTGTTCCAATTCCTTAATGTAATCATCACGTTCACGAATGGCTGTACTTATTATAAAAGTATCAGACCAGTCTTTTTCTATATCTTCCATCGTAAAAAATGTAGATTTATCCATTTTCATAGTTTACCTCACTATCACTATATCATTAATATAGAAAAATTTTGAACAAAGTCAATAGATTTTATGTAAAACTTTGTTTACAAAAGTCCAATTTTCTTCGCAGTATTCAACATTGTTAGGTCTATAACTGAATAATCTCCATACCATTTATTTTTAGTTATATCCTCGTCATAGATTTGGGCAGTATTCGCAGCACTTCCACGTGCAAGTTTGTGTTTCCAATCGTCTAATGATTTGATATGATAGTGATATAAACGCACAGGAGCGTCATAAGCGACCAAGCCATAAGTGGTTTTGGAGCAGTCACTTCCTACAACATCACTAAATCTCATTCCATTTATAAACGGAATATGACCTCGTTCATTCTGTTCTTCTTTTGTAAAATCGTATTCGTTTCTGTCATTATACAAAAGTATACATTTGCCCTGGTTCGCTAAATCGTTTCTTCTGTAATAACTGTGTTCAATTAGATTAGTGCTACGTTGCTCAGTCACATCCTTTGTACTCATTAGAATTTGCGGCACCATAACACAATCTAACATTCTAAATTGTTTCATTAAAAGAGCATCTAGTGGTTCTTTCTGGTCAATCCACAAAAATTCGTCATCATCAAGGAAAATAACTATATCTTCATTCTTGAAACCGAGAGTATTTTTATTCAAAATGTCATTATAGAGTTGCCATTGGTTCGGCCACCCACTGATATACTGATATTCATCAGGCGGATTTATCAGTCTGTCAATTCGTAAATCACTGTCATTGTGGAAAATATGGATTTTGTCAATTCCAAGTAACTTATGCCATTTGTACCAAATCTTAAAATCAAGTTCGTTATATGGTTTTGTTAAACAAACTAAATGTATCATTCAAAATCTTCCTGTAATAGTTTAATTTTTCGGAATTCTCTTAATTCTTTAAAATGTTTATCAGTTTCGGTTTCGTAGAAGTTACAACATTTTTTATAATCATCAAACATTATAGCACAGTCAAACCTATCTACAAGTGAAATATAAAATACTTGTCTATAAATTGTCCTCTTTTTGTTTACAAAACCCAATTTAATATCGTTTTTTCCAATCACACAAGGCCAAATGTTTTCTTTATCTACTCCAAGTATTTTAAGATTATATTTGGTGAAAAATGCTTTTACTTCATCTTCAGTCATTGAAATCCCACTGAATTTTCTCTAGTTTAACATTCATTAAATTTCGTTTCGTATAAGCTATATATTCTTTGATATACGTTCTCAAATCTTCTATATCGTCAATTTTTTGAACTTTACTTAATGGAAAATCACTATATACAAGTTTTGTTTTTATTCTAAATCTAAAATCTTTGTTTATTCTGATACCCAAAAAGAAAAACTGTTTTATAACAAATCCACCAATACCCAAATCTTGATTTAAATATGATTTTAAATCATTTGGGTGTAATGTATAAAATGCTTGAAAATATCCGGATTTGTTGTATCTCGTTACTAGATTAAATTCATAAGATACTTTTTGGAGTTCAAGCAATCGTTGAAATATAAGTTCACTATTAGAAGTCATCTATCTTAAATTTAGCAATTTTTAAAATGTTTTCAATCGTTTTAACCAGATATTCTATATTATAGAAATCTGCATAGTTGCTTGATTTTATAAAGTCAAATAAACTTTCATTTAGAATACTGGTATAATTATACAACCATTCAGCTGGTAAATGATTAAACTGAACACAGAAATTAACTCTAAAATTCCCAGGCAGTGTTTCTTTATAATACTCTTTGAATGTCTCAGGAATAAAATCGTAAAAATCGCTTTCCCAAGCTTTATTATTTGTCCAGTGATAATTACGTTCCATCATTTCAGTTAAAATAGAAAGCACATTTATATACTTTACACGAAAACCAGGTACACTTTGTAATACCTGATTTTGTTCTTTCGTAATATGATTTTCTAAATAAGTTGTAAAATCGTTCCGTTTGATTATCATACAAACTCCAAGCAAAGAAATTTTAAGTTCTGTAAATTTGGGTCCTTTTCATCATACACAAATATAGTATTTAAATTCAACTTTGGGGCAAATCCATTCTGCCAATTACGAAAAAGTTTTAAACCCGGATCTGTGTAATCAAATTCAATCTCACAAACAAGTTTTCCATTTTTGATCTTGGATTTTGTGACATGGGCGCAGACATCGTTTATACTTAAAAATTCGCTTCTATCTTTGTTTCCAGCATAAATGTAAGTAGCATCTTCGTCAGTATCAAGAATGTGCTTTATCCATTTCAACTGTTGCTTGTTCAAATTACCAAAGATAAAAGAAAGTTCTGTTGTATAATGATTTGCTTTGAATTTATTAGTCCAAGTTTCGTATTCTAATTTAATTCTAGCTTGTTCTGCTTCGTATTCTGCTTGTTGTTCGGCTTCAATTTCTTCAGCAGTTTTCATTGGAGTGTATCTTATACAAGGACCACGGCATACATCAACTGGTGCACCGCCATAAGTTCCAGTAATCTTTACACCCATACCACCGAACATTGGACCTGGACCGTCGCCTAAGTCATCAAACTCAAACACCATCGGGTCCACATTGTTAGCTGCTATATCAAGATATAATTGTGGGTCTATTGCCATATTGTATTTATGACTTACTTCATTTCTTTCTTAAACTGCTTATACAAATTTTCACAAGTTCTAGAAGTTGTTACTATTTCTGTATCAGAAATTTTCATTCCAAATTCATCAAATTTTAAAAATGTAATGCCATGCTTTCCATTGTAATTAAATATAGCAGTTTTTTCATTTAATTTCCAGTTTTCATAAAAACATGCTGAACTAATTGTTTCTGTTGGATAATATACATTATAAAATATACCATTATCACATTCTACACCATTTTGAACTAGCATTATTACATGCTTACTTTCCCACATATCATCTTTTATATCAGATTTTAATTCATCAGATATTGGGTGGCAATTTTGTGCGAAGATAAAACTCGCAAACAACAATACACATAAAATAATTTTTCTCATTTTAATTCTCCTTTAAAAATACAATTTTAGCAACTGAGCATAGCAGTATTCAGGTGGATGACCTTCATCATAACATTCAGCAAGAATATGAGCATCTACCTTCAAATCAGACAGAATTTCGTCCCTCTTCGGATGCATATCAACATACTTCATTACTCTATTGAAATACTCCGTTTCGGATAAAGTCTGTTTGTTGCGTTTATTCTTGTAATGCTCACGAAGCATTTCACCACAACGCTGAAGATAACCAGGAATCCAACCAGTATTTATCATACACAACCCTCCAGTTCATTTACATTTACTGGACGATACCAAGCATCCCAGCATACACAGTTCTGTACAAGGTTCATTCCCTTGTATTGGAAACGAGAAAGTTTATTTGATTCGTGAGTATGCCCGTGAACGAACACAACATTACTGTCATATTCACAAACTGGCATGTGTCTTTGGTTTTCAATAAAGTCTTCGTGCTGTATTACATACAAACGATTATCCTTCATAAATTCCAAATGATAACTCATATTAAGCTTATCCCAACCAATCTTCTTTCTCAAAAGATGGTCATGATTCCCGCAAATCCAGTACATTTTCTTGCCCTTATTCAAAGCATTGTAGTACTGGTAGAATACTTCTTCGGTCTGTTTTACAGGAGTATTCATCAAAAAATCGCCCAAAAAGATTACAATGTCATTATCTCCAATGTTCTTATTCCACTGAGCAATAATGTCGGCATCCATATCAGATGCAAACTTGTAATTACGGGTTCTGTCAAAGTGTTCTTGTTCACCAAAACACAATTTCTTGTGTCTAAAGTGAGTATCACTCACAACAATCACATTTTCATTCGTCAGATTTAACATTTTCTCCGGGGTCTTCCTTCTGTTCTTCGGTTGATTCCAAAAATTCAAACATAGTTTCACTTTCACGCTGAATTTCAAATTCTTTTTCGCACTGAATATACATTCTGTTAATTTGTTCATTCATACCGTGAATACGCATACACATTTCATCATAAATCTTGTCAAGCAAGCCTTTATCTTCTTTGCTAATGTCGGAACACTTACATTCGTCAAGAGTGATACAAGCCGCAGGTGGGTCATTGTTGAACTTACTTTTCAAATAAGTTTGTGCTTCTCGCTCACCACAATAGAACACAACAAAGTTATTGTTAATGTTTACTGCACACCACTTGTAAACACCACGAACCCAAGGTTCTCCGACCTTTTCGTGAAATGAACGTCCACAGTAGCCATTCGTTTCTGTATCAGAATTGAACTTGAATGTCTGTTCATTCCTGGTTTTGTTCGCCAGATAGTCACAGGCGTTTTCAATCCACTTTTCTTTTAATTCTTTTTCGGTCAGTTTAGCCATTAGAAATCTTCCTTGATGTTATTTAGTTTGTTTCGCATTTCAGCGTCTTTATATCCCATTTGGAACATAGCCCACAGTTTGTTAAATTCTTCTACTGTATTGTATGAAATTGTTTTTTCATAACCACCGCCACCATAAGAACTGTGATACCTTAGTGCCTTATACTCAATGTATTTTACCATTTCTTCTGGGTCAAGTCCTTGTGCCTTACATTGTTGTTTTCCCATAACATATCTGCGTGGAACGTATGTTTCGCAGATCGTGTGCATATAAAATTCGCCACCGCGACAAACTGTATATGTCTTTCCATTCGGGCCTTTCCAGCAACTATTGTGAATTCCGAGTTCTTTATATCGTGCTTTTAGTTCGGGTGTCATTGCTGCCATAACTTATCTCCTTAATCTAAAGTTTCTTCTTTCCATTCACCAGCACCAGTTGTGTAATGAATTCGTTTAATTCCAAATCCCTTAATAATTCGCATACACATCGGGCACGGACGACTTTCTTTTGAAATCTCATTGTTGCGACAAACCCACAGTTCGCATTTATGAATAATCTTGCTGTGATGTTTCATCGCTCTCATAATTGCAACAGGTTCTGCGTGTAATGCCTTCAAATCATTATACTGTTTCGTGAAATCGTTGAACAGTTTTGAATTTACACCACTGGAAATTATCGCATCATTATAAGTCAGTACACAAGCATGTTTACAACGCTTGTATTGATGAGAATTTTCTTTAAGTGCCAAATCCTCGCAGTATTCTGTTACATATTGTTCAAAAGTACTTCTTTTCACATTTTCCACCATTCGGCAGGCCAAACATAACCTTCACCGGAACACCAGCTATGTTGTTTGAAATTCTTTGTTTTACACGCCAGCACACATTTCTTTTCAATCTTTACAATTTTATGCTTAAACGCATTAGTTTGAAACTTTGCTTTTTTCGCCATATTCGTTAGAACTGTATTTCCTTCCCACTTGGTAGGATTTTCACATTCTATTAAATCGTGTGAAACTGTGCCGTCATCGTAATAAAATTTTATTTCAAGTAACATTTTTGCCATCCCATTTCCAGGTATCAACTTCACAATGTTCAAACTGCTTAATGAAATCAACCACCTTGTCATCAGAGCCGAAAATGAGAGCTTCTGCTTTGTTACGAGTCCACTGGCATTTGTTCGGACTGCCACCATAGGTCTTTAACCATTTTCCAGTCCCGCGAACACTCTTAATGCACCAGTAACCCCATCTACTATAAACTGTGAATTTGGAGAAAGTATTTGCGTTACGCAGCCATTCCATTGTAAACTCCTTTTTACTTATTCAGTTTAAAACCCAGAATGAATTTTAGACCTGTCATAATGGCAATTCAAACAGAGGTATTTTCCAAAGATTTGTTCAGATACAACAATCTGCTTTTCATTTTCCAAATCTTTCTTACAAACAGAACAGTGGAGTCCTTTAAAATCATCAACATATTCTATTTTCATATTGTTACCTCTTTTGTTTTTCTATAATATAGAAAAAATCGGGCATTTTGTCAATACCCGATTGTCTCCTTCTTTGTAAAATTTTATTTACTTTTTGTTATGACGATAACTGCTATTTTGGAGCAACTTCATAGCGGCGGCATTACCGTGCGGATGCTGTTTATTCAATGTGGTAATGAAAGATTTGAAGGTTTCATTATCAAATGTGAAATCCCAGGACAATTCGCCATTAGACTGCATTGTCATAATCTGCTGGATAGCCTTCTTCATAGTAACATTTCTGGCATAAGCCTTTACATAGTTATCCTTTTCCGAACAAACTACCTTGGCATCAGTCACGAAGTACTTATTCTTTTCGCCACAAATGCGAGAAGCAAAGTTTTCGCCACCATCGTAATCGTCATCTGTCAAATAGAAAATTGAGCAGAGACCGGTTCTGCGATGACGCTTGGTTACATCTTTTACTGGGGTATGGTCAAAGCGTACCAGGAACCATTCGGTACCACGCTTACCATCTTTGTTTAGAACATTTGCTTTTACTATCATATATGATTTTCCTTTTTGTATTTTAAAGTTTCTTCAATTTCATTTAGCCATTCGGCATATATGGCTAATTTATCTAATATAACTTTTTGTCTTGACTGAAGTTCTTCAATGGAACATTCAGGCAACCATCTAACAATGGAATCTGGTAAAGGATTACCATTCAATAATTCTAATGATTTTCTATCTAATTCATTCATAATAAAATAAAAAGACCTTTTTCAAAAGAACTGTTTTGGAATTACCAGAGAACTTTTTGTTTCGTTCTTTTTTAATAAGTGTCACTGAAATAATTGAAACAAACTAAAATTAAGAATTGTCAGTTTTACAATCTTAAAATTTTGTAGCTTTAAGTTGGTTATCATCGTCTCCGAGACTTCAGCATATCAAACAGATGGTTACTCAGCGTTTGAAATGTGTAAATCACTATCCGATTTCATCGTACGACTTTTTGCGAAAGGCAAATTCCCAGATAAAAGCCAATAACAAATCGTTTCAGTAACTCGGTCTAAAAATTAGCCGTAAATCTTCTTATAGATTTCGTCATCCAATTCAAATGTGAATGTTTCTTTGGAGTTAATCTTTGACAATTCGTCTTCAGCACGAATCTTTTCCTTTGTCAAAGCATCCAAAATTGTTTCAAAATCGGTATCAGTAATCTTCTGTAACTTAGTTACTTCCCAATTACCGGTTACAGGGTTACGAGATTTCTGTGTACGATTCACTTTGAGAGCATTGGCACAACGGGTCGCAATTTCAATCTTCTTGTTAATCGCATTGAGTTGATTCAATACAACCTTACCCTTGTTATTGTGTTCGTCAATTAAATTTTGAAGTCTGTATGCTTCATCACCACACTTTGAACACAACATAAATGTGTCATAAACATTCTTATTTTCAAACTTCTCAAGTTCTTCGTCAACTTGTTCTGGTTCAACAACATACTTGCTAAATGCAAGGACTTGTTCGTTTACTCTACCCAATTCCTTAATTCTCTTACGGAGAGTGAAGGCAGAAGTCAAATTCAATTCAATTTTCATAGATAATACCTCTTTTAGTTTTTAATTAAATATAGATTTTAAATTTTTATTGTCAATAGTTTTGGATAATAATTTTGTTTAGATGAAATCTGATTCAAGTTTATTTAATTTGTTCCTAACTTGATACTCTTTTATCCCGTAGTCAATTATCTCAATTAGTTTGTTATTAGTCAAGTTTATGAATTGACTAAATACTGGTTCGGAAAAATGAGTTACACCTAAAATCTTCTCCATAATAACAAGTGTTACAGCTTCATTCCACCATAATGCTTTATATCGGTTCTGCATTTCTTTAATTTCAGTTTCATCTATACATTTGGCTAATTTTTTATTTCTTTCGCTGTCTAATATGACGGTATTATAAAATTTATCCACAACATCTCTTAATTCCTTTGAACTTATCCAAGGTTCATGCAAAATCTGCCTCCATCTTTTCTACTTTCTTCTGGCATTTAAATTCTTTGATTCGTTTGTTTAAAATTGCGAACAAAGTATCATCATCCATTTTAGCATAATAATACTGGTTCCAATGCTTATATCCCAATAGAATAAGTACTCGCCAAACAACAATCTCTAAATCAGATCCGAACGGGTCCCAACAATTAAACATATCAGTCCATTCGCCGACATGTTCTTCACAAATTGGTTTTAATCTATCCATAAAATGTAAATACATTTTTCGTTCAATACTGTTGAGCGAAAAATCATAAACCCAGTTCAATTCTGTATATGGATAACAAGTAAATGCTGGTTTATTTTTCACCCGATGCATAGGTATTCCCATTATTCAAAATCCTTTTTTATACAATTTAACTTACATTCTTCTTTAAATTTCTTATCAAATACATCTCTTATTGGATTTAATTCGGAATTTATAAATTCGTTCAAGTCTTCCATTGTATTTTTACCTTTCATACCGTTAATTCCAGTAGCGAAATGTTTTTGTGGACTTGTTATTCCAAAATAACGCAAAGAGCATCTTTCATCGTGGTCTACTTTTACATCCAAATCAAATGTATATTTGTCATTCTCGTCTGTGACAAAAGTGAAGGATAAATTTTGAGTAAATGCATCAATTTGTATTTGAACAAGTTCATCCAATCTAAATGTAGAACCATTAAGTTGTTTGATGACAGTTTTATGTCTATTAGATGCCCAAATGTAAACCATTAGAAGTCCTCCGCAATTCCAATTTCTTTAACCTTACTTTTCAACTGCTTGTTCATTGAATTATACACATCTGCAACTTTAATTAGTTTCTTAACAACAGTTTCAAACTTCTTCAATCCACTCACACAACCAGTACTATTATAACCATCACCAACAAATTCTATATGACTGGTATTAGTTTCTGCGTCATAAGACAATGAGAGTTCTTTATAATAAATTAACTCATCATCATCTCTATCCAAGTCCGCAAAACTATCATCTGGAACAATTAAATTAGGAAGGTTAATTCGTATGTAATCTGAACCAGGTTCGTCTTCAAAAGTCAAACCATACTTCTTTATTAACTTCATTAGTTCAGGTAAATACTCTTTTTTCTCAGCCATTAGAAATCCTCTTTAATTTTGTTAAGTCTTCGTTCTGCCATAAATTCTTTTAATCGCATATCACGAAAGGCCTCAAGTTCTTCTTCACTCATAGCTTTGAATTTAGCAAAATCAGTAGTATCGTATTCAAACTTTAATAGTTTATTATAAACATACTTAGAGATAAAATTCCAGTACCCCATTTCCAAATTTCGTTTCATAGCATACTGTTCTCTAATTTCTTTATCGTTATAATCTAAAAAAGCACAAATTGGAGCATAAGCAGGATGACCTGGTTTGACATCAAATGCTTTTGTGATTTTCTCTCTAGTTATGTTATAATCAAAGTGATTTTCAATCATTAAAAATCCTCTTTAATACTTTCTAATTTTTCTTTTTCCAGATATTTCTTATAAGCTAAACTTAGTTTATCATATAAATCCAGTATTGGCATTTCCAATAACTCGGCATATTTTTCTTCGTCATATTCTGTCCAGCCGAACATTATATACAACCAGTATTCACAACACGCTTCATAATAAGTTAAATTTTTATGTTGTCTATACTTGTCAACTTTATCGTTCGTTATCATTTCAAAGAATTTGTAGAATTTGTACTTTTCAAGATAAGTCAAACCAGCTAAGTCACCAAGTCTTTTAAATAGGTTTTTTCTAACACTACACCTTATTGTAATAGTATCATTTTTCATAACCTTCACAGCTCTTTGCTAACAATTCACTTATCTTTTCACTACCAGTGAATTTGTATCTTTTATCCATTGGTGCAATACTACTTCTAGCAATTTCCATTTTAACAGCGTCAATAAACATTGTGCCAACTGTCAAATTTCCGTCTTTGTCAAACATTTCGTAGTCATCGCCCTGATAAATGTTTGCGAATTCTTCGTCAGTCATTCCCAAACATTCCTTTGGATTCAACTGCTTTAGTGCCAAGCAGTCAAAAGAAACTGCGCGGGCATTTTTCGCAATCATAGGCAAATCTTTCTTCAGTTGTTCAATGTTTGCTTGAATTTCGGCAGTATGTTTAGTCAAATTATCGTGACCGCGTCTGATATCCTTGTAACCGAGAATTAGAACTTTTCTATCTCTCAATACAGAATAGTCCTTGGGAGTTAAAACGCCAGCAATCGTGTGTATTACGACGTTACTGCCAAGTTCGTCAATCAAACGCATATCCTTCTTGTTTGAAGGATCTGTCAAGGAAACACCAATTCCTGCGAAGTCCAAGGTTTTTATTAACTGAAAGTATTTCTGTAAATGTTTTTGGTTGACTGTGATAGAAGGAATCAGTCCGTTACTTTTCATTTTACCGACCAAAACCCACAAAGATGGATGTTCCATAGCATTACCACCACCGATAGCAATTTCAGTACCGGGCTTACAACTATCCAACATATCTCTAATAGCATAAAGATCTGCGTGTTTGCCTTTCTTCGTGGAGTTTTCGTGGCAATAAGCACAACCAGCATCGCAGTAATCTGTGATTTTCAAATCAAACGATTCTGGGAATTCGTATGTGAAATGGTCATCGTCAGGGTTAATAGTTTCCTTTAGCTTTGTTCCATCTGAGAACAAAGTAACCCGGTGATTACCATTGTCATATTTCGCAATAATGCTAGGTGAAGTCTTTTTCCAAATCATGCTTCTTTGCCCTTTCTTGAAATGTTTTAATCAACTTCAAATACTTACCAATTTCTTTTTTGAAATCTTTTATGTTATCCACAATTTTTGATTCATAATGGCCTTGGTCATTTGGGTTCTGAATGATGTATGGATAAACATTCTTATCACCACCGAAATAATACTTCGGTGCTTTTACGATTTTGTGTGTATAAACTTCAATCTTTGGTTCTTTTGTGTAACTTGCCAAATCTACAACCCAGTCTTCACGATAACCACCTGACGCAGTTGTATCTTGACGCTTGTAATTCCAACCGTTGAAGTATTCATAGTTATCGTCATCACCAGGATGGAAATATGTAAAATCTGTTCTGGTAGGATAAAATCCAAGACCTTCAAGATACTCAATGTATGGCTTCAATTTGGCATACAGTTCTGGCATATCGTTAATAATTAACTTATTCATAATTTCTCCTTAAGTATGATAGAAGCTCAATGACATCTGTCTAGTCAGCATATCATTGGTTGTTATGTTATCTTCTTCGCTTTCATCGTCACTGCCATCCCAACCGTGAGCCATATCGTCATAATACTGTGTTGCGGATTCATAACTAGAACTGCACAAATCATTACCGCACATTCCAATGAAGTGCTTAGCATAAGGCCAATTAGCTGAATCAGGATTGTTCTTAAGGGTCTTCTTAATATACTTATCCCATTCTGATTTCTTGTCAAACCAAGGGTATTCTTCAAATGGGAAGAACCACTTGTTTATGTTGTCTTCAGTAATGTAAATCTTATTATCACCTACATCCAGGAAATATGGGCGAACATCAGTCGGAGCTTTCAATCCAACTGTTTGATAAGCTTTCTGTACATCACGAACCAGATTTGCGTGATTATCTTTATAGTGATAAATTACTTCGTTATTCTTTCTACTCCACAGCGTTTCGTGACAAGAGAAAACTGCGTGAGCCGCAAGATACTCAATAATTGTTTTTACACTTGAAAGGTCAATGTCATCCCTTTCACGAACTTCCATATCCCAATAAACGAACAGTTCAACATCCAATGTTCCGTCAGCATTGAGTGTAGGAAATTCCTTTTTATCTCGCAACGGGATATCTGCGATATGCTTGTATGTTTTTGTGTAAGTAGCACAGTGTGTTGTGCTAGAGTTAGTTTCAAATACGCCACGTCTAATAGTTTTCATAATTCTTTTCCTTTACTATAATATAGTTAATTATCCCGCCACTGTCAATACTAAAAATCTGTTTGCATTTCTTTAAGTTTCTTTTTGATCTTATCTTTTTTGATTTCGCATTTACTTTGCTCAATGAACTTAATTAAAGGTTCACCACCTAAAACGCAGTTCTTACTAATAAATGGCATAACTGCCATACCAGGACTGCTATCATTTACATTATTGTGATACAATTTCCCATCACATTTAAAAAATCTTGCTATTACATACAATGTATTATCATAAAGATAACAAGCACTATAACCAAAAGCTGGTGAATCAGTACAATAATCTTTTATCTCAAACTGAAGCCCAGCTTTTAAACAAGTTTCTCTGTATTCTTTGTAAGTCATTATTCTCCACAGTATCTTTTAATACAATCTTCAATTTCTGTATAGAGTTTAAATCGTTCCTTACATTCGCTCTTACAAGTCAAAAATTCGTCTTCAGTAAAAATAGAAGAAGTAGGAACTGCTTTTAATGAGCGACCGTTAACTTGTATGTCATAATTCTTAACTGGTGCTGGATAACTTTCACGAACTGTAGTTTTATTTTCCAGTTTCATATTGTATTCCTTCTGCATTATGTTCGCAATTCGTTCAAGTGATGTTGCGATTCGTTCAAGTTTTTCCTTACAATAAGTATCGCAAGAAAAACTCATAACAGCAAACAAACTAATTAAAATCATTATCTTCTTCATTCAAGTTCCTCCTTTGCAGTGATTACCCAATCACCGGCACATTCATTCAAATCACCATCTTCATCAGGTATCAACTTGCCATTACATTGAATCTTGACAAACTTAGCATCAAATTCTAACAAATTTTCATCAGTTTCAATTCTGATAACCGTTCCTTGTTCTTCAGCATAATCTTGCATTTTACCAATCAAAGAAACCTTTTCAATGTATTCAGTTTTGGTCTGCGTGATAACAGTAGTATCGTGAATGTATCTGTCAATATATCGCATAACAGAAGTTGTATCGTGTAGAACTACTGGACGCTTCAATGTTCGCATAGTTTCGTTAATGTCGCTGACAATAAGTCCATTGACAAACAGAAACAAGAAGAACATTATAACCAAACCAATAATAAATTCACTTCTTTTAATCATTGTTTATCTTCCCACAGTTTTCTCTAATACAAAATTCAATTATAGAATTTGAAACATTGTTTGCCTTACAATCTGCCACACATTCATCAAAATCATTGGTTATTTCTTTAACCGGTTCTTCGTGTTGAATTGGTTCTGGTTTTGGTGCGAGAACTGACTCATCAGTAATCACAAGTGGTTTTTCTTTAAATACAGATGGTTCTTTTGGAACTGACTTAATTGGTGAATTAACTTGATAGCCAAATGGATCTGCAAAAGCAAACAAAACAAATGCGACAATAATTAAGAATAAACTCAGTCTCATATCCATAATTCCTTCGTTTTAAAGAAAAAAGCCCAAACAACATTTCGCAACATTGTTCGGGCTCAAATGGTTTTTATTACTTGTTGCTAGAAATTCTATCAGCAATGTCCATCAAGTATTTCATACCAACAGCATCAAGTGCGGTAGCACCATTCTTTCCGTCACCGGCACCACCCATCATAATGGTAGGAACAATCGGGTGTTCGGACTTAGCAAGAGCTTCGGCAATACCAACCTTCGTCTTGTAGTCCCATTCCGCCTTTTCCTGTGGTGTCAAACCAGCGATAACCTTTGCTCGGTTAGCAGCAGCCTCAGCTTCACCCTCGGCTCTAATTCTCTTTGCATCTTCAATGGCCTTGAGAGCATTTAGACGAGCGACTTCCTTTTCACGTTCCGCATTAAGAATTGCGACATCACGTTCCTTTTCAGCCTGGGTAACTTCGGTCATCTTTTGGACTTCCTGAGCTGCCTTTGCTTCAGCAATCTTTGCCTTACCTTCTGCTTCTGCGGTAATGGCCTTCTGTTTTGCCGTTTCAGCAGCGGTAGCATTAGACACACGCTGCATTTCACGTTCCTTCACAATGTCCAACTGACGCTGTGCCATACTATCCAGCTTTACACTCTGAATTTCAAGCTGCTTAACTACAATGCCATACTGAGAGAGTGCGGACTTCTTCGTGAGAATACGATGACCATTGGCATCCAGTTTGAGCTTGGTAACTCGGTATTCCTGAACTTCGGCCTTCTTAATGACCTTGCCAGTTGAATCTACTTCATCTTCACCGGCCTTCTCCTTGAGAACTTCGGTAGTTGTCAGGTATTCGCCATCCACCAACTGGTCTTCAGCGAGACGGCGGAACTCAGCAATCTTCGTAACCTTAGCTTCTTCAGCCGTAAACAATGGAGCAGTCTTTCGTACCGCAGAGAGAACAGCATTTCGCACAAGATTATGCTTCACTCCCTTATCATTCTTCTGGTTATTATGGAGTTCAATCAACTTATCGCAATCAGTCGGCAATTCATACAAAAGATAGCCGGAGATGTTTGCGTTAGCATTTCGTGAAAGCGTAACGGAAATGTCATCTTCGTCATCTTCGTCACCTTCCCAACCTTCGCCATTAACCTTTTCGTTGCTGGAGTTGAAATAGAAGGACTTCGCCAAATCATAGTGATAGATGGATGCGAAACCTCGGAAATAAAGACCCTGACCTTCTACGCAGGATAGTGTTCCGAACGGTGACTGCTTAACGAGCAATTCCGTAGACTGCTTGTAGCCAACGAGCTTCTTTGCACAGAACGCACAAATGACAACCGCGATGGCGAGAAGAATAAGTGATACCTTTGCTTTTGTATTCATAGTTTTGTTTTTTCCTTTTTGTTAGGGGTTATTGTTAGATGAAAGCATTCATCAGTTTGTTAGTAATTTTTTGTTTGTCAATCGGCAGTTCCATTAAATGTATGATTTCTTCACGAAGTGCATCGCAGTAAGAATCATAATTCTTTGGCTTTCCGTTTTTCTTAAATGTTAAAATTTGGTTCAAGTAGAAATTGAAATTTGAGTACTTCGGTGAATCCGTTCCTTTCATTCCATTTGCAAACTTGTTCAAAAGATAACAAATTTCGGGATTTCGTTTCTTGTAAACGTGTGCTAAAATTCTGTGGGCAATATAATGTTCCTTCGGAGTCATAGCAACTTTATTTTCATCTGTATCTAAACCCCCCATAGACCTACACAGGATATGGTGGACAGTGAAACGAGGGTCATTGTAACTTCGCCCAAGTTTCTTATAGTAGTTACAGAATTTATTATAAAGTTTCTTATAGTTCATTAGTTTACCCAAAGAATAAGTACACAAATACGAGAACGAAAAATAGACCAGGACTAATTGTGCCATTACAACACATTATGAGAAATATGAACAATAGCAAACATCCGAAGCCACTCTTCTGTTCATTATTCATTACAAATTATCCTCTATAATTTCCTGTGAGACTTCTTCCAGCTTTTCTTCAACTTCAGCCGATTTGGTCTTTTCTTCAGTTACAACATCTTCATCAAATCGGTCAATATGAAGCATTGCTTTCTTCAATTCTTCCACAGGAAAATTCGCAATCATTTCGCCGAGAACCGGCTTTTCTTTATTTTCGTCTGCCATTATTCAAATTCCTTCACAATTTCTTCCATAGCAGTTCGCCATTCGCCTTCAATACTTTCTACAATGTATGTGGAGCGGCACAGAAAACTCATATCCACATTATCGCAACAGGTAAGCGGATTTACCACGGCGAAAAAGTCAAGCGTAACTGTACCAATCAAAGCAAAATGATTATTCGTATTATGGAAACTCAAAACCACTTCGTGGCGACCGTTATTCGTTCCCACATTCACGTGGATAGCCGGGTAACGATTAACGATGTTGTCAATTTTGTCATTAAGTGTGGTTAAATCCATTTTTAAACCTCTTGTTTTCTTTTCTACATAAGTAAATATAGCAAAATACACGATGGTTGTCAATGATTTTTAGCCAAAATCGTGTAAAATAATTTTTACATTTTATTAGTTACAACAGAAAGAACTTCAATGTTAGCCTGGTCAAATACTTTGGATTTTACCCGAGCCATAATTTTCTTATATTCAGTTTCGTTATTTTCGTCTTCTAATGTAAATTCGTAAGTTTGATTGGAACACATAAATTTAACTGTATGAGAATAAGTCACGATGGTTTAATCTCCTTATTTTCGTCACTTTGAATTTTAATCAGTCTGTTCATTTCATCCATCTGCTTTTCAAATAGTTTTAGAAATGAGAACAAGTTCTGTAATTCTTGATAAGCGACATCTAATTCTTTACAAAATTCTTTATCATTTTTGTAATCTGCTCTACATATATTTCTAGTCCAAATAGAACCTTTCTTAAAGAAATAATCTACATAAGAATCAGAACCTTTTGGAGGACACAATGTAACAACGTCATATCGTTTTCCATTTATTACATGGCCGACAGAAAATATAGGTGTATCTTCTTTAACACCCATACTTTCCAAAATACCTTTCCATTTATCTGGGAAAAGTTCTTTTGAATAAAGACAGTTTGTATAAATGTTATCACAGTTAATTTCCTGTTTGAATAACTCTTCAAACTTACCTAAGTATCTAAACAGTCCCATGTGGAATTTCCTTTGTATAGTTTCTTTAATGTTCATTTAATAATCTCAACGATAGTTTCTGCTAGTTCTTTTTCTTTCTTTGCTGCTAATTTATCATTTTCTTTTTGTTTCTTTTCTTTTTCTTCATTTTCAAATTCTGCCAGTTTGTAATTCAACATAGCAATAGCTTCATCTTTATCTTCGTATGTTTTTATAGTTTCCCACTTCCATTCATATCGTGTCATATCTCTATCTGAGATATAAACAAATTCTTTTTTACAATAATGCTGTAAGAGATACTGACCAAGAGCATTCTTTACAACTCTCCAGGGCCTATCTCTAACTTTCTGTTCGTCATTTGCTTGCTTTTGTAGAATGAGGCCCAAGCAAACCATAAAAACAACAATACTTGCAATGATTAAATAAATCATATTTTCTCCTTAATAGACAATGATTATGAAACCTAAAACTAATGAAACTATCATAGCAATAACTGCTAGACAACTATCCACATCAGATGAATTACAACTAAGCATTCCTTCTCGTCTGCGATAACCTTCTTTGGCTTCTTCTAGTGTTTCATATCCATTTATAGAACCAGGAAAATACCACAGTCCATCTTCTTTCCTGTGATACATTTCGTGTGGTCCTTCACCCCAATACTTCGGCATAATTAGTCCAAAATAGATTCAATGAAATCTTTAGAATAGTCAATAAATGATTCGTCCTCGTCTCCGTCAGTTGCCCAACAATAACCGAGAATAATTCCGATTACTGCTAATGCGAAAATAAAAATACCCAATTCAATCTGAAGACTTAGCATTAACCAACCCAATAAAGTAAATGCTCTAATACTCAGGAAACCAATCCCCAATGAAAATAGAGTTAATGTGACTAACGAAACAGTTAGAAATCTTTTTACTTTTACCATTATTTCTCCTTAGATTTTCTAAATGAAGTTTTTGCGTCAAATCCGTATGCTTTCAATCTGGTCAAATCATCCCCAACAGGAACAATAGCTTCGTCTGGTCTGGCATGTGTGTCATACCAATGTTCCAGTTCCCACAATGCAGTAAATGGGTCTTTCATCTGCTGAAATCCGTAATTCTTCAAATTAGGGAATAACTGTGCTTTGTATGTTTCGTGTTGAGTATTCATGTGCCACTTGTTGATTCCTTCGTATTCAGGAATAACAATCACAGGACCGTACTTTTCAAAAATGTCAGTATTCCATTCTTTGATTTTATTTGGGTCATTTAGTTCTTCAATTTTACAAGACTTCATCCACTGATAACAAATTGTATGTTCCTGGTGGTCCTTCAATAGTTCGTCATAGGTTACATACTGGTGTTCAGTGACAGCTCGGAAATCATCAGTCAAATGACCTTTTTGCCAATGAAAAAACCACTGACCACAAAAACCAATCAAAGTAATTGGATAACCTTTAGTGGTTTTTCTTCCATTAAATTCTACAGTCTGCTTTTCAGCTTGCCAATCTGGAATACGATTATAGCACAAAATTGGAAATTCAGTTTTACCAATTTCTACTTCTTTTTCTTTTCTGTTTATTACAACTTCGGAGCCCAAAAATGACCCTAACGCAGAATCATAATAATCTTGATAGTTTGAGTTAATCTTCATTAAGTGTTCTCCATTTAAGTTCTATCTATAATATAACAAAAAATGGGCAAGTTGTAAACCCGTCCATTTTAAACTTTATAAAATTTTGTTTCAAGTTGAACTTACATTATTTTCATAATAATTGTCGCAGTTGACAATAAAATTGTTAAACTGCACAAAACCATCCCAATCACATTAGACTGGTCAAAAGTTCTATCTTTCAACAGTGTATAAAGAACTGCTGAACAAAACAAAATCATTATCGTACAAAGTATTATAATTCCCATATTTTATTTATGCGAAATCCGAAGTTAATTCAAGTTGTTTTTCAAATTCCTTACATTTTAAGTAATACATCTTCATTGACTTTATATAATTTCTTACTTCATCTAAACTGGACAAATTTGTAGTTCCACAAGTTCCAACCATCAATGTAACATTTGTACCTTGTGTTGCAAATGAAAACTGCACATTATCAACAATGAAGTACTTATTGTCGCAGTTGTAAATACAAACAGTTGTATTACCGAAGTTTAAATGATTTTGGTTTCATAAAGTTTGTATAAACACTCCACACCGCATTAGTAATACTTGGGCTAGCAGTAGTATAGTAATTCCCTAAATTGGAAATTGTATTGGAAATTTTAATTGTTCCAGTACCATTTGAAACTGTACCATTTGAAATGGAAATACTGCTTACTGTCGCATTACTATGCTGAGAGTGTTGTTGTTGCGTTTGTGTAGATGTTACTTGCGTATGTACTGTAGCCGTTGCCATCTTCCAATCCCTCCTCTTCACAGAATTTTTCCCATTCTTCATTTGTACAAACAGGTGGTTTTTCTTCCATACCTATATCTACTGTATTGCTTGCTTGTGTGGTTTGTGAACCACGCAAAGTATATGGTTGATAAGACCAAGTACCTAAATCATTACTGGAAACTGTACTTGTATCGTTCCAACCGACTACATACTATATAATCATTACTACCGCTCATTCTACTTCTCCATTTCTATAATCGCCTTCAAAAAATTCAAAGAAGATTTCATCGTTAAATCGTTTGTATTCAACAGCATAACCACTCGGTGCCACTGGATAAATGTTCAAAATTTGTAATTTGTTTGGACTATTTATACTATGCGGACCTTTAGTGCTTTCCGGGTGAAAAATCATTCTGTGGTGTGAAGGACAAAAACTCAAAGTAACTCCCTGATTCAATCTCGGGTGTAATTCTCTCGGGACGATATGGTGAAATTCAATTTGGTTTCTGTCCTTTGTTTTTAATCTACATCCAGGCCAATGACAAATGAAATCCCTATTTTGGATAAATGTTAACTGCATTTTTTAATTTCTTCAGCAATTTTTTCCAATGTTCCGTCAGTCATTGCTTGTTTCAGTTTAAGGTTAATGAACTTATGAACTGACATACCTGCTTTATCTGCTTCGGATTTTAAGATTTCTAATTGTTCAGGAGTTAATTCAACATCAACCTTTTCCATTCCATCTTCAATGAGTTCAACTCCTGTTTCTTCTAACCATCTACGGGCTACTTCATTTTCAATCTGACAACCCCTAGATTTTTGCCAGCCAGGAACAAAGTAAATTACATTCGCTTTTGCCATAAGACTAATGGCATTTCCCAACAAATTAACTGCGCTTGTTGCATTGTAAGTATTGTCAGGTTGTTCCTTATAACTTGGCAAAACAAGTATCTCATTGTCAGGATACTTATCCGAAATGAACTGTGTTGCTTTTTGTCTAACATCCAAAATTTCGTTATTCGTTAAACCGCTCATTGGTTGCGAAATGAACAAATACTTAATTTGTTTCATTAAAAATCTCCTTGGAACTTCAATTTCTTTTCCAGTGCTTTCATTTCTTGATAAGCTAATCTGTATCGTTTAACCATATCCTTTAGTTCATCAATAGTGTTTATAATTTCATATCCACCAGCATGTGTTGAAACTTTTCCATCAGGGTTAATCTCAAAAGAAACTTTCTGTACACGAATTTGCTTATTATACAAATTCTCAATTTGAAGCATAGCATCTCCAATTTTAAGAAATTTTAATGAAGATGTTCTTCTTCTACTATAATCACGGCCCAGAGTATAACCACATACTCTCTTAAACATTTCACTTTGTGATGGTATTGCCATAATTCTACCTACCAGTTATTATTCCTGTATGGTTCGGCATTGTAACCGAGAAAAGAAATCATCCACATCGTCAGTTTCTTCACCACAATCTTCAAGGCCTAAATCTTCGCAAGCTTTTTCAAATTCTTCTTCAGTGAATTTTTCTTTTTCTAATTCATCATCAGCATCTTTTTTTGATAAATTAGCTGAACCAAAAAGGTTAAAACCATTTTCTTCAAGTAAGTTTTTCGCTTCATCTAAATCAAAAGACATTAGAAATCTCCCAATAATTTAAGTTGTTTAGCTGTTTCAATCATTACTTTGTACGATTTTCTATACAAATTAACTGTGTCACTTAGTTCTTGTAGTGTATGAAGTGTTGTTTGTCCAGTAATATGAACATCCAATTCTCCATTAGGAGTGATTTGAAATTTTACTTCGTCAATCTGTAATTCTTCGTTATCGTAATTCCATACTCTAACATCTAAATTACCAAGTTTAAATTTACGGAGAGTGCTTTTCGGCCGATGGTAATCTTCATTAAGAGTGCTGAGCCAGCTATCTATATCAAACATTACTTATCCTCCACTAGGCCTAATTCTTCACAGGTCTTATTAAATTCTTCATCTGTGAATTTTGGTTCGTGTTTTCCTTTTCGTTTCTGTTCTAATTCTTCACAGTATTTGTCTGCTTGTTCAGTAATAGATTTTATTATATCTTCAATGGTCTTATTACGGGCAGAACCAAGTGCAGATGGTCTATAACTCCCACCACTAGGGTTATGATATATTTGATTTATGAAATCATCAAATTCATTATTACTCATTTTCCACCTGTGGTTCAGCACCATTAAAGATTACATCCACTCGGTTTGTTACCTTTGTGAAAACAGGCATATCCAATGTTTGAATAACTGTGCGTTTCACTGGTGTTTCTCTGCTGAGATTTGCTTTGTGTTTGTCAGGGATTTTTGCCCATTCTTCATCTGTCATTGGTCTTTCAATGACTTTGCGCTGAGCATAAGTTCCACGCTTGAAGAATGCTGGATAATCATTCCAGTTTACACCATTATCCATAAGCATATCCTGCTTTTGACTTCCGTTCTTTCCAAGTAGTTGTTTGTCAGAATAGTAAGCTCTAGCTGCCATAGAAATAGAGTTCTTTGTCGCATCGTATTCACGCCAGAGAATTTCGTTAGTTGCTTCAGTTCTGTTTGGAACCTGCCAGCATCGGCAATCAAACTGAGCCAAAGGCTTTTCAGGATAAGTCTTGTGGATAACTTCATTGAACTTGGCAGTTGCCATAGATGCGAGAATTGAAGTCAATTTAGAAATGCGACCACCGAAAAGCGGTTCCACATCGTCTCTGATAATCAAAGAAATTTCATCGGACTGAGTGTAACCAATACAAGCATAAGTCTGTTCAACTAGATACTTCATAGTTTCAATCATAGCATCAGCCATTGCTTTGTCATAAGGGCGCTGCATACCACGTGTAAATGTGTGGAATGCTCTACCGTCAATTCTTACGCAAATAGGAAGTCCTGGCATGAACGCACGTTGTGCTTCAATGCCTTCATACATTTTCATTCTATCACCGAATGTATCACTCATAGTTTATTCTCCTTAAATCAAGTTATAGATTATAATTCCTGCCATCATTACATATAGAAATATAGTAATTATTATGTCTTTTTTGTCTGTTTTCTCATTTATTATTTCTGTCGGATCTGCAACAGGTCTAAATGAAAGTTCCAAGTCTTTTTTGTCTTCAGTTTTTAACAACATAATGAACCTCACATATATCTTTTAGTATACTTCTCCATAAAGTTACTATCAACTCGCTCCTGGTCTAAATAAATTTCAAGTAATTTGGAATCCATTTTTCTGCGTTTTTCAAAGTATTCTTTTCTGTCAGGGTGTTCCTTTAAATAGTCATTCCATTTATCGTCATCCAAGAAATACCACGAATCAATTTTTGTCCAGTCTTTACTTATTAAATAATTCAAATACTTATCTCGCCACCAGGTTATTTTATTTTCCAAATTTTTTAATTTATTAGGTATAAAACATAAAAGCAAATCTAACCCAAAAAATATAAAAATCTTTTTTTCTTGTAATGCGAACTTCAATAAGATTTTTACAATCAAACGAATTGCATACAAGTGAACCTTTAATGTAGGTGCACATCCTGTAGCAAATACAGAATTTTTTATATGTTGTATGTAAACCAATTCTTCCATTATTTCTTATAATACTTTGTTAAAATTTCATTCGGTATAGTTTCGGATAGTTTAATTATCCAATCATTTGTACACCATAATTGGCCTTCTGCACTAAACATATCACCAGAGCAACCAATCGTAAAATGAGTTACATCTGTGAACGCTCTCACTCGGTCACGCATATTCTTGAAGTCAAGGAACCCAGCATAGAATCTAGTTCCCTTGAATTCTTCAGGCGTGTCCATATCATCAACTTTGTGCTTGATAGTGAACCATTCATTTCCCATTGTATCAGTCATTACTTTCTTAACTTTTACAGTTGGTTCAGGTGCAGTATATCTACCAATCGCATATCCAGCACCACCAATCAACAATACAAGAACTGTGATTAGTAAAATGTTCAATGTAAGACTGTCTTTCTTAAGTGGAATCTTCTTTTTCGGCTGACCAATGATTTCAGCATCAATTACTTTATGTTCTTTTGCGGCCATTTTCTTACCCCAAGTTGTTAATGCCATAGTTTCTCTTATTTAAATGTAATAAAAGTTTAAATGTATAGCAATAGTTTTGCTATACATTTTGTTTGAAATTGAACTTATCTATCTATTACTCATGTTCAGTTACCTTATTTGTTGTGTTCGCCATATCGTGAACTATCTTGCCGACATCCTTAATCAAGCCAACAGATGTTTCGTTAAGTGCCTTACCGATTTCAGTTTCCTGTGTAATGTATTCTGCTGAAGAAACGGCAGCCGCCATATAACATACTTGCTTGTCTGGAAGAACAACTCCTGTAAATGCCATAGCAACACCAATGATACAGAACCACTTTCCCATCTTTGAGAACATGGCTCGCATTTTCTTTTCTTCTTCGTCCTTATAACATTCATAACAGAACGAACCGATATAAAAACCAATCGCAGCCAAAATAAAGATGGATGAGAATACCGCACAGATTACTGTAGCAGCTTGTGATACACCACCGAGATATACGAATAATAGTGTCTTAAACATAGTTTGTTTCCTTTATGTGAAATTGGTGAACATACCTGTAAATCCCATAATAGCAAGTCCACCATTTGCTACTGCGAGAACTGTATTTATCCAAAACAGTTGCTTGTTATCTTTACGAATTAGAATAGCACCACAAGCACAACCAATGGCTGCTACTAATGCCATCAAACTAAGCACCTGCACTCTGACCTACCAATCGTACAATGTTACAGATACAAAGCAACAGGTTACCAACACCCATAGCGATGTTACAGAGTCCAATACCTGGAGAATCATCCATTATCATTTTGATACCAACAGAGGTACAGAAGATAAATGCGATGGCAGTTACAGCAACCCCGACAATAGTTAAAGCAATCATAGTTTACTCCTTTTTGAAATTTGAATAATTGTTACCCAAACAAATTGCATTAGCAAGTCCTAAAATTACGCAAATTGTTCCAGCAAGTACTCTTCCAGTTATAATAGTGTGAATACCAATAGAGGTACATAACACCATAGCAATCACAGATAGACTCATAGAGATAATCTGTGTCTGTTTAATTTGTTTACGCAGTTTGTCCAATTTTGAATCTCCTTTTAATGAATGAAGTTATGTTTACAATTAAGCAAGTTCCATTGACAGCACCCAAGAGAATGTTGAACACTGCAGAAAATGCTTCCATATTTACCAGTTTGAAAATTCCATAACTCAAACACCAAACCGTGCCGAAGATAGAAATGAAAATTGCAAATATATGCATATAAATGACTTTGTCAGTCTTTTCTTCTTTGAATTCTGTTCCAGTTGTATCTTCCATAGTTTACTTCTTCTCCATAATTTTATCGTGAAGTTTCATTGTGAAATTTAACAGAAAAGTGTTAATGATAAATCCAATCAAAATAATAAATACTGCTCCAAATGTATGTGCCAGTGAATCATTCATTTTTCCATACATAAACAATTTAATTGGAATCATAAACTGAACACTAACAAACCAAATTACTACAACTGCCCACCAAATCATAAGTCCGATTTTAGGCAAATAACTAACCAACCAATCTGGTTTAGCAACACCAAGTTCTAGCTTTGTGTCTTCAAATGCTTCTTTGAGAGTTTCTTTAATAAGTCCCATTACTTACCCTCCATAACTGCGTGGTAAGTTTTCCAAAATGCGTTTCGTGCGGCCGATACGGCCTTAGCCATTTTGTAATTCGTGAACATCGTTTCACGCAAATCCTTTGCGTAAACTTCAAATTCAGTTTCATTGAGATTTTCATACGGAACGCGGGCCAGCCAATCGTATTCACCACGATTATCACGGCGAACATACAGGTCCATTTCAATGTCATTCAGTTCCAACCAAAGAACTTCAATATACTTGTCATAGATTTTGGCAAGCGGATAAAAACCACTATCACCATTCTTAAACATAATGAAGTTTTCACGAACCTCAATGTTCTGTGTGGTGGTGACCTTTGCCATTTTCAGGAGTTTTTCAAGATTTTCGTTCATAGTTGTACCTCTTTTGTATAGTCATAATATAGAAAAAATCATTGAGCTTGTCAATGATTTTATTATAGTTTTATGTAAAACTTTATTTACAAATCGTAGAAAATTTCAGTTTTTCCAATGACAACTTTATCCAAGTCAAGAATTTTGGATTTGTCAGTTGGTTTGGCTAATGGAGCAATTACGCAAAATGCCCCAATTCCGTAAACAATCGTAACTTCTGTAAATTTATTTTTACATTTCAGTTGTATATGGTAGTTTTCCCAACTGTCTTTATCGTCATTGTAAATAAATTCACGAAATTCCTTATTCCACAAATTCTCATAAAAGAATTCCATACAGGACCAGATTAATTTTTTGTCCTTTCCCTTATAGTTGTATAACATACTTTCTTCTTCAAAAGTTTTCTGTTTTACAACCAATTCCTTCAATTTGGCAAGCATTTTTGTTTTGTCTTTCTTAAATGAAAGCAGCTTGTCAAATTTAACCTTATAATTTGTTGGTACTATTGTAAGCATTTTTTCCATTCATCCATCATATCTATTTGAGCAGCTTTTGCTTCGTCTAACATTTCAATGACTTCATCTTTTGTCAAAATTTTTTCAATGTCATTTTCATAAAATGAATACTGGTCATCGTGTTCAAATGAAACATAGACTTCACCATAATCTTCAGCACCGATGTGATTGACTAAATTGTATTCGTCATTGTATTTAATTTGTATAATTTTTGCTTTACAGCGGAAAAACCCATGACCTTGAAAATCAGTATCTTCTACATAAACAATTTTAATGTCATTTTGGTTTTTAACTCCGCCAATCATTTGCATAGTTTTTCCATAACAAAGGATATACTTACCCTTGTATTTAATTTCTACTTCGGCTTTGTTACTGAGTTCTTTCTGTTTACGAACTTCTTCCAAACGAGAACCAGCATAATCACGCAGTTCTTTTAAATCGTGTTCGCTCAATGAAGCATCAATGTTTTTCTTGATTTTCTCCAGATCCATCTGATTCTTCCTTTATCTTAATTTGTAAAGTTTTTTCACCACATTTATTAACTGAAGCAGTATTTCGTTGGTATGTATTTGAAATAAGCGGAATACCAACATCAGTTGGTTTTTCGTGTCTGTTCCAAGGAACAGTATAATCTTTTCCATTTATCGTAAACCCACTTATGTCATCGGAATTAGTCAATCTGTCAATACAGTATTTTCCCATTTCTTCTATGGTTTTATCTGGGTCAGCCAATCTAATAGTTTGTGAAAAATGTCTTGGGTCAGATACATCAAGTACCAAATTGAAATCGTCTACTTGATTTGTTTTAAGAAAGTTCTTATGGTCTTTATCCCAAATCCATCTTTCTTCTTTCACATCAAAGTGAAAGTACTTAATAGCCCACATATCAACTGTGATACACTCACAATTTTCAAAAATAAAATCTATACTACCTCTATGTAGGTCTACAGTTTCCATTTATTCCTCGTTTGTAACCCATTCTATTGTGCTTGAAATTACTTCTTCCAACATCATTAACAAGAAAAATATAGCAATTATCGGCAATAAAACAACCGTTGCTAACAAAATAAATGGAATTAAAAGTACTCTTTTAATCTTCATTCTTTACCTGCTTTTCTTTTTTCTGTTGTTCTTCAATGAACTTCATTCTTTCAGCATATTCTTTTGCTTGTTTTTGCCACAACCAATCAGATTTTTCTTCGTTTTCAGCTACCCATTCTTCATCAGTTGGGTCATAAGCGCCACAACCATAACAATGTCCTGTAAAACTATGAATACAATCTTTACAACAATCTGGTCTTTTAGACATCTTCCCTCCACCAGTTTAAAGCAAATCTTGCTTGTGTTTCTAACATATCCAATCCATTAACCGACCAACTACAGTGTTTATTCTTTTCTGCTTTTTTCACCAATCTATCATCAGCATAATTCAAATCAAAATAAATGAACTTAGACTTATTATTAAAGTTTATGTCAATGTTTGCTTTGAACGGGATAGTATTGACAATCAAAGAATAACGCTTAGCATTAAATTCAGTCAATGGGTATTCTTTATCCTTTGGATGTCTAGCAAATATATCTACTACTTCAGCACTCTCAGCTAATTCTTTGTAAATTACTGGAACTACTCCACCATTACCAAGTATAGCACATTTGTTTGGAAAGGTTAATTCCCAATCATCGTGACTGTCTAACAGATGAGAAAGTTCTAAACAGAAAGCACTTCCGTCAAAGGATTTACCCCATAAAGAACCATCAGATAATTTCTTTACACAGTTAACAGAATCTCCTTCAACAAAATCCAAGTATTTAATTACTTCTTGTTTGTAAGGAGTTGTAACATTGAAACCACCTATCTCCGAGTCCGCTTTGATTTTCTCAATCGTTCCTTTCAAATCGTCTGTATCAAATACTTCATACTCTACACCCTGGCTTTCAAACCATTCCTTAGATTTTGAGTATTCAATGTTATGTCCGATTAAAGCGTATTTCATAGATTTCGGTATTCTTTTTCCCAACCAATAACTTTGGTCTTTGAGTTATCGTCAAAAGACAATCCCAAATCATCCATAAGATTCTTTACCAATCTAACTGTGTCTAGTCTTGTCTTAAGGTCTTTCTTTATTGCTTCTCTAGACTGGTCTTTTACCTTCATTTCAGCAAGTTTCTGTTCCAAAAATTTTACTTTGTCTTCTGCTAATTGCTTAACAGCTACAATCTGAGAACAATTTGCTTTAATGTCATCTGTAACTTGACCTTCATCAAGAATGTAGAAACATACTTCCGAGCCCTGACCAACTGCCAAATTCAAATTAAAGTAATTCTTTCCATCTGTGAAAGTATGGAACATACAATAATCATTGACTGATGTCCACTTCAAACAAGGAAGTGTGTCATCTTTGTAATGTTGACTGAACAAAGTATCGTGTCTAGTCCAGTCAAAGAGTTCTGGTTTCTCCCATTCATCAATCGTGTTATGTGGACCTTTCATTTTAGCCAGTTCACATAACTTGTCAATGGTGGCGCCGAATGTCTTCAGTGCCACAATTTCTTCTTCTAGTTGTTCAATAAAGTAGTTCATAGTTCTAATATAGATTTATTCGTCTTCTTCGTCAATAGTAGTTTTCTTAATTCTGTCAAGCACATCCTGACAACTTGCATTAGCCGAAACATAATCTGGGTCATTGTCAATTTTTTCTTGTTCTGTCAATTCTTGACGCCAGGCAAATGGTAAATCCAAAGCAACAGAAGGACCATAAGCATCTAAATTACACTTATCAGTATTCAATTTAAATTGCTTATAACAGTATTCTTCGTATGCTTCAATTTCTTTATCCGAATGTAACTGTGGCTTAACATACTCAAAGAACTTCTTGAAATTTCCAGGAACAACTGAAATGCTATAAACCTTTCCATCCATACAGTTAATTGAGAAGTTCATTCCATTCAAACCATTGTCATCTAGCAAATCAAAATACTTTCTTGCTTCGGCAAAACATTCTTTAAATTCTTTGTCGGTCTTTCGCATAATTTCAATCTTTTTGTCAAGAGCAGACCAATCATTTTTAATGTCAGACTTGAAAATAGTAAGACTTTCAATAACAGAACTGAATGAACCCATACCATTTATAGTTTCATATTCATTAACGCAACCGCCACATAAATCACGCAGACGGAAACCGAATGTATTGTCCTTTTCCCAATGCTTTTCCTTACGATAGAACTTATTTTCAAATTCTACACCGGAATTTAGAAAATCCGAAGGATAATAATGGAGTTCATATTTTTCAAGAATATCAGGAGCATTCTCAGTTAGATATGCTTTAACTCTATCAAGCATATCAGGTGGATTTATTGTTTCTTTTGCTTTCTTTAACCAGCCAAACATTTGTATTTCTCCTTTAAATAAGTTATAATTTCTTCTGGTGTGTTAAATTCTTTATCTATATCTTCATTGTCTGTAAAATAAAATTCCGATGGATAAACTTCTATTATATCCCAGTGACCGTTCTTTCTGTGTTCGTGCCATTCCCACTGTAGTGAACCATCAGCACCAGGAAACAGTTCAAAATACTTTGGTATATAAGGTTGAATTGTTTCAGCTCTTTTAAAAACAATCTCTGGCATTGGTTCGGCATCATATCCATCCCAACCTTTTTCAGCACAAGCAATCCTTAAACTTTCTATTGTATTAGGTGTGTGAACAGCCATATTGTTTTATTAAATCGTCAATAATTTTTCCGTTTGGTTTTGATTCGTCTACTGTAATAATAACTGTAGTACACAATACACTCGCCCACATAGGTATATAACATTTTGCCATTTCTACTTGTATTTGTTCAGGACAACAATTAAAATCATTCAGTATAACAATGTTGTTTGTTCTACCGCGTAAAATTGAATGTCCTCTATAAGACCCGTAAACGAAATGACTTCCATTTTCTGTTGTAAAATAACGGACCCATCTGTCTTTGAACTTAATTCCTTTTTCTTTTACTTTCTTTTTTACATCTTTGAAAAACGCCTTTGAGGGCGTTAGTGTTGTTGTAAGATAAGCTATATTTGTTTCCATATCTCGCATCTGCTTGACACAAAAATCTCTAAGGTCAAACATATACATATAATCGTTATATTTGTGCTTTGTAATAACCCAACGTATCATTTCATATTCTTTATTTTAACTTTTCCACATTTCTTACAGCGCAAGTAGTATCTGTCATAATTTGAATCACCAAAGAAATCATTGTGGTCGCAGACATGAACTACCTCGTCTGTTTCCCATTCATGCTTACAACAGTGGTCTATAATTTTACCAACGATAAAACCAATCAAAGCAAATGCTGCTACAGTTATAATTACGATTTCCATTAGATACCCATAGCCTTTTTGACTTCAAGCAAATCATCCAAAGTTGCTACTTTGTAAAAATTGCCGTCAATGTAAACACCATACTTCTTAAATTTATCTTCATTAAGAAATTTTGCGAAACTCATACCAAAAGCACCACAATTAGAAGATAAAAAATTTGACAAATCACTTCTTCTTTGTGACTGTTGAAGTGGTGCATTTAATGTTAAAGTAATTCTGCGTTTGTTCCGACACGGTGCCGTACCCTCAACTGTAATGTTCGGGTTGTTAATACCATCATTGAAATAACTAGCAGATTCTACTTCCAATAGAACGCCAGTTTTCTTTCCAGTATAAGTTGCCTTTTGAATTGTTGTTTTCATTTGTTTTTTCTCCCGAAGTTTTTTCTCCAAATAAAACGAAGTCCGCTTTCGTCTGCTTCTTTGAAACCAAGTTTTTCGTAGAATACCTTTGTTTCCGGTAGACTACATAGTGTTATTAAATTAGCATTTTCTTTGAACTTTGTCAATGCCCTTCTTCCATAATCTTGTAACTGATAACTTTTATAAACTTCCAATGAGTAAATATGGAATTGTTGCGGCTTTCTTTCTTCATAAATCGCAATCCAGATGGGATGGTCAATCTCCTGGTCAATCAGTTTACGGACGATAATAGAACCAGTATCAAACTTGTTCTTACTACACATTTTGTATGTCAAAGGAAACTTTTCTTTGTCAATCGTTTCAAGCATATCATTAGTATAGATTTTATCGTCTAACCATCTCATTGAAAGTCCTCCTCTTGCATTTTGCTGAGTTTCATATTTACAATATGATTTTTAACTGTCTTATTTACTTCTCCCAAAAAGAATTTAAATTTTTCTACAGTTCTAGGTTGGCAAGTTGTTCTAGTTTGAAAATGTACAGGACCATCATACAAACAATCTAATTTAACACAAACATTTGTTTCGTGGTCTTCAGGTACATGACCGGCAATAGCTGCGTCATAATGAGGAATGAAAGCAACATACCAAACACCATTAGTTCTCCAAGGTTCGGAAAGTTCTCTTATTTCAAATCCATACTCAGTACAGATTTGAATAAATTGTTCTTTTGAAATGTCCTGTTTTGCCATTAGAAAATTCCCAGTTTAAATTTATCGTCAATTTTTGAGAGAAGCGTAAACCACGCAACGGCCCACGGGATAGTAATAATAAACGAAGGAATTCCAACAGTCAACTTATCAAATCCTAAACAATCGTTCAGATAAATTCCTACGAACATTGGTAGTAACGCAATACAAACTGAGAAAATCAATCCTATAAAATACAGTGCTAAAACAGAAACGCCGACAACAATCATTCCCGTATTCTTTACTACTTCCCATAAGTATTCTTTCATAGACTTCTCCCGCATTTTGGACAAGTTGTTAATGTATCAGAACAACAAATTCCATCTGGTCCTTCCAAACAGAGCTTATTATTTAAGATATAAACACGATAACCGAACTGACTTATCAGTGAAGCTCCTTTTTCACATACAGGACATGACTTCTTAAGTTTTATTCCACTCGGTAAGATTTCGTGTTCTTCATCGTGAAGTGGGTAATCGTAATTGTCAATCATTTTTGTTCTCCTGAAATGGAACATTCACGAATGGCCTTAATAAATTCTGTTATGTTATTTGAAATGACACATTCTTCACGAAGCTTACAATCGCTCTTAGACCAGTTATCTGCGTACTTGTTCACATAGATAGTTGCGTGCTTGCTAGAATCGTGTTGAGTTACCAACAGATATGGCATATTACTACCTGCGTGATAGAAAATTAGAGTATAACATATTTCGCCAGGAAATGACTCACTCTTTGAAATCGTATAAGTACAATCGTATTTCTCAATGTACTTTCTAAATGACTTCAGGATTTTTGGCATATAGTCAATAGTAGATGTTGTAAGCATTTTTATTCTCCTTTAGAAATCTGAGTTAATTTGTTCTAGTTTAATTTGTTCTAACATTTCTTTGAATTTTACATTTAATTCCATACAAGCTCGTTCCAAATCTTCCACAGTTCTTACATCTTTTGTGTTAGCAACTTTAATTTTGACTGGAAGATTTTTCTTTTTCAATGAAATACAAATTGTGGCAACATCTTCATCTTCAGGGTCATAAGCCGCAACTGCTACATTGAATTTGTCGCTTGGCATATAAGCAACATACCAATCACCGCCATCATTCCACGGGGCAATTTCTTTTTCAACACGAAACCCGTATTTAGTGCAAATTTCTGTAAAAATCGTTTTATTCATTTGGGAACAAATTAAGCTTGTTGTTTACACCTTCGGAAATGTAAGCACTGAGAAAACCCCAAATGAAGAATGGGATAAGGCCGAAGTTAGTTTCCCACATCTTCTCAAGTAAAATCATTAAGAAACACCCAATAAGGCAAATGGGGAGGGTCAAAAAGAAATACTTCTTAATAGCATTTTGCATTTTTATTCCTCGCATTCGTTAATAGTTAATATGTAATTTGAACGATAACTGTCGCAATCATGACCGCTACCAAGTTTTGCTTTCACACAAGCCCCATTCAACCAATCAGTTGCGTATGTTCCGTATTTACAGTTCGGACCTGGAACACACGATATATCTTCAAATGTCAAGTCAACTGATTCGCACTTTGGCGATGATGTAGTTTCACCACCACTACACCCAATGAGAGCAACTGCCGTTGCCAAAATTATTTTATTCACTTTGTCTCCTTCAACTTTTTCAAAATCTGTTCTTTGATTTCAAAATAATCTTTTGCTGCTTTCAAAGAATCTGTCCTGTAGTCAATGTATTTTTCAGCACAATCCAATGAAACAGTTGTAAAATCGTTATCCACTACATCCTTCACACATTCCGGGCGAGAATTAAGAATTTTGTAGTAACTGTTTTCAATTATTGTAGGTCGGTCAGGTGAAAGAATAACAATCATAAACCCAGTTACGGCAAGACCAATCCCAACATAACCATAAACACAGACATTTCTTTCATCATCATCCCAAGCTACCGATATAATAGCACAAATTAAACTAATAATCGCACCTAAGAAAATTGGAACTATTAGAGCCAGATATAAAGTATATGTCATTTTCTGTCCTTAGTAAACTTGTACCTGTTTATCCCGTCCGTCAGTTGCGACTACAATTTCACACAATGGTCCTTCGTCTGCGTTTACTACAGGCCAATTTTGCGGGAGTTTCTGTAAAATCGCAATCAAATCTGCGACAGTTGCGTTTTGTGGAATACCTGTTCTAATTTGTTGAGCTTTAAGCCAATCCATTTTGTTATCTCCTTTTGAATTTTTCCAATCTCTTAAACATTTCTGTCAGGGCCCGTTCTACAAATTTGGGCTTTTCAAAAATCAAATCATCTCTCAGATTTATATTTGAACCCCAGCATAAATCAAAACCATCTACATCATTTCCCAATTTCCAAACTTTCATTCTGGGATTTCCCATTTTATTTGTCTGCTTGTAATAAGTACAAACCCAACCGTTATATGGAGTATTAAATTTGTTTTTGTCAATATAAAACTCCACATTTCCGTTATGGCATTTGTTTATAAGCAAGCCAAACTTCTTTGCGATTGGAAGAAATGTATTTAAATCCATAATGTTACCTCTTTTGTATGATTATAATATAGAAAAAATCTCATTGTTTGTCAATGAGATTTTAGAGAAGTTTTGTAAAATTAAATTTACAAATTAGAAATCTTTATTAGCTTCGTCTAACTTTTTGTCAATTTCGTCCTGCTTTTTGTAAAATTCTAGTTTACATTCTTTTTCCGGCATCCAATATGGAGTTACGAAATCATAAGCGGCTGCCATTGTGTCAAATGTTTCAGGAGCAACTGCCTGATAACCAATGTCATACCAGTAATAATGCCACCAAATAAACCACCATTGAGGTGCGTAAATTTTAGTTGTCAACTGATGACCGTGAATCCAATTAGTCTTTTTAATTCTGTGAGTCCATCGCCAAAGAATAACTGTTATGTTGTCTATAATCTTAATCATCCTTTATTTTTGAATTTATTTTGTATTCTTCTACCATTTGTTTAAATTCAGGAGAATCTAGCAACATACCGAACTGTCTAGCCAAATTGGTAAGGTTAGTAATCATTAAATCGGTTGCCACAATTTCTTCAGGACTATCTGTATTATCTTTCAACAGTTGAAGTCTTTTAATTGTCGCAGTTAGTTCTTCCATACAAATCATATATTGTCCTTTATTTTCTTGTAAACAAATTCATTCATATTGTCAGTTCCATAAAAACAAGTGAACTTACAATCCAATAATTCACTCAATGCTTTTCCGACAGCTACACTTCTGCTTTTACCTGCCATACAGTGAATCATTAGTGTGTCCTTTTCCATATTGTCTAAGGCAAACTGAACAATCTCTTTAGCTGTGTAATCGTCAATCCCGTAAGCCATACCCCATCTGGTTTCAATTTCGGGTTGAATTACATCGTCAAAATCCACATTTAGAACATTCGGGTGGTTTCGTTTAAACCAATGAAAGTCTTCTCTGTGTTTGAAATCTCTCAAATAATTTTCTTTTATGTTCTTCTTACAACAAATAGAAATGAATGCTGTGTCAGACGGAATGTTCAAATCATTCCAGCCGTTCTGCTGCATAAAATAATCAAACTTATATTTCGGGAGAATCTGTATCTTTTTCATAGTCCCTCACTTTATACAATAGTCAGTATTGTATTCACCATCACTAGAAATAATCGTATAAGTGCCAGTACTTGAACACTCTGGGGCAGTTGTAGTATTATCATTACAACCAATCAACATAAGTAAAAACACGCTTATGAGCAAAGTCCTGACAAGTACTGACATCCTATTTCTCCATAGATTTGTAAATTTCGTTTAACATTTTAATGTCATCTTTATCACGCAAAGTATTATTACCCTTATACACAGTTGTAATAATCTTCGTGCCTGGCTTAATCGTAATGACAAGCGGCAAATGACCCAAAATATGTTTAATCTGTTGGTTCGTTAGTCCCTGAAAGCATTCATCTGGAATATGGCTAATGTCTAACAGGATTTGATTTCCAATGAGTTTACCATACTTAAAAGCCAGATTCAAATCTCTGTAAATTATTCGTCTTTCTTTCATTCGTGTTCTACAATGTTCAGTCAACACATAATGATGATAATTGCGGTCAAACAGTTCTTTTTCTTTTAACCAATCGGACTGTAAAAATTTCGCATTGAATGGATTTAAATAATTAAGTAGGCCTTTAAAAATGTCAATGAGTTTTCGCATCTTTCCACCTCAAAAAATCTTTTTCAAATTCAGTTGTGAGTTTCTTAATTTCTATGTAATCTTCCTTCAAATTGTCGCTGCCGTTGTTCATACTAATTAACAACTTCAAGTAATCGTAACACATATTCAACTTGGTTTTATGGTATCTTTTCAGAGTATCTTCTTCGGATTCTTCAAGCTTACGCTTGATTTCAAAGTTCTTCATTTTCGCCATAAACTCAATGGTCTGCTTTTTCATATAAGTCCTTACTATTCATAAAGTTCAAAAATACCAGGTTCGCCAAGACATCGTAATCAAATCCAAGGTCAATGAGCTGATTTAGATTTACTTTGTAATAACAAATTTCTTCATATCCTTCTTTCCAGACAGAAACTTCATTTGCGTTCACATCGTAAGCTAAATAAGCACCATTCTCCTTATACTTTTTTGCCGATTGTTTTATTGTTTCCCATAAATCTGCTATCATTTGCTTTCCCAAATTCTAACTGATAAACACCAGGGTATTTATCGTTTTGACCTAATCTCTTTAAAATATAATTAAATTTTTTGGCTCTGGCAACCAAAACATTCATCATATCTATACATAGGTTTTCATTGTTCACCAGACTAACATTATTATACAGTTCGTTAATTTGGTTCATAGCAACTGGGATAATTGTATCTTCAAATTCTTTTTCTTCAGCAAGAGCTTGCATATCTCTCGTTTTACCAAGAACATCTGCGCTCATACTAACAAAATCATTTTCATTTGAAACAAATTTAACTTCTAGAACTATCATTATCTTCTACCGGTAATACTGTATATCCATATTTTCCGCACATATCTTCAGCAAATCTAGCCGCAATAACTGCGTCATCCCAAGTGCGAGTGTCTTTTGAAATTTCGTTATCAAAACCACCGCCCACTCTCGGATATGCTGGACCTGTTGGAAAATCAAATTTAATCGTGTATTTCATCGTTCACTTGCCCATACAGAAAGTTTAACAAATCCAAATAAAATGACGGAGTAAATTAGAAAACTCCACCATTCCAAAGGAAGGCTAAACAAAAAGGTGAATAAAGCTAAGCTCAATACACAGGTTAAATACTCACTGATAATTTTTGCTACTTTATCCACATTCATATTATGCCACCATCAATCTTTCAATGTAATCATCCAGTTCTGCTTTGGTCATCCCGGTGTCCTTTGAGAGGTCCGAAAGATGTTTACGCAGATAGTCCTTAATCTGTTCTGCGACCTTTTCGTCCTTACCGAGCATCAATTCCAAATCATCTTGAGTCATATTTATCTCCTTATTAGTTTAAATGTGATTTTCAATACAATAGTTAATTGTGCTAATCAAAAGTGGCACAAGAATAACCAATGAAATTATACAAGCTAAAGCACCTAAATAATATGCAGTCGCAAATGGAACACAAACTGCTAGTGCTACAGCTATTGTTGGTACAAAGTATTTGAGTGAACCTTTAAAAATGTCAGTTACTATCTTTTTAAGTTCTTCCATATTACCACCATAAATCGTAAAAGTGTTTTGAGAATAGTTTTAGTGCCTTATTGACCTTTGCAAACTTTTCATTTCGTGCGTTAAGGTCCGGTTCAAATTCCCATTCGTCTTTAGTGCAGTGCAGTTCAAATCCTTCAATCATTTCATCAAGGATTTTGTTCCACTTCTTTTCTGTTAGACGGGATGGATAACCATTATCACATTCCTTAAAAGCCTTCAAACGAGGGACAAGAAATTTGGCAATCGTTATATCCAAACTCCAAGTTTCGGAATCATCAAAACCCCTTGTCATTCTCTGTTCTTTAAATTTCTTCGCACGTTCGTCATTTTCTTCAGGCTTAACGAGCGAGAAATTTACATTTTCTCTGCCTAGTAAATCTTCCATATAAGTTCCTTTCTTTTCTATTTAATATAGCAAATTTTTAGAGAAAAACAATAGATTTTTTGTAAATTTTTATTTACTCATCATCATCCGAACTTTTAAAAATGTCGGGAAAAGGAATTAAGTCAATCGCAGCAATAACCAAGCAAATTGGAATCATTATCAAGGTCATTAGAACTGTGAAAAACAACATAAACAAATTACACAAGAAATTAAGCATTTTTTACCTTCAATTTGGATTTAACAGTTTCTTCAAAATGTCTATCCGAACTCTTACAAGGACATGGGCAACTGCCACAACCAGTAGAATTGTAATAAACATAACATTTCATATTCGCTCTTACATAACTCGGCATATTACTCATATAATCGTCAAAGATTTTGTCTTTGGTTTTTTCGTCAAAGAAATCTGGATGTTCCATCAGTTTAGTTACATTGTCATAGAGTTCTTCTACCGAGCCAACATTATCTATATTACAGAATTTATCACCAACTATATCAGGTTGATTTTGTGGATAACTGTAATCAGTTTGAAGTCTACTGCGATTAGAAATTTCTTCATCAGACAATCCACGCTGGTGTACTCTATCCATTCTGTCCTTATAATTGGCGCTTACATTTATCACATATTTAATTTCAGTGAAAAAGCAGTGATAAATTCTTTCAAATCTCTTCAGATTAAAAGAAGGAATTTCCATAATCAGTGGCACACCTTCTTTTTCAACATCAAAATACCTGTTTGGTGATAAGAAAATGTCTCTGATTTTTATATCCAAATCGTGTTCAAACTGTTCTCGTTCAGTATCAAATAGCGGATCAAAATAAACACCTTTGATATAATCTATATTGTAGGAAGCATCTTCGTTAATCGCATTTTTACCAAATGCGGAAATCAGTGCGACTTTCATATCGGCGTCAGTTAACATAATGTCCTTAGAAATTTCATCCATATTAAGAACTTCAAAGTGTCTTAACTTGAAGAAATTAGCCACAGTAGATTTTCCACTGCCCATTAAGCCGGTTATGATATAAATTGGTCTGTTAAAACTATCCATTGTATGCCATTGGGAAACTTGGGTCTTCAGTTACAGTTACATCTTCGGGTTTAACAAATAATTTGTATGCCATATAAAGAAATGGAATGAAATCTGCTTTTGCTTCCTTTTCTGTTTTCGCATATCTCTTAAAGTACCACAATTCACCATCAATAGGAACTGTGATTACATATCTGTTTAGTTCTTTGTTATCCTTATCGTAATAGTGTTTCATTATGGAAGCTCCTGAATAAGAACTTCAAGCTTGCTTTCTGTGAAAACAAAGTTTGCCTTAATTCTACTGTCAAAGAAATCGGAATCTTCAAATTCAATCTTTCCATTCTTAATGTTATCTTGAACTGAGCCCTTAAGATGTTGGGTTTTCATAATGTCTTTTACTTGCTTTTCTGCTTCAACCATAGCTTTGTCATAGGTTGGCTTAATAGCTTCAATCGTAGTTACACCAGTCCATCCATCGTTACGGGTAAAAATAACTGCGTACGTCATAGTCTTTCTCCTTTACTTGTATTGGAAAGTATAAGTTCCCTTATCGTAAGAGGCAGCATGTCGGGTTTCAGGACCTCTTTCTTTAAATCCAAATTCGGCAAGCTTTTCTTTCGTTACATTTGCGAACAACATAATGTCGCTTTTCTTCGGTGTTTCAATCGTGATTAGTTCATTCTTAATGTCATAAGTAATCTTACTGCCATCATTGAATACACACTCATTAAGGTTCCAAGATTTTATTCCGTCCAAAACACCCTCAAGCATTCTAAAACGCCAGAGCATAAATTGGTCTAAACTCATTCAAAATCTCCTTCCATTTTCTTAATTTTCTTTTTCATTTGTTTCCATTTAAGGAACTTAATGTTTTCTTGAACCGATGTGATTAACTCACTAATGCGAGCTTTAATTTCTTCATCATTATAAACAGCTTCAGCACCATCCATACGGATCGGTCCTTCATATACGAATGCTTCGTTAATTACACAACTTTTGGCTACAACAACACACTGTTTATCTTCATCCCATCCAGCAATAAAATCCATAGAGTTTACAAATTTATCACCGTATCTATATCCCTTAGTGTATTTAGATTCAGCCCACGCAGGATTTTTGGTGTCAATCAAACCAACAGAATAACAATAATCTTTCAGTTCATCTTTTGTCATAATTACACATACAAGTTAAAATAATTTTTCTTAATTGCTTCGTCAACTTGCTTTTGAATGACAGGAGCATTTCCACTCAAACAATCACATACACCAATGGACCCGCCAAGTGGACTCCAAAAGATTAAATCGTGCTTGTCAAAATCCAAAAAATCTTTCCATCGTTCTTCTTGTGTTTTTGAAAAACCAAGTTCATCTCTGGGACTGACAAATTCCACATTATCCACCAAGCACAGTTCAAACAAATGTGGGTTCTTTGGATTTGCGTCAGTTACACCTTCAATCAAAGCCGTTTTCATAATTTCTTTTGTGTAGTAAACACACAAGGTCGGAACATGAAAGTCAAGTGGAAGTTTGTTTGCCTTACGCCAGTTTTGAATAGCATTTCTGACTTCAGCTCCAATCATAGCTGTCACACAATTCATTTCCTTGTTCTTTCTGTAAAGATAAACTGGTTTCATTTTAGTCCTCAAAATAATTCACAATCTGCTTGATAACTTGTTTGTAATCAGTATTCGTGTTAATGTTCAAAGGTTCCTTACCTTCTTTTTCAATCTGGAAATATGTGTTGTGGTCTCCCGAAGAATATGCGGGACTATACCAACCAATCGGATATTCATTTTCTTCACAGAAACGATAAACTTTTCCTTCATTATCAAGTTCATCAAAATCTTTGCGAACAATCTTGTTCAATCGTCTAATCATTTGTTCTTCTTCAGGTTCCAAATGGCTCTTTTCGCCCTGAGCATAAACTGACCAGTCAAGAAAAATTTTTATTTCGTCTTCTGTAAAAGTATAAGTCATTAAAAGTCCTCCTTAATTTTCTGTTCTCGCTCAAATATAGATTTTTTCTTTATCTTTTTGCTAAAATTTTGAATATATTTTGTCCAGATAGAAACTTCTTTATTGTAGTCCATTTCGTTATCTTTGAAGTAATGATAAGATAGATCTTCGTCTTTATAAGATTTCCAGTAACCAATTTCCCACTTATGTTTTCCTACTTGTCCTAAACTGAAAATTGAAGCATATTTATCCCCAAGATTAAACTGTCTAGCAACAATGTCCAGGCCATAAGTATAAATGTTGTTAGTTTCGGAATATACATAATCGCACTGTTTAGCAAACTCAATTAGAGTTTTCCCCAAACTAATTACTTTATCCGAAACATTACTGGTTTTCTTACCCATTAAAAATCCTTCTGTATATTCTTCATTCTTTTGTTGTTCTCAATTTCTTTCATCCGTTTGATAATGTTGTAAACTCTCCTGCGAATTTCGTCATCATCATTTAGACTGACTTTCAATTCTTCAGGCCAGGAACCCCAATACAATACTCCTTTCTCATTAACAACTGCTCCATCGTCACTTATAAATTTTGTGATATACAGACCTGGTTTAGCAGTAGAAACATCACGCTTGTAATATGCGATATATGTACTGTTTTTTCCAGATGCCCACATACCATCTGAGTCCCAGAATACTTTATTAACAAATGGTTTTAGTTCGGCAAGCAAAAATGTTTTTAATTCTTCTTCAGTCATTAGAACCAGGTCCTCCCTACTGCATGTCAGGCACATACAGGATTGTCGGGTTGTCCTTATGGATGTCCATACACTTCAGTTCAATGCCGCGAGACTTACAGAACTGTTCCCAGAGACCCATTTTCGGTTCTTTGCCTTCTTTCTTTGCCTTTGCGATAGCATCAGCATTAGGCACATGGCTAAATGTATCCCTGTTGAACGGTTTACACACGATGTGCTTTCCGCTCTTAGTCGGCACAATGAAGAAATTTTCAGCCACATACTTCTGCTTGATTTCTTCCATTGACACACCACACGGGTTTCCAGTGCTATGAATTTCAGCATTGGTGGAGTCATAGATTTCCTGGAGTTTTGCGGAAATTGGCATACACTGACAAATCATGTCAATGATTTCATTTTCATACGGAAGGTATTCCTTATCCAGGTCCACAATCCAAGTCTTATCGTCACCAGCCTGGCAACATTCACCACAAGCAGATGAAACGAGATGGAACGGACTAGAGTAAGTTTCACCACTAGCAGCTTGTTCAGCGATGTGTTTCATCATTTGAAGTGCAATGTTCTTATAGTTGCGCTTGTTCAGACGAATGTATGCTCTCACATTTTCAAGCTTACAAAATTCAATAATCTGCTGCTTGACATCTTCAAGATGGTCAACTGACTTGATGAGATAGTCCTTGATAGAGCGGCTGTGCATATTGCCGTGATACTTCTTGTCCTTCACACCACCAATCATCGGGTCATCCGCCTGGCGACGGAGCAACTGCACATAGTAGCAATCGCCTTCTTTCCAAGTAATAGCCTGCTTTGCCATATATTCTTCAATGAGAGCAAAATTATCAACCATTCTTAAACCTCTTTTGTTGTTTGTTTCTAAAGAAAATATAGTTATATTTCTTCAGTTCGTCAATAACAATTTTGTAAAATTGTGTAAAAATTTAGTTACATTGATGCGAAAAAACATTTTCTATGTATTTGTAAGCATAATGAGCCTTACACATACCACGTTCCAAATCACTCAATTTAACTGTTATAGTTTGTCCAGTTACCAAATTTACATACATATCTTCACCCCATTCGCCGTCACGATGGCGAGGAACATCAATAGATTCAATTTTAGTTTCAATTTTCTTTGGCAAAATTCCTTTCAATTCACCATCTTCACCTGAAAGATAATCACCCCAGCCAAATTCATAAGCTTTGCCTACAATAGCAAGTAATTGTTCACGAACTGTTTTTTCAATGACTTTCAGCTGCTTATTTGTGAAGTTTTTCATTCTTATTCCTTGTAAAAATTTATTAACATTCAGAAAAGATAGTGGATTCCTTAAATTCAATCCCATTCTTTTTAGCACAGCGAATTTCGGCCTGCTTTCTGTATTCACTCAGTTTTGGGAGAACTTCCATATACTTGCTAATGCCATACCTGGTCAGTACGTAGCCATGCTTGCCCAGTGCTCTTTCATAATATGTTTTACCACCATCCCAACGATAACAGAAGGAACGTTCCCATCCGTCGCGGGGCTGGATAAGGCCATCGTGTAGGAACATAGCCCAGGTCTTTGACAGAAAACCATCTGCGTAACCCAAACCAAATGCGTTATTCATCATAGCTTCACGCTTGGATTTTACAATTCGTTCTTCACGCGGCAGACGTTCCAACTTGTAACCATTTTTCTCATATTCTTCTTCTGCTGCGTCAGTTACCGAACCAATCCCAATGAGATAACGAGCAAGCTGGAACCAACGACGTTCCAAAACCTTATACACACATTTCTTGAGTTCATTGTTCCAGCAGCGAGTTACATAGAAAGGATTCATATTTGTTACCTCTTGGTTTATCGTTTACATAAGTAAATATAGAAAAATTCCCATTGTTTGTCAATGGGAACTGCGGAAATTATTGTAAAATTTTCTTTACATTATTCGTTCAATAATTGGGGAGTTTCCCAATAAAATACAGCGAAACCTTTTTGACTATCCATCCAAATAATACTTTGGATTTGTTCTCGTTTAATTTTCTGTTCGTTAATGTAGCGGGCAACTTCTTCTCTGGTGTGGCAAAAATGGGATTTTAACATTTTAGAAATCTCCTTTTATTTTTTCAAGATTTATCTCCTGTTGTTTATCAAAAATCATTTTCTTTACTTTTAGAACTTCGTCCCTAATTTCTTCATAAGTTTTATCGTTCCATTGTAGTCCGTCATCGTATTCCAAAGCAGAAATCATATTGTAACAATAAATTTCTTTACCTTCAACCAGTTTATCAAGATGGTCAAAATCATAAAGTATATTACCATAAATGTAAATTTCAGGTGGGTCTTTGTATGGGGCTAAACTGATTACAGCGCTTTTCATTTTATAATCTTCATCATCTTCGCAGTTCTCTCTAAACATCGGCATTGGATAACTTAGATAATAAGTTGTTTCTCTCTTATAAAATAATGCTTCATTTTCCCAAAACATTAAACCTGTTTCAGTCGCTAATTGTTTAAATTCATCAACTGTAATCATTCAAAATCCTTTGTAAGTCTAGACAATCTCAATTCTTCTTTAGCAAGTTTTAATTTATATTTAACATCTAATAAAAACTTTTCTAAATCTTCCTTATTATTTATCGTAGTATTTTCGGGATTAAAACTAGAATAAATTTTATCGTGTAAAACAAAGAATACATTAAAAATTTTTCTGCTGTAGCATTGAGTTAAATCATTTGTTGTTTTATCAAACTGATACTCAATTACAGTAGCACTTGCATAAAAATCTGGGTCATGTAAAGTAATAGCAAACAAAGTATGGTCAGGAGGAAGATACCCATCCATATCCACATACATAAACCCAGATAGTTTACGAACAACTTCAATAGCTTCGGAAGGAGTGAGCATTAAAAATCCTCAAGAATTTTATCTTCTCTGTTAATCAAATCCATTAGTTTAAACACAAAAGTTTGGCATTTGTTGAAATCGTCTTCACCACCATTTGTCTTTTTAAATTCTTCATAAGCAGGTTTAACTAATGTTTCAAACTGCGGATGACTTCTAACCTTTTTGTATAAATTACATCTCAGTCTTTTATAACCTTCCAAATCCAAAGTAGTTAAAAACCCCTGGTCATGTAAGAAACACCAGTTCATACACATTGTTCGTAATCTTTGTTCTGCTAAAGGATTTTCAACCATTAGAAATCTCCATCAATCTTATTCAGTTTAACTTGTTCAGCATATTTCTTTTCAAGTGGTTTTACTAATTCAATAAAATACAAAAAGTTTTTAATGTTTTCTTCAAATTCTTCTGTTGTTGTAATGTTCCTGAATGTAGAAGTATGAAACCCAAATTTGCCACTTTTCAATGCTGTAATTCCAAATTCATAAGCACAATTAAATTCAAGACCATCAATACCAGTTTCAAGTCGCATAAAACCCAAATCGTCATCATCAATCCAGATATTACTAGGAATAACAATTTCTCCTAAATCTTCGTCATAAGCGAAGTTGTATTTTTTCGCAATCTCAACCGCATTTTCAACAGTTAGTTTCATAAAAGCTCCTTTAGTTCCATTTAAATATAGAAAAATCCTGCGGATTTAGACCACAGGATTTTAGATTTTGTTTAATGTAAAACTTAGTTTACATCATTGGCATTTGGAAAGTTGGAGTTTCGGCCTTCTTCTCTGGTATGTTAGTGATAACACATTCGGTTGTCAAAATCAAACCAGCAATAGAAGCAGCATTCTTCAACGCAGTTTTAGTTACCAAAACCGGGTCAATCACGCCGTTCGCAACCAAGTCCTGGTATTCACCAATCTTGGCATTGAAACCCTTATTGCCTTCCATTTCTTTTACTTTGTTTACAACAACACTAGCTTCAAGACCAGCATTTGTAACGATTTGACGAAGTGGTTCTTCAATGGCCTTCAAGACAATGGAATAACCTGTCTTTTCATCATTATCAGAATTCAATGAAAGTCCCTTAGAAGCACGAAGGAGAGCAATACCACCACCAGCTACAATACCTTCGGCAACTGCAGCTTTAGTTGCGTGTAGAGCATCATCAACTCTGTCCTTCTTTTCTTTCATTTCTACTTCGGTAGCGGCACCAACACGAATTACTGCAACACCTCCAACCAACTTAGCAATACGAGACTGTAACTTGGCCTTTTCGTAAGTATTTGTTTCAGGAGTGATAGCATTCTTCAATGTCGCAATACGGGCATCAATGAGTTCTTTCTTACCAGCACCTTCAACAATCGTGGTTGTGTTAGCAGTAATAGTAATGTTCTTTGCGGAACCGAGATAAGCAGCTGGGTCAACTTCGGAAAGCTTAACACCTGTTACTTCTTCAATGAGTGTTCCACCAGTCATTACTGCGATGTCAGATAGATTATCGTTTCTGCTTTCGCCATAACCAGGAGCACGGATAGCACAAACCTTAATGGCGCCTCTCATTTTGTTCAAAATAAGAGCAGACAAAGCTTCACCATCAACGTCTTCAGCTACGATGACCAATGGCTTGTTATGACTAGCAGCAAATTCCAAATGAGGAAGAATGTCTGCCATAGCACTAATCTTCTTATCATAAAGAAGAATGTATGGGTCTTCTAACACACAGCTCATATTGTCGGAATTTGTAACAAAGTATGGAGAACAATAACCACGGTCAAACTGCATACCAACAACTGCGTCAAGCGTAGTTTCTGCTGTCTTACTATCTTCAATCGTGATTACACCATCTTCACCAACTTTTTCCATAGCATCAGCAATCAACTCACCGATTTCTTTATCGTTGTTTGCTGAGATGGTTGCGATTTGGGCAATAGACTTCTTGCCTTCAATCTTTTGTGCGAGCTGGTCAAGGTTATTGGTAATGTCCTTAACGGCCTTGTCAATACCTGCTTTCAATTCCATTGGGTTAGCACCAGCTGCCACATTCTTCAAACCTTCACGGGCAATAGCCTGAGCGAGAACAGTAGCAGTAGTAGTACCGTCACCAGCGATGTCATTTGTCTTTGATGCGACCTGCTTACACATTTGGGCGCCGAGATTTTCAAATGGGTCTTCTAGGTCAATAGACTTAGCAACTGAAACACCATCTTTCGTTACTGTTGGAGCACCAGCACCAGTGTCAATCATTACATTCTTACCCGCAGGTCCTAATGTAGATTTAACTGCATCTGCCAACTGGTTTACACCATTCAATAACTTTTCTCTTGCGCTTGTATCAAATTTAATTTGTTTTGCCATTTTTTCAATCCATAAAAAATATAGGGTAACTCGGGGTTACCCTATGTTAATTTGTTCCAATCTTAATTACTGAATTTCAATTTCAACTGGCTTTTCTTCTTCCTTAACAGGAATACGAATAGTCAAAAGACCATTTTCAACTGTCTTTGTTGTCTTTTCAACATCAAAGTTCATTGGAATCAAGCGAGAAAATTCAAGCTTTGTGGCCTTCTTAATCTTCTTAATTCCACCTTCGTAATTGCGAGTTTCAATGGCCTTCTTGTCTTCGTCACTCAATTCTTTTGGTTGAGCCTTAATGGCAAGAGTATTTCTACCATTTTCCTTCTTTACAGTAACCTTGACTTCGTCAGCACCCATACCAACTACAGCGACTTCAAATACTAATGTGCCGTCTGCTTCAGTATAAATGTCGATCGGAAAATCAATCTTTGTGTTAATGACTGGAGCTTCTTTCGTACCGCCGAACATTCCGTTCATAGCCTGTTCAAGCTGTGTCATAGCTTCAAGTGGATTTCCAAAAATGTTATTTGTGTTAATCATTTTTTAACCTCTGTGATCTGAATTCAGTATCACAATGCCCACTAAAATTTAAACATAACCACGTTCGTGTATTATGCCTCGTTTGACAGTGGGCTAAGTCAAACAAATGTTTTTAGACACCCATAGCTTTAATGAATGTTGCGAGGTCCTCAAGGGCCTTCTTATAACCTTCATTAAATGCGGCGTTCAACTGATATTGTGGGGTAGACTTATCTCCGTGTGGGAGCGTGCTTAATAGCTTCATCCAACTTGCGTGGAATGTACTGCTTAATGGCTCTCAAACTATTGGAAAGGATGTCTTCACCTTCAATAACTTCGTAATCTTGCATATTTTCACCTCAATTTATTGGTTTAACAATTTTGTTTTATTTATATCCAAATATAACAAATTAAATCAAATGAAATAATTATTTTCAAAATTTTAAACTTAAGAAAATAACCATTTCATATAAGGTATGTATATGCCGAGTTTTCAGTTAGTCAAAAATCGTAAGGTCGGACTTCAAGAAAGCCTTATAACCTTCGTAAGTACTGGTAATGTCATCTACGTGTGTGATTTCCATTGGACTGTGCATATTGAGCACTGGAACACCTGCGTCCATAACATTGATGTTCAAACGGCAGACGATAGAAGCAATCGTTCCACCACCGCCAACATCTACCTTACCCATAGTATCAAACTGATACTTGGTGCCAGCATCGTTCAATGTCTTACGAACGGCAGCGATAAATTCCGGGTTAGCATCTGCGCCACCACCCTTACCGCGACCACCATTATACTTGGAAAGCATAAAACCACCACCAAGCTTACAGGTCATTTCCTTGTTAGAAACTTCACCATAGAGCGGGTCATAAGCGGCAGACACATCGGAACTGAGCATATTAGTGTTTGCCAAAATGCGACCAAATTCTACGTGCCCGCAGTCACCGGTCAGATCGGAAAGTACATCTTCCAACCAACGGGATTCGGAACCAGTAGCACAAATAGAACCAACTTCTTCCTTATCCACTAGAACACAACCACTTGTGCGAGCAGGAACTTCATTTTCGTCGGCAACATCAATGAGAGCCATCAAAGAAGTCCAAGCACAAACGCGGTCATCCTGACCATAACCACCAACCATAGACTTGTCAATACCAACAAATGATGCTTCACCAGCTGGAACTACTTCAAATTCAGCAGAAAGAAAATCGTCTTCTTCAATGTTGTATTGGTCCTTGAGAATTTTGAGAATGTTTGCCTTGACCGGGTCCTTTTCTTCATCTTCGTCTTCACCCTTTTCAATTTTTACAGTTCCCAAAAGCAAATCCAACTTTTCGCCCTTGATGGTTTCGCTAGCCTTTCGGTCAGCTTGTGTCTTATCCAAATGTGGAAGAAGGTCTGTGATACAGAATGTGTAACCACTACCAGTATCACCAAGTTTTACTGGAATCTTTGTACCGTCAAGCTTACAAACTACACCGTGAATTGCGAGAGGACGAGCAGTCCACTGGTACTTCTTAATGCCACCATAATACTGAAGGTCAAAATAACCCATACCAGTATCTTCATAAAGCGGCTGAGTCTTTACATCCAATCGTGGGGAGTCAATATGAGCACCGAGCAAATTCAAACCCTTACCACTAAGTCCTTGCTTACCAATGATAAAAGCAGCGATGTTTTTGTCCTTATTCTTGTAATAGACCTTATCGCCGCTAGACAAATCTGCAAATTCTTTACGAGACTTGAAACCGTGATTACGAAGTTCACGTTCCGCAAATGCTACACATTCACGTTCTGTCTTGTTCTGTGAAAGAAAGTCAATATAGTTTTTAATTTCCATAAGTTTTTTAATCTCCATTGTTTTGTTTAATTTTAATATAGTAATTTAAAGCTCATTTGGCTATATGTCATTTACCAATTTTGTTTCAAGTTGAACTTAAAAATCTTTATTGATGTTATCTAATCTTAATTGGTTATCTTCTTCTTTTCGTATTCTTATACCATCTAAAATACACTGTTTACACAGTTCCAATCCTTCTTCGTCTACTTGACAAAGTCTTAAATGTTGTTCACAGTTCATATATCGGACTTGATTTTCTTCTCGTTGATAGATGGCAATAAAAATTATATAGCAGTCTTTGTTATCAAGTTCAATTCCGTTCTTTACATAATTCGGTTTGTAATTTTGATTTTGATTTATTTTGTACTGAAGTGCAGTATCACCATACAGTTCATCTACATTCAAATTCATTGAAATACCAAAATCGTGTAACTGTTGGAAAAAATCTTCTAATGTCATACAAAATCTTCGTTAATGCTATCTAATTTAATTTGTTGATGATTTTCTTTTAGTCTTACTACTAATTTATATAAATCTTCTTTACACTTTTTTAAAGTAGTAAGTGTGAATGGTCCTGCAAATCCACCACTTTCTTTACCACTTGTAAAATAGATTCCTGCAGTATAACGATCAGTCAATATAGTATTTAAACCAACTGCTACAATCATACCATACATTTTAAACTGTATACCATGTGCAGCATAATTTGGTTCTTCTAAAGAAAAACCACTATCTCTAATACCTTCTGCGACTGCGAAACCTAATGACTGAGCATAATCTGCTAATTCTTGAAAAAACTTGTATGGGTTAATTAGTTCCATCGCAGTTCTGATTTCATCATTTTGTTTTTTCTTACGGTTAAATAAAAATTCTATTATATCACTTAAAATCTCCATTCGCTCTTAACTCCGCATTAAAGTTATTTTGTATTTTATTATAGAAGATGTTTGCTTGTCTCTGCATTTCTTCCCACTGTCTAAATTGGTCTTCGTGACTTTCAATGAATTTACAAGCATTGTCAAATTCAGTTGCCTTCTTTTTCATTTCAATTCTTACCCAATCTAACAGGTCATCATCTTCAACTTTCTTTGAAATACGATTAGCGGCAGCAATTTCAGATTCAAATTGTAAAATACCTTTACTTGGATTTGGACGCCATTGAAAAGGATGTATATCAACAGTCATTTTATAATTACTAGGTATTCTATTGTCAGTGAAATCCACGTTCATAGCACTTAAAATATAAGTACTGTCTAAATGATGGTTTAACGAAATTTTATCTAATTTCTCACTATAATTATCTGCTCTTCTAGTTTGAAATCTAGTGTAATCAAAAGATAAAGTGAGGTCTGCCAAACCTCTCCATTCAGGCCACTTAGCAATTTCTCGCTCTAATAAATGGTTCATTTGGAGTAGATTTTCTTTTTCTTTCTTTGTAAGTTCTTTTCTCATATATCGTACTTTTCCCATTTACTTTGTTCTATGGTCTTGTAATGTTTCAAAATACCATCAAGATACTTTTTGTATTCATCAAATGTTGTAGCAGTTATAGTTTGTTCATTACACTTCATTTCCCAACAATCTGGTAATGTAAATGATTCCAGTCCACCCAAAACTATTTCTTGTTGTTCCAAACCAGACGGAACATAAATTTTGTTTCGTGCTTTACAATACGAAATCACGAAATACCTAATGTCAGGTGAGTAAGCATATCTGGTGGCATTTATAGAATTTTCAGGTTCTATTAAATGATAATGCGATTTAAGACTTTCAAACAGAGCGGCAGTTGTGTCAAAATCATCTGCTGCTTTCTTTTCTTTGTATTCAGATTTAAGTTCTTTAAATCGTTCAATTAAACGAAGTAAAATTGCTTCTACTTCTTCAAATGTAGCATCTTCTTTAATTGGTACTGGGTTATCCCAAGTTAAATAATAATCGTCAGGAGTATCTTTTGGCAAATATGCCCATCGTGAATTCATGTCAGTTGGTTCAGGCCATTTCCATTTAAAATCTGGAAAATAACTGAAATAACTTTCATTACTTATATGAATAGTTTTATTTTGGCAAAAAATTACACTCCATTTTTTATCGTGTAATTCAAGCTCAATGTTACACCACCCTTCTCCAGCATCATCACCGGAACCAGTCAATCCATACTTTTCTTTTAGTTTGTCTATAATGGCTTTCTTTCGTTTGTATTCAATTAGATTATTCCTTTCTTCGTGTGTAGCTTGTTCGTGTACACACTTCTTAACTCTGTTAGGAATTTCTAACAAATAATCAAAAGTATTTCCAAGTATATCAACTAAATCCATTTTAGAAATCCTCTTGTAGTTCCTTAATCTTCAGTTCGTCCAAGCATCTCTTATAGTCCTTAAGCAACTTCTTCAACTGCTTTTCGCCCTGAGAGAAGGTTGTAATTTTAATGTTGTCCTTCTTTGTGTGGTGAATGTAGTATTCAGATTCACCTTGACGGACTTCAAATCCCTCTGGCATATAGACTTCTGTATTCTTTAATAAGCCGAAGAAACACGGTTCAGTCTTCATCATAATCATAGTAATTTCTTTGTTATCGTGAACTTCGTCACAGAAATTACCGCTAGTGAAATCACCGCGCTTTGTTACTTTGAAATTCAAGTCCTTAATGATACGCCTGAACATTGATTCTCTGCTTTCAAACAGTTCATATACAGGTCCCAACAATGATGGTAGCTTCTGTTTTGCTTTGCCCTGAATTTTGTAACCGTTCTTCTTTGCTATCTTAATAGCATCGTCCATAGTCATTTTCTTACGTGGATAAGCCATATTAGTACCGTCCTCCTAGTGTTTCTCTGTCAATCATTACTTTCTCTTTTTAACTGTTAGTTCTCGTCCAGTAATGTCAAGAACCTTTTTATCATAGAAATAAATGCGAACAAATTTATTGTCAGCATTATCTGTTTTCCATTCCCAGCTCTTTACATTTTCAAGAATTTGTGTGTAACAAGTTTTGTCATTACAAATGTCAAACACAGTCTTATCTGACGCAAATGCGACTGATGCGAGAATCGCCAAACTAATCATTAACTTCTTCATTTTAATCATCCCTTTTAAGCATATAAACTGTCTTTTCAATAAGTTCATCCATAGTCTGGAATGACAATGCAGGGAAATTCAAACCAACTGCGAGAAGGTTATAATCACCATCATGCCACATTGGACGCATTTTGGAAATCCAAACAACCTTCTTACTTTCGTCTTTTAAAACAAACGCATAATCGTCTCGGCCGTTTTCGTCCTGTGTCATTCGTTGAACTTCTTTGACTGCATAACCAGCGCTTTCAATGGCATCTTTCATTTTGTCAACTTCGTCCTGTGCGAAGTCATACAAATTAGGGCGGAGAATAGCATCCTGTGGTTTACCCAAAATCAAAAGAGCATCCACGTCCTTTGCGTTATTTATCATTTCAATAGCGTCATTGAGCTTTGACAGGTCATATTTCTGCGGGTCGCTTTTTGCCATTTTGGTAATTTGCTTAATTGCAGTTTTCTTATCCATAATTATCTTCTCCTGTCGCGGTCATCGTCAATCGTGTAATTGTGGATGATCTGAGTAATGTCTTTAACGATAGACATCCCGCTATCACCGAGTTCCTTAGCAGTTTCTGTCTTACTGAACTGGTTCACCAATTCAATGCCAGCAACCATATAAACGGCCTTCTCACTCGGCATTAAAGCACCAATCGTGGCGAAAACGAGAGTGAACACCCACGCAATAATACCAGCACGATGACTAAATTGCTGTTTTTCTTTATCACCAGCATCAAAGAAGTTTATTACAAACAAACCACCAATGATGAAAGCGATAACTGCCATAAGGATAAATGCGATACCAATGCTGTGGCACACACTACCCGCTAATACAAGCCAACTGAGTGAAGAAAGTCCCATAGTTTATTTCTCCTTTAGACCTTAATCTTTTGAATGATGGTAATCATTTCGCCATAGTTGTAATCAAATATATAAGGAATGTTTCCACCCTGGCGACTTTCGTCACATTGGTCTGGATGTTCCTTAATGTAGGTTTCCATATCAAATTTACCTTCAATACCTTCATTGTCTTTAAGGAATGGCTTCAACTTCTTTTTGAACTTTGCGAGAGCTTCGTCAAATGTATTTTCTACAAAAAGAATCTTCATATCAGATTCCCAATTCCATACAACTGCAAATCGTTCATTAGTAGATGGAACAGTCTTTGACTTCTTCATTTTATTACTCCTTGTTATTTTGTTTGATGACCCTTGCCAATTTTTCCGCATAGTCAGATTTCTTTTCAACACAACCATACTGAGTAAAAATGATGGTCTGATACCACTTGAGATACTCATCCCTAAATGTCACAGCCATTTTCTTGTCTGCCTCAAACCATTTTGCAGTGGCATAAGTCCTTCCGTTGTATTCTACAGTATAAACTGGTTTGTTAGTGAGGAAGTCTGTTTTACTTCCAATCTTACAACCAGCTTTGGTTGAAATGTCAATGAAGTCTTTAAATTGCATTAGATTGCTCCTGCGTTTTCAAGTTCATGAATGTGGTTAGGAAGAATTGGATTTGTTGGTTCAAATGCCGGAACACGAATCATGTCAGTCTTGAACTTGTTTGCCTTATACTTCTTGATGATTTCGTCATAGTGCGGACCCTTAACACCCTTACGAACAAGTTCGTTGATTTCGTGATAAGTGAAACCGAGATTATCTTCGTCGGTCAAACCACACAGACCATCACTCGGGGTTTTGTGAACAAGGGCATGCGGAAGGCCAAGGGCATCACCAATACCAACAATTTCTTCAGTTGTCAGACGAGCGAGAGGGCTGAAGTCGCCGGCACTGTCACCATAAAGAGTAGCATAACCAACAGTATCTTCCGAAAGATTACAGGTGTTCACAACACGTCCACCAATGTTCTGGGCAACACCATACAGAACAGTCATACGAAGACGCGGTGGCATATTGATCTGCGCCTGGCTAGAAATGTTCTTTTCGTTAATCTGGTTCACCAGGTTCATATATGCATACTGTATGTTTACAACCAAACCCTTAATTCCCAGGAAGTCAATAATCTTTTCCGAGTCCTTAATGTCGGACTGAACACCATTTGGCATCATAACACCAATGACGTTATCTTTCCCGAGTGCTTCCACACAGAGAGCAGCTGCCACAGTGGAATCCTTACCACCCGAAATACCAATGACGGCCTTTCGTCCATTAGTAGATTTCATATAGTGTCGGATCCATTCAACTGCCTGCTTACGAAGCGTTTCATTAAGGAGACCACCGGGCATAACGTTGTAGTTGAGTTCAGTATTTTCCATAGTTGTTTTTTCCTTATTAGTTTGTTGTTAGTGGTTAGTCATTGATGACGTCAATCTGCTGCATATTGAGAACATACTTCGTAGCTGCGCGGCAGAAGGTTTCGTCACCCTTTTCGTCGGCCATAAAACCACAACCAGCATAATCAACGATAATTCGCTTGTTCGGATAAAGTGCTCTGAGACCGATAGCATTTGCGACCGGACAAATCGGGTTCACAGTTCCCATAATGTAAATCACATCAATGTCATCGGCCGTTCCAAGGATTTCCTTCCAACCAGTGAAACCAAATGTGTTCTTTTCAATGAAAATCGGGGTCTTTGTGAGAACACTGGTCAATTCAGATGCGACCTTATGACCAGGAGTTCCCTTGATACAATGCGGAACTGGGAGCTTCTTACCTTCAAGAGTGTTCGCATAATTTTCATCGTGCGTGTCCTGAGTGAAAATCACCGGACGCTTTGCATCACGAATCTTGTTCGCAATATAACCCAGCTTGTCCTTGAAATTCTTGTTACCCAACGAGCCGTCAATAAAGTCGGGCTGTGCATCAATTACTACGTACTGGATTTTGTTTTCGTCAAGTTCAAGTTCCATTATCTTATCTCCTTATAGAATTTGTTTTCTTGGATTTTGGTAATTTTTAAGCCGAACGCATTCTTGAACTTATTCTTTGCGAAATAGTCCAGTCGCTTTTCGGCCTGTTCTTTTGTTTCAAATTTCATAGCCCATTCAGGGCTCTTACAAAAAGTAATAAATGCATTTGGAGCGAAGGTCCAATTTTGAACCAGTTGTCCCTTTTGATTCTTGATTACGAAAAATTCTCTTGTCATTTATTACCTCTCGTTTATACAATATAATATAGAAAAAATTGAGAGGGTTGTCAATAAAAAATCGTCAATTTAATGTAAAATTTTGTTTACACTTGAAATCTGTTTCCAAGTTTTGTATCTTTTTGTTTACATTCATTTCTTTTGCTTTTAAAATCATTTCGGAAACTGCTACTTTTGCTGTGTCATAATCGTTATAACCATTCGCACCAAAATAAAAACAATCTCCTTCGTCAGTTTTTGAAACTTCCTTTGCCACCATAATATAATCGTGTGTCGGCACCAACGCAATCAAAAATCCCGCAAATCCAGGTAGTTTTCCGTACTTTTCGCCTTTTCTATCAACAGAAACTGTCAATCCAAATTCTATTACTAATTTGTTAAAAATTTCTTCCATTAGTTGAAATCCTCTTGTGCTTTTACAATTCTTTCTTGAATAACAGCAATTTTATCTCTAATCTTAAAATTTGCTACTTTCTGTTTTATAATCTCAGGAGTTACTTTACTAAAAGGTAAATTTTCATCATAGAAACAAACCATACTGAAACGGCTTGCGATAACACACATCGCAGTTTCATCTTCCATTGTGTAGACTTCTGTCAAATGTTGTCCTGGAACTAGAACGCAGTCCAGTTTATTAAATAATACAATCATCTCAGGTTCAGTCATTAGAAATCCTTTGATAGTTTTTTCAAACGGTCCTCTTCAATGTGTTGTTTTCTAATAAAATCATACTGTTTCAGTTCCGCAAGTTTTTCTTTTATGAGTTTCTTAAATTCTATAAAATTTTTCGTGTCATATTCAACTAATAATTCTCCTTCTTCATCATACAAATCTTCGGCAGTTAATTCACCATCAAACTTCCAATAAAAATCATATACTCTCGCTTTAAATTCATAATCAGCATTTTGTAAATCGGCAATCCAAAAGAACTCTCCAGGCTTATATTCGTATTGCCAGTTATTATAACCTCCACTGTCTTTCTGTACAATACCCAAAGACTTCATAAAGTCAGTATAGATTTTAAATCTGTGTGCAGTTCTATCCATTAGAAATCCGCCTGAATTTTTCGTAATCGTTTGTTTTCAATTAGTTGCTTTTTGTACTTTTTGTATTCACCAAACTTTGATACTGTTTCGTCAATTCGCTTTTTAAATTCATCAAAGTCCTTTGGCTTGTAACACGCATTATGAATCCCTTCATTTATTGTTATAAGTGTTGGGTCATGTATTCCATCAAATTCCCATCTGAACTGATAGATTCTTGGACTAAACTTATCTCCTGAGTATAAATCAACTACCCAAAATGAATCCTTAGGTTTTTCTCCATATTTAAAGCGCCAACAATTAACATCAGCACCAACTGAATAAAACCCAGCTGACTTCATATAGGCACCATATTGCTTTAACAGTACCTTTTCTTCGTCTGTAAACAAATCATTAAAAATTTCCATTAGAAATCCTGTTGCATCTTTTCAAGTCGTTTTTCAATGTATCGTTCTTTGTGAAGATTTCGGATATAACCAATTCTAGCAATCAGTTCTTCTTTGGTGAAATTTTCAAAACTATCTACCTGTGGAAAATCATAAGTAGACGAAACTGAACCTTTACCATTAAACGCATTTGGGTAAATCCAACAGACTGAATTATTGTCATTCCCTTCCATTTCGGAGTATAGAGTGTAATTTCTTCCATCTCTATCAGGAACAATCAAACACTGCATTTCAGCCGCAGTTAAAACGATTTCATCAAATGTCATTAGTCAGCTCGCTTTTTGAGAAAATCCTTAATAATTTGTTCGTGATGGAAACCGAGCTTCGGCAAATCATTCAAATCAAACCAACGAGCTTCAGCAGCATCGTCCGCACCAGCAGCCTTACTCATTTTGGCCTTCGGAACACGAACAGAAAATGCCGTATCAACAATCTTCATACGAGGGTCAAAATTGTGTCCGTATGTCTTAATTTGTTCAAACTTCGTCGGATCCAAATCCAAACCAGTTTCTTCACGCAATTCTCTAGCTGCGCCATAGTTCAAATCTTCGTCATCCTTTTCAAAGAAACCACCCGGCAAGCACCAACTGTTCTTGTATGGGAAATTGCCACGCCTAATCAACAGTACTTGCTCACCATTATACGCAACTGTATCGGTGGTAACACTAGGTTCACCCCAACCATTCTGGGCCTTCTTGATAGCATACTCCGCAAGGAACTGCTTTTCCTTCTTTTCATAGTCAGGACCATTTTGGAAATAGAGTTCGTGTTCCTTAATGTAACGGAAGGTCTGGTGAGTTACCAAATTCTTAACTTGTTCATAATGACAATCCGGGTAGCGGAACAGAATTTCTCTCGTTGCCGAAGAAGAAATACCACTGGTATCTCCAGCAGACTGGAACCAAACATTCGGGTTAATATGTGCCGGAAGGACAATATCGTCAGATTCGTCTCGGTTGAAAACGATAAATTCATACTGCTTTAAAAGCAAATCCCAGTTTACCCATTTTCCATCGCAGAGTGACTTCCATTCATCTTCACCAACGCAAATCGTGAAATCAGTTTTGCCACACTGTTGCTGGTAGTCCTGCAAGAACTTGTATGTTCGTGTGTCCTGACGGATGATTCGGACCTGGGTATTCTTGAGCTTGGTATCAACCAACTTCTGTACCATAACCATTCGGTCGCCAATCGGTGCCTTATAATTCTTTTCGTCATTGTTAGCAACACCAATCAGGAGAGTGTCATTTTCTCCCAGCTGCTTAGCAATAGCCTTAAACAGTTCAATGTGAGCGAGAGTTACAGGGTCAAAAGAGCCGCCATAGTAGTAAATCATAATTAGCACCATCCTTTCATTTTGAGAATTTGTTTCTTTTCTTCAGTTTCATTTTCCATGTGGAGCAAAACAACCTCTTCGCCGAAGCGATAAGCCCAAATGCGTTCATCATCCCACAAAGATTTATGTTCGGCAATATGCTCAAATGCCTCATCCACATCATTGAAATCTTCGCAAATGTGGTGAGTTACATTTGAAACCCGCCAAAAATCGGCGTTTCTTGGTTGCCATTCAAGCAGATATTCAAACTGTGTCATAGTTGTTACCTCTCTTTTTCTATACCAATAATATAGAAAAATAAACACAGTTTGTCAATAGAAAAATGTAAAATTATGTAAAATAATGTTTACAAAGGACTAAAAATCTTCAGCCATAGCAAACATTTTTTCAATTTTTGCTACTCCACGCTTGTACAGTTTCTGTTTTTCGTCATTCAATTCTTGAAGTTTTTCATTCAGTTTCTTAATTTCTGCCATATCTTTTTCAAGTTCTTTATTGAACACAATAGAGAAACCTTTACGGAAATTCAATAAAGATTTTTCCATATATTCATCAAACTTCATAAACCATTCTTGAAGTGACTTTTTCTCACAGTTCATAACTCTGTTATTGAACACATTATACGGATTTTTCTCACCAGTTCTAAACCAATCATAACACTGGCAAGACAGTTCCCAATAATGAAACCAACTACCGGATAAGTCAAAATACCAACCTTTTTCATTTCGTACAAATTGTATCTGGACTAATTCCACATCCAAATCTTTGTCATTTTGTAACTGCGGAATAGTCTTAAATTTTCTAAGCCAAGGTTCTTTCAAAAACTTCATTCTACCTTCCCAGGTAATGTAATTAGATTTGAATTTTGTTAGATACAGTTCTGTAACTAAATCAAAACCACTGGCATCTAACCAATCGTTCAGGACTTTTTGAGCGATTTCAAACTGTATTTGATTTATTGTTTCAGGATTTATATTTGTTAGTTTCATAGTCATTAAAATACAAAAATCTATTGAGCTTGTCAATAGATTTTTTGGTTAAATTTTATTTGGGTGCTTTCGGCGGTTGCTTTCGGTTCAGTTCATCAATGTTACGCCTGAGATTTTTCAATCTGCGCTTTTCTTGTTTGACGAAAAAACCAACGGCAGTAATTCCTAATACACCTAGTGTAATTTTAATTAACTTCTTCATAATAACCTTCATCATAGTGTTCTAAACATTCCTGAATAATAGGTTGGAGCGACTTATAGAACAAACGAAAATCATCAGTCCATTTGTAACCAACAATTTCATTAACCATTTTGCCGTGTAACTCAAACTTACTATCGCAGTACAGTTCGTGTATATCACAATCCACAAACATTAGGTACACATACAAATCTTTGTTTTTAAGATACTGGAACAAACCACAGTCAAAAATCTTTTCGTCTGTAATCGTGAAACCAGTTTCTTCTTTTAACTCTCTGATAGCTGTCTCCAAAGTTGTTTCACCAGCTTCACGGTGACCTTTCGGAATGTCATAGTTACCAGGAGTATTTGGTCTGCGACCATTTGGCTGGCAAGCCAAAATTTGTTTTGGATTTTTCCTGTTAATAATAATAAAACCACAACTTAATTCTTTCATAATCAAATTTCCTTTAGTCTATTTATGAACAAATTAGTTACGAAAGAGTCAGCAGGACAAAATTTTATCCCTGAAAATTACTTCGCAACATATCGTCCAGTTCTTCAAATGATTTAATGTCCCAGGCTACTTTCTGTCCGAACTTGTCAAACAGATAAATAGATTTCTGTCCTGGACTGTTAGACATCATTAAGTCATAGGCGGCAATTCTGTATTCCTTTTCGCCCATTTTTACACCAACAAGTTTATTGTCCTTGGTGATGTACTGTGGTTCTACTGGTTGCTTCTTTTTGAAAAACATTGTTGTCTCCTTTAGAAATCGGATTTGGCAGTTCTTACTCTTACAAAGTTATCACGATACTTTCTATCGTATTCATTAAAACGAGTTTCTTCTTTACTTTTCTTATTCTCTAATTCACTAATTTGTGAACTGTATTCGGATCGGATTTTTTGACTTTCCAAATACTGCTTGACATCATCTTGAACTGGTTCGGAAACCCACCAAGCTCGGCCTTCAATAACTGAATTATAACTGAGGTCAAGGAATTTATCAAACCATTTCAAAACTGAAGATGCAGTCTGTAAAGTTTTGGTAATTCGTTTGTAATCACTATAACCACACCCGAACGACTGAAGTGGTTCATTCCATCTATCGTGTCTGTAGTATGCATTACGAACTTCGTCAATAGAAGATAATAGAAGTGATGACGGGTATTCACATTTAATTGTGTAGCAATCACAGTCAATTTCAATTTTTATTTGACCGTTTAATTCCCTTTTGTAATTCGGGTCCAAATCTCGGAAAGCAGGTTGGCGCTTAAATAAAACTTCAATTACATGTTCAGTTCTATAACCGCGTTCAGGACATTTATTCGCAGTAAAATCTATAGGTGAACCTTTGAAACTTTTCTTTCGTAGTTCAGCAATTAAATTATCCAATGCGTCATTTTTTAATCTATCCATAATTTGTTCCTCTAAGTTAAATATAGTAAAATTTTAATTGTTTGTCAATGTTTTTTAAATGGAATTCTTCCTGGCTTATAAGTTTCATCTGGTTTATTCATACAGAAATGTTCTTCAATTCCATTATTCCACCATCTACAAGGATTTATTTTCATCTTTGTTTTATCCAATAAATCCATTATTTCTACATTTTCTAATTCCGGTTTATGATAACGAAATTTTAACTGGTTTAAAGTCCAATATGATACATATTCATTTGTTATTGGGTTTTTAAAACATTTACAAGTTCTATCTATTTTTCTCAAAAATTCATTTTTATTATAAAATTCTTTTATACGAAATCCATGATAATAATAGCCAAAAGATGATAAGTATTTTATTTCATTTAAATCAAATTTATTTTCTTCACAGTAATCACATAAAATTATATTTTTAACTTCTACATTACCATTTTCATATTCAAAAGTATATTGTTTTGTAAATTCTGCGATTCGCATATTTTTAATATGTTCTTTACTTTTTGGCTTACCTGAACTTGACTTTGAAATTTTCTTTTTTGTTTCTTCCGATACGTGATAACAACCACCTTCACCACAATAAGCTATATTATATCCATTAGGTGAAATTGTATTAAGTTCTTTTATCCAAAATCTTTCACGTTCATTAACAATAAGTTCATTTTCATCATCTTCAATTTCTTCAATAATTTCTTTATCAAAATTAGAAATTCCGTATTTTCTTTGTGCTTCAACAAGAGCAATACCACTTCCCATATAAGCACGAAAAGTTTCACCATCAAATGTTTTATGTTTACCTACATAACATTTACCATTTAATTTGTTTATTATTTTGTAAATGTAAAATTTCATACTAGCCTTCCATATATGAAAATAAGAAACCCCAAAGTACGCTTATATTTGGAAGGCTCACATACCTGGGGTTTCTAAAAAATTCAATAATGTTAATTGCCTTCCAAACAATTATACATTATTTATATTATTTCCATTGTAAACATCAGTTAAAAGAACATTCTTAAAATCAGGCAACATTGCTGTAATTTCTTCAACTGTCATGTCATCAATAGATTTATAGTTATGGACCTTACGCACATATTCATTATATGCTTCGTCCTGACAGAGAGTTTTACCCTTACTGTCGCTAAGTTTAGTAGCTGGCTTGCCATTCACTTCCACAACCTTCATAACCATAGAGAGTGGATTCTTCTTTGTGCCACAGACAGTTGCGCCGAGATACGTACCGATGCCGAACGCAATCTTGATGCGACCATTGAAGTGCTTTGCGATGGCGAGAGCCTTGTCAATGTCAAGCGAGTCAGACCAGCAAGCAACCTTCGTGGTCGGGTCAATGCCCAACTTCTTATAGTGAGCAATCAGCATTTCACCCCAACGAATCGGGTCGCCGCTATCGTGACGGCAACCATCAAAGAGCTTCGCAAACTTCAGTCCAAAGTCATTCAAGAAACTCTTGAAACCATAGTTGTCAGAGAGAGCGATGCCCAACTTGCCGTCATATTCATTTGCCCAATCAGTGAGCTTCTGTTTCTGAGCATTCGCAATCGTCACATCCGAAAGGCCCTGATAGGTGGCATCCAATTCGTGAGCGAAGGTGCCAATAGCCGTGCAGTTGTGCTTGATGGCGAGATAGACGTTGCTAGTTCCAACAAATGCCGGGCACATAGCAAGCATACGACCGACCATGTAATCTTCCCATTCGCTAGAAATAGTGCGGCGAACAGAAAAATCGGAAATCGTGAACTTGATGCCAGCTCTGGTTGCTGCGTTCACCTTGGCAATTTCGTTGTCAAGATTTGTCTTTGCCCTATCCCAATCAAGTTCTTCATCTGCCATCCAAAGTGCCTGGATGATGTGGAGAACATAAATTTCAAACGGAGAAACATTCTTCTGAGAACCTTCTGCTTCTACGAACAAAGTAGTATTCTTCTTGTCAGTATAGCACTTGATGTGGCGACGCTTCAGTTGGAAATCTTCCAAAAATTCAACATAATCGTGAGCAAAATAATTCTGCTTCTTAAACCAGTCCAATTCAAACTGTTGGAACTTCAAAGTACACAACCAATCCAATTCCTCGTTAATTCGCTTACAGAGCGGAGCGAGATTTACACCCTTAGTGCGGCACTTAAATTCCCACTTTGCTCGGTCATTCGGACGAACGTGGAGATAGAACTGCTGCTGGGTGAATTTGTAGAGGTCAGTTTCAGTTAAGAAATTGATGATGTGCTTGTGAGCGAAAAAGTCAGCGCCATCGTGAACCTTAAGATGTGGAACCTTCTTTGTGGTTTCTGCCTTCTTTGCGGTGGTCTTAACAGTCTTCTTCGTGGTCTTCTTTGTGTTCTTTGTGTTCTTTGCCATAATTTTTATACCTCTTTTTTAGTTTGATACAAATATAGAAAATTGTAGAGTGCTTGTCAATGGATTTTCACACATTTTGTGTAAAAATTTGTTTACACTACTTAATACTTATACCTTTTTCCATAATCTTTTACACAAGCATTGGCGGCATCTACAATTTGATTTAGATTATCATAATCTTCAGCCGTAAGCCAGTCTACTGCTACCCACGGGTTTACATCAATATGATAGGCTTCACCAATCGGCATATCATTTTCTTTTGATTCTTCTTCAGTTTCCACAAACAGAAAAAGAAAGCCTTCTTTTGCCTTATACCCATTGGGCATTAGTTCAAGCACACCATCATTTTCTTCAATTACCCGCCATCCACCAGCATTCAAGAATGCTTGTTTTACTTTATTCTTTGTAAATTTCGGAAATTGGTACATAGTTTGTCCTTAAAGATTGTTCAAACGATTCTTAAAGTAAATCCATTCCTGGTCATCAGCCCTGGACTCGTTAATAGTGTCAATTAACTTCTTGCGCTTGTCCGGGTCCATATTTTCCATATACATATTGTTCCAGGTTTCCCAAGGAATACCAGCTTGATTCCACGGGTCCCACTTATTCCCAACAATTTCATACTTATGCTGAGAATTCCAAAGTTTCTTCTGTTCTTCACAGGCCTTCTTGGTCTTTTCTACGCAGTTACAATCACCAGATGCAAACCATTCGGCAACCTGCTTTTCGTATTCAGTCCAATAGTCAGTCTTCTTGCTCATTTGTTTGTCTCCTTATTAGTCCTGTTGAATTAGTGCGATAGCAATTTCAGTATAAAATTCGTCAAATGGAATTTCGTTTCTTTTAATTTCCCATTTACCATTTCTATGAGAATCCGAAAGCGAATAAATCTTATCAGTAGATTTAATTGTGTAGTCCGCATTAGATTTCATATAAATTTTAAATGACTGTTCCGTTTTTTCATGAATGTCACCAGCATATTCAACATTTTCAGTTTCAGTTACATCAGAAACACCTTCAATGTTCTTAACTGTAACCAATGCCTTGTATCCAGGATGCTGAATTTCAAAAACTTTCATTTGTACCTCTTGTTGTTTTGTAGTAATAATATAGATAATAAAATGAAGTTTGTCAATGAATTTTATGTAAAAAGAAATTTACACGAAGTCTTCACTGATTTTGTTAACTTTCTTAAACATTTTTCTTTCTTTTATGGCTTTTTCTAATGCCAAATCGTAAGTTTCAAATTCTGTAATCATTTTCTTTAATTGCGGAATACTCATATTTTTCCAGTTGCCCTTAAATTTTGTTGGGCAAAGTTTTTTATGCAGTTTTCGCATTTTCCTGATACCCTGATAAGTGTTCATTTTTTCAGTTAAACATCTCAATGGAGTAGCATACTCATCAGTTTGATTTGCTTGTTTTCCATAATCTATTTCAATGTTTCGCATTTTGAAATATACGCAGTCTGTATAAATGTAAGAATCAATCTGCTCTTGTTTAGTCAGATATGGAGTGAAAATATAACCTCGTTTTTTGTGTGGTGGAAAACGCTTATCAAAATGCGGTGCCACAAACAACATAACTTGGAAATACTTATACTGTCTGTAAAATATCTGATGGTATTCCGAAACCCAGCAACCTAGTGAGTTGTAGTATGAATTCCCTGGAACATATTCAGTGAAATCTCTGTTTTCGTAAACAAAGTTATTTTGTTCTAAAAAGGCTTTAATGTCCTTTCTCATTTGAAATCCTTCTGTAAATTTTCCAGTTTAATTTCTTCTTTAACTTGGTTGTACTTTTTTATTATGCCACTAATTCGTTCTTCCAGTTCTTCAGGACTCATACATTCACAACCACCCAATGAAATAAACGGGTCATTTTTAATCCATTCCTTTCTAATACCCTGCATAACTGCCCACATACTGAAATCTTTATCACCATAGTAAGACACTAGCCAGTGCCCATTCCAGCTATAACATCCATCACCAACGTGTTTCAAACCAAATGCATCTAATACTTTCTTGTATTCTGGTAACATTGATGGTTCTTGTTCACTCGTCATTCAAAATCCTTCGTTACAGAAAGTTGTGATTTAACATTCTTGTAAAATTTTTCTTTGTATTCATCAAGCGCAGTCATTTTTTCTTTTATTTCATTTGTCAATGTTACAACTGTCTCCCTAAAATCGTCCAGATTTAATGTACCTAAGAACTGTTGAATTTTTATTTCTTGTTCGTCAAACTTATCCAGGAAATGTTTAACATTGGCAACAACGCGGTCAAAATTCTTTTCAGTAATTTGTTTATCTTCAATGATTTTAACTGTCCTAACATTTTGGCCGTAGCGAAGCACATTTGTATTCGTGTAAGTTATGAGCATTGTCTTTATGCCATTAAAGTTAATGGTCGGCAGATACCCCATAATGGAATATGTACCTTTATTGTAAATAACTTTCATACAGCCCCAGTCTATGTTTTCAGCATATTTCAGTGAATCAAAATCACCCAGATTTAAATCGTATGTTTTAAAATCACCAAAGTCACCTGAACAATGCTGTTGTAGGTCAATCCCAAATTTCTCAAACACCTTAAAAATCATTTTCTATCCTTCTTAATCTTTTTTCATTTTCTAGTTTCTTAAAATACTTTATGGCTTTAACAAGACAATTCATTATTTCGTTTTCATTGTTAAGTCCTTCAGCTGGGTATGGTGAACCAATAGAAATAACATCACATACAAGTTCATTGTCATCATTGTGATAGTATCTTCCAACAATTTCCTTGTGATAGAATAGAAGTTTACCATTAAAGGTAACATTTATCTCATCACATTCCTGTTTTAGAGAATCAAAAGTCATTAAAAATCCTCTGCCATACTGATAATTTTCTTGTAACAATCCTTTTTCTTTCTATAAAGAAGTGTTCTCTTTTCGTCAAGAGCTTTGAGCTGTGCTTTGAGTTTGCGTTCTTCTTCATAGGTATTGTCAATTTCAGTTTTAAAATGAACCAAATCAGGAGAATTGATGATCTGGTCAATAGCATTAAGTTGCTGAATAACTGCGTTGAAACCCTTCTTCAGAGTAGCCACATCAGTTTCTTCATCTTCAATTTCAGTTACATTTAACATACTGTCAGTCACAAAATAACTGCCACAAGGTTCTGACTTTGGTAGTTTCGCAAAATCAATCTTGTTGTAAGAACATTCAATGCTGAAGTCCTTCAAGAATTTTACATAAAGAAATGTCCGGTCTTTATGGATTTCTTTTTTCACTCGTTCAGCAACTTCACAATCCAAATCCTTCATTTTGATTAGACAAACTAAACGCTTCTTTTCAAAGGTCGGATGAACTGTCTTTACCTGTGGTAGATTAGATTTGATAAATTCGTTTGCTTTCTGTACTTGTGCTACTTGTTCCGGCGTAAACATATTAAAAATCTCCTTGTAAGTTAATTTGTTTTAAAATGGAATCTACTGTCTTATCAGTAAAATCATTTCTCATTTTGTTCAAATCTGCGATTTGCTTTTTGTATGCTTCCATCTTTTCTGTATATTGTGTTTCTTCCAATACATTAAACATAGAAGCATATTTGAAAAGTTCTTCTTTCTGTTGTTTGGCATACGGGCGAACTACTTCAATTATTTTATCAAAATCACTTAAATCTTCAATCCAAATTTGGTTTGTTCGTACTTCTTTTGTGCAGTAATCGTGATAATCAGTTCCATACGGAAGCGGATTTTTGTGCTTCTTATAGTAATCAACATATTCATAAATTCGTTCTTTTTTTGGCTTATCTACATTGAACACATTAAAATAATTCTCGGTAATTAAACCAGATGGACTTGGACGAATTCCCCAATCCAGCACTGGTGCAGGAATTTTAAATTCATACCCGTTTATTTCAACATATTGGTAGAAATTAACCCAAATTGTATCTTTTTCATCGCACAGGTCACAAAAACCTGGTTGTTCAATTTCAAATTCTGTCTGAGTTTTAAAACACGCTTCTAAAAAATTGTGAGCAGTCAACTGCAAACGATAATTCCCACCATACTTCGTCCAGTATTTGGAATGAAGATATGAAGTTTCAGGAACTGCATCTTCCAGTTGAAAATTTACAATTTCTGTTTTCTTAAACATTAAAAATCCTCATTCATTTTAGACAAACGACGTTTCATTTTGACGTTCTTTAAATTCATCTGAATTATACCACATAGTTCTTCAAGTCCTTCATTCGTATTAACTTCAACACTCTCATGTTCAGTTCTAATTTCTTTCATTAGGTCACTATAATACACTCTCGGCCATACTGTTACAGATTTGTCATAAAGATTATATCGCATCAATTCTGTTTCAGGTTTAGCTGTTCCAATGTAATAGCAATCACCAGTAAGCAAACAATTTAGATTTAATATTTCCGCCTGGCTAGTGAAAAAAGCAAAATCAACCATTTACACTACGCACATTTTGATAAAATCTGCTTCGCTCAGGAGAGTAATGCCCTGCTTACGAGCCGCTTTGGCCTTACCCGATGTGCTATTCACATCTGCGAGAACCAAGAAGTCAGTGTCCTTCTTGATGCCTTCGTGAACCACACCACCATTCTTTTCAACCAGTTCCCAGAGCTTCTTTCGCGGCATACTAGCAGCACCGGTGAAACAGAAAGATTTACCTCCCAACGAACCACCAGCAACCACCTTCTTCGGAGCTGCGTTCTTAATCGTTACGAACTGGAGTGTCTTTTCCATATCACTCTTCAGGGCCTTCAAACCTTCCGCCAACTTCGTGCTAATCACATCACCCACACCGTCGCAAGTAAAGCGGGTCGGAGATTTAGAATAAGCGAAGAAATCATTAAAATTCTTGAACTTCTTGGAACTGATAATGTTCTCAATGAACTTCTCACCAACACCTTCAATGTTGTAACCAGCGATAAACTTCGCCAATGTCATTTCCTTATGGGCATCCAATTCCTTCTTCATTTTCTCTGCTGAGCGCTTACCCATTCCTTCAATTTTCGCAATCTTGTTCAGGTCCATTTTGTAGAGGGACGAAATTGAATCAACAATACCGTTGTCAATGAGCAGGTTAATCGTTCTCAAACCAAATTCCTTCACATCCAAAATCCCAGTCCATTTGTTAATGCGACCGGCAGTCTTGCTCTGACAGAAATCATTTACACATTTGAGCTGACAATGATTTTCGGACAGTTCCAATTCACTACCACAAATCGGGCAAACAGTCGGAACATTCCAATTATGAAGTTTGGCGAGAGTTTTAATTGCGTTCATAAAGATACCTCATTTTTAATTTACAAGTTAAATATAGCAAAAAATCGTCACATTGTCAATGACGATTTAGGAAATAATTGTAAAAAGAATTTTACATCTCAAATTCTTTATAGATTTTAATGTCCTTTTGGATTTGTTTACTCATTTTATCTATCAGTTCTCGTTTCTGTTTGTTGATTTCGTCAATTTTATTTTCCAAAGCCGTAATTTCTTTGTAATACTGCTTATAAATTGGGTCTTCAGCAATATGTAAAATTCCGTAATACTGCTTTCTCAAAATCTCCAGATATTGTTTAAATTTAGTTACAATCTCAGTCAATGGGAAAACTTCGGACTTCTGTTGGATAAACATATTTCTATCCAGGAATTTCTTTTGATTATCTGGTAAAAATTTGTTTTCTTCCATTCGTTCCATTAAATCTAGGAACTGATACTGAGTACCAATCAGATAATCACGCAAAAACCAATACAGTATTTGACAGGAAACGTGGCTAGGGTCCGTTTCATGTTCGGTTAATGTGAACGAACAATCAAAAAGAAAACTGTCCGGGTGGATAACAGTACGTGCGAAGTCAAACGATTTAGGTAGTTGAGCCATTTGTATCTGGAACCTAACTCTCATATCGTAAGAACCGCCATAATAGCAGTTTGGTGTATAGTCAAACGGGACATTCAATAACGGCCTAATGCCGTCAATGTATTCTTTTAGATTGAGCATTTGTTTCCTTAAATTTACATCGTAATCGCACCGGCGAGCTTCGTGATTTCTTGGTCCTTAACAGACTGAGCATTAGAACCCGCATAGACATCTACCGCCAACTTGAGCCACTGACGCAATTCGTCACTTTCCAATTCTTCCCACTGAGTTCCTTCAAATGAGTAAATCTTAATGCCGTGCTGGAGAAATGCCTTCAGCCTGCGATAGAACTTGGAACGGTCACGAATCAACTTCAACTGAGCCTGAGCAGCTCGGAGAGTGTTGGGCTTCTTCAAACAATCACTAGCCCTCATATTGTCCTTTGCGTCAGGAACATAGTGCTGATAGTTCTTCGCAAATTCATAAAGAAATTCCATCTGTTCATCGTGTGAATACTGTGACATATTTTACCTCTCTTTGTTAATTTGTTATTAGTTGTTTGCGAGTGCCACAATGAATAAAATCATAAACACCAAACAAACCATAGTTTTGATTTCGTTCTTCTTTGCTGCATTATACAGAAAACCAAGTCCATTACCAACAGCACCATAAATGATGCCAATAACAGTTGCCCAAGCTCCACCAAATACGCAGGCCACGATTACCAACACCAGTCGGATAATGCTACCAACGAATTTAGTAGCAGCGTCCTTTTCATCAGATAACATAGCAGCAACAATCGCATACACAGTGAAAATTGCCTCTAGAATTAGCATAACGAACAGGAAAGTTGACATTTTGTACCTCTTTGTTAATTGTTTAAGTTTAATATAGAAAAAACCACCGACCTTGTCAATGGTTTTTGTGGATAAATATGTAAAATTTTGTTTACTAAAAATCGGATTCCAATGAATTACTGCGTTTTCGTAGATTTTTAAGCTTTATAATCAAATCACAAAGTTCTTGTTTCAGGTCCTGTTTACCATATCGGCAATTATACCAGTATTCATCATTGTTCACGATAAACTCAGCACATTCTTTTAATGTATCGCACCGGCACAGTTGTTTTTCTTTCCATTTAGAATATGGATCCGCATTAAAATCCGGTGGAAAAAGTTTTGTAACAACATATTTTTTAGATTTTTGTGAGTTTTCGGTAGTCATAAACATATCCCATTACTTTCGGAACGTAATTTAAAGTTTGATTATGGATTTCGTCTGCTTTGCGTTTTCCAATCATATATTCGTGATACTTTTTAGCACCGCCACTTCCACCATTGTAACCAGCTGCTGTTAATTCGTAACTGCCAAACTTGTTTTTCAAATGATACAGATACGCAACACCAATCTGAATGTTTGATTCTATATCATACAAGTTCTTATAATCTATATCGTATTTCTCTGCGATATATTTGGCAGTTTTCGGCATTAGTTGCATCAGACCGACTGCACCACAATAAGATTTCGCATTTACATTGAAGCGACTTTCAGTTGTCATTATCCCCAATGTAAAATGAAAATCTATATCGTATTTTTCAGATTCTTCATACGCAACAGTACTAATCTGAAATGCTTCTTTTTCTGTAATGTTCTTGTTTACAGATTTGATGATTTCCGAACCCTTAGAAATGTAATAAAGGTCGGCGAAATTGCTCTCAGTTCTACTAGAAAACCCGAGCGAGAATAATAGAATTGTTAATAGAATTATCTTTTTCATAGCGGTCAACAATATAGTAAAAATCTATAATTTTGTCAACCTCTATTCGGAAAAATCACCGCTCATTTTCAATTCTTTTATTTTATTTTGAGCTTTCTTATAGTTCCTGTAAACATCTTTTAGCATATTTTTAATGTCATACAAAATGTCAATGGTATCTTCAGTTACATATCGTGATACAATATCACGCAGTTTAATGTCATATTCTTCTTCAACCTTATCTGCGTTGTAAGTGATGTTATGATAGATTTTAACTTCGTAATTAAACCTTGTAACAATGCGACGCATACTTCTGTTTTCTTTCTGATAATGAAAGTAGATGTCACCAACAAATTCATTATCAATGTAGAAAGTATGCCGACCTTCATCGTTATTTAAACGATGCACATCAACAAAGCCAATTTGACTAAGTTCTTCGGCAAACTTTTTGATAATGTCAAGCATTGCTACTTTTGTTTTGAAAACAGATGCCATTAGAAATCCGCCTGCATTTTGTTAATCTTTTCTTGTTGCTTAAGGTCCTTTACTTTCTGTACAATATATTTCGCCCATTCAAGTACAGTTTTAAAATCCTTTTCTTTGTATTCTTTACTGTTGCTAAATTTATACTTTGTTTTGATTTTAATACCAGTTTTGGTAATTGAAGTATCTTTGATTTCACTAATTTTACTTTCAAGATTGAAATAAATTATTGGTGTGTATTTATCCAGATCGTATAGTTCAGGATGTTCCCAATCCATTTCAGGAGCAGTTAAACAAACACTGATAAACTCATCGCCTTCGTCCAAATCGTTTTTAGATAGACAGCAAGAAAATGAAGAACAATCTGGGTAATCTTCATCAGGGAACCAATCTACAATAAGTCCAGTATTCCTAAGTTGATCCGCATACTGTTCCAAAAGAGAACGGAACTTTTCGTTAATTTGTTCTACCTTTTCTTTTTTCTCTTTATTTGTCATAGTTGCTCCTTATTCAAAGTCAACATCGGCCTGGAACTTTCGCTTTTTAGCTTCCGCAGTCTTTAGTTGTTTCATAATGAGCTTTGCCCAGTCAATGAACTTCTTGTAATCTTTATCTGATGTAGACATCTGTCGGCTAACATTCAGTTTAATGTTTATATCGTGTCGCATATTTGACTTAGTAAATGTAGATTTCATTGTAAATGTTACTTTTGTTTGTAATGATAACTGAACATACGGGTCATATTTCCACGATTCTTTAGTGTCCCTATCATAACCATACTGGTACTGCATCATTATAGTCCCCAAATTATATCCGAGATACTTTAAATTCGCACCATAAAACCAGTCACCAACATTTTGCCCACCAGACATATAATAGCCATCATTGTAACTGTATGGTTCTACACCACAGCCCAAATCAGCTGAAACCTTGTCAATCCAGGGTTGAATAAACGCCTGGGCTTCTTCCACAGTTTTAAAAATTTTTTCGTGTGCCATTTAGAAGTCCTTTTTAAGTTGAATTTGTTTGATTAGTGATTTAAGTTGAAGTGCTCCATTATTGACATCTTCTTTTTTCTTAATGTCAGTAAGAATTTTCGCAATTTGCGGAATGAACGGATCAGGATTTTTGAACTTCATTCCTTCAAATGATTTAAAAATCGGATCCATTTCATTACAGTATGCTTGTTTATCTGCCCAGTCCAAACTCCAAGCATTCATTTCAGGAGCAAGGTCTTGAATGACTAGAACTGCACCAGTTTTATTACAACAGTTATATTTCAAACAAATAGTTGCGTACTGTGAACAGTTCATACTTGGAATGTGAGAATTTCCTTGAATTTCAAAATAAGGTCTATTTTGGAATGTTCCACGGGTGTAAATTCTCCAACACCATCCAGGAAAATTCTTGTCCGTAAAATATGATTCCACGAACTGAAGTCCTTTTTCCATATAGTCCATATTCTTACGAGCTTTGTCAAAATCAGCTCTTATGTTTTTTACATTATCAGTTAAATTCACTGCACATTCCTCCACACCCAGTCAAGATATGTTTCAACAACTGTGGCTTTTGCTCCTTCAATACTGTTTACTTTCTTCATATAGTTAATGAAACCTTCTTTATCCATTTTGGCAAAGGCCTTGATGCTGGACGAAGACAGAAAACGATGTGTGTTATTTGTGGTGAAATACACAGTTTCTACATTTGGGTTAAGTCCCTTCGTGTACCATTCCTGTGCCATTTCACTATCAAGGTCAGTTCCGTTCCTTAGACCTTTAACAATGTGAGTTACACCATTTTCATCGCAGTAATCTGCGAGCAACTTATATGCCGAGAGAATTTCAATCTTTACATTCAGTCCGATTTCTTTGAAAAGCCATTCGTAAGTTTCTTTACGCCTTTCTGCCGAAATATAAGTCTTTCCTGGGTTAACTGCTAATACCAAAGTAACATCACCAAAGAGCTTGATTGCCCTTTTAAGAATGTCAATGTGTCCAGCGTGAAGTGGGTTAAATGAACCGGCGTAAATTGCTTTCATTAGAAGTCCTCTTTTAAATCATTTAATCTGTTATTATTTTTAAGTTTCTTTACAATAAGTTGGCACAAGGCAATAGAGCAGTCATCTCCATTTGGATCTGTGCAGCGTATAAATCCATAACTAACTGTAGTCATAAATTGGGCAGCAGCATCTAATGTTGGAAAATCTTTTGCAGGTTTAGCAGCAAATGTAACAACAAACATTAGAAATCCTCCTGGATTTTTTCCAAGCGTCTTTGCAAATAAATGTCCTTATCTTCCTTCTTGTTCAAATCCAAAGGTTTATTTCGTGTGTAATAATTCAGCATCTGTTGCTTCTGTTGTTCCAAACTTTCCACAGATTCCATTTCTTCATACAACAATCTGTTAGCTTCGTAACCAACTGGTAGCGGATTCTTATGATACTCAGGCGTATCGTGTTCCACTAACCAATCTAACAGTTCCTGCTTTTTCTGTGGGTCAGACACAAATGTTTTGTATAGTTGTTTAAAAATACCCATAATTAAGTCTCAATATAACCCATCTGTTCAGCAGCTAGTTTTGAACTCATACCAGCATTATACCAATCGTATAGATGACCTACTAAATCATCATCCTGTGGATTTGTGTAAACATTTGGTGGAAAATAAATCGGTTTGTCGGCCATAGTAACTGCACCACCTTCGCATTTTACAAATTCCACCCACACATCGTCAAGCCAATCTGACCAATTCATTTTAATTCTCCTGAATTAAAGTTCGTAACCTTCGGCATATTTGCCAGTGTTAATGTCCTTGATAATCTTCGGAATAATCATACCACAGCGGCAAATCATTACCTTGTGTCCGATTTCAATTCCCATCTGTTCCAAACAAGCGATGTTACAGAGAGATGCTCGGCTAATCGTTGCTCCCTGAAGTTCTACTGGACGCAATACAGCAACAGGAGTGAGTGTTCCATTTCGGACCTGCCATTCAATGTTTTCCAAAATCGTTTCTTTGAAAACCTTAGCCGGCTTGAGGGCGATGTTGGTCTTCGGACGTTCGTTTGTTCGCATATCGTTCATGTCAATGGAGTTCTGCTTCCAAACGATACCGTCAATGTCATATTCAAGATTATCAAAATCGTCAAAGACTTCTTTAAGGTAGTCCATAGCGGCCTTACCAGTAAGATTCTTGAAAAAGCGGTATTCCGCAGCCTTAAAGCCGTTGCGTTCAAGGAAAGAAACGAGATTCTGCTGAGTACCAAATTCTTCAGTTTTGGAATAGTATTGAGCATCATAGCAAACAACATCCAAATGTTCACAACCAGCACCATCCAGGTGCTTCATAACACCACTAGCACCATTACGGCAGTTCTTAAATTCAGGGAAATACTTCTTCTTATTTTTGCGAGAGAGCAACACTTCACCACGAACATCACCAGTAAAATCATCCACCAACTTCTGCGGGACGAAATTCATCTTCTTCACATTTTCTGTAATGTCATCCCCAGTGTAACCATCACCACGGGACGCAGCTCGCACCAATTTACCATTCTTGTAAGTCAAGCAAACAGAATTTCCATCCATCTTGAAGGAGCCAAGCACCATAGACGGGTCAATAGTGCGGATCCAGGCGTTCATTTCCGGTTCAGTATTTGCTTTTGACTGAGAACCCATAACAATGTTGTGGGTAACTTTCTTGAAACCTTCTGTGTGGTCAGAACCAACCACAGTTGTGAGCAGCGGATTTTCCGGATCAAGCTTGGAAAGTTCATCAACCAGGGCATCAAATTCCATATCGGAAATGACCGGCTTATTGTTGTAATAGAGTTCCTGGTTCTTCTTAATTTCTTTTTCAAGTTCGGAAATTCGTGTTTTATTGCTCATATTTAACCTCTTTTTCTTTACAAGTAAAATATAGAAAAATCCACTGTTTCTGTCAATGGATTTATGGTAAAAATGTGTAAAATAATGTTTACAAAACTATTTAAAATCGTTCTTTATATTTTTAAGTTTCTTTTTGTAATTTATTTTCTTTCTCAATTCCAACAGGTCATAATACATTTTTGTTATCTTATTAAAATGCTCAATAACATAGTCACGATTATAACTGTAATGACTTTTTCTTTTGTTATCTTCTATAATTTCAAAATTTTCACTGACCAAATCAACGGCTGTACCGAAAATTTTGAGTCTGCCATATTCTTTGCCGAGAGTATTATTTAATACTTCAAAAGCATTTGATGTAAGTAAACCATATTCGTTCTGGAATACAGTTCCATCTAAGTTTTTAAATTTTCTCAATCAAAATCTCCTGCTGCTAAAGCTTCTCGTTTTTCAACTTCCAATGTCTTTAAAACCAAATCAGGGTTATCTCTATAACTTATATTTAAATTCCAACAATAATCACCGACTTCTCCCCAATCGTCAAATGTTTTTATCACAGTTTTCTTGTATTTGACTTCATACTTAAAACATTTTTTGTTTATATCTTTCGTTACATTTATATAACACCTGGACTGATGCGAAAACTGCATTTGAATGCTTCTAGGCGGTATGTTTCTAAGTCCATACATAAACTGTGGCATTTCGTCAAAAGCAAATGACTTAAATCGGGCCACAAATGCATTCTGTTCGTCTTCAGTTATGTATGGTTCAAATGGTGGTTTTGACTTAGTCCCAATGTCTGAAAAATAGACTGCGGCAGCAAAAATTACACCAAAAATTACCAGCACTAATAACACGAATAACATAAACAGCATTCCAACGAAAAACCCATCCATTATTCAAAGTCCTTATTCAAAGATTTTATTTTATTACTTTCAAGATAATCTGTAACATCCTTCATTGTTAATTTGTACAACTCAGGAATGTCTTCTGCAATGATCTGGTCTATCTTTTCAGGAGTAAGTTCGTTAGGATGGTAATACTTATTGTGTGTTTTCAAGAAATCACTGTCTGGACTTCTGTCTCCAGCACCAGTTGTTACAACCAAGTCACCGTTGTGTTCGTTATTGTCAATAAACAAACACGCAGATGCATTTAGTCCACTTTCTTTCGCCCAAGTATAATCTTCGTGCTGGTAAATGCTGGCCAGCAAATGATGCATCTTCGGGTGGTTGTGAATGTGAGTTAGAATTTCATTTCTAGTCATTAGAAGTCCTCCATTAGTTTGTCTATTCTTTTTTCAGTCTTACCCTGCTTTACATAGAGAGAAGATATTTTCGGAAATTCCGAAATAAAATCTTCCAATGTTTCATAACGGGCAATAATTTTTGATTTAGTGTTTAAAGTTCCAACTGTATTAAGATAGTAGAATGTATTATTTTCTTTCTTATACTTTCTGTATTCTTTCCAACTTTTGATAGGATGTTTGCCGAGAGTAATCTTAAATTTAATTTTGTCTACTTCAATAAAGAAATGTCCGCATTCAACATCACCATCAGTAATGTGACTTGCAATTTCTGTATCAGTCCAAGCAAGCAAAACATTTTCAAGCGTAGTATAAGTTTCATCCCAACTGATACTTGTTAGTTCGTGCCACTTATCAGTTCGCCAATCAAGATAAAATCTACGGCAAATTGAAAAGAATGTCAGAACTCCAATAACTAACCCAATATATCTAATAAGGTCTGTACTCATACGAAATCACTCCTTGCATCATTAAGTTTTTCTTTAATTTGTTCGTCCTTCAAAAATTTAAACATTTCATTTAGTGCTTCTTCCATTTCTTCTTTTGTTAGTAACCATGTGTACCAACAATCCAAATCTTTACGAACTCTGGCACCAAATTTATCGTGGTAAACTGCGCATCGTTTTCCTTGGTACTTTCCATATTTTGGCAAATGTGGAAGTGAATGTTGTTCAGGTTCTCCATTTGGTCTAAATCCAGTATTGAAAGAATTCGGTTCCAAATTGTATCTTGTTACCAATTCTTTGTATTCATCCCAAGTAATCATTAGAAATCCCTTTGTATCTTTTCCAAACGCATTTCAGTTAACTTTTCTTTTGTTTCTCGCAATAAACGAGCAACAGTTTCTTTTGCATTTTCATATCCAAAAACTTCAAACAAATTACTATAATAGATTTTGTTTTCAATTACTTGTATTGTTTTGTGTACAATAATTCGGTCAGGATAAGTAATCACAAGAAAATTGCCTCTCACATGATCTTCTTCTGTAACAAACCAATAATAATCTTCGTCATGAAATAAACCAAATGACTTCATCAGTTCTTCCATTAGAAATCCTCTTTAATTTTCGTTAGTTTAAGGTCCTGTTGAATTTGTTTGTAGTCCTGATGTAATTTGATTAGACACTTAATAAATCTGTCCTTTGCGTCTGCGTCTTCAACATTTATTATAATATGTTCATCCCAGGTCTTTGGTTGAATTCCATCATCATTGGCAGCAACACATTCGCCATTTTCATAAATTATTGCTTGTGGCATAAAGATTTTATTATCCGTATACTGGTACATACAAATAGCATAATCACTGAGATGTGTGAAACTGACCCAGTATTCGCCATCATCCCAATCTTCATAATGTTCCCACTCAGGACAATACTGCTTACACAACGCAACAAATTCGTCAAGGCTCAACATTCGTCAAAATCTTCCTTCATCTTAATCATTCGCAAATCTGCTTTAATGTCCTTAATTTCTTTCGTTTTCTTCATTAAGAACTTTTCTAGCTTATCTATACTGGTGTATTCGTCTTCAAAGTCAATTACACCATCAGGATACAGTGAGTATGCTCTGCCGATTCTATGGTCTTCAGGACAATAAACCACTTCACGATTATACAGATAATACAGTTTACCAGACAGAAACTTCTGCTCAGTCAATCCAAATTTTGCGATGACAGCATTCATTTCGTCAAAATCCATCTTGTTGGGTGAATTTCTAAATTTGTCTTGCAAAAATTTTTCAAAATTTTCAAACATTAAAAATCCCACTCCACTTCTGTTAGTTTAATTTCCTGACGCCAGGATTTGAGTTGTTCTATTACTTCCTTTAGGGTTCGTTCCAATTTAGTTTGTTTGCTAAATCGTTTATGTTGTTCGTTCTTCATAAGGTCGCCCTGTTCAATCTCCACAAGGTAACCATCCACGCTGAGAACTCTTTGCGGAAAATAGATGGTAACTTCACCTTCTTGTTCGCAAAACCAGGCATACTGGGCAGAATACTTAGACTTCTTACAGTATTCCATTAGTGTAATAGCTTTACCATAGCGACTTTTGATTTTGACTTCAATGAAATCATCATATTCATTATGCCCCAAACCAAATTTAGCGACTGTATCTAAAAATTCTTCTCTAGTCATAAATCCTACTTGTTAATGTAGCACACACCGATGTAATTACTGCCAATCGGAATTTCTGTGAGCTTCCAAAAATCCTTTTCCATAAATTTCAAATTATCGTGGTCAGGATGCGGTCCCTTCCATCTTTCATTTTCAACCACTCGGCAACCATCAGCTGCCATCTGGAACAATTCCCAAATTTCCCAAAATTTCGGGTGGTTAGAAATGTACTTTTCCATCCACTTGAAATTGTCATACGCAAACACAAACTTTGGTTCCTTCGGATTTTCACCGTTTCCATTGTAATTTCGGGCGTATTCGTAATCTTCTTTGGATTCCCAAACTTCTACATAACAAGTCATAGTGTTACCTCTCTTTTTTCTATACTATAATATAGAAATAAAAATGCAGTTTGTCAATAGACAAACCGCATAATAATGTAAAATAATGTTTACAAGACTAGAAATCTTCGTCCATTTTCTGTAACTTTTCTTTTACCTGAAAATCCTTCTTGACTTTTACATAATCGTGAACCAATTTTTCCAGGTCTGTATAAACACCGATTTTCTGTGCTTTACCTCTGTTTTTGTAAAGATACCCTAGAACATATTTGAACCTAGGTCTAAACAGATACTCAGTTAAAAACGAATACCCCTGTGGCTCAACTCTAACAAGAAACTGTTGCCCAATCGTTATCCAAGGAGTTAAACCAGCAAAACAAACAAAATCATTGTTACCATATTTTTCTAACAGTTCTCGCAGTTGTTCCTGAATTTTCTTTCCGTCAGCGTCTTTAAACTCTGTCATTTTGGTTTTCATTCTTAACAGAAATACACAAAGTCCAAAAAACAACACCAAAAATAACAAAGGTGTCGGCCATTCTTTACCAAGTTCTAACATAAATCCTTCAAAAGTCATTTTGAATCCTTATTAGTTTGTTTACATATATTCGTTGCTTATACTGCATTAACATTTCGTCTGCAAAATGAGTAAGTAATTCAAAATCAGGAGCATAATCTCCATTACTCAGATTATTATCAAATCGCATTCTATACCACATTGAATATAAATCTTGAGTAAAATGGATGAACTGATCATCATAGTTTATTATAAAATGAGGCACATTATCCAAACAATACTGCCGACAATTATTAGAGTATTCCATTTTATACCCTTTGTCAATCAAAAATGAATTTAATTTACTGGCAAAAGTATACCAGTTCTGTTCTTCATTTGTCATTAGAAATCCTTTTTAATTTGTTTCATTTTATTTTTTAAAATTTCTTTTTTATAATCTTGTAAAACTTTTTCAGCACATTTAGTTAAAAGTTCATAATCAGGTTTATACGAACCTGGGCGTTCAGCATAGAAATCCATCATTTCCCACCAAGAGAATAAGGACCTGTGAAAATGAATAACCATTGTATGATAACTGATGATGAACTTCTCAGGATAGTGCCCTAGATAGTAATTAACTTCACCATCTCTACATTCTGTCTTGTAACCAAGATTTTTAAGCAGAGTATCAAATTTTTTGGCACACTTTTTAAAATCAGTTATATCATTCACAGCCATTATTTAAAATCCTTCTTTATACTTTCTAGTTTCTTTTGTAGTGGAATTGACTTAATAGCAACAAGAGCATCAGCGTAATTGTTCTTAATCTCATTAAGTATTCGTTCAGGAATTACATTGTCATTAAATTCCTTAAAATGCCATTCCAGGTTTCTATCCACATAGCCGATTTCGTGAAAATTCGGCTGAGTGAAACGAACACTAACAAATTCCCAAAGACGCTTAACATCTTCAGGGCGACCTGGAAACTTACCAAGTTCAATGTTCAATGGAAACAAATTAACATAGACAAACACATTTTCTTTTGTGTGCCTAATGCCCAAACCCATCAGGTCAGCAAATTCGTTCATTTTGTCATAAAATTCCTGGTAATTCATTAGAAATCCTCGTTTAGTTTTCTCTGTTTTACTTGCATTATCCTTTGTTTTTCTTTAACCATAAATTCGTTTGCAAGTTTCTTAAACAAATTCATATAAACTTCTATATCAGGATGTGGACAAGTATTAAAATCCAAATAAGACCAATGAAAAGACGAATACTCTCTATGAAAATAAATTATACGGCCTTTATAAGAAATCCAAAAATATGAAAATGCATCTAAATAGTATTGACGATTTTCATTATCGGAATTAAGCTTATATCCTTTTTCAGTCAAATACGAATTTAACCAACTTGCAAATTCATTAAAATTCATTAGAAATCCTTTTTGAGTTCTTTGAGCTTCTTCTTTTCTTTCTTTTCTTTACTCAATCTGCGAGCAGTTGAAATGGTTTCACTTTGACAGTTGAGCCAGCGTTCAAAATTATCCCACTTGAATTGGTCGCAATCTTTATAATTCAAACTATGGTCCTTAGAAGTGAAAGAATCCATACCAGTTGGTGCGATATAGTATAGCACAGAATTGAAATCTACATACAACTTCTTCTTGCTCTTTGGGTTATAATAATAACTGACAAATGCGTCTGGCTTACCAGGCAATTCAGTTCTGTTCACATAATAGTCCTTATCTGGTTTCCAGCCATAATGCCAAGTATCCTTTACGAAACCATATTTGGCTACAAGTTCCGCAAATTTGAGTTCAAATTCTTCAAAGGTCATTAGAAGTCTCCTTTCATTTTGTTAATTCGTTCAGTAACTTCGTTCTCTTTAACTATCAGTACATATTTCTGTACAAATTTTTCAAATACTTCTTTGCTAGGTTCTCTTTTGCCCTGATTAAAGTAAATAATTCTATAATCTTCCTTTGTGATAGCTTCTAAATTTGCGATATGATACAAATAGCCAAACCATATCTGATGTCCAGTTAGACGCAAATTGTACTTATCGTGTATATCAAAAAATTCTTCTCTAGTCATTGAAATCCTTCTTAATTGCGTTAATTTTGTTTTCTTGTTCCATTCTTTTCATTTCCAGCATTAACTTATCCACAATTTCTTCGTACTTATCATCATATTCATTTCGCCAATCCATACCACTACCTTCACCAGACACAGTATTTTCAATGCCAATATAACAAACCCACTGGTCAGCTTCTCCACTGTTAGAATAGACAGTAATGTTGAAACAATGATACTTAAGAAAGGTCATATCAAAACTGCCACTGTTAGTATTGGCAGTCATTTTACAACCATCAAGTTCACAACCGCGTTTTTCAAAAGCAGAAATTACTTTATCCAAAATGTTTACTTCAATAAATGCCATTAGAAATCCTCACGCATAGCTTTAAGTCTTTCTTTTTCTTTTTCCAAAAACCTGGCTCGCATACAATGAGTAAAACTAGCTTCAAGAAATCCTAAAATTATTTCTTCAGTTGGTTCGTTTTCTTCATTGAAAATGAGTGTTTCGTGAGTTGTTCCATCTTCGGCAGTTTTAATATATCCAGGTATTGCCGGATCCCAAATCAAAAGCCGATTCTGTATACCCCATCCATAACCATTCCATTTTAAGCCATTTTCATAATAACAAATTTTCGTGTATGCAGTTGCTACATAAATCTGTAACTGCCGCTTGGTGTTCATTCCATATCCATAAAAACGAACACAGCCGAGCTTGATTAAATCCTTTGTCAGGAAATCAAACCAACCCAAATCCCAGTCAAAATTGGTGTCTAAACCCATTTTGTCCGCTAGAGCTTTGAGCTTCTTTTCAAATCGTTTAGTCATTTTCATAATTAGACCTTCATATATCTCGGCTCAGTATTCGTGAAAATTGTTTGAACTTCAAATCGTTCTGTCAAATCCTGATGGCTATTCAAAAACTTCTTTGCATCTTTGGTATGATGAAATGCGACTGCATTACCCGGTGCGTCAGTAATCAACATATTACCTGCGTCATCATAACCAGCAAAATAGTAGTAACGATAATCGTAAGTATTCTTGCTTTCAAGAGCATAGTATGTAAACATAATTGAATTCGCCATTGTTACCTCTTTTGTTGTTAAATTTAGTCCCTGGTAATACCCATTTTCTTATAGAGGTAGATGTAGATAGAATCTTCTATTGCCCCATAGTCATCGTAAATACGGGTAGCAATACAGACTTTTCTATTAGTCACATCATAGAGCGACAAGTGCCCAGATTTCGTGCGTTTAGTAGTGAATGAATAACCGCCAACAGTATAGTTATAGATGCCCTGAACTGGGTCATTTTCACCAGCAATTTTGTTTTCACTAAACCATTTGATATATTCAGCAGTTTTCATTGTGTTACCTCTTTTATTGTTTGATTATAATATAGAAAAATTCGCCCATTTTGTCAATGAGCGAACTGAAGATTTGTGTAAAATTATGTTTACAATGGGTGTAAATTTTTGTTTACCAACCGTCAAATGGGTCTATTCTAGGTCGGCCTTCGTCTTCTTTGTGGTAAATGACATCCATGTGATTTACATTGTCAGATTTAACTAGATTTTCTTCCTCCAATAAATCATTCTTTTTCAATGGGTCATTTATCTGATATTGTTCAGGGAAATCACTTGTAGCAACATCGTAAATCGGATCTTTCTTATCACTGATGGTTTCATTTCGGAAATCTATCGTTAGTTTCGTGTCCTTATAAACTCTCAATGTTAATGTATAAGTATGGGACTGCAATCCAAATGCTTCCTGGTAGTATTTAACATCTCTAATTTCATAAAAAGTTTTATTTTGTGGCAAATACACAACATCACCAATTCTAGGTTGGAAATCATCATAAACCTTTGGTGTATTTCTGTCCTTTCCACCATAAGTACTCCAGTATTTGAATGCTGTTACTCCCACGAAACAGGTTATAACATCTTCACCCCAAATACCTTGTAATTGGTATGTGCGAACATTTGGAGGTAGTTGTTCAGTATACATTACTATATTGAAAGCTCTTTGGACTACCTGTAATTGGTCTTCTCCCAAAATTTTATCTCTCTCCAAATTCTCAGATACTTTATAATAAACTACTTGTAAGCCATAAGTTCCATAGGCTTCGGTTGTGTATGCTTCAGCTTGATGACCTTCGTCTTCTGTTACAATGTTACCAGCTGACGAATAACAATCCCAGTCATTTGTTTTGGGCATTGTTGAACATAACCACGGATATGCTGTGATGTTTGTATTTACTGTGCCTGCCATTATTCCGCCTTTATAATTCCGTCTTCGTGCCAGTCAATTTGTAAGAAGTTATAATTTGAATGTAATGTTTTACCAAAATCAAAGTATGCTACTGGTAGTTCGTTTTCTCCACTAAATCCTTTACCTTCATCTACATAAGTCAACAATATACCAGCTGCCCCATAGTCCATAGCCGATGTGTTAATGGCTTTCTGTGAATTAAGTAAGAATGATTCAGCAGATAATCTTACAACATTTTCTTCAAGTAAATTTTGACTCAATCCATAAGACTGATATTCTGTTTTATTGAAATTTTTACTAAAATTGTATTCATTAACAAAGTATTGTTCGGAATTACCAATGTCTTTTTCAGCAGATACCCAATCCAAATCTCCAGTAACCCAACTGTTATTGTGATCAGTAGAAAAGATTTTAGAAGATGCTGCTATGTCAGTCATTTTCTCATAAGATTCTTCTGATATAAATCCAGTATCTTTATTAAATGTATTTAAGCCAGCATTTTCCAAAATTAAATTAGTTGGAATGATTTTAGTGTCTAGTCCTTTTATTACTGTGTTATTTCTAGCATCTAAAGCACTCCATTCGTATCTCTTTTTCAAATCGCCTAAACGAAGTAAATTATAATTCATATCATTTTCAGCTGATGTAGCAGATAAGAAATGTTTACCTTTCATTCTTGCGGAATTAGTAGCAAGGAAATTGTTGTCAGTAATATAGACCTTCATATTTTTATAGTTACTGCCCTTTATTTCACCAATACCGAGTGAATATCTATAAGCATTAAATATACAATTTTTATTACCAGACCACATTTAATCTACCTGCAAAATACATTTATCACCATCAGCAGTCTTTTTAACTGGGAATGTTACAGCATTACCTGTTAATTGTACACCTTTATCATTGTCAATAAACATAACATTATGTCCAGAACTATCTACTACTAATACACCACCAAAATTATTTGAAGCAGAAACACTAGAAGTTATATAATATGGTTGATTAGTTTCAGGGTCTAATGTTTTTGATTCACTTATTTCGTGTCTAATAGCAGAAGGAACTAAGTATTGTCCGATATTTATACCTTCATTATATTGTTCTTTATCTGTAACATAACCGAAGTTATTAAATACAGGTTGATACTGAACATCATATTTAAAAGTAAACACATCTTCCAATGTATTGAAGTTATGTGTATTATTTACTACGTGTACAATGTCATCACAATTATAGTAATAATAAACATCAGTATCATCTCTAGCACTTGGAACCCAATTAAACATATTATGGAATTCTGCTGTGTCAATAGTTGTAGTTGATAGTTTATCACTAATTTCAGGCATTATGTTTTTCTTATAAGTTCTATATGTATCATAATACACTGTTGAAGAAAGCGCAGTTAAATCAATTAGATATTTCAAACAGTTAACTTGGTTTTCATTCAATGCAGATTCTGTTACATTAAATGCGTTAAATACATCAGTGTATTTTCTATTAGTTCTATACCAAGCTTGTTTATTCTTAATATCAACTGTAGTATATCCATCAAATGTATTTTGAGTACCTTGTAGAATATGAATGTTAATTCTGTTAAAATCCAATCCCCAAGCAAACTCACTAGATACTGATGACCAAGCACTACCTTTGGTTTCATCCCATCCACCAATATCATCCGTTGTTGGTATCTTACAATTTTTATCGTTTGTTCTATAATAATTCCACAACTTTGTAATCAAGTAAATATCTTGTGAATTAAATGATGTATTTGAACTTAACGAATATGGTATTTTATTCATATTCCAAGTATTAACATAGTCATCATACAACTGAATGTAATTGTTGTTTATATTAGAAGAACAATTATTCATATAAATTAGTTCTCTTGCCATATTTCGTTTATTCCAACCAGCAACACCTTGATTACCATTATTAGCCGCAGTAACACCAGCAGAAATGGTTGGATATACGAAATAATTGTGCCAGTGGTCATAACCAGAATATGTTTTATTATTAATATCAGTATATGACATATATGGCATTGATTTATCTACATAGTTTGACAAAATATGTGACTGTTCAATACCACAGTTATGGTTTAACATATCAATAGGATAATCACCACGATTATAAATTCCTAATTGATTACCGTAATACATTGAGCCAGAAACACTAACAGCACTATTATATGCATTGAATGTTACAGATGGCAATACATTATATTTTAGTTCGTAAATACCTACTAACTTCTTGTTAATGGAAAGTGGTGTAATAGAAGATGTTTCTGAACCAGGAATTGGTTCTGCTACAGGAACAATCTGATTATTTTCAAATTTATATGGAATAACTTCAAACTGTTCACCAACATTTGATAAAGCAGAGAAATAACAAGCGCTACAGTACATATTGGTAGCAAAATATGTAGAATCAGTTATATTATCATAATCAACTTTACCAATGAATGTGCCAAATGCGTTTTCCATTCGTTTGATTATGTTATTAGTATCTGAGTAGTTGTCTTTATAAACTACTTCAAGATTATTAACACTACATATCTTTGGATTTCTATCAGTACCAAAACCAAATACTGGAACATATCTACCAAAAGCACCACCCACAATAAAGATAGGGCGTAACTTATATGTAATACAATCATTAGTTACATTTTCTGCTGTATTGACAGGATTATCGTCATCATTCAATGAACCTTCGTCATACCAAGCTGAACAATATGCAGATAATAAAGACAATTTAGTTTCATCTTCAATAGCAGATGTATTAGATATAATTTGTTTAACACAATCAGGAACAATAGGTGTAGTTTTGTAGATAACAGTATCACCAGCAGAATAAACACCACTGAAATCATAAATTAACTGGTTATCAACAGAAATAGAAACATCCTGAATAAAACCATTAGCCTGTAAGCCAGCAAATCCACCAATGAAACCCACGAAGTTACTTGTGTTTTTTACTACAGCACTAATTGTTATATTTTTAGCTGAACCATAGTTTGCTCCAGCAATAATACCAACATTATATGCGGCTCTCGCTTGAGGGTGCATTCTCATTGAACAACGAGTCATTTCATAAGATGGTGCGAAAGCAGAATACCAAGGATTTTCTTTTTTAGAAGAAAAATCTCGTTTAACTAAGTTGTTATTATAACAAATTACAGTTTCTTCCATCCTTTGAGCACTGAAATTTGAATCAGTCATTGGACCGATTAATCTTGTAGTATAGTTACCAAAACTATCAAGCCCATAATACAAAGGACTTTTAACATAGTAATCTACACTAGAAGGACTACCATTTGAAATAAACACCAAATCACCTGAAGTATCTGGAACGAAAGTATGATTTTCATAATGACCAGATAAATCTCTTGTGTACAAACCAAGTGGCTTATAGTTGAATAATTTGTTTACCTTATCAACAAATTCATTCAAACTATCACCTTTTTCATAATAATCAGGCTTGTTAGCAGTAAAATCGCCTTCGTGACTGTTGTGTGGGTTATAGTTTATATCAAGACAAGCAAACTTAGCATCATCTGCAAATTTACCTTCTGCGAAATAACCAACATAAGGACAAATGTTACCAGGAGAGTTTATACAAAATGAATTGGAGAAATAATAGTTTTCATTATTTGTGTCAAACTTCTTTCTAACAATTTTTACACTTTCATTCCATTTATATTCATCTGATTTGTTTGTTACAGAATAAACACTGGGAACGAAACCAGACAAATTAAATGTCTGTAAATTAGAAGCATCAATGTTTTCAATCAAACCATAGTTCTTACCAACAAGCAAACCACAGTTAATATCTCTACCATCTCGCTTGATATAGTTCAAGTTAATAGGCATATTACATTCAATAGAGTTAGTTGTGCTATCAATATGAATAAGTTTAAAGTTTCTAACTTTACCTTCTTGACCTAGAACAGCTACAATACCATTATTTGTATCTTCAGCTTTTATAGTAATGTCAAAATTAAAATAGTTACCATCTAAAATACCATTGAAAGGAACTTTTTCCGAACCAATAGGTTTACCAATTACACCTTCAAAATTATCGCCGATAACACCGATAATGCGGTCATTACTTAAACTTCTGTTTGCGAACCATTCCAATTCGTCTTTAGAACGAATGAAATAGAATCCACCCGTTTCACTATTTAAATATTCATGAATGTTAGTATTGTTTATAATTGCGTTTAGATAGAAATCAGTAAATTTATCAAAATTTTCTTTTGTAATAAACATTGGTTTATTTGTAAATGATTCATCATCAATAACCTTAGACCACTTATGTTCAATACAGCAACCATTTATTAATGCATCGCCTCTAACTTTAAAGTCCGCAGCAGATACATCTACAAGTCTTTCTTTACCTTTATGATTTGTACCTATTTCTGTTCCGTGATAATCAAATAATGATTTATTATATCTCTTATCAGATACATCTTTAAAATCACTTAGACTTCTATAATGGTCTAAACGAATACCGCTAAATTCAAATTTATCTTTAAAGTCTTCGGATACTGGAATAAAATACCAAGAATCAGCACTTGGTACTTCACCATTTAAAAATCTATCTTTAAAATCATTGAATACAAATGAACTCATTACTTATCCCATCTTTCAAGGTAATCTTGAATGTCTTTATTATTAGTTGTTGGGTTTGGTCGCATAGCATAAATTCTAATTGTATTTATAGTATCGGAACCTTTTACAAGTACTGAACTCTGGGTATTGAATATGGTATCATCATTTGTATCTCTAACATCAGATTTCTTTTCTTCAATTCTATTATTTTTGAAGTATCGTTTCCAGTCATTTTCAATGGTTTTATCAGCACCATCCCCGAAAATCTTTTTACAACGGATGTTTGCTTCATCAGGAGTTATAATGTTCTTATAATAACCCAATTCATTAGCAACTTGTGCTGTTAAGTAAATACAAATTGCTAATTCATCAGTTCTCATTTTCATTACACAAGGACAATACTGTGAAGCAATACCAATAGCATACTGTCTTGTATCATCTGGTAATTTTGGAGTAGTTCCTTCTTTATTTTCAGGATAGAACATTCTTGCGTAATCGTTATAGTCGCCATTATAGTTAAATTGTTCATTATAGTTTGACATATTAGTTTTATACAAAATAGAACGGGTGTCTTTTGGTAAAACTAATGTGAAATAGTGAATCTGACCTCTATTAAAAATTGGTATATGAGCATCACCAACATTCTTAGGGACTACTGGGTTGTATGCTGGTATATAAAGTCCTTGAGAATTGTTTATTGGAAATTCAACACCATACACAAAGAAATCCTTATTATATAAAAAGTTCTTCAATAGTTTATTATTATCACCAAGGTTAATTTCTTTCAATATATCTTGAACATCATCCCAGCCGCCTAAACCATTCCATAGTTTAAGCATAATTGTAGTACCATCTTCATATAGTTCGTATCTACACCAATTACTTAATGTATCTAACCAGAACCAATTATGTGATGAATCTTCATCATAAATTAACTGCATTTTATCAGCATAGTATTCACTTGGTGTCATAAATTTAATTTGTTTTATTTGTTCTTCCAAGTATTTTTCTTGTGAAATTGTAGAGTCTTTACTTACACTCTTTACACTAACTATATGACCTTGTAGATATGCTTGTTTCATTGTTTGAGCATAAGACCAAGTATTTGGCAACAATGTTCCAATATAAGGATTTGTAGGCATATTATCAAGTGCCAATGTGTAAGTGATAATATACTGTATCTCTCTTATTATTGGTTTTGTTTCGTTATCTACAATTTCATTTACAGGACTAATATCACTGTAATTATCTATTGTAGTCAATACCTCTTCGTTATTAGCATCTACAGTCCAAAATGCGAAGTTTTTATACTGTGGACCTTTATCAATAGTGGATAATGTATTTTCGGAAATTCTGTATCTTACTGTATAAGAATAAGATACATTACTATCTGATGGTTCTTTTTGCCAAGTAATAAATTCAAAGAATTGGTTATCAGATTCAGGATTTAAAATAGTTAATATAATTGGATATTCAGGTTCAGCTGGGCGATTACCACCATAATATTCTAGTGGACTCCATGTATTTGTATCTTCATTTTTTGCCATTGACAAAAGATTTTGATTATACTTAGTTTTATAGATAATTTGTCTACTTCTAAATATATTTTCTACTTCATTTGTATATTTAGAAGCACCTGTATTACTTGTAACTTGTTCGGGATTTATTCCCATTAAATCACCATAGATATAAACGATTTCTTCGTTATCTTGATAATAACCATTATCCCATGTTAATTTATTTGTTTCAGCCCATTTATATGAACCGTTATCAGGAACCATTAAATATCTTGTACTATAAATTGGCCCTTCAACATAACCTGATTTTACTTTACCATCTTCTCCAAAAACATCATAATTTGTTTTTTTATTAAAACCATTATACCAAGTAGTAATTAAATCACTATATGGTACATAAGCCTTAAGTTCACCATTATCATAAATGACCCAAGAAGCTTTTAAATAACCAATACCTAATTTTGTTAAAACATCTGGTGAATATAAAGGATAGCCATCTGCGTCCAATAAAATATAATCATTTTCACTAAATGTATATTTTGACGAATTTCTATCACTATAATACTTATCTACTGTAACATAATAAACATCTGAATTTCTATTAAGAATTTTCAAATGTTTATTTTCTTCGCCATTTTCGTCATCTCTGTTATCAATTAAAACTTGAACAGTCTTACCTGGTTCATATTCAACAAATTGTGGATTTATGTTGTATGAATTAACTTCAATAGACTTGAAATTACCATTGGCATCAACTGGAATTGAAGAATCTGTAGGTGATACATCTTCTTGTGGTTGTTTTGGAATGTACTGATAGATAGTTAGAAATTCGTTGAATTCTTCGTCAGTAAATATAATGGCTTGCTTTGGTTTGTTCTTGAATGTTAAAGGACGCCATTCATACTTAACTCTAGCTGGGTCATCAGGTCTATTAACTTCTGTAAAGTTTGTAGATGCAGCAATTCCTCTACAAAATTCACAGAGCATCCATTTTAACTCTCCAGGCATATCAGCTTGTTTATCTTTAATTGGAATAAATGTAACGAGAGAAATATCATTCTTCATTGACACATATTCTTCAGTAAAATAATCAAAATAATATGGTTCACTGTGCTGATCGTCTGTATAACAGTGTAATTCGTGAATAACTTTGTTATCTTTTTCTATTGGCTTGTAAACAAATTTAACTCTATTAACATAACCACCAAGATAATCATTACTGTCAAAATTATCACTATATGGGAACAATGGCATATCATATACTATTTTATCATCATAGTATACTTCGTCATTTAACCAATCATATTCTTGATATGCAGTCTCTTCTACTAGAATTTCCGAACGGGGCGAATAATCTTTATTATAACTGTCATAGTAATAAAAACAACTTTGTTTATCACTAGGCTTAAAATCCAGCTTAAGTTCACCAGCTATTGTAAAACCATCATACTTAAAATTAGCAAGACCACCTAAACCTTTGCTATTTGTATTACCACATAATCCTTGTGTTAGATAATCAGGTTTACCTGCATCAGTTGATCTGACCTTAATAAATTTCTTTGGCATAACAGAAGGACAAAATTCGTTCTTATATGCTGTGCCATTAGTATCTATGTTAATTATATGTAAACCAAAGTTTTCACCTTCAAGATTTAAATATTCTGGTCTTCTTTTCCAATCTAAATTAAGATAATAATATCTGTGTTTAGTAGTTTCACGAACTTGTGTATCGCCATCCAATGGTAATGAATTAGCGAAATCTAAGTTTGTTAATGGTCTTTCACTTTCATCAACGGCTCTATCACCGTCAAAATCTTCGTAAACTAAAAAATGGTTTTGGTTTAATGTTAACTTTGTTTCAGCCATAGTAATATATTTATAGCCACTATATGTTAATTGAGGTATTGATTACCGGGAATTCTTGCTCCTTATAATAGTTCATTCGTTCTTTCCAGTGCTTAATCAAATAATTCTCTACCAATCTACCTCTAGATGTCTGATAGGTCAAATCATCAATCACATCATACAAAATAATCTGGTTCTTTGTCTTGTGCTTACGCAATCCACGGCCAATAGACTGAAGAACCTTGATTTTGGACTTACTATTAGCATACAAAATAACATCGTGGAGCTTTGGCATATTAACACCTGTACTCATAGTAGCATAAGTAGCCAATAATATAGTTCCATCTTCATTTTCAATACCTGTACGAATTTGGCTACGTTCCGAACCACTTACAGCACCGGTGATTACAGAAACCTTCTTGTCAGGATACTTTTCTTCTAACCATTCTTGAATTAGTTTGACGTGTTTCAAGTGGTTCATAAGAATTAGAATGTTATGTTTTGGGTCTGTGTGGGAAAGAATAAGTTCCAATACCTTATTTCTATCCTGGTATTCTTCTACCATTTTCACTTCTTCAGGATAACTTCTACCCTTATTCTTCTTGATAAATTCTGCGGGGTATTTTGCGATAATGTTCGCAATCTTAATCTTTGTCAATACGCCAGCATCAATGAGTTCTTTTGACTTCAATTCAAATATGACATCACCAACGACTTCTCTAATTTGTAACAAATCGCATTTATCATTAGGAAGTGTACCAGTTGTACCAATCTTGTAATAAGCATTTGTACACCATTTCATTAGTTTAGTCATAACATTTGCTTTTACACCGTGAACTTCATCTACGAACACAGCACTATATTTCTCAAAGAACTCAGCATCTTTATTCTGTAAACTCTGCCAAGTAGAAATCAAAACTGGTTTGTCAAATGTAGCTTCGTGGCCGCCACCCAATCTTTCTACTTCGTCATCTATGTTATCATAACCATAGTCCTTAAAGTCATCGTACATCTGGTCTACAAGCATAATGTTAGGGACAATCAAAAGGATATGGTTGTAATCTTTCTTTCTAATACAACGAACTGCGTTGTAAATCATTAAAGACTTACCACTAGAGGTACAAGAAAGCAAAATGCCCTTATGGTATTTCAATGCAGCACGAACTGCTTTATCTTGATAATCACGAATTTCAAAAGGAGCATTTTTCATATTGTCCTTTATCATTTCGGTATATTCTTTTTCATCTAACTGTTCAAGAAATTCGGCATCTCTAAATCCGTTCAAGTTCAAATGTTGTTCCTTGATTTGTTGCCCACAAAATCAAGTCTTTCGCAAGACCAATGGGTAGTACACCTGAACGCATATTGAATGAATGGTGCTTTCCATCCCAAACCCTCATTTTGAAGCGTGGCTGGAATTGATAACCAGACACATACTCGGAATAACGAGCATAAATGTTGTATGTAATGTCTTCAGGAGCGGAAATTTCAATGAAACTTTCGTTTAATTTTTTAATGCTTATATCTGCCATTATTTACCTAATTTTTCTATTATATCTTTGACTATGGCATTATAACCTTCTTCAGTTCCGTTAATTTCTTTAAATTCCAAGTTATTATCAGTTAAAAATGCCTTAATTTTTCTGTCTATTTCTTTGGCTTCTTCTTCGGTTTGATTTCTGCCATTTGGGTTATAAGGTTTAAATCTATTTACAAACAAATTATAAGTATTTTTGTATTTCTTTGCTTCGTAGATACACACGTCCTGGTATGGTTTTTCGGTTGTGTACATCGCACCTATAGCAATCGGAGAATCTGTCACTACAACGTCTACCTTGCCAAGCAAACGGGTAATCTTCAAACATTGTTTACCAGTAACATACAGTTGACAGTGTTGTAATGGGAATTGGTCTTCTTGCCAAACTCTATCTTTGGCATATTCGGAAACATACTCACAATCAACACCTGCCATTTTTAATTTTGCGAAAATATAAGCGGCACCAGTAGATTTACCAGCACCAGGACCTGCATACAAATTAACTAATAATGTATTTTTCATAAATTCACCTATTCTTTTATGTATAATATAGAAAAAGAACTGGGAGTGATGTCCCAGTTCTCATTTTTTATTATTTTATTTGTACTTAGGTCTCAGTTGTGTCTTCACCAGGTTCTTCTTCAGGAACATCTGTTGGTTCGTCCTTCTGTCCATCAGTTTCTTCTGGTTCTGGGCATTTGATAATACTCAATACATTTATTAGTTCATTCTTAAATGTAGTCCAATCGTTGAACTTTGTGCTTTCTGTTGGAGTAGTCAAAGTTACAGTTTGGAAATCATAAGAAAGCAGAATCTCATTATCATTGTTGAAAGTAATCTTGTAATTTGGCAAATTCTTTTCGTCAATTACTTTACCAACATCATTGTATGGAACTTCAAAATCTTCCAATGTTTCAATGATGTCAGTTACACCTTCAGCAATCGTGATGGACTTATCGTCAAATGAGTTCATAAGTTCTTCGTGATTCTTCTTTGTGTCTTTTGTTAGTTTTGTGATTTTCTTTTCAAGTTCTACACAGTCTTTTTGTAGTGCTTGAATTCGTGTGTTGTTTCGGCAAACGAGAAAGAACATATAAATGAATAGTCCTAACTCTATTGCTCCTGCCATTATTTCAATCATATTTTTCTCCTTTATTGTAAATTTAGAATAAATTTTATTATTTAGAAAATAAAATGTATTTTTGTGAACTTAAATGTCAATGATAAAGTCGCTATGGGAAGTTTTGATTTGTTCCCTTTCCCATTTTCCGTCCTTTACTACACTAACATCTGTGTATGGGTCTCCTTCACCAGGATAACCATAAGGGTTACACAAAATTTTTATCTTCTTTCCAGCATCGTTTTCAAACTCACAAATCTTTCTATTATGAATATGTCCGCAGGTCCAAATTGTGTCCTGTGTTATCTTATTAAAGAATGGACTACCATTAAAATAAAAGAATGTATTTGTTGGATAGTTTCTAAACTCAAAACTTATTCCTACTTCAATCGGTGCGAAATGACAAGCAATAACCTTTGGATTTTGTGCGATTATGTTGTTCATTTTAGCTTCATAATCAGTCCAAATTTCGGATGCTTTCTTTTTGACCTTCCAATGTCTACCGTCAAACCAGTCAATCTTCCATTTGAAATCATAATCTAGTCCAGGTTTTGCTTCACACTTCAAATCAGTAGTCATCATTGTGCCACCAATCCCATTTACAATGTTTCCTTCCAACAAATGAACATTTGGAAACTGAGTACAGTATTCCTGCATTTTCTGTATCTTTTGTTCGGATGTATGGAATTGTAAATTGGACTTAGACATCGTAGCACCACGGACAATCAAATCGTGATTTCCAAGTGTAAAATAAACTTGTTCGTATTTCTGTGAGAGCCACTTGATTACTCTTGTGAATGTCAAGTAATCGTTTGCTATATCTCCTGAAATCAAAATCGCAGGAGTTGATGGAATGCTCTGAAAATCCCACATCCAATCCATTGTTTTCATAACAAGTTCTTCAGGTGGGTCTATGCTTGATTCTTTGTAAGATTTATCACAAAAACCAAACCACATATCAGGATGTATATCACTTAAAACTAAACATTTCATTTAAAAATCCTCTTTAATACTTTCTAACTTCATATTTGCTATAAAGTCTTTAATTTGTTTTTGCATTCCAAGCAAACGATTTACTACAAAGTCCATTACAAGTCGCAGTATAAATTCATTCAATGTTTTCAAATCCAAATTTCTTGACTTGTAAGTTTCAATGTATGGAAGTCCAAGTCCATCATTTTCAAGTCCTTCTATTGAAATCAAATCATAAACAGATACAGACCCTTCTGTTCCATACACATTTAAGATAGTATCATTTGCTATATAGATGTCCTTTGGAAATAGTGCTTTGTTAAACACTATTTCAAACCTTTCATCATTCGTTCCTACTATTGAAAAATAGGAAGGATAAGTGTTAAAAATAAAGTCTTTAAGTTCACTTGTTGTCATTTTGATAAATATAGTAAAAATGTTAAATTGTTCAATATGTATAAGGAAAAAAGATGACCGATTTTAAGCTTACACAAAATTTCAAGTTATCCGAATTTACAAGTACTGATTTGACACCTTATCAAACTGCGCTTGTTCAATTACTAGCCAATAACTTACAGAAAGTTCGTGATTATCTCCAACAGTTTAAAGTTGACCCTAAGAAAAATGTCAGTATCGGCATTTCTAGTGGTGTTCGTACACAATCTGACTATGATAGACTCATAAAGAAAGGATATAACCCAAGTAAAACTTCCGACCATTTCTGCGGACTTCAGTTATCTTGTAAACCTTGTATTGGAGCAGCAGATGTTTATATAAAGAACTGTTCTTTGAAATTGAAGGATATAGCAGCTAAAATCATTGAGTTAGATAAAGCTGGTCAGGTTGATTTTGGACAAGTTATCTATGAATACAATCCAGGTACTAGAGCCGAGTGGATTCATTTGGGTAATGACTGGGAAAAGGTCTTTTCCGACCAAGGCATTATTGACAGTATGAATAAAACACGCAAGAAATACTTAATGTCTTTGGATAATGGAAAAACATACAGAGACTTTAAATAATTGAGTGTGCTTTCATATTGTAATCAAACCAGTACTTTCTCAATGTAAAGTAATTTTTCATTAAGTCTTTTTCAAATTCCTTAATGTCTGAATAAGTTTTATCTGATGCGTGAGTACTTGGTGCTAAAAATGAATAATGCTCAGGTATAAACAAAGTCACTTCATTCCCATGACAAAACACAATCAAACGAGCCAAGGAAAAACTAATGTCTTCTTTATAATCTTCGTAAAAGATTTTGTAGAAATCTTTATACGGATAATCTTTAAAAACTTTGAATCCGAGTCTAGTACAAACTTTGCAAAATTGTTCTACTGTAATCATATTGTTCTGGTGTTTAGTCTTTCGTAATACTTGAAAAAGTATTTTTTCATAGTGAATGTATTTTTCAGTAAATCTTTTTCAAATTTCTTTGGGTCACTATACTCTTTTGATTTAGAAGTATCTGGCGTGAAATAAGTATAAGAAACTGGCTCATACAAATTAGCTTCTTTTTGTGAATACGAAGCATCAAAATAACGAGCCATTAACTTACCCATTTTTATGTCATTTCTGTAATACACATGATAGAACGTATTGTCATCTGTGTATACTTCATATCCACAGCGTTTGGCAATCGTGTAAAATTGTTCTACAGTTATCATTAAAAATCTTCTCCCATCGCAACCATCTTTCTAGCAAGTGGAATTAGTTTGTACAACATATCGTGGTATTCTCTCCATACTTCATCAGTAGGTTGTTTATCATTTTGGAACAACATAAATGCGTGTGTAAATGCACAGTGCTTTTCTTTGTAAATGTTCAATTTAAGAACAAGGTCATACAAGTTATCACCTTCAAATCTGGTACATTCCATTCCATCTGCGTAAACAATAATCTTAAACATTATTCAAAGTCTCCTTCCAATTTAACTAATTTTGATTTAACTTGGAATTCTTTATACTGACGAGCCATTTCTTGTTTCATTGTTTCTTCAGTCCAATCTATTCCTTTAATTAGGAATGTATGGTTTGTTTTCTTACGAGAACAATAACGCTGGTTTGCAGAATAAACTCCAGCATCGGAAAGCAACCAATCGTGAACTCCAGGGTCATAAAACATTTTAAAGTAGAACCCAGCAATTTCAGGTTTATTTTTCTGTCTATCCCACCAGCTACCATTTGGAACACATCTTTCCTTAACATCTTCCAGCCAATTCAGCATTTCTTCCTGGAAACCTTCTAGTGTTACAAAATCGCCTATTATCATTCAAAATCCTTTTTCATTTTTTCTAGTTTGCGTTCCATTTTACTGAATTTAGCAAAAATCTTACTTGCTATATCTCTAGTCAAAATTGGAAGATATGCTTTAACACCAGTACAACTGAGTGTGCCATCTTCATTTGACAAAACTACTTTAAATTTGTCATTCCCAGTTGTTACAACATAATGAGTATCAGGTTCTAATTTCGCACCATCGTTAATTGGAACAATACTAAACTTATCCAAATCTATAATACCGCCAACCAGATAAAAAGGTTCGTTTCTCCTGGATTTTGAATAAAGTCCACCATTCAAATCCATCTGGTCTTTGAACAAATTATACATTGTCATATTCGGATAAGCATTGTATTTTCTAATTTGTGAACAATGACAAATTGTGTCATCATTACCATTACAACCGTGCAATAAAATGATACAGTTCTTACCATATCCCATAACAACATTCTCAGTCATATAATAGTATTCATTCAGCATTAGTCAAAATCCCTACTGATAGATTTCATTTTAAATTCCTGACAGAGTTTCTTTGCCGTTATATAAGTATCTTTTATTCGTGTTTCACATTCTTCAGGGTCTTCAATTTGGTAATACGGGTCCTGAACCCACTGCTTTATTCCATTTCGTTCATGCTGGTTAAGTACATAAACTGTAACCCGTTCTGTTTTAAACCAGGTCGCAACAATCCTACCACCAAATTTATTATTCCAAGCAGGAAACTTGTATTCATTCATTGGTCCGCATTGAACCAATCCATTTCGCCTACAAATTTCGTGAAATAAATTTTTACTAATCATTGAAGTCCTCTTTCAAAAAATTTTCTTTGGCCTTAATTTGTACTTCTTTAAGGAATTTTACTGTGTGCTGTCGGATAGTTTCTTCAGTCCAAGAAAATCCAGGATATAACAATAAAATTTCATTTTCCCCACACAATCGTGATAAATCTTTTTCAGTATAAATGCCTGTATTTCGGCAATATGGCATAAAAGTACTAACTGCGGCAAACAATCCTTTTCGTTCTGTTCCTTCCGCTTTATCATAACAATCATGCCAGCCATAAACTCGCTTAACTATATCATTCACAAAATCGTTATCCAAATAATTCATTTAAAATCTACCTTCATTTTTTCCAATTTTACTTTAACATCCAACTCTTTACGCTGCTTAATAGCATTACTAACAATGTATTTTACTTTGTCTAAAACCTTTTCAAGTGGCTCACTAAATGAAATTGTGTTGTCATCAGTTTCAAACGGAAGTTCTTTGTAGTAATTTTCAAAAAGGTAATTGTAATCATCTGAACCAAACACAGTAGTTGAAGGCACCAACTTATTGAAAAAGACAACTGCGCTGTAATAGTGTTCGTCATAGTCAAACATTCTAATTACTTCGCCGAATACAAAATTGGTTTCTAGTTCAGTCCGATACTCAACGGCATCTTTAGTTCGTATTTCTTTCAAACCCATCTGCAAACAGAGTTCACTAATCTTCTTCTGATATAAATTGTATTCTTTTTTTGGCATCCATTCTCGCATTAAAAATCCTTCTCCATCTTCTGTTCTCTTTTTTTCAAATCATACTGTTTAGCATTTAGTTTAAGGGCTTCAATCGCATCAGCTGAAAGTTTAACATATTTTTCAATGTCGGCTTCAGTTTTAAAATCATTCCAGTCCGCAACTTCACGATAAACATAGTATTTTGGTTTATCAAAATTTTGAATAAGAAGTGGTACAGGAAAATGAATCAATGAACCAGCCGTAATCGTAAAAAACAAATCACCCATAGCAGTTACATCAAATACATCGTGCGTGCCTCGTTCATAAATTCCGTCTGCTTTTTTAACTTCCGTAATTCCTATTATATAATCTCTCCAGGTAGCATCTCGCTGAACATTCCCATTCTTTGTAAGAATATGAGATTTAGAAACATTAAAACCATATTGTTCAGCATATTTTAACAGAAGTTTTACTTTTTCATTCTTTAGCATTAAAAATCCTTTTGTATTTTCTGTTCTCTAATTTTTGCTTCGTATTCTTTGATCTTGAATTTTACCTGGTTAATCTTTTCTTCACACTGAGCAATAACATCAGCAATTTCTTCTTCAGTATTGTAGTACATCAAATCCACATAATAATCAGTACAACCAAAATTTATTTTGTTTGGTTCTGTTAAAATGTGATAAAGAATTGGAATAATAAGATAACCACTTCCGCTGGCATATAGAGTTGCTACAACTTGCCATTCGTCACCTACAAGGTCAATAACTGAATCATCACCTTCAAACCCGATATAATCTTTTTCTTTACAAAGATTTTTCTTACCAAGGTCATAATGTCCGTTCAGTTGTGAGTAAATCTTTCCTTTACGGTTGTAAAGTTTGTCCCTATCTTCCTGCGAAATTTTCCATCCATTATTCCCAAGAATTTTTAGGATAAGTTCAATTTTTTCTTCACGTCGCATTTACTTATTCCTGAACATTTTGATAATTGCCTTCACCGCAGAAAGTTCGGCCTGGCTCAAATCGTTTTCGTCATAACTAGACCAGTCATAAGAAACGAACAAGCCCAAAGAATCATAACCATTATGGGAGTTAATGTTTATGTCATTTGTAAAATGAATTTCAACTAAATCAGCATTGGACTTTTCGTCCTTAACTGTCAAGATGGTTTCTGTTTCCATATTCTTTGTGCGAAGTTCAAAAACACAAGCATCAAAGAACTGACGCAGATGTTCAATCGTATCATTAAATTTCTTGAGTTCCATTAGAAATCTCCTTGCAAATTCCTGAGTTTCTTATTCATTTTTCCTTTGGTGCCGATACAATCATTTACTTCTTTGATGTGTTCTTCCACCTGCATTAACACATCTTCAATGTCATGCTCGGATTTAATGTCTTTAAAATCCAAATAAAAATCGTCAGTTTGAAAATGATATAATTCGCCAAAGTCAATGGTGTGCATAATCACAGGAAATGCGATAAAAAGTTTAGTAAGACGGATGGTTGTAAAATAGTTTTCACAAGTAGTAGTCATTCGTACTTGGTCTGAACCATCCGGGTTAAAAAACCTGTAATTCGCATGGCATTCGCATACAATTTTATTCGCAAAATCAACACCACCAGTTCTGCTTTCTTCAATGTTTTTATAAACAGTTCGGAAATTTTCTTCGGGCATATACCAGCCATGTTCCTTACAGATTTTACACAAGGAATTAAAAATTTCAGGAGAAATTATATCCATATTAGCATACCTCCACTTCTACATGACCAGCGGGTTGAATGGTGGACGGGTCCCGAATCCAAAGAGCTTCGTCATACATTCCCTGAATCAAATGATGACCATCAAAGGTCATAAAGTTCTTGTTCCAATCGCCGTGTTCGCCATTTAACGGAATGATACAAGCAGTATCACCCACAACGAGTAACTGACCAACTACTTCCTGGTCAAAAATGTTAATTCCCTTAAACATTGGGACCTGAATTTTTACATTTGCCATATTGTTACCTCTCTTATTGTTTTATTATAATATAGTAAATTACAGTTCTATTGTCAATAAGAATTTGTCATTTTAATGTAAATAATTATTTACATAATACTGCCCAGGAAACGTAGCAAGGAGCCCAGATTTGATACCGATGCTAGGGCTATATCATTTTACCGAGAGAATGGCAGGAAACGCACAGTACTGTCAAAGTATAGAAAATTATAAATACATTAAAGGAGATTTTACAATGGAAATCAAAGAAGCTAAAGAAATTTTAAACAAAAACGGATTTATTTTGGAAGATTACAATTTTTACAAAAATCCGCAGCGACAAATGACCGCAAAAAGAAAGAAATTGAGTACTGAAGAATACATCAAAACTGTGGCTAAAACATTCGCAAAAAATAATAAAAAACTTTCTGTTGAATCTGTAACTGGTATAATGCTAAATTATATGTTTGATTTTCTAGCAAAATACAAAGAACAGGGTTGTCCAGCAGAAGTTGCGGCAACTGACGAAAATGTCATAGCAAAATTTAAAGAAGAAAGCGGGAAATAAAATCCCGCTTTTTTATGTGAAATCCTCATTTATAAATCTGATTTTCTGTTCGGCTTTAATTTGTTTTAACCAAGCATTTAATTTTATCAAATAATTTTCAAGTGCTTTTTGGTCTTTCTTACTTATTAAATCAGGAGTATATTGGAATTCTCCTGTATAAATGATATGCTTTCCGTTGTCAGATAACAATTCGTCCTTCCAAACTCGTTCTGGAATAACTCTAATATGATTACCCCAACCCACAAACGGAACACCACAAATTCCAAAATCTCGTCCTTCGTAACTCAATACCTGCAAATTATATTTTAGGCATAATTGTTTATATTCTGTAAATGTCATTTAGAAATCCTCTTTAATCTTTTCTAACATTTGTTGATTTATAAATTCTTTAATGTCTTTTATCTTTTTAATTACTTCTTCCCGAGCTGTTTCATAATTATCTGTTTTCACACAAGAACCAATAAAACTCATTTTATATGAACAGTTTCCTTTATCGGGATAGAAACTACCAACAAGATAATCACAATAATATATACGCCTAGGAAAAGCAACCATTTCCATACCAAATTCGGCACAAAGATTTTTTACTTGTTTTCTAGTCATAGAAATCCTTACTAATCTTACGGAGGTGCAGGTCAACTTCGGCTTCTTTAATCATTCTTAAAGAATCAACAATCAGTTTCTCAAATTGTTCTTTAGTTCGGACCTTCTTTCTCATTTTTTCATTTTCAACCAGATAAATAGAATCTTCAGTGATATAAGCCCAATCACTATAAATGTGCTGGTTCCCATTGTTTACCTGCAAAATCCCATCTTTAGGTTTTCCATTGTAATCATATTCAACAAGAAGATTACTTCCATAGTGGAATGCTTTGGAATTTACATAAACTAACAATCTTTTTGTATGGTTATTAAAAAGTGTGTTAGTGTTAATTGACAGTTCCAAATTTGGATAACGACTGACTACATCTTTTACATCTTCTTCAGTTATCATACTTCATTTGTGTTAATTACATTGTATGTTACTTCAACTTCGTGAATCTTAAAATTCTTAATGGTTTTTCTCATCCACGTGTTGACTTCTTTCTTCTTATTGTTTACATAGTTTTCTGCTTTACGATAAGTCACATATCGTTTAGCTTCAAAAATGTCGGAAGTTTCATAAGCAAATAAATCAGTATCTTTCTTATCAGTGTAGTATTTTGTTACACCGTTTTCTTCATAACTAACAACATAAAATTTCTTTGTCATTGTATCTCCTTTAGAAATCCATTTTTACTTTGTTAAGATTTACATTCTGTTGATTAAGTTTGAGTTTGTATTGACGAATAATTTTTCTATCACTCTTTTTATGCCAATCTACAGTTGTAAGAAATTGAGCATACTGTTTATTCATCTTTTCCGCAACAGGAATAAGTCTAATAATTTCGTCCTTTTCAAACTGATAGATTTTATTCAAATTGTCAATGTCCTTATAGAATTTTAAGCCGTGTAATTCAACTTTAGCCCACTGGTCACCAGTAATTGAATAGTTCGGTCCATAATAACAACAAGGCCAAGGTTTATAATGAGCAAGTTTACTTGATGGATGAGAGTCAGCCCACACATCAGGCATTGCTTTAACATCGTCATCACTCCAGCCCCATACTTTTGGAAAACCATTGTAAGGACTTGGATTGTGTTCCTCGTAAGTATGATACCAAGAATCATAACCATAAACAATCGTATTATCATCACACCAAAATGCTTTAATTGCTTTGAACTGTGTATGGAGTGGTCTGTATTTCGCAATTCCTTTTATTTTGTTAATAGTTGTTTCGTCTTCAAAAACCATAAAGGTAATAGAAGCTTTGTAATTGACTATTTCTGTATTACCGGAATTAGAACATTGGGCATCACCATACCAATAATTGAGTGTAGATTTTAAAATTGCCTTTTGTGTAAGAATGTTATGCGACTTTAAATCTGACATAACAATGTCTTTAAATTCTTGTTCTGTATTTGCAGTTTTAATCATTGAAATCCTCATTAAGTTTCATTTCTTTCTGTTTAATTGCCCATTCTTTTACTGTCTTTTTAATTTCAACCAAATTTTTAGATAACATATCTAATCGGTTATAAAATTCTTCCTTGGTTTTTGGTTTTCCGTAATTTGAGGTTTCAAAAATTGCAGTCCAAGAATTAGGAGTTCTCCAATGATTAAATACATCATTAAACAACCAAATTTTATACTTATCTTTTTCTTGCTTTTTAAATTTCACTATGGTTATAGGTTCATTTCTATTATTCAAAATATAAAAGCGACAATGCCAACAACCCTGAATGAAATTGCCATTAAAGCGTTTCGCTATATCGTTTATTTCATTTAGTGTCAAATATACAGCCATTACTTCATTCCAATAGAGTTTTTAATTTGTTCCCAAAGTGCTTCAACATCCAATGTTCCATTAAATGAGCAAGTCCATTCAATGAAATCACGCAAACAATCCCTAGCAAAATCTTGCGTCAGGGCAACAATGGTGAACAAAATCCCCATACAGATAGTAAGCTTAATTCCAATCTTTAGAAACTCTTCAGGATGTTCCTTTGCTAATCGTGTATTACCCAACCAGACACCAAGCATAATTAGTCTCCTTGACGATAAACAACATCTCGCTTTGTTTCGTCATAAACAAAGTAATAATTACCTGGTTCATGGTTCTTTTCGTATTCCTTAACGATAGCAACCAACTGGTCATTCGTCAAGGTCGGATAAATACCAATCACAACTGTCTTATTGACAAGCTTGCGAGTACCGGTCTTTGGTACATAGAGAGACTGTCCGAAAGTTTTTACAATTTGCATTTTGTTACTCCTTTTATGCGAGAATTACAAGTTCCGCAAGTTCTTTACAGGTGGGTGAGAGATTACGCTTCAACAGAAGTTCACAAACATTTTTGTACATTCTGTTCAGGGCCTTTTCTGCGGGCTTATCCCAAGAATTATAGACCATATCCGCCAGCTTAATCAGGAGTGCGTCATTGGACATCTTGAGAAGCTTTTCAGTCATATAATCTTCCTTGCCCTTTTCAGCAATCCCAAATTTGTTGTTTCTCAATTCAGCACACAGTTCCGCACAATGAGTAGAATTTGCGACTGCTTTGATTTCCAAGAAACTGGTTTCAGTGTCTTCCAGCAAATCGTGTGCGAGAGCAGCATTAATCTGGTCAATCGTGCCACCGTGTTCCATCACAATTAGAGCAACACCACGTGGATGAACGAAATACGGAGTGCCAGAACCCTTTCGTTCCTGATGTGCGTGTCGGCCCTTTGAGAAGTAATACATTCCGCGGCACTGGAGCGGAAAATCCGTTGATTTAATTCTTTGAAAGAGTGCTTCGTACATTAGCCATTTGCCTCCAAGCATTCAATATATGCCTTGTCAAAATTTTCCATTTCAGTTGCCAACTTACGGAGCTTTTTGGCGAGAGTGGCTGCTTCAGCTACACCGTAATTTTGGAAATCCACCAAAGCATCACGTAGTTCAGTTTCAAGCTTTGTGTGAGTGTTGCGGAGTTCGTCAAGCATTTCAGGGACAGTCTTTGGCATAGTTTGTTACCTCTTGTTTTGTTTACACTAATAATATAGAATAATTTATGCAGTTTGTCAATAGAAAAAAACGAAAAAAGATGTAAATATAAATTTACATCTTCCAAATGTTTTGTAACTTTTATTTTACATTAAACCATCTGCTCAACTAAATCTTCAGACCAAAAAATGTACATTTCATCTGATTCGGAATTAACACCAAAAACTGTGTATTCGTTATCTTCCAGCCATCCAGCAATTCGCTTTTTATACATTGTTGGTATGTTTATTGTTACACTATCTTCTCCTTTTTCGGCAGCAGCAATTATACTCTTTTCGCATAATGTTTTTAACTGTTCAAATGTTGAATCATTGAAACTGTCATCGGCAAAATACTTTTGTCTGAGTTCACTTGCTTTAATCATTTTATATTCCTTTTATTTCATACTTTTATATGTTTTAATTGGATGTAACAAAACTTCAAATTCATCTTTTAACCATTCAATAAGTTTTCCCCAGAATGGTTCATTCCAACCTTGCCAACCAAGAAAAGCACAAACAAAGTAACATACTATTCTTATTGGCATACAGAGGTACACAAAGATAATAAAGTTTAACAGTTTCTTCATTATTCCTCCACACATTCAAGTGCTACTGGATACGGATAACCGGTTAAAGTTTCATAAGTTGTATTTCTGTAACTGAAATCGTTAATTATCTTACACTTTGTTTTCTTCAGTGGAACTTGCTTTTCAATACAAACTGCACCAATACGGGCACCCCTCGCTGCAGCCGCTTGGACTTTTTCTCTAGCAGTTTCGCACTGTTGAAGAGTTGTAAAATCTATTGTTGTCATTCCACCGTGATAGGCGTTGATTACTAGAACGAAAATTATCTTAAACATTATTTCTTACTCCACGGGTCATAGTTAAAATCTTCATCACCGAGATACTGTTTCTTAAGTGCTTTACTCGCACAATTCATATCATACAAATGGTCCTTGATAAATCCGTCAGACATCCATCTGTCCAATTCTTGCCAAGTTTCAAAACCTTCTTTAGGTATGTAATAGTTATAATGACCATCGTAAACTAGAACTGTCGCAAAACCATCTTTTAGCGATACCCAAGTATCGCCATACAAATCATCGTTCCAGATGTTTATTGAAAAACCATAAGTATCTTGTTCATATTTTAATTCTTCTTCGCTAGTGAAGTACAGAATCAAATCCTTATGCTTTGTCATAACAAATTTGAATTCGTCTTCAGTTATTTGTTTCTTCTTACTCATTAGAAATCACTCTCCTTTGACTTCATTCGGATATTCAACTGTTCTCGTTTGTTCAAAAAATCAAAACAAGTTTTTACCATATTTTTGTAATTGAGATAATCGGCCTCGTTTCGTGATATATAATCTTTTACTTCTTCCTGTGGTTTTACGAAATAGATAACAAACGGATTCATCATACGTTTCCAACTGGATTCAAAATTCGTCTTATAAATTTTCACAAACTCAATGATGTCCTTGAGCTTCAAATTTGTATAATACTCTACATTATCTTCACCAGTTTGGAAAATCGCATCTGGTTGTTCAATTTCAACTCGTACTTCAATGTGATTTGAATTTGTATTGTAACATCCAATCTTGAGAATATTCTTCTGTCCTTTGAAACGATGGTCAGGAACACTGGTCATTCCAATAATGTACATATTGTAATGAGTACTGCCAACACCATCAGGACAGTGAAAGAAAGAAGCGCCACGAAATAACGGATGAACAAAGAGAGCAGACATCCAATTATGGAGAGCAGAAGTTACAGGTTTCATTTGTTATACTCCTTAATGAAAGTTAATTGTTCCAGTTCCAAATCCATAGCCGAAACGATGAGTTCGTGGACTGTAGCCAAATCCATAACCAAAACCACCGTGAGCGCGGTCTTTAATTGGATGTGAATAGTGGACCTTTTCGCCATTCGCATTTTCAGTATTTCCGTTTCCGTAACTCATACCGAAATACAGAACTGCGAACGTCACAACAAACACCAAAACGATAAACACAGTAGTGCTTGCGTCTGAGTCAATAAAATTCTTCCACCACTTCTTCATTTATACCCCCAGTTCAAATGCGAGAGTTCCAAGCACAGGACTAACAGAAATTCCATTGTCCCTAAATGTGAGCATGAGCAAGTAGGTGAAATCCATCTTGTCAATCTTACAACGATTGTTCGCACAAAATTCATCAGTTACCTGAGTGAAATAATTTGTGTCAATCTTATACTGCTTTGTAATGTTACAATCCTTGTCAGTCACGATTTTGGTATTAACAACCCTACGGCGGGCACCAAAATCAGGCAAATAAGAACAGCAATCAAAATCGTTTTCAGTGAACTTGTTCACAACCTTATCCTGGAGCCAATCCTTCACAAGCTTGATTCGTTCCTGTGTGAACTTGATTCGCACTTCTTCTTCAACCTTCTGTGTTGCGGGCAAATAGAAAAATTGTGAAGTCATTTTTAATTCTCCTGTTCAAATTGTTTTACAATCATTTTTGCAATTTTCTTTTCAGATGCTTCGCAATGCTGCCGTTCATAGTCAGATTCAATAAATGTAACAATAAACTCTACATTTCCATTTCGCATAAGCAGAGTAGTCTTAAATATAAAACGGCAAACGAACATATCTTCATCGTCATTTAAATGGATAATAATTTCGTCTGTTCCATCTGGAGTAACAGCGAGAGAGCCCTGCTTACCCAAGATGTTGCGAAGGTCATTTACAATTTCATTGAATTTTGTTAGTGTCATTTTGTTACCTCTTGTTTAATTTCTAAGTATAATATAGAAAAAGTTCCTGACCTTGTCAAGAACTTTAACTCAATTTTATGTAAAAAATTGTTTACTTAACCGTGATTTCCCCAAATTAGATAGCCAATGAAAATGCCTAATAAAAGTCCACCCATAGTTTTATCTCCGTAATTTAAAGTTGTTTATAACCTTCTTCTATATAAACTTTCATTAAGTTTTCTAGTATTTTTTCAGTATATTCATCAACCGTTAATTCATTAGTTGTTCTATCATATTTAACTTTAGAAGGTGTACCCCATCTACATTTAACATTTGGAACAAAATCTGCCATAAAGATTTCTTTATCTACACCATACGGCGTAACTACTGCGTTATACCAATCAACTGTATATTCTTTGCCTGTGTCAGATGCTATAAAATGAATTAACATATTTATCTCCTTTATTTTACTTTCCAGTTTTTCTTTGTTATATAATCATCCAGTTCAGCATATTTCATACGAACTTCTGCTTCAAAACTGTTTCTCATTTGTAGTTTATGTTTTGAGTCTAAACTATCTCCAGCGACTTCCATAAAATAGTTTACTCTAAATTTCACTACTTCGTCAACTGTTTCTAGTCCATATTCAAAAGCATGCATCCAATAATCGTCAAACGAAGCGCATTCTTTCTCTTCTTCCGGTGTCAGTCCTTTTTCCATCTCTTTGAATATCAGTTTATCTCTACGTCGCATCATCTTTTTGGCATCAGGTAGGTCAAGCCAGTTATCATTACGAACATAACCATTCAGTTCAGCCCATTTGTGATAAGTAATAAATGCCATTTATTCACCTATTACGATAGTGCGCTTCTTACCAATCTTGATAACATCGCCATTCTTCAGTTCAGTTTCCAATTCTGTCTTTTCGTTAATGAGCCACGGGTTCTTTCCGAACTTTTCCAAATCCCAGGTCATTATCCAACCACAGTCAAATCGGATTCCCTTTCCAGTTCCGTAAATGAGGTTTTCACGAAAACGAGCAAGTGTCGGATCCCAACCGTGATTATCCCAAATGCGAACTGGGAACAAAGTACCATCTGCTAGCATAGAAAAACCGTCATAGAAACCAATGTTGCTGAGCGAGAAAATCTTTGCCTTATCTTCCTTACGAGAAATTCCGAGCTTTGTTTCAAGCATAAAATCTTCGTCTGAAACTGTGAGAAATTCCATATCGGAATCTACAGTCTTGTCCTTAAAACAAGGTGGGACTGCGTTTTCGTGGAATGCTCTAATTACAGAAACACCACCGTTCTTAATCATCATTCGTGCTTCGCCCTTTGATTTGAAAGCACCAACACGAACAAGTTCATCTAAAATGTTAATCATAAGTTTTACTCCTGATAAACTTTTACAATCCAATTTGCTGAAGAACCTATTAGAACCACTTCAATAGGAACTGTTACAATTAACGAAAGAAAAACAAATCCGCTTACATCATGATTTGTATGAAGTAAAATTGGAATTACAAGTGCAGCTGTACCAAAAGCAACAGTGAAAATTACCATAACCCATACACAAAATCTTTCAATCAGATTTGGAGTTGTAAAAATCTTTCTAATAGATTCAAAAAATTCTTCAAAAGATTCAATAAAATGTTTCTTTGTTATTTTCAATGCTTCTTTCATTTTTTAATCTCCAAGTTAAGAGTGTAAAATTCCATTGTAATCAAGGTATGCTATTGTGCCAGCAGAAACGGCAGGAAACAATACAAACAAAATATAACACATATTATACCAACTTTGTGAACAGGAGAGCCGCAACATTAGTAACTGCTACCAACATTCCACCAACAAACAAACCCATTCGCCAACCCTTATCATATTGAGCAGCTTTAATGAATGTCAGTTCACGCTGGGTCATTTTTACTTCTTTATCGGAAAATTCGTCCATTGTTTAACTCCTTACTTTTTAACACAAACCCACTTGGCAGCGTCTTTGATTTCGTGTTTATAAGTTGAAATGCTAAGTTCCCAACGATTACCAGCAGCTTTACATTTACCCTCAGTACTAAATTCGGCAGTAGCAACGGCAGCGCCACCAAAACCAGCACCACCCTTATAAACTGACTGCATATTAGAAAATGCTAATGTCATAATGAGAATCCACATTTTTATTACCTCTTGTTGAAAAAGTTTTGTTCCATAAAATCAGTAAACGATTTCTGTCCAGCATACCACATAGATTTGTAGTTAAACTGATGACACCAACCATCAACTGTGAATGTCATATTGTAACTATCCAAAGTTCCGATTTCTTCATCCTTCCACAGAACATGAACTGTACTAAATTTGAATAAACTCGGGTCATCAAATTCAAATGTACAACCATTTTCTTCCAGGTATTTGTATGCTTCGGAAAAGGTCATTTTATACCTCAATCTCCTTTTCTACAAACGAGATGTGGCAGTTATCACCATAGTATTCATCTTTATTTTCGGAATAATCTTCATAGTAATAACCATCTTCAACCTGTTCTTTGAACTTGGCTCTAATCTTTGCTCGGTCAGTTCCCTGTTCAGTAATGGAACCTTCGCCCTGGAAAACAGAAACAATAGAATAAACTTTAATTGTCATATTAGTACTCCGAGAAGAAGCACCATTTGCCGTGCGTATCTTCGTTAGTGTGAGAAACAAAAATGTTCATTGTTTTGGACATCGCATAAGAGCCACCACAGTTATCGTCAACGTCAATCATAGCATCGCCATCACCGTTCTTAATGAATTCGCCCAACTTGTCATACAATTCCTGGACAGTCATCGTAGACTTCTTGTACTGGTTCATTCTCGTTATTGCTCTCATTTTTTCAATTTCGTTCATTGAATTTTCAATTTCGTTTGCCATATTGTTACCTCTTTCGTTGTTTGAAAATAATATAGAAAATAAATTGAAGTTTGTCAATGAAAAAATTAAATAATTATGTAAAATAATGTTTACATATCATTGTCATCTTCTTCAAAATCTTCTTCCAACTTATTTTCACGAATGAGCTGAAGAGCTTCTTTGTATTTCATATCAAATTTGTTCAGCGCTTCAATGAATCGTTCCGTGGTGGTTGCTACAATCTCGTTTAAGGATATAGTAGCGACGTACTCTGACCCAGTTTTATTAGATGAACCAATCACACAATGCGGATAAACCGTGGCAGTGCCGTCAAAGTACTCGCAAACAACGGCATCTCCCTTCATATAGGTATTATCTTCGTCAGTTAAACCCATATATCCACGGGATTTGCAAATTGCGTTGTATTCAGTTCTTTCCATTACTTTTCCACACATTTAAATGTTGCGTTCTTCGGTGGGTTGAGAGTGAAACCAATGTTTACTGCGCAGTATTCACAATAAATCATTACCAGCGCAGCAAAGATTACAGAAAACCTCAACACGCGGTGTTTCTTGTCTTTTTCGCTATCCAAATAAACTCCAGTTAAACCACAGAAAATTAGAAGAACAAAAAATACTGCCGTTGTGATTACAGTACCGGTCTGGGTAAATGGGAAAATGATAGGCATTGTTAGTTCTCCTTAATGAAATTCAACATTTTCAGCACATTCACGAACCGTGATAGTGTAATTAGCATCCCACTCAGCACAATCAGAACCAATTTTAGCCACACAAGCGCCTTCTTTCCATTCGTCGGCATATTGACTATACATCGGGGAAATAACATCTTTGTAAGTTAGTTTCTTGTCATAGCAAATTTCGCTAGGAGAAGACACACCATTGTCAGCACAAGCAATAAACATTGTTGCGGAAATCATAGCAAAAATAATTTTCTTCATAGTTGTTAACCTCTTTCTTTTACATAAGTAAATATAGTTAAAAAACGCAGTTCTGTCAATAGGAACTGCGTAAAATTGTGTAAAATTTTGTTTACATAAATACAATGATATGGAACACGAAGAATATACAGCAGAAAATTACCCTAGTTTCGGCAAGAAATACAATAACTAAAAAGACCGGAAATTAACCGGTATTTCTTTATTTCCATAGATTTTTATATCGCATTAAAAAATCTTTATATGTTCCATATTCTGTATTTGGTAAATTTGCTGTTAAATTATTTCCTCTAAAACTACCATTTCCAAAATGAACAACATAATCTGTTACATTGATATGTTTATAATCTATATTATTTTTAAGAATATCTATTCCAAAAGAACCACCAGTATCGTGTTCAATTTTACAAGCATTTATTCTTGATATATCAAAGAAATTAAGTCCAATTTCTTTTAATTTTTTAGGGTTAAAATAAATTAAAAATGGCAAAGCTCTAACTAATTTTCCATCTTTAAAATATAATTCACAAGAAGCACATTTGGAATTATCTATAATATCATTTAATGGTTTTTTTACTAATACATCAGAATCCAGCAATATAAATTCTTCATTAAAAGTATCTATAAACCATTGAACAGCTCTTGTATGTTGTAATGTTCCCCAAGTTTTTCTACCATAATGTATATCTTTTTCCCATTGAGTAAAATACTTTGCTGCATCATCATAAATTTTTTCATATTCTATAATTTCGTGTTTAGAATTATCTAAAACTTTTACATTTTGAAAAACATTTTCAAATTTTCTTTTATCTGAATTTTCAAAAATATAAATTTCAGCATCATTATCATTTTTAATTACTGATGAACATAATGCAGTTGTTAATTCTGGTGTATTATAATGCACAATAAAATACTTCATTATACCATTCCTTTAATTACATTCCTTGCTAAATATCTTTTATATGAATTACCTGTTCCAGCCTCAATGCTATTATTTATTTTATCATTCCATTCTTTATTTGATTTAAATTGGAAATGTAATAATTTAATATCATCGTCATTAGAACCATAATACCAATTTCCTTCAAGTCTATCTCCATTACACATATAAGATTTAGAACCATTTGTTATTGGATTATGTGTTTGATTCCCTAATTCTATACTATGATTTACTTTATATTTTGTACAAACAAATGTCTTAACTGGTTTATTTCCGCCATCAAATAAATTAGCCCACTTCTCATTTACTTCAGTATTAAATTCCATTAAAGATTTATTACCTCTTTCAGCTAATGGGTCTTTTGGAAACATATTTTGCCAACGAATGCTGAGTTTTGTCATATCTTTCCATTTATCCTGATAAAACAAAATCATATCATTTACTTTATTAAAATTTTTCATCCATAAATATTCGTCATCGTCAATAGGTAATACCCACCACGCAGGACTTTCATTATTGATGTATCTATTATAAAGCAAATATTGATTCGGCCACCCTTTCACAAGTTCATAAGTGACTCTATCATCATAAGAATCGCAAACACTCTTAATGTCTACTGAACTTTCATTATCAAAAATATGGCAACAATCAAAACCAATAACATCTAAATGCCAATGTAGCCAATCTTTGAAATCCTGTAGATTATAAGATTTTGTCAATAATACAACTTCGGTTAATTTTGTTTTCATTTTAATTTTTACCTATTTCATTGGATGATTGCCGTGAAAACTTAGCTCTTTAGTCATATATGTTTTATGTGATAAAGTAAGTAAATTTATATTTTTATATTTGGTTTTTAACAGCATTGTCATTATTGTTTGGTCTAATCTTTCATAATGGTCTTTATCAAGATAATGTAATTCTTTAATCATATCATTACAAAAATCTCGCATTATTACATTATTTTTAAAAATCATTATACCTGGCTGATAAAGACCAGAATTTTTAATATCCAACCCATTATCTTCAAAATGTTTTAACCATAAAAATGCTTTTTCTTTATTATAATTTCTTATATTACACCATTCACAGTATTCGGAAAAAACATTATTTCTAGCAAAATGTGTTAAAACAGCAAAATCATAATTACCAGCAATCATTTGTTCAATATATTTTTTCACAGTACCATTTATTCTAATACTACCATCAACCCATACTACATAATCAGTATCAGTAAATTCAAATGGGTTCCATCTTATATTAAATACTGTGTCAAATGGAAATTTTTTATTACTTTCTATTTTTATTTTTTCCCAATTTTTAGCGTCAATTTTTGTGTCTGTAAATAACAAATTATGTGTAGAATTTTCATCTACGCAATCATATATTTTATCATAATTATTTGTAGCAACTTGTATTATAGAATATGTCATAATCAAATGTGTGTAATAATAGATGTTAAACTTCTTTTTTCATTTGTATCAAAATTTCCTATTATTTGTATATTCTTAATTTTATCTATTATATTTAATGTATTTAATTGACCAGGATAATCTTTAGGTATATTATTAATAAGAATATCATTAAGATACTGCAAAGTTCCTTTATTATTAAAAAACTTATATGTATTACAATTACATAAATTTGTAGATGTATGTAAATCTTCTATAATATATTGTCCACCAGATTTTAAAGAATTAAACAACAATTCAAATGTCATAATCTGATGTTCAATTATATGTGAACCATCATCAATTATAATGTCAATATCTTTATTTTCATTTGATAATTTTTCTAACTGTTCTTTATTACTCTGGTCTAATAATTTAACATTAACATTTTTATTAAAAGATAATGAACTTTTATCTTCTATATCAAAACCTGTTATATTAGCATTTGGTAAATACTCACTCCACATACGTAAAGAAGCACCATCTAATATACCTATCTCCCATAGATTTGATATTTCTTTATTAAAATTTTTCTCATATAAATCACAAAATTTATGATTATATGCTTTATCTGTATGATATTTTATTCCTAAATCATTAAGCATTTATACTAAACTCCAATTTTCTATTTCTTCAACATTTAAATAATTTTTATAACTCTTCTCACTAATAATTCTACAAGGACTACCTATCCATCTAATCATTCTAGCCTGTTCCTGCATTGAACTCTCATAATAATAATGGATATTTAATAGTATTTTGCTTCTTAAAATATAATCATCTAATTCATTTGTATTCCAACAATTAGTAAGTATCACAACTTTATACTTTTTCTTCAACTCATTCAGTATCTTCGCTCTATGCTCATTCATTGAACCATAGAACAATATATCTATATCCTTCGCAACTGGAGCATATTTACTCCAGTCTTTATATGGTTTCAATATATGCAACTTAACATCTGGTCTAATCAACTTTAAAACTTCTATATTCTGTTCATCATAGTCCCAGACTTCATCTGCTTGTTTCAACCAAGCAAAATAACCTTTGTGCATAAATTGTCTTTGAGTTGCTGTCAAAGGTTCTTGATTAAACACGATTACTTTATCATACTTTTTCTTATAAAAGTCAATAGACTGTGTTCTTGAAAAATCGTGAGCCCCGCAAATGATTACATTATTAGATTTATCGTCTTTAAATTCATTCTTTAAAGAATCTATCGTATCGTTAAATGCTGGATGTGAAGAAACAAAATTCATATCACAACAATACCAAACTTAAAATTACACTATTTATGTAGGCATACTTGTATCTAATACAAGTTTACCATTACAGTTCTCAACACTACCTTCACGGTTTGTAAATCCTAAGTATTTTAGCTTCTTTCCTGATTTATCGCAGGTGTAATAAAGATAATCTCCATAATCTTCATCACATTCTTCAAGATAAAATTCATCATTACTCAAAGTATCGTAATAGTAATTGTTGTTATAACTAGACATTGACTTTACCCAGTGCCAATTACTACAGTCAATCTCAGTTTTGTTTGTAGATTCTACAATGTAGCCATTGTTCTTTAGGATTTGTTTAGCTTCATCTATTCGCATATTAACCAACTTTTAAAGCATTTTACTTGTTTTTACAGTATAATCATTTTTACAATTTTCATCACCCCATTTATGGGCTTCTAATATATCCCTAAAAACGGCATAATCTTCATCATTTTCCCCACCATCCATTACAACAATATAAACCTTATTAGTAGGGACTTTTTTATCTCTTTTTTTAATTTGTGATAATCTATCACCTATATTAACATTTGAACGGACCGGTATATCATATTCTACTAGAAATCCGTTATTCTTCAAGATTTCTTTTGCTTCGTCTAACTGCATATTGTTTTACCTATAATTTTATGTTCTTTCTATTATTACTGCTCAAGTATTTCACGAATTGTATTTAAATAACTATCCTTATCATTAATTACATCATCATAGTCACCATAAACATATTTTAATGAAATACCATTTTTATTACCATTTATTTCATAAGATAAGTATAATCCACCATCACCAAATTTACCAAATTCATCTTCTTCTATTTTTAAATAATCACCTTCTTTTGGAACTATTTTAAGATACCAGGTATTAGGCATATTACGATAGTTACCAACAACACATCTACCGTTGCTATTATTAAACTCTTTATTCAATAAAGTTATAATATTGTTAGATATATTATAAAAAGCATTATACAACATTTGTAGTTCATCAATACTTTTCTTTAATTGTTTCAAATTTACATTTTGTTGTATTGGTTGTAATATATTTTCAACAATATAGCCATTCTCTTTTAAAACTTCTTTAGCTTCATCTAATCTCATATTAACCACCGTGCTTTCTTGAATCTATTAAAATTTCTTCAATTTGTTTAACACATTGTTCAGGAGTGTTACCTTGTTCAAAATTGTCTTTCATAGTATCAAGTACTATATCCACATAACTTTCCCACTGTATGTAAGAACGCATAGCTTCAAAGTTCTTATATCCGTATTTAATTTGTATTGGTTTTAACAACTTCTTGACTTGTAACTTATACTGCCACAAATCAAAATGTCTGTTTTCAAGTATAAATCCATTATCGTGTAAAATCTGTTGTGCTTCTTGTATTTTCATATAGTATTTATACAAAAAACAAAAAAGGTCGCCCATTAAGAGCGACCTATGATTTAATTTGTTTTAAATTAGGCTAAAGCACCATCAATGTCTGATAAATCTGTAATCAAAGCACCTGGTTTGATACTGTTAATTCCATTATCATCAAGAAATTCAATGTAAACCTGATTATCGTCTCCAGTTACTACCTTCAAAAAACCATCTTTACCATTTCCTGACAATACAGCAATTTCGTTTCCCTGTACAGTTACAGTGTCTTCCTGTAAATCGTAATTATCCATTAAATAACGGACAACAGACTGAACAGAAACACCTGAACCTTCATCAATGAGTGAAAAGCCCTGGGATTTCAAAAAATTTGTAGCTTCTTCCAATTTCATATAATAATCTCCTGTAATGTTGATTATTATATTTATGAAAGTTACTACTTTACATATCTATCCAAAATCCTTTCGCTATCAACCCACGAAGCACACAAGTTTCCGTTTGGATGAAATACCATTTCGTAAACCTGGTCCTGATGTTTGCCTACTTCAATCCCCTGCTGAACCATATTGGCAGATTCACTAGCAACTGTGGCTCCCTTGTACTTGTAGATTTCCACATAGTAGTAATATCCGAGAATGTTCAAGTACTTTTCAAACTCAGGATACTTGTCAATCTCTGCCCAAATGTCATTTAGTCTTACTTTGTTCTCAACGCAATACTGAGTCTTTTCAAAGTTAATTGCGTCCTTGTCATAGTCCATAAGTTCTCGGAAAATGAAATTGTTACAACCCAAATCCAAATAGGTATCAAGGTATTCCTTCATCTTCGGAACAGAATTGACACATTCCTTCAAGAGCAAGCAAGACAATCTGTGCTTCATTGGAGATTCATTCGTAATTCGGAAGATTTCCTTCATCATTTCGTTAGAACAGAAACCTTCCTCGTTATTGAAACGCATAATTTGTTTGGACTGTTCATTGTTAATTGCAGGACGGGAAACATTCAAATGATTCCACCCATTGTCAATCAGATGGTCTATAATCATCTTGTTTCCGACCTTATTGAACAGTTGCGAACCGTTTGTGGTAATTGTTCGCTTTCTAAAATCCAAATCCTTCACCATTTCAAGAACTGGAATTAAGTTCTTGCTGAGTGTTGGTTCACCACCGGTAATAGAAATGCTCGGATTCAATGGACGGATAAATTCAAGAACTTCTCGGCAACGCTTGAGCCATTCTTTATCGTCAAGCTTGTCCTTCTTATACATCAGACCCTTATTAGCATATCGCAACTGAGCAACACAGAACTTACAGTCCGCATTACAATAGTCAGTCATAAAGATACTGAAATTGAAGTTCTTGTAAACATTGTAATTACCCGCCTCAAATGTGAAAGGCGTACTTTCGTAATTGCCAATGTCATAGTTCTTTTGGCGGTCCAATCTCAACTGTGGATTCCACCCGATTTCTCTGTCAGCACCGACTTTAATTGCCATATAGTACCTCTCCGTTAAATCCTGTTCTAAGTTTTCCTTGATTATAAGATAAAGTTCCAATCACAGTTTTGTCAATCACATTAGTTTGGTAACATTTTACAATGTATTCCTGATTTGTTTCTGGTGACTTGTAAATGTAAACGATAATGTCATAAAACATACCGTGAATTGCTTTATCAAAAACAAAATTCTTGTCATTCCTAATTTGTTCCTGGAAAGGAGCAATAGAAATGAAATCCTTTGCGATGACTTCTCTAAACAAGCAACTATCTATGTTGTTCGTGTACTGGAAATCAACAAAATTCAAAATCTTTTCTAAACTGTCAATATGATTTTCAATAATGTTCGTGGAAGTTCTCAACTGAACACCATTGACCTTGGCATAAAACGCAATTCTAGCAAGTTCTTCATTCGTTATGTTCTTACCCTTCAAAACATTCGCATTTTCTGTATCAGTTATATCCATTCTACTGATGGAAATGTTATGAACATAATCATTGTCAATCAAATGCTGAAGAACAGGCTTATTTTCATACAAATTCATCAATCCTATACCAGTTGTAGAAACTGTTCGTTCTTTCACACCAAACTTACGCAGCATTCTAATCGTTTCTACCATTCGGGTAGGATTTAATGTTGGTTCACCACCAGTAATTGTGGCTTCCAAATGAACTGCTTTCATTCCTTCCAAAATTGCTTCTAAATTCTTGAAATACAGTTCATTGTCAATGTCAGTCCTGTCATTTCGTTTGTTTATACAGAACTCACAATCGTTTTGGCACTTGTTTTGAATGAACACATTTAAATTACACGGGTTGTAAAACTTCCCATTGAAACCAAACACATTTGCTTCGTAAGCAGACGCATTTTCTACATCGTGCTGCTCAGTCACAAAATCATTGTATGGTGCGAACTTAATTGTGTTCATTACTTAATGCCCTTTTCGTGTTCCGACCTTGCGACTAAATCTGTACCGAAACATTTGCCATCCACAGAATAAACCTTCCAATTCTCAATGTTCTGTACAATCGTTACACCATCGTAATTCTTGTTTCCAGTCATCTTTCCATAACTTTGAAGGAAGAATGAATGGTTGATTTCGGACAGTCCGTACTTCGCAATTTCTTCGTCAATCCAAGCATCGTCTTTACGCTTGCGAGTGTTCAAATAAATGCTAAAACCAGGAATGTAATTTGTCGCAAATACAATGTCAGCAATGTTCTGTAAATGGTTCTTATTGACCTTGAGCAACCAATAATTTACAGAAACCTTAATCTCAAATGGAACATTATACCACTTATGCAGTTCTACCAATCGTTTAATGTTGTCCTTGAGAACAATGCCGTTAGACAAAACAATGACCTTCTTACAGCGCTGTGTGCTAATAGCATACTCAATGAACAAATAAATGTTTCTATTCAGTAGTGGTTCGCCACCTTCAAGCTGCAATTCAAATTCGCCATCGGTCTCGTCAATGATTTGCTTGTAAGTTTCAAATGGCATTTCCGTTGATTTGGATTCACCAGAATACATACAACAAAACGGACAAGTTGTATTACAACGATTTGTAATGTTAATGTATAAGCGTGTTCCAGTCTTCATTTTAGTCCTGGCAGTCCTTGTTGATAATATACTTCTGCTTGATTTCGTCCGGAGCATCAATCAGTTCAACCTTGACCTTGTCCGGGGTAATCTTTTCTTCATTCATACCCATAATGGCGACTGCCTTGAGTTCGTCATACTGTTCGTCAGTTGCAGTATCCGGGACCGTGAATTCACGAACGGCAGTTACAGTAATCTTAAACTTCTTCATTTTGTATCTCCTTGTTAATGGTGGTTTTTGTTTGTGATTATAATATAGAAAAACCCACTGCGCTTGTCAATGGGTTTTTTAGTAAAGTTTTGTAAAATTTTATTTACCTTTCTTTGGAGTTAATTCTTTGTAAATCTTCCAGCGTTCATCTATGTCAGTTCTGTCATAAATGTCAGCCCAAACGTCATCCATTATCGTTTTCCAAATACCGGCTCGTTTGCCTTTCTTCAATCGTTTGCCCCAACTGTCAAATGCGAACAAATACAATCGGTATAACTGTTTATTTATGAATGAACTGCGAACAGGTTTAGATTTGTTTTCTTCATTTATTCTTTCGTGCTTGATTTTGTAAAATTCTAACAATGCCTTGTCTAGTTCTTTTGTTAATGACTTTTCGTCCTTACATACTTTACGGATTTTTGGTCCTTTATCAAAGGAGTTAAATTCAACCCACTTACACTGTTCTTTATCGTCATTTACAATTATGTGTAAACCTTCAGTAATGAACACATGCCCGACTGTTGGATGTGAATAGTCAGCTTTTAGATAATAGTAATCAAGTTTTTCTTTAATAAGTTTTAGTATTTGTTTTTCGTTCATATTTTATCCTATATGAAAACCAGATTGACCTATAATACTTAATTCATTGGCTATCCAATTAGCAAACTTAACCATATCCCATTTTTCTACAACCGCATATAAATTTGGCTGATTCTTTTTATATGCTTCTAATGTTTTCTGTGCTTCTTCTTCAGTATGATAAAACTGATAGATAGTAGTATGTGGTTGATAAATTAAAACATAAATTTCATTCATTTGTTTTTCCTTTACATTATTCACATTCTTTATCTAAAAATTCTTCTCTAGTGATAGTTTACCAATCTTTATGATTTTTAATTCCAATTTGTTTTTCTATGGCATTTACAAGTGTCAATAATTTTTCTCTTAAATTATATAAATCAGCAGAAGGCCAATCTACAAATGAAGTATACATTTTTGGTCTTCCATTTTCGTCTAATATACCGTGTTCTTTAAGGTATTCTTCAGCCAATTTACCTTTTTTCAAAGCAAATTCTTTTTCTAGTTCTTCTTTCTGTTTTTCGTATTCAGTGTTAGTCATATAATTTACCTTATAATGAATTAAGTCTTGCTTGAAAATCTTCAGCACACTCATAAATGGTATCGTATGCCTTTTCTACAGCATCTTTATCGCCACTGTAAACAATGTTGTATTCATATTTCTTACTGAACCAACCTGTCTTAATTGTATCACAGTCAATGTGACAATCAACTTGATACTTATCAGCAATTTCGTGGGCAGTTCTTTCTAAACCCTTTATAGGATAACTCCAAGCTACCCAAAATGTCTTTCTGTAATTGCTCATTGTAAAATCTCCACAAATGATTCTGGTAGAATAACATTATCCATATCCAATGCGTCCTTAAAATATGGTGCTACTTCTTTTGGTGTAAATCCAGCAATTCCACAACCAACTGGAGTTACATAGAATGTCAATTCACTATGGTCCTTTGCAAATTGAATGAAACGATCTGCATAAGGTTTTATGCAACTTGGGTCTTCGTCATCCATTGTTGGTAACGCATAGCTCTGACCATATAGACCTTCGCCTTTACCCCATACAGCACCGAAATTATCCATAGCGAAAGCCGCAGCTCCACCAATATGTTTTCCTTCCTTATTTGAACCAAATACGAATACTTCGTTTTCTTTTAGTTCGTCAATAAATTCAGGTGTAAATTTATCTCGCATATATCTCCTTTAATGTAAAATAACATGCTGTGTGTTTAGAAAAGCAAATACACTTTCAATGAAATTATATTTTGCTCTGAACATTATATCTGTCCAAGCACCATCATCGTTATGTTGTGTGTTAGCTGGTTCAAGTGTTAATGCTAATGCTTCCCATTGTTTATCTGTGAACTTAAAATTTTCTTCGTTTTCACAGCGTTCAAGGATAGCAATTAGTTCTTCTCTAAGTCCTTTAGAACCAACATATACTGAATAATCGTTTTTTGTATCTTCCAAATTCTTATAATAGCAATAAGGAGTCCATTTGGAATCAGGACTTGCTTCTTCCTTTCTGTACTTGGCGAATGTATCGTCTAACAATCCTAATAATTCGTGGTATCTCATTTAGTTAAATCTCAATTTCTCTTAATGTACGAATTTTATTTTCTTTTGTTTGTTCTCTGTAATAATTAGTTATTTTATCAAATACTTCATTTGCTTCTTCATTTGTCAAAAAAGCTGACATTGGAGGACAAGTCCTTGATACCCTTTCTTTTTCCAGTATGATAGAAGGTGAACCATCCATATAACTCCAAATATAATTATACCAAGTCTTATTATCGTCTGTTCCTTGTATGAACCAAACGGTATCTTGGTTAAAACCAATCTCTCTGCCGTAAGGGTATTCTACTAATTTAAATTTCATTCTTCCAAGTACTTCTCATCCAAAATTTCTTGTTTTATATTTTCTAAAGCATCAGTTTGTGAAGGTAAAATAAAACGAAGCAAATTTAATGCTTTTTCTATTTCAGGTGTTACTTCTACTGCGTTTTCAAGACTTCTAGCAATTTCTTCAATCGTAATTCCTGGCGTACCTTCATATTCACCTTCTTCATCAAAAGATTCACCACTTTCAATTAACGGCTTACAATATACACAAAAGAATTGCTTGTATTCATTATATTTTTCTTCATCTAAAATACAATAAGTTTCACGATTACTTTCAATGTATCTAAATGTTAAACTGACTAAAAATTTTTTCATTGTTTGTTCAAACTCCTTAGAATTATATTACATAATTCTCTTGAATTTATTTTAATTTCTTTATTCAAGAACAAACATTTATTTCTAAACACAGAACAAATTACACCACCCAAACAACCAAATTCATATTGGTACATTCGTTCAGCATCGTGCTTATTTCTTGCCTCATAAACCTTATATGCTTCAGTAGTTCCAGTACCAAAGCTACCATTATAATAATGACCTACTAAATACTTCATTAAATCACCTTCCCACTTGGATAAAAGATTTTGTTATATTCTTCTTCAGTCTTAAATTCTATAATACCTTGCTCTATACATTTCTGTTCGTCATAAGGAACTACTTGGAATAAATCATCTGGGATTTCTTCAGGTGAATTAACTTGTAACCATTTAGCTGATTCATTATGTTTTGCTAGATAACGAAAGACTCTAATGTTATATTCAATTTCTTTTTCAAGCATTTCTTTAGTGTAGCACTCATCAACTTTTACTACTCTTCCAGCCTTATTTACTAGCATCCATTCAGGGTCTTTATCCCATACTCTCCAATACTTATTTTCAGTTTGTATATACTTCATTATTCTACTTTCCTTACTAATACGCCTAACCCATGTTCGGTACAGGAACAAGCCATTGAAACAATATAGTCAATCATCTTTTCATCTACTTTGTTCAAATCGTAAATATGAACATCGGCTGGGTCAAAATCTCCAACTTGCATATCATCAAGTTCATCAGGGTCATAATTGTCTGGTTCATAACTAATTAGTGCTACTTTCATTTAAATAGTCCATCCAATTTATTTTTAAGTTCAACTGTCTGTCTTAATTCTTCGTTTTCTTTTAATAATTTATCTACAATACGAGAATAAAAATAAGCAAGTCTTGAATTCGCACTTAAAGCATCAGGTGAATCTGAATCTTGATAATTAGGACAAGCTTTAGAAATTTTTTCTATTTCAGCGGCTTCTAATTTCTTAAATTCTTCTCTAGTCATCGTGTAAGCCAAGTTCCTCTTCAATATCAGCAACAATATCTGTTGGAACATTATCCAAAATACGGCACTTAATTTCGTATTCTTCACGAAGGATTTTCAATTCCTTTAACCATTCGGCAAGTTGCTTGTGTTCCATTCCACAAGCAGTTCCACATTGAGCTTTCTCTTCACAGTGTTGTATTGCTTCGTCTAGTGTCATATTACCACTCCAATGAAAAATAACCACCCATTGTTAAACCAGTACTTTTAATTCCGCCTGAACATGGTTCATACTGAAGTTCCTGGTATTCAGGGTCCTGATAATACAATGTACACCAATTCGTACATCTATAATGCTTGATTTTATAACCCTTCCACTTGAGAACAGTCATAATGTCATTAAATCGTGGGTCTTCACAATATGGAATGTTTACTGATGTTTGGCTTCTTTTAGCTTGCTCAGCAACCATATTTGATATGCGCTTAAAATACTCATTGTTTAACTCCAAATCATTTTCCAATGCTGAAAAATTAGTTTTTGCGATTTCTTTTGCCTGAAGTGCGTCTAGCATTTTTGCTCCTTTTAAAGTTCTCTTTTGCGACATCCATAATAGTTTTTTCAAACTTTTCCTGGTTCGCTAATAGTTGTGCGCAGAATTCTATATCCACATCTGGTGAAAGGTCTTTATCTTTCTTAAGGAACCTTTCCCATTTCTTAAAATTTCGTGATTTCTTTTTCATAAAATCTAATATAACAAAAAACCCGACTATTCGCAATAGCCGAGTTTATAAATTTTGTTTGTGTTAGAACTTAGTATTTACAGTGAACAGTCACTTTTAATTTTCCGTCAGATTCCTGGTCTAGGTCAAATTCATCTATACCAGTTATCATTACATTATAATATGTCTTGGTATAAATTGGATTTTGTACAGCACTATCATATAACTTATAAGTAAAATCAAATTGTAAGTTCTGTTGGAAAATACTTTGTAAAGTATTTGTCGCATACATATCCTGGTATTCGTCAAATGTCAAAGTAAATTCATTCTGACCTTGATTATGTCTTATTGACTTACATCTCAATGACAAATCTGGATATGATTGTCCAGCTACATTGAAATAACCCTGCCATAAGTAGTTCTTTACCAAATCTGGTAATTGACTTATTGGTGTTGTGAATATAATAGGGCCATTTCCAACAGCATTTATACTTATATCTTTTTTGCCTGTAATCATTTCATCCCCAATTCGTCTAAAATAACTTTACATAAATCATTTTCGTTTATATAGAATTTATTTGATACAGAATATACTGAGTCAATACTTTCAAAATTAGAATCTCTTGGAACATCATTTATTATGTACCAGTCAATTCCTGCCTTCTTTGCTAAACAACCATAATAAAAATCATCGTGTTTTGTTTCTATAATCTTTGGTGTCAAATTATACTCTTTGAAACAGTTAGGTGGGAACAAAATACCACTTCCGCCACCACCAAATGTTATTCCCATTCGTTTCCAGTTATTATACGAAATAATCTTCTCAGGATTGTCTAACCAAATTTGATATAATTCTTCAGCATAGTTTCTGTAATACCTTACTCCATCATCGGCAGTTATAATTGGAACATTTGGGTATTTCTTCATTGTTGGTAACATTTTCTTAAATGTATAAGTATTATCTTTAACCCAAAGTATTTCAACATAATCATTGTTAGCCATATCTAACAAATCTTTTGGTAAATCTTTTTCTTTATTTGGAAATTCTTCAGTACATAATGTCAAAACTATCTTATAACCTGGGCAGTTTTTCAATAAGCTATAAATTGTGTATGGAACTGTGTGGATGCGTTTCTTCCAGCTAGTCATACTAATAATAGCATCTCTTTTGACTGTTGGTACTGGTAATTTCTTAAAATCTGTATCAAAGATTTTGTACAATTTTACCAATTTATCAAATAAGAACCCTTCACTACGCTTATCAGTATTAGCAAGTATAGGATTTATATTTGGTTTCTTATGTAAACACCATTTCATATATTCCGAATGAATAATCTGCTCACTCATTGGGAAAACATTTGTATCATTATACAAGTGGTTCATTAAAAATGAATATGCAGTTTGGTCTAATCGTTCTATTTTGTCAGATGTTCCTAATTTCTTCAGCAAATCAAAACAGGCCTGGTCTATCATTTTATTTCTGTCAGTATTCTTTACAATTCTAACAGTCATTTCATAAAGACCTTTGTAATTGAAATCATATCCCATAGCAGTCATGGCTTTTAAACATTTCTGTTTCTGTTCAGTAGGATAATTTCTACACTGTTCCCAAATGTCATATTCTTTTGATATACTAAATCTAAGTGGGTGAATTATCAAACCTAATTCACAACCACTATTAGTGAAATCATTATATAATTTAGTTAGTTTCTTATAAATTTGTACTGACCCATCCAAATAGATACAGACAGGAGTTGTAGCATATTTAAATAGGTTAAAACGGACACTATAACATTTATCAAAAGCTGAAAGCCCTTCCAAATCTTTATCTACAATGACCTTCCAAACTTTAGTTTCGTTCTGGTATTTTGGATTGTCCGTCACATAAATGTATTCACATTCAGGGTCAACTTCTTTTGGTTCTCGCATAATTTCGTAATCATTGAAATTATACATCAATACACTGTATTTCTTCATAAAATCACCTCAATGGTTTATTTATACAAAACAGTGCCCACCGAAATGAGCACTGTAAAAAGATAAACAAATTAAAAAACAACTTAGTCCAAACCATCAATAGTTGGTTCGGCTACAGGTTCTGACTTTTTCTTCTTTGTTTTCTTTGGCTGAGCTTCTTCATTGAGAACTGGAGCATCTTCAGCTACTGTTGTTACAGTTTCAGGAATAACTTCAGCTTCTACTTTTGGTTCTTCTGTGAGAACTGGTGTTTCTTCCTTCTTTGCTTCTGCTTCTTTCTTTGCCTTCAAATCAGCAATAAACTTTTGATATTCTTCTTCAAAAGAATTTATTTGCTTCTTTGTAGCAGGAGCAGTACCTCCATTACCACCTCTAGTTGGGGTAACGTGGCTCTTACCATAATAACTTCTTCTAGGGAATCCTTTCATCATTATATCACCTCATTATAAATTAAAAAACATGATTTCTTTCTAATGTTTCGTCAATAAAAACCAAAAAATCGTCTAGTGTTTTATAATAGCCATCTTTATTTTTACCAAAATTAGCATTACCTATTTTAAAATAACAATTCTTGCTTTTTTTATCCCAAACAAATTCAAATTCAGTTTCTTCTAAATCGCCTTGGTCTTCAATATATTCATAGTCAGCATTAGCATAAACTGTTATTTCACCAGGTGTTTCTTTTACGATAAAATCATATTTATCAGTCCAATTCAATTTCTTAAGTTCTCTTTTAATTTTAGCTTCAATACTTGTTTTAGCTTCACAAATATAACCATTCTTATTCAAGATTTCTTGTGCTTCGTCTAATTTCATAAATCCTCCAATTTTATAGTATTTATGACTTTTGTTGTTTTTGTGCTTTTAGCATTTCTATGAAGGCCTGGTATTCTTTTTCAAACTCTTCTAAGGTTTCGCTATACACTACGGTTTCTTTGTTTTCAACTTTCTTTTCTGTCTTTACTGCGTCACCTGGATTTGAACGAATCTGGTCTACAACAAGTTTTCTTTCGTAACTATCTTCATCATATTTTCCACTAATAGCACTAGAGTCTTCTTGTCCTTCCAAAGAATCTTTAAATGAATTATAAGCGGCTTCTACAATTTCTTCCCAATAACAAGACGAAATTGTTGCAAAATAATTAGCAGATGGTATAAATGGAATATGTGATGATGGAACATACTGACCACCATTCAAACCACTAAATGTACCAACATTGTAAGTCGGATAAAGTAAATAGTTCTGTAATATACGCTTAACTAATAATGGGCGACCACTTGGATAAATTGAATGGTTAGCATCCCAATCGGTTTTAAAATCAGGATTTTGTAATCTATATAAATCGCTTGCGCTGTACTGGTCAAAGCCTGGGTCCGAATATGATATATCAGCACTAGGACAACCCAAACGAAAATTATTATACTCCAAACCATCGTCTACTATACTCCAATCATAATGTTTTCTAGCACTATATCCACTATAATAAGAACTACAAGACTGAAAGTACTCATAAGTTTCATTTGCTTTTTCAAGCATCCACGGGTTAAACGCAGAATTGACTTGTCTATTGTCTATCGGATTGTATATCCTGTGTAGTCTCGGTCTCGGTAACCTTTTCATTCTTTTCCTTTTTATTTCTTAATTCTTGAATGAATGCTTGATACTCTGCTTCAAAATCACTTTCTATCGGACCGATTTTTGGTGTTTCATCAGTCTTCTTAACAGGTTTTCTAATAACTCTTGGTTTTGGTAATCTTCTTAATTTACGCATACTATATTTATTAGCACTGATTCCTTAAATCCCAGCGACTATCACATTTCTTATACTGTTTGATAAATGTTTCATACCAATTTTCGCAATCGTCCTTACTATCACAATCTAAAGGTGGGTCATAATAAACTCCACATTCATTTGTTTCAGCATAGGTATTACAATTATACTTACAAACCGCACAACAATTTGCGTGTTCACCATCAAACTCATAATCTTCACCCTTTCCAGGTGGTATTCTAAAGAAGTATATCATACCTTATGTATGAGAAAAGGTCCCTTAATGGGACCTTTTCATTAAATTATTTTATTTGAATTATGCTGCCATTAAGATTTCTTTTGCTTCATTTAACTGCATAAATTATCTCAAAAATAAATTCTTATTTTCCAAACAGGAAGGTTTTTGTCAATATATCCTTTAATAATTTTTTTACTATTGACATCCAATGAACTTAAATCTTCATCACCGAGACCTTTAATTAATTCCCACTTCTTTTTCAATTTGGCAAGTTCTTTAAATTCTTCAAATACAGTAATGGCATCATATTGGCTTCGTGTTACATACAATTCGGCAATTTTTGGGTCTATCATATCATATAAAATAATTCCGTGTTGTTTTTCCAAATCGTCAATCATTCCAACAACTTGGTTCATATTCAATTTTTCTACTAGAATATAACCTTTAGAATTTAAATAATTTTTAGCTTCATTTAATTTCATATATTCTCCTTACATACAAGCTATACGCATTTCTTTATCATTCAATTCTTGAAGATAGTCTTTCAACCAATCTTCACCCATTTCAGCTAAGGTGTAAACATCCCAATCCAAGTCATAACAAGAATGATTTAAAACTTCTTCGGCAAGTTCCATAACATCATCTGGTATTTCGTTTTTGTAACTTTCTTCTACTTTCTTTTTACCAAATATGCGTTTAAATAAACCTGGTTTTATTTTATCTTCAATATATTCTTTACCTGGTCTAACTATATCTTCTATTTTACCATAAAATGCAGGTGGTTCACCAAAACCATTTCGCTTATATGTATCGCCTTTAATAGTAAAATAATACTTTGCAGCATATTTGTGCTTTTCTCTGTCAAGTATTTTACAATAAAATGTATCTTTGAACAAATCATCTTTTTCTATAACAACAACATATCTTTCTGTCGCATCTACAGGCCATACATAAACACTATCTTTCTTAATTCCACATTTCTTATATCCTGCGGCTTTAACTGCATCTAATATATTATTCAATAACAAAGTCTGGTCTAGTTCTTTATCCATATCATCCATATACTTATCTTCTAATAAGTATCCAGCCTTATTAAGAATTTCTTGAGCTTCATTCAAATCCATAAGGATTCTCCATTATCCTACTTCTTTTTTGAAATTTTTTATTTCCCAAGGCAAAGTATCATTTATAAATTCTTCGTATGGGTCATTACCACTTATACCACTGAACAATTCATAATTAACCCATAGTTCACCATCTTCTACATACAAACAAACATAACCTTCTTCAGTTTCACCTTTGTATTCAATTTCTATATCATAGTTTGTCAATCGTTTGTCTACCATATCACGATTTGAACCAGTAATTGTAAGTCCTAATTCTTTTAACTTAGCAATAAATTGCTTTTCATAAGTCTTTATATCTTTCATCATATTGAAAGTTTTAGCATTACCAATCTTATCTTTCAAAGAATTGTTATGAATTCTACGGTGAACATCAAATTCATGCTTAGAAGGGAAAGAATGGTTTTTATCTAAACTATCATATTCATCCTGAAGTGTATCTGTATCTTCTGTAATAAATCCTCTAGTTTTTAAATAATCTAATGCTTCTTTTAATAACATATAAGCTCCTTATTATATTCTATATTGTATTTATAAATTTTGAGAGAAGTATTGTTTTAATTTGTTTCCTTCGGAAACACCTTCTAACGAAGGTTGTAATTTTTGATGGATTGTTTGCAGTGACTTAGATTTCAGGAAAGACTCTTAGCCCATAACTTGGAACTTAAGAGTCTTTTACAGAATTGATGCAGTTGACAATCATTCTATCAGACCTTGTGGGACTTACTAACTAACTTATGGAACGGTCATCCTGTATTCCAGCTACATTTAGTTATGCCTAATGACGGGCTATATCTCAAAATGCTACTTTTGAGCTTATCGTTAGTGATTACATCTTCAATGTAGGTACACTTCACCTACGATGGCTCTGGACATGCCGATACTCGCATTGGGTTGCTGTTCGTTCCTGTAACCAGAGACTTTAAATGTTACAATCCAAATATAGAAATTATTTAATTTGTTGTAAAGAAAGTTATTTTATTTAAACTGCAATAAGTTCCAAAATAAATTAAATTTTTGTTTGTATGTTGAACAGCAATAAATAATTTGCTATATTGGTAAAATAAACGAAAAAAGGATTTAACAAATGACAGTAGACGAATTCAAAGTACTTCAAGATAAAGCAACTGAAGAACTCAAAATGCCAGATAAGATGAGTGAGATTATTGACAAGAATAATTTACTTCCGACCTTTATTTCGGAATGGCAGAAGCTCTATGCGAACCAAACTTATATCGTAAAGGATATGGAAATTAAGGCTGCCGAAAAGTACCGGACACCTTGTAAAATTCTATAAGTTTGACGATAGTTATAGTTGGGGCAACGCAAAGGAAATTGACTCCCAAATTAACGCAAATCCTGAGTATTGTAAGTTAATGAGAGAAATCAACCAGCAAAAGTATTTCTTGAATTTCATTACAGAAACATTGAGCAATATGAAGAACTTGGGCTTCGTCATTAAGAACTACTTAGATTATCGTAAAATTTTAATGAATTAAATAAGGACAGATTGGTAACAGCTCACCAATTTGGCACAATGTTACAGCATTGTGCCTAACTTATTATAAATATATTGGGCTGTAACCCATAACAATAGGAGCTGTATATGACACATATTTGTGAAGATTGTGGTGCTGTATTATCTAATACAGGTTATTTTTTCAACCATTTAAATAACAAACATAATAAAAATTTATCAAAAGAAGAATTTTACGATTTATATTTGCGTAAGTCTCCTGATGATGGAAAATGTTTAAAATGCCGGTGTACCGACTGGATTTTCAGCTAAAAGTGGATTACGATTTACATATAGAAAATACTGTAGAAAATGTAAAACTTCTATGACTTGCCAAAAATTATATGGCTGTGATAATTATAGACAAACAAAAACATATAAAGAATCATATAAGAAAACTTGTATAGAAAAATATGGTAAAGAATCTGTAAATCAAGTTGAAGAAATTAAACAAAAGAAAATACAAACTAATTTAGAAAGAACAGGATATAAATGGCCTTTATTAAATCCCAAAGTATTAGAACAAATAGCTGAAACTAATACAGAACGATATGGCACACCAAATGTTAGTTTAGGTAGTGAATACGCTTCAAATAAAAGTATTGAAACTTGTTTGAAACGATATGGTGTTAAATACCCTATGCAGTGTAAAGAAATACAAGACAAATCAAAAAGAAAATACTTTTATAATGGAACATATTTTGATAGCAGTTACGAATTAGCATATTATATTTGGCTAACTGATAATAATGTAAAATTTGAATACCATAATTCAGTATTAGAATATAAAATAGATGAAGAAACTCATTACTATTTTCCTGATTTTAAAATAAATGGAGAATATATTGAACTAAAAGGAGACCATTTAATAAATGAAAATGGAATTTTAGTAGAGCCAAAAACTAAAAAACTTTTGATTGAAAAGACACAGTGTTTAAAAGAAAATAAAGTAAAAATTATTACAGACTGTACTGAACAATTAAATTATGTTAAAACAAAATATGGAAACAACTATATACAAAAATTCAGAGCGAGTAATTTCTAATGAAAAAACATAAACATTTCTACAATTATACTTCTAAAGGTGCACCACACGAAATTAAGGGCTTACCTGAACCACTAAACAAATTGTGGGAAAAGTACAAAGATAATTTCATAATTTATTATGAGTGTGCTTGTTACTATGGGGATATGAAAAACTGCATAAACAATCCAGGTTGGACTGTTGGCACATTTCTCCCTAGAAAGGATAATAGTAGAAACTTTAGATTTATCTTACAGTTCAATTATAGACCTAACTATAAATTTGATAAATTGTATGTACAGGTTTATCATACACATAGAAACGAACCAATGTTAAACTTTGAAGTAGATGAAAAGCTTGCCATTTCACAAGTTGACGAAGAATTTTTTGAATACTTGTTGAAACACCGAAATGCTCCACACAAGAAAATGAAGTCTATTTGTGATAAACTAAATAAGATAATTGAGAACAAGAATAAACTGGCTAAAATTGAAAGTGATTTTTAGTCCAAGTTTAAGAAAATAAATAAAATCCATCCACCTGATGGATTTTTATTATATTTGGAATAAACGAGAAAGGAACATAAATGTTTGTTGATTTTAAAACCATTAAGTTTAAGAATATATTAAGTTACCGGAAACAATTTTACAGAACTGGATTTTCATTCTGGTTTGAATTTGATTAAGGCCCAGAATGGTAGTGGAAAATCTACTATCCTTGATGCCATCAATTTTTGTTTGTTTGGAAAGCCATTCCGCAACATTAAAATGAACCAGTTGGTAAATAAGTATAATGACAAGAATTTGGAAGTCTATATGACTTTCAAAATCGGTAATGACGAATACGAAATTATGCGTGGATTGAAACCAACACTTTTTGAACTTAAAAAGAATGGTCAGTCCATTGATGCTTTGTCCTCAAAGAAATTGAACCAGGGAGAAATTGACAAGTTACTTGGTATTAACGAGCGCTTGTTCAAAAATATTGTCGGCATTGCTGTTACTAACAACAAACCATTTCTCTCTATGAGCATTGGTGATAAACGAGCTTTGATTGAATCAATTTTCAACATTGACATTTTGAGTGAAATGGGTAAGGAAGTCAAGAAGCGCAATACACTTGACAAATCCGAACAGCGTTTAAAAATAACAGAACTGGATGGTTACAATGGACGAATTGCTGACAACCAGGCGAACATTGAAAAGATTAGAAATTACATTGACCAGTTTGAAGATAACAAGAAAAAAGAACTGGATAAATTAACAGATGAAATTTCTAAATTTGATACAAAAATTAAGAACAATGTAAAGAACATTAAACTCGGTGAAGATAAAATAGAATCGCTAAAAGGAAAATATGAAGTCCCAAGCGATGCAGAATTCGCCAGTCTTGCGAAGTCCTTGGGTGTTGCTGAGCATGAAAGGGCTACGATAACCAAAACATTGAAAACTATCGGGAACGCCACAGAGTGCCCTATCTGCGGAAGTACGCTAGATGAAGGTCACGCAAAGGAACATTTGGATAAACTAAAAGCGGACCTAAAAGTTCTTGACGAGGACACTATCCCAAATCTAAAGAAATTGGAATCTGAATACAATGCTAAAAAGAACGCAGCATTGGAAAATCAAAAGATTATAGACGAAATAACAGACCGAGTTAAGGAACAAATCTTTAACAAGGGTGTTTACGAAAAATCTATTGAAGACTTGAAAAAGAAGATTGAAGAAATCAAGAACAAGAAGTGCGAACTTACTCTTGACGAACAGCAGAAGTTGATTGACGAATTGAACGAAAAGGTTGAAATTCTACAAAAGAACATCAGTGAAATTACACACAAAATAGAAATTGACAATAAACTAATTGATGTGTTGGGTGACGAAGGATTGAGAATGTACTTCTTTAAGAAGTTGCTCCCAATTTTGAATGGAAAGATTAACCACTACTTACAGAAATTTGAATTGCCTGTGACTTTGGAATTTGACTCTTTTATGAACGAAACCATTAAGACAGGCCGATTTGAACAACAGTACAACCAATTCTCTGGTGGCGAAAGAAGCCGTATAGATATGGCAATTTTGTTGTCATTCTTTGACATCAGTAAGATTATCAGTAATTGGTCTTGTTCATTTTTGATGATTGACGAAATTCTTGATAGTTATGTTGATAATGATGGCCTTGAAAAATTTATGTCTACTTTGTACAACATTGTAACTGAGAATGACAAGAGTTTGGGCATTTATGTTATTTCACATAAATTAAATGAAATGACCTTGCCTTATAACGAACTAATCACTATCACGAAGAAATCTTTGTTCAGTGATTTGAAGGTCAATAAATTAGAAAATTTGTAATTGGTTGAAATTATTTTATTATATTTGTTTATATGAAAATAGCAATAATAGCAGATCTCCATTTTCGGAGTTAAAAAGAGTGATTTGGTTTTCCAGGAATCACAGCTACGATTTTTCAAATGTCAATTTGTTCCTGAATTGAAGGAAAAGGGCATTGACACGATTGTAGTTTGTGGTGATGTGTTTGATACTAGACAAACTGTAAATGTTCAGACAGAAAATGTTGTGATTAACTTGTTCAAAGATACTTTCAAAGACTTCAAAGTTCATGTCATTGTCGGTAACCACGATATGTTCCACACAACCACCACAGAAGTCAATAGCCTTAAGTGTTTGGACCTGTTGCCAAATGTAACAGTTTACGAAACACCTACTGAAATTGAGTTCGGCGGAAAATCTACTTTGATGTTGCCTTGGATAATTGACTATACTGACTTTGACCAGATTGTTTTGAAGAATTATAAGTTTGCTTTCGCTCATTTGGATATATGTGGCTTTGATATGGGCGGTAGAATGTCTGAAAACGGCTTGACAATGAGTCAGGTTTTGAACAAAATAGACCATACATTCACAGGCCATTATCACACAAGAAGTAATCGTGAAACAGTAGATGGCAAGACCATTACTTATGTTGGTTCGCCGTATCAAATTACCCGAATTGACCGAAACCAGGAACGCGGTTATCTTATTTTAGATACTGACACAGAAGAATACACCTGGCACAATAATAATCAGTCAATGAAGTTCCAAGTTTTCACTTACCCGAATGTAGATAAGACTAGAGTTAAAGGTCACGTCGTAGATTTACACATTCCATTTGACAAACAGGACGAAACCAAACAAATTTACGATTTGGTGAAGGAATTGGATGGATTGTTCCCAGCATATCCAGTCAATACTTTCAATGATGAACCACCTGTTGGTGAAAATGTTGAATTGACGATTGAGACTGAACGATTTAACATTATGAATATGGCGAAGAGTTACATTGACCAGTTGGAATTGAACAATGTAACGAATGATGAACTTTTCAAAGCATTGGAAGAATTATATGACCAGTTCAAAGGAACAGATGACTAAATTCAAAGGCGAAGTTTGTGATTACGCATTAAACTTCTTAAAAGAACATTCAGGCTATCGTTGGTCTGATGTTCTTGATTACATTTGTGAGAAAATGGACTTAGATACTGAGTTTGAAGATATAATTCAGGACAGATGTAAGTTTCTCAAAAGGTCTTTGGACGAAATATGTAATGAAGCAATTACTAATACAAAAGTTTTTGATAATGGATTGACACATTTTACGGCTTTTGCTACATTAGTAGGGTTAGAACTAAAAAATCGTTTTGAGAAAAAACTAGAAAAGGAGTTATAATGAAAAAGCACGTCGTCTGTTTGACAAAAGCATATAATTGGGGTGATACATTAACCTGGTTGCGTTATTATGACCAGCTCGGATATACCATCCATTTGATTGACAATGAATCTGAATTTGATTCTAGCACTTGGTTTAAAGACCGTCCACAGCACACATACGAAAAGATTGAAGGTTGGCCTGACCAATGGAGATTGTTCAGCAACATCCTAACAGAAAATAAGTATGGATTTAATAAGGGCGACTTGGTTGCTTTCATTGACGATGACGAATACTTGTGGTATTACTTGGACTACTGGAAGATGGTAGAATCTAAGGACCCACAGTATAAGAATAAGTATTACGAACCAATGGAAGATTACCTTGTTAAACAAATGAAGAAACAGACTGATATGGGAGTTCCTGGTTGCGTTCTAGTTCCACAAATCCTTATGAGTTCTAGCGAACTTATTAAAGGTAGAGATGAATCAAGTTACATTGACACTAACTACTATCGCAGAACAGATACTTCTTCTCAGGGTAAGGCTATCGTCCTTTATGACCCAGAATACACATACGATTTCACTGTAAAGGTCGGTGAAGAATGCGGTCATGTTCCTGTCATATATAAGGAGAGTTTTGACCCTAGTGTTTATGCTGATACAGTTGAACACGCAAAGAGATTGTCTTTGGTAAATGGTGAAGGCATTAGTGAAACTACTTATGGTGATGTTGATTATAATGCTTGTTTGCGCTTGTATCACTACCATATTAAGTCCGAAAATGACTGGGATAAGAAGATTAACAGAGGTAGTGCCGCAGTAGACCACCAGTGGTATGCCAGCGATGTGAGAGCAAATAAGTATTTCGGTGGATATAACATTCCTGATTTTACTATGCTTGAAACAAAGAAGTTAATGGGAATATGATAAACGAATACAAAGAAAAGTGGCTTCGTGGCGAAATAAAAAGTGAATATGATGATTGCCGATATGCTCCCGACAAGGGAGCTTTCGCTCGTCAGTGGATAAAGAAAGCACATCCAAACATTAACCCAGATAACCCACAGAACATCGTAGATAGAATTTGTCATTGGAAACTAGAAGATATAGAACACCCAGATATTGCTTACATTAACTTGAAAACTCGCTGGAGTGATAAAGTTGGTGTTTACGAAGAATTAGAAAAAATGTATCTTCATCAGATTTGTTTGCCATACGAAGTAAAAACTTATGGTGAAACATTTGATGAATCCTATTTGTTTGAACTTGATACCAGACCAAAGGAATGGACTTACATAATCAAGTGTAATCACGGTAGTGGTTGGAATTTGTTGTATCACCCAGACCAAACCAGTCATAAAATGGTTATGGATAATATGAATAGCTGGTTACAAACAAACTATGCTTACATTTCAGGTTTGGAAATGCAGTATAAGTGGATAAAGCCAGGTTATATCATTCAGCCAGTTATGGTTTACAAGCCTTTGGATTGGAGCTTTTGGTGCGAGAATGGCGAGATAGAAGGTGTTGGTTTAACTAGAAAATGCGGTAAGAACTTTGAAGAGTATATCGCATTTGTAGATAAAGAAGGTAATCAGAACGATTGGTTTATCGGCGGTGATTGCGACCTAACTAATCTAAATAGTAAACAAAAAGAAATTCTAAAACAAATGATACCTTATGTGGAAAAAATCGCAAAACAATTTAAGTTTGTCAGATGCGATATGTACTATATGAATGGTAAAGTTTATTTTGGTGAAGCTACATTTACTCCTTGTAGCGGAATTTTGGATATAACATATATTAAGAAGGAAAAATAAGATGCATAAGAACAACATTGTAGAAAAGAAGGTTCAACTTACTCAGTTGGAAATCAAGCAGTACTTTGAAATTTTGAATAAGTACATTAGTGGGAATGGTATTGATGCTGAATTGACATACGCAGCATTGAAGACCATTAAGTCACTTGAAAAAGTCTATCAGGATATTGCTGCTGGAATGTATAACCCAGATACAGACCCAAAGTTTGCTGAATACAAGCAGAAGGCAAATGAATTGGTAGTCAAATACGCAGATCGTGATGAACAAGGCGAAATCAAGTTAGACGCAAATAAGAATCCTACGATAACTGAACAAATCGTTGAATACCAGAACGATATGAAGAAGTTGCAGGAACAGTTTGCTGAAACATTGAAGCTCGTTAGTGGTGCGAATGAATTTAACAGAAATTATTTGAACCAGGCCCGCGAAGTTACTATCTATACTTGGGCACATATTGAGCAAGTTCCAGATGAAATTCCTGGTGTCTTTATGCTCTATATGTTCAAGAGCGAATTCTAAGTTCTAACTTAAACACTTTATTATGACCGCATATTGTCAAATATGTGGTCTTTTTTTATTTTTATTATATGGAAGATGAATATAATGAATTTTTAATTGGCTTACTTGAAAATAGAATAAGAGATTTGCGACTAAAATTAGACCGCAGTAAATACCCAGTATATGAAGATGAAAAATTGACAACTGCCGAAGTTGCAACTATTGAGGCAGAAATTAAACATTTGAAACTTCAACTTAAACTAACGAAAATAAATAATGACTTCTAATGAAGAAATTAGAGAATTTATGATACGATGCTGTAAACTGGAGATTAGAAGATTGTATTTACAGTTATCACTAACATTTTCTCCAGAAGAAAAATCTAAAATTGAACTTCAAATTAAGCAAGAAAAAGAAGAACTTAGAAAATACGAAATGGAGCAGGATTTCTAATGGAAGACAAAGGACCACAAATAACTTGGGTTGAACAACCACAAACTCTTGAAGATGAACTTGAAGAAGAACTTTTCTTTCTTGATATGAATATGTCCTGCTTAAAACAATCAGAACGAGCAAAACCATATTTTCACGAAATGGAACTCCGCAAGAAAGAAATTGAAATGAAATTGAAACTGATTAAAATGGAAAAGGATTTCTAATGACTTATAGTGAACATATTAAAATTTTCTTTCCAAATGGTACTGAAGGTTATTCATACGAACAAATTTTAGCATCTATGGATTTAGTACCTTCAACTTTCAAGTACAATGAACAACTTAAAGAATATGTTTGGACTAAGCATACAAAAGCCTGGAAAGATATGACTGCTGAAGAAGCACGAAATTTGCTACATTCTAATTCTACATTAAATAGAAAATTTTACGAACAAAAACGAAGATTGGATAAATTACAAGAGGATTTTTAATGTTTGAAGTAGATACAAGTCCAAGTATGGATAGTTACGATTTTATCAAATGGCTTTATGAAGATAGAATCCGACATATTGAATTTGTACTTGCCCAGTCGGCTAAACAAAAAGGTAAAAACAAATTACCAGCAGAAAAGCAAATAGAACTTGAGAAAGAATTAAAACAAATTAAAGAACAACTTAAAAGACATAGTATTGAACAGGATTTTTAATGGATAGTTTTTTAGCACAGCTTTTACAAATACGATTGGAAACACTCAATCTCAGATTGGAATACAGAGATTTCTTAACTGGTGCTATGGCTAGAGAAACTATGAAAACTGAAGAACGAATTGAAATTGAGCAAGAAATTAAAGAGATTAAAGAAAAACTTAAACTTATGGACATTGAAAATGACTTTTGAGGAATATAAACAATTTTGGATAGAAACTAATAACTCTATGGATTCAGATGAAACCATCTACAGTTGGTATGATGAAGGTTCATTAGCATATTGGACTTCCGATTTAAGAACTAGAGAACTTCAAGCCGTTACGGCTGGTATTCCTGCAAAAGAATTTACGATTGAAGAATTAAGAGAGAATGGTAGGAATTACAGAGCAATTTTAAGATACAAACAAGAGCAAGATAAACTCAAAAAATTAAAGGAAGATTTCTAATGTATAGTCTAAAGATTTTTACTGATAGCAGAAATTGTATTGACGCTGTTGTATCTGGAAAAACAATTTTAGAACTTTGTGAGAGGTACTACTTATACCACCAGATGCACCAGGGCGGGTATTATCTTGATATGTACGAAAATGAAGATTTAGCCAGCCGAGCATTGTTTGACAGATGGTGCGAAGCATACAACAAGTATTTCAAAGAAAGAAAACGATTACAGAAAATGGGCGAGGATTTCTAATGGAAGTATATGATTATGAAATGGCAAGAAAGACTTGGCGAGATTTGAATGTTAGTTCCTGGCTAAAGTACACACCACACGAATATGTTTTGTGGATTGACGAAATTATGAACCAGATAAGTGCTGGTTGGTGCGAAACTGAATTTGTTGATAAAGAAGATGCTCCTCACGCCAGAATAGTTGTACCCAAACAAATCGCACTTAATCTCACAAAAGAAGATTATGATTTCTATGTAAATGAACTTATGCAAAAAGAAAAAGCATTTAAAATGAAGCGTAAACTCAACAACATAGAAAAGGATTTCCAATGAATTTGTCTTTGACTATTGAAAAAATGATAGAAATTTGTAATGAATATGGCTTTGTGTGTGACAACGGAAGTATCTATTATAGACAAAATAATGTAGCAAATTATTGGATGAATAATGATATGAAAAGTTGCACTGTATTTTTCAGTGCATGTGATGCTTATGATAATGTTATAGCTTTCACTTTGAAACTTGAGCACTTCATTGAAAGATATAAGAAAACTCAACTGGAAAACAAACTAGAAGACATTAAGGAAGATTTTAAATGACATATACCGATTTTGATAGAATTGTCTGCGAATATGGTTTAGGTCGCACACCTTGTAATAATGGATATATTTTAGTTTTCAAAAATAAAGTAGCAATAGGGAACATCCTATTGACAAAAAAGATTAACAGAAGTATTTTGTGGTTATATCCATTTACAGGTGAAACTCTTAATCACATTAAAGAAGAAGATTTACAAGAACGCTTGTCAAACAAAATCAAACAACTTAAAGAAAATATACAACGAGAACGAATTAAAAGTTTGGATAAAGATTTCTAATGACACCTGAAGAATTTAAGAAATTTAAGGAAAAGTATAATTTAAATGTTGAAATGGGTATAGATTACAGCAACAATTATTTTTATCTTCCTTCAAAAATATACGAACCTACACTGAATACAGCCATTGCTATTTGTAATTGTACTGTATTTGAAACTAAACTAACTTGGATTTCGCTTAGATTCTTCACTAAAGTTCTAATAATAGAAACTTACGAAGAAGCGTGTGAAGTAATGGATACTGATTTTTTGCCAAAAATAAAATACCGAAAAATGTTGGATAGACTTAAAAAGATGGAAGGAGACTTTGATGCTTGAAAAATATAAAGATTATTATAGGAAAGATAAAATCATAATTTTTAATAAGTATCGTATAGTTTTAACAAATTTGGTAAATAAAATATGTAACTGTAACAAAGATATAAACAGTAGATTTGCTATTGAAAATGTTAATCATATAATAGATATAATAATTAGAAAAAATATAGATGTTAATTTGTTATACTTTTTAACTGAAAATACTTCTTCTTCAATATATACTCACAAATTATTAGAACAAATTGTTGAACATGGTATAAAAGAATATAACCAAGAGATTATACTAAATAATATATCTCAGGATTTTGTATGAGATACGATAAATTGTTAAACTTGTGTCATGAATTTAATTTTAAAATAAAAAAGAATGAAATTTTGTATGAAAATTTCAAATTTGAAATAGTTGGATTTATTGAACAAAATAAAAATAATTATATTGTTTATACACAACCTTTTATGAGTACACCTATAAATAGTATTAAAAAATTAAGACAAATTTTTAACATGTTATCTTTAGAATTCAAATATAGAAATCTGAATTATAGATTATATAAATCTGAAAAGGATTTTACATGACCGAAGAAGAATACAGACAAGAATGGCTCAAAGGATTACATCATACAGATTATAACAACTGTAGATTTGCCGAAGATAAAATGCAGTATGCGATTGAGTGGACTAAAAAGAATGTTCCAAGCGTGAATCTGGAAAATCCACAGAACATTGTAGATAGAATAAACTGGTGTAAGATTTACGATAAAGACGAAAGAAAAGCAATATGGGCAGATAAAATAGCTGCTCATAATCAAATCGCATTAAACACTGAACTAAAAAATATACTTATTCAACCAGCTTATATTTTCATAAACACAGAATTCACTTTGGATATGTTTAATCATTTGCCAGATGGTAAATGGTTTTTTAGATGTAATCACGGGTCTGGTTGGAATATGCGATTTGAAAAGAAAAAAGGAAATGACCCAAGTTACCTAATTTCAAAGTTGAATGAATGGTTAAATTTGAATTATGCTTATATTTGTGGATTTGAATGGCAGTATGAAAATATAAATCGTGGAATTATTGTACAACCAGATTTAGGTAAATTGTTAGATTGGCAATTTTGGTGTGAGAATGGTGAAATCAAATATATTCAATTAAGTAGGAAATTAGGTAAGAACTTGGAAGAATTTATTTGTTTTACAGATTCTAGTTGTGAAAATACTGATATGTACATTGGAATTAAACCAATGCGATTCAAGTTATTAAGTAAAGAAAAAGAAACATATAAAAAAATGAAGCCAATCGTTAAGAAATTGGCTTCGGATTTTAAATTTGTTCGTGTTGATTTGTATTCAATTAACGGACAAGTTAAATTTAGTGAATTAACTTTTAGTCCTTGCAGTGGTAATTTGATTAGCTGTGCCCTTTAATCATAATAAATTGTTTTGTTGCACCATCAACAATAAATGTTATAACATCATCGCAAGGTATAGCTGGAAAATTAAAGTATGTATTTGATGTTGCTTGTTCTTTATCCAAGAAAAATGATGAATAATCATAAGTAGCATTAGTACCACCATTAGGCCAAGAACCAGTAACATTTGTACCCGTTTTAATTACAGTATGGTTTGATTGACTACCTGTATTTGGTTCAAAGTTTTTAAATATAATAGAATAATTTTTATCAACACCGATAGATAATCTATATACACCACGATGTATAGAAGCAGCTTTTGTTAATGTAAATTCTTGTGATGCAGTTGTATCAGGAATCCACATATTAAAACAATATCCTTCGGCATCATCACCAAAGATTATATTATGTGTAGCAGTAAAAGCAGCAGGATAAGTTTTGATATTAAGATTCAAACCATTTCCCATTTCAAGACCTTGTGATAAACGCATTGGTATTCTTCTACCAAATTGTCTAGGTGCTTGGAAAAATTCATTAGTTAATAGAACTTCAGCTGGTTGTGGATTAGCATAACCGGCATTAAAACTAGCAATAGCACCTGCACTTGTTACTCTAAAAACATCTCTTCTATTTTCGTCTTCTGGACCTAACCCATAACCAACATGGAAAACTACATTATTAGTTGCTCCTGATTGTATTAAACCATAGTAACCTAAAGAAATTTGTTTTGCTTTTGATACCATACCTACACCCATAGCAATACTATTTGATGCGGCGGTACAATCAGTTCCATAAGCAAAACCACCAGTAATAGCTGAACAATTAGAACCCATAGCAAAAGAATTAATTTCAGCAGTACAACCATTACCAAAAGCAAATGAGTTACCACTGGCTAATGAAGGTTTAGTTTGTGTACCCCATAAATAAGGAGAAAATGCAAAACCACCTTGATATGCTTGTGAATGTGTGCCAAATGCAAGAGAATAACTTGCAGCACTATTATAATAACCTTGTGCAAATGAACATGAATTTGCACTATTATTAGAACCTTGTGCTAATGAATTACTATGTGCTTCATTTAAACAACCTTGTGCTAATGATTGATTTTCTGCTGTATTATTAGAACCTTGTGCCAAAGAATTATCATAAGCATTATTGTCATCACCAATGGTACATTTTTCAGCAGTTAATGGTACATATTTATTAGCAGCATTTGCGGCATCAATAATTGAACGCCAAGATGCTGTAACAACTTTATTAACCATCTCTTCTACTATGTGTGCTGAGACACCAGTAGAATTAGAAGATATTTCGGAAACAGATCTTGCACCATCATTGGCACTAGGAATATAGAAATTTAATGCACTAATGTTTGATGCTGAAAAATTATCTGTATCTAGTCCAATACCTAAAGTGTTTGTGGCTGCTGATGTAAATTTTATACCTTGGCCAGCAGATAATGTAGCACTCTTTGTTGTTATCCAATTATAAGCACTTTGTCCTGATTGAGCAGAATTTACTAAATCACCTGACAAACTAATCTTTTTAGTTGTGTTATCAACTTTTACATAGTTTTCGCCTGTATAAGCTCTACCTTCAGCACTAATAGATAATACACCATTAGTATCATTCTTGAAACCAATACCTTGGCCAGCACTCAATTTTACTGCAGACAAATTAAATGTTGCTGTATTTGTAATACCATTACCAAATGCGGAAAAATTAGTTAATGAAGAAAGACTTACATTACCAGCACTGAAGTCAGCAGCACTTACTTTATCGTCTTTAATTACTAAAATGTTTTTTCTTGCAGTAACATCATGTCCTTGGTCTTGCCCATCACCAACAATTAGCTGAGCACCATTAACTGATTCGTTAAATTTTCCTAATGTTGTTTGTGCAGTACCACTTAAACCACGACCTATAGCGACTGTATAAGCTCTTTCAGCAGTTGAATTATAACCTAATGCTAATGAGTAATCACCAGTAGCAACATTATTCCAACCCATAGCAACTGCAAATTTACCAGCAGTTGAATGACATCCAGCAGCAAAAGCATTTGCCCCGTGAGCATAACAATAATCACCGAATGCAAAAGCATTAGGTCCATTTGCTGCACCTATAGCACTACTATTCTTACCTAAAGCTAAACCATAGGCAGCATAATCACAACCATTGTTTCGTATGTTAATTACTAAATTTCCATTTTCATTTGTACCAGTAGATATACCATATCCGCCTTGTATATTCAATCCAGCAGAATGAGAATTTACCCAAGCACTAGCGGCTGAACCTGCATTAGCTGATGTAATTAAATCCCTAGTTACAGCAATAGTTTTATTTGCTGTTGAAATATAATCACCTTCCGAATATGTAGTTCCTTCTGCTGTTATGGTTATATCAGTAGAACCAGCGGCATGTTGAATGTCTACACCTTGACCAGCAATAAGTTTAAACCCAGCCGATAGTTTAGCCGTTGTATCATTTGCTGTAAATGTAGCTGCAGATAATACATTATATGCGGCTTTACCACTTTGTGCTGAACCAATTAAATCTGCACTAGCAACATTACCTACATTTTGAGCTGCATAAGCAGTTGTAGAACTATAAGCATTTGTAGCACTATTAGCTGATTTAGCACTTCTAGAAGTTCCACTGAACAAACTAGCTGTAGAACCAGACCAATTATTAAAATCAGATATATTTAATTTAGTTCCAATCTCAGATGCTGAATTTATAAGACCTGAAATTGTAGTAGTAACGGTATTATTACCATTTACTCCAGTAAGATATGAACCACTAAAATTAGTATAGTTTGCTTGTGTTCCTTGTATGTTTGTAGCTGTAGCATTAGTAGAAGTCAAATTAGTAAAATTACCGGTAGTGAAATTAGCACTGTTACCTTGTGCAGTTAATGCCGTTACATTTGTTGATGAAACATTTTTAGAGCTTACATTATTAAATTCTACATCATCTTTTGTGTTAATAGTAATTTTTGGCTTATTTTCATCGTAAATAATTTGTATATTTTTTCCAGCACTAACTGCATTTTCATTTGCTGACAAATAATTATCGGATACTGTTGCTGATAATTCATTTAAGTATTCGTCAATTTCTGTTGTAGTATAATAAGGGTCCACATAACCAATAAAATTCCAATAACCTGATGTTGGGTCTAATGGTTTAATATGAGCAGACTTCGGAATTGCTGAGTTTATCCATCTGAAATATGTTTGATGTCCACTTGCTACTGGTTGTACACCTGGGAACATTTCATTTGGATAACTATTTTTATCATTTAAAATTTTAATTATATCATTATCTGTAATACCAGATAATGTGAACAAATCACCTGAATTATCTGTGAAATCATCCCACGAACCATATACGTTTATAACATCAGTTGCGGCTTCCATATTGTCAAGTCTATTATTGATTTTTGTTTCTGCATCATCCGCTCTACCATGTTCTTCATCAATTAAACGCAATAATTCATCAGCTGAAGTTTTTAAATCACCACTTAAAGCAGTTACACTACCTGAAACATAATTAATGTAGCCACTGATATCACCACTAATTGTAGCAGACAAATAATTGATATATTCATCGTGTATTGAGCTTACAGACGATATAGCCGCACTCAATGCTGATGTTGTATCGTCAGTAGCACTACCTAACGCATCAATAGCACTTGCTAAATAGTAGTCTCTAGCAGTTAATGGATTTAATGTATATTTCTGTAACCAAGAACCATCTGCTACAGTATTTCTATTCCATTTACTTGCTATTCTACTTGAATCGGCACTTAAACCATTCTTTACTTCATCAGCCATACATAAACTCCAAACAAATTAACCTTGAAGAGAATTATAGAATACGATAATGGCAGCTGCCAAGTCCAATGTGGAACGGTCACGGGAATCTTCGTTGATAATCATACCGTAAGCCTTACCAGAACAGACTTTCTTCAATTCTCTGCCATCCCAAGCAACATATTTGCCGTTTTCGTTTCTCTTAATCATTTTCTTATTTTCAACTGTAGCAGCAATCGTTCTACAAGCACCACGAATGGTTCCTTCCCAGTTCTTAATCTGGTCAATCATAGAACTTAGTTCCTTAGTGTTGTTACAGTTGTCGGCGTATGCGTCCTTAATGGAATTTATGGTAGAAGTCGCAATTTCAACCTGAGGTTTGATTAGTTCGTGTACCAATTCACGAGGGTTCTTTCCATCTTCACCACTTTCTTTGCTAGTAGCATCTTTATCTGCTACTTCTTTGTTAGTTTTCTCAACTTCTTTTTCCATATCTTCAGCAGATTTTACTTCAGTTTCTGCTTCTTCGTTAAGCATAGCCAAATTATCTACGATACTGTAAAATTCTTCTTTAATCATTATAAACCTCTTTATGTTATTTATAATAAAAGGGACCTTTTGGGTCCCTATTTCCAATTTTATGCTATTTTGTACTAAAAAATTACTTTTTATTCAATTTATAGAACAATTCTTCTAAGTCATCAATACCTTCATCTTCTTTTAATTTTTCAAGTTCTTCAAAGAAATTCTTTCTGTAAATATCAGAGTAATATGTTCCTTTCTTATAACCATCTATATCAAAAGCCAAACCATTTTCTTCGTTTGCTTCTTTTGTTTCATTTCCAGTACAATTATTTACATAGTATTGGAAGTTGAACTTGTATTTATCACCATATTTCTCTAAAATTTCTTCGGCTTTCTCGTCATCAATGCCCCAACGAAGTCCACGAAGGGCTTTTGGAATATCCTTAGTTGCTACCTTGTAAAATTCTTTATTTTCATCAACAGTGCTACCACCAATATCAGTTTGGCCTTCTTTTGAAAGACGATTTATTGCTTTATTTACTTTCTTATTTACTTTGTTTAGTTTTCTATCAGCAAATCGGTCTTTAATACCTTGAAAAATGCCTTCGTCTAATAGTTCATAACCATTTTTATTCAAAATTTGTTTGGCTTCTCTTAAATCCATTTTAAAATCTCCATAATTTAATTTGTTTTATAGTATTTATAACAAAAGGGACCTTTTGGGTCCCTTTAAGAAAAAATGTGGTTAGTTTGTTTAGATTTCTTCGCAAGTGGCATATTTAGCAGTCTCTAAGTTGTCATCTCCCCAATGGCATTTAGCAGCAATTCCAAGAGCGAAGTCTGCGGTAGAAGCGTGGAAACGATTACAACCAGCATCTCTCAACAATCCACGGAAAATAGCATCAGATTCGTCACGGGTAAATAGACCAAAGCCCTTATTACCATATAACGCATCGTGAACTACACCAGCAAGATTATACAAGTCATTTTTATTGTCCCAGGATTTCAAAAACCATCTGAAAATTCTTGGAACCGAAAGACCATCACATTTAAAACCTTTAGCGAATGAAAATTTTACATATTTTCTTTCACCACGGTAATCAAGCATTAAGATTATTGATGCATCGTTCTTTAAAGTATGTAAATCCCCTTTGGTAGTCCAGTTGAATTTTTCGGCTGTTTCGCCTTTTACACTAACTGACATGATTTTTCTCCTTAAAGTAAAGATAAACATCATATCATCAAAATCACAAATTTAGTTTACACTATATTTATGAGTTTTGTTATGTATTTTCTTGTGCTGTGTAGAAAAATTCTTCAGGTGTCGCATAAGTAATGGCATCTGCTGAGTCTAACATATCTTCATATTTTTGTATTCTTTCAGGTGTCAAGAAAGCGTCATTTTCTATTGTCTTTAGAACAAGTTTAGCTTCTCTAAATGAACCTGTTTGAACAAGTGAAATAACTGTTAATAACTTTTGGGCTATTTCCAATGGCGTAACCGTTTCAAAATCTGTAAAGATACATTCTTCACGGAATAATGCGATAAATTCATTACCGACTTCAATGTTGTAGCAAACTTCACCTGCTCTATCTTCAATGGTCGCTAATCTTGATTGGTTATTGTCTTTCTCAATTTTGAAACGAAGTTCATCAACTGATTTACCCAAGAAATCTATTACTTCGTGTTCACTATAATTTTCAAGTATTTGTGCTGGCGTGTCTGAGAGCCAGAATGACTTTGAATTGTAGATACATTCACCATCTACATAAACTATTCGGCTAACAACTTTCATGCCGCTATCCTCCAAAATTTTATAATTGTGTATATCATCTTTGTTTAAATCAAATATATGTTGTAATAGGTAAAGATTATCAGCAGAATACTTTACCAAATTTGTTTCTTTATTAACTGCATAATGCATCTTTAAACCTCGTTTCCATTTAATTTAAGATAAAATTTCTTATCCGTATTTACTGTAGCATTTAAGAATGTAGTATCTCCATTATATAATGCCTCAAGTAATTGTTGGTTAGTTCCAATTTTTTCCAATTTCGTTGATAAAGACTCATAATTGAAATAATTGGTTATGTTTCTATCATCAATGACCGTGTAATTGCCATTTTCATAAACACAGACTATATTCATGTGATAACCTGCTTCAGAACTAATAAGATAATATAGAGTTTTGTCTACTGGATTTGTTGGCTTTGCAGTCAATGGCGTCATAGATGTGACTGTACTTTTATATCCTGCTTTCAAAGAAAGTGTATAACCTATATCACTGCTATACCAAATTTGACCATTTGAAATCATCACATCATCATATTGTGTTAAGTTATACGCAACAAAAGCCTCTTTTTCACCCGAATTACTATATGTGCTTAAATCAACTAAATGTGGGTTAAATCCTTCAGGCTTTCCCCATATTTCACCACGATTCATACCAGGAACTGCATCCACATACCAAATAAAGTCAGCACCATTGTCCTTAGAAAGTAAATTAGACAAATCATTACTGGTAATTGTATGATAATTTGTAGGGTCACCAATTATACCTTCAAAAGTCCAACCTTCACCAACATCAGTTCTTCTATATACTTGTCCTTGTGTCATACCTGTTTCTGTGGAACCCATCCATACGAACCAGTCATCAGTAGCGAAAGCAAAGATTCCCATAGAATTTGACAAAACACCTTTGTATTTTGAAGGTTTCAAGTATTGAGCATTTTCGCTTATATCAAATACTTGTATATTATCTTGTTCATTTTCATAAACCTTATAATTTCCATTCGTGTTTTGAAAATATGCAGGGAAGAAATCATTACCACTACCATAACCGTGTGAATAAACGATATAGTATTTTTGTCCAGCTTTAAGGGTAGTTGCTTGAATTACTGCATCGTGGTTAGAGCCACTTAATTCATATACTACTTGGTTTGTAGTTTGTACATCACCATTGGCAAATGCAACACATAAGCCACATTCATGAAAAATCTTAATACGAGGTTTTCTACCTGTACTATTTTCATTTGTAAAAATGCCTATATCAGTTACTGATATATCTTGTGTTGGTATATACTCAATGGCAACATTTTGATTACCAGCAACAAGTTGTTTAACTTCTTCCCAGTATCTTCTCCAAACAAGCAGTAAATCTGTATTTGGATTTCCTCCAGGAGGCAAGTAAAATACTTTTTCAATTTCTTCTTGTGTATTTACATTAGGTGCTTGATAAAGCACACGCTCAGCATCCCAATGAGCTGCGCCTTGTCCACCAGTACCTATAAGATAACCAATTTTACCTTCTGTTTTCCAAGCCATAAATTATTCCTAATGTGCAGAAACTACAAAGAATAACATACCTTGTCCGCTTGCTAAAGTTGCCATAGTTGTTATTTCACTTTCCAAACATACACAAGCCTTTTGTGGCAAGAATGCTCTGTTATTCAATGTATTATTAACATAACTCATAGCACTCAATGTTGCACTTGTATTATCATTATTATCTACTGTTAGTATATTATTAGCAGTCTGTAAAGTAACATGATTTTTTGCATTCCACAAATTAGTAAGTGCAGCAGATGTATCTTGATATGTATTATCTCCCCATCTAAAACCTTGTGCTTCACCAGCTTTTTCGGCCGAAGCAATAGTATTACCACTTAATGCAGACCAAGCAACACCTAATTTATGTGAAGAATCTTTTCCATCACCAGTAAGTGTATCATCTAATGATTTTTGTAAATATCTATTATCACTTGCAGTTTTTGAATATCTACTATCAATAGCAGCAGAAATTTGGTCAAAACTAGAAACAGAAGTTCCATTAGTTAAATTAAATGCAGAATTTGAATAAGCAATAGTATTACTACTTAATGTTTCCCATTTTACACCAAGTTGATTATCATTAGTATTACCATCACCTGTTAATGTGGTATCGTGATAAACTTGTGTCATTCCACCACCTGGAAGAGTTAATACTTTCCAACCGGAGTTAGTCATTACATAATTATCATTTGTAGTTACACTAGCACTATTAACTAATCCATTCAAATCGGATTTTAATGCGAATGTAGCACTATCTGTATTATATTGTGCTGTTGTAAGATACTTAGCAAATTCAGTAGATAACTCACCTGCACCACTTGTTTCATCTTTTGTATAATAGTTTGTTAAAGATTGGTGAGCAGTCAACCAAGTTCCTGCTGCACTATATGCAGTCAAAACATTATAAGATGCTTCCCAATTACCACTTGCATTTGAATAAATGGATTTATCCAATTTACCAGTTATATCATTAGCAACAAGATAGTTACCTGTTGGTTGATATGTTGTACTAGCTTCACTCTTTGTTAAGTAGTCTTCCATATCAGATTTATATTGTGCTGTAGTCAATAATTCTCCACTTGTAGTTTCTAAGTCACTCTTTGTAGCATAACTATTCAAATCATTCTTATTTACGAAATTACTACTAACTGTACTAAAAGCAGAAGTGTCTAATTTAGCACTTACTTTATCCCAACCGGCACTAGCAGTTTTTAATGTTCCGACATCAGTAGTAATTCCAGCAATAGCATCTACAGCATTCTTTGCAGTAGTTTCAAGTTCAATATATGAACCATTTATACTAACACCATTTCTACCACTATAAGAAATGCTGCCACCTCCACTACCACCAGCTAGGTAATGCCCACTAATTGAAACTATATAACCTGAAGAATCCAGACCTAAGGCTAATGCGTCTTCTGTAACACTAGGGTTCTTTATATTTTCAACTGACATTAATTATCCTCCGTATCGTCTGCTTCTTTTAGTGATTTCAATAACCATACTTTTATTTCGCTCAATGTTGTACTATATGAAACATCTAACTGTGATAGTATCAAAGATGCTGTGTAAAAATAACCACTACGAATAAGTGAAAGAATACTGGTAATTTCTGTAATAATTGGCTGCATATCTGTTAATGTTACAGCTAAAAGTTTTTCGTGTAAATCTCTATCCAAATAAGGTGCGATTAAATAATTCCAGTCTAGACCAGATATATGATTAGCTGCATTATATAACTCATAATGCTTTGCGAAAAAAGCATCATTATAATTTTGTCCTATTTTTTCTTTGTTATAACTAATTAACATATATCCTCTTAATCATTAGGTATGTTTGTTCTAAAACCAACATAAGGTTTCAAACCACCAAAATTACCAAGTGAACCTTGTGTATTAAAGTTTATTGAATTTGGGAAATCAAGATTATCTCCACCGGTGAAACCATAACCAAGCCATACACGCAAATTACCAACATCAGTATTGTTTGTAATAGGTACACCAAGAACATTGTTCCAGCTACCACCACCACCATTTTTGTCTATTCTAACAGCAATATAATATAAGTGATCAGGATAAATTGTTCCAGATGGACTGCTTGGATGTGCTTGCATTGTATGTTCACCACCACTACCTACATTAAGTAATGGATAATCTGAACGCCAAATTAAGTTATCAGATGTTTTTGAAGAATCATATACTGCAACCGCTACTCTTTGTGAATCGTCATAATTACCACCGAACATATATGCTACAGTATCTTGTGTCATATCATATTCAATAGTTGGTCTAAACAAATAAGCATATTGTTTCGCACCAGCCATTGAACCAACTTGGTTTAAAGCACCGAATGGGATAGTTTCAGTAATACGACCGTTAATAGTGTTCAACAATTTATCAAAGGTTTCCTTATTAACAACTTCACCACCCTGTGATTCAATAGTCAATTTTTTAGCACCTAATGAAGCATCTTCTTTAAGTGTAAATACATCTTCATCATAAAGTAATTCAACAATTCTTGAATTTTGAATTACTCTAATTGGTTCTCTACCAGTATAACCATCTACTTCACCGCGAGAACTATCTAAACTTCTTACTTCTTCAAGAATACTAGCTTCAATGTGTAGTTTGTTCGTTGGAACATCACTACCTTTATAAACAATACAATATTCTTTTGGTGAAATACTATTGTCAATAGTCAAGGCTAATGTAACATTACTACTACCAACTTCTGATGGATAGTAATTCTGTGAAGCAACAATAGAGTCACTGTTTTTAGCGGACAACACTAATTTGTTTAATAGAAATTCGTGGTTCTGGTTAGTGTTATCATCAATATATTCGTTAATACAAAATGTAAATTTATTTGTAGTTTGTGGTAATGTTATATAACCATCTTCATCTATGGTAATCTTGTAATAGTTGTTACTATCCAATTTAAGAATTGTACCATCTGTTAATGTACTATTGTTTCCATAATGACCAAACAAGTAAGCATAATCGTTTTCTTTGAAACCAACTTCATATTGGTTAGTTTCTTCATTGTATCTAGCACTAATTCCATTGTAACCAGAAATATCAGGTACAGCTACTTCATCTACTGATAATTCATAATAAATTGTGCCATCTGGTGCAGTATGTGGTGTAGCAGTAACTGTATCAGTAGATTTAATTTCACTTACAGTTTTACCTGATAGAGCGGTTACTTTATCATTAATAGAACTAATACTAGAAATGGCATTTAAATCGTTTTTGGTTAATACTTCTTTATGATTACCATTTTCATCATAACAATATATTCCTGAATTAGGCTTTGTTGTGTCATAATAAGTATTGTGCTTTTGTATTGCCATTTATAAACCTCTTAATATATTATTCACAATATATTTATGAACTTTATTATAATTGACAATATAATAGAAAAGCCATCTAATTGTATAGATGGCTTTAATTTATTTTACAACTATTAAAAGTCAGTTGCTGTTGAAACTTGCCCACTATTTCATGCAAGCACTTCCTTTTTTCGGTCGGCAAACACGGAATCTGCGGACTCGCTAGTATGTGTTTTGATTTTGAAAGACATTGTAAAGTTCTCCTTAAATAAAAAGTGATTTAGTTAAAAGCATTCCATTCTAGTTGGGGGAGACTCCCTAAACCAATGAACATAGGCAACATAGACCCTGCATGGGTGCATCAGGTATTTGTCTATTGTAAGGCATAGGGGAGTCCTCCTTGTTCAGTAAACTTGGTTATTAGTCAGCTGCTGGGCTTTTAAGCCCATTTTGCAGGCTACGGCAGCGGGTGGCAACGATTAGTCCATTACTCCAACATGGCATTACGCACCGCATCAATATCGGACTGCGTAAATCCGAGGCTAGTAAAATATGTATCAAACTTTTCGACCCAAGTGCCACCTGTTAAGCCCTTGATGAGTGTGATAAGGCCAAGCCAGTCTCTATTAGAGTATTCAACACCCATACTGCGGTATCTGCGGTAGTTGTTGGAATAAGCCTTATCCATAAAACTTGATAGTTCAAAGTCTTTAGTAATGTCATTTTCCGAAACACCGAGTAATCCTTCAAGCATACACACATAAAAAGCCGTGCGGTCACATCCGCCGGAGCAGTGCATATAGATAGGATGTCCGCTTGCGATTTCGGTAAACACTCGGCTAAATACGTTGTACGCATCGCTCGTATTGTTGAAACCATTGATGTAAGAATAGCCAGTGATAGAATACTTTACACAAGATGCACCAATGTCGGAGGTGGTGGGCGAAGCGGTGGAGCGCAAGTCAATCTCTGCACGCACTCCGTTCAAATTGTAAAGTACGGCCTTTCCCGCAGATGTAATTGTGCTGCCACTCTCGTCAATCGCACTACCACGGAAAAACTTGCCGTACTTGATTCGCTTTCCGTTCCCGCAGTCCCATCCACCAATATCTCGCACATTACGGATGCCATCTACATCGAGCATTCGCACTCGTCCTTCGCAGGGAATAGCCTTTGAAGTTACAACCGATTCTACACCGCCAGTGACGGAAGAAACCTTTACACCAGCCACCTTTGACGGGTCAAGATTTTTAACAACAAAACTTCTAGCAGTATTCACAACATTGTATGTGTACGTCTTTCCATCGGCAAAGTCGCCAGTCAGCGAAACCTTCACGTTGAACGAGTCGCAAGTCCCAGCAAATTCCCAATTTACAGAAAATCCGTTCGGCTTGTCATAGTTGTTGGCGGCGTACTTCAGCACCTCGGTGTACGTGTAGTCGGTGTTGTCATACGCAGTATTATCAAGGTATGCACGCACCTTTTCATTTTCAATGTTGAACGATTCGTCGCTCTTGTTTATAAAATCCGAAATACTCCCGCCATAAGTCCAGGAAGATGTGGCAGCATCATATACGAATATCTTGAGGTAGTCGGCAGACGAGGCGAGGGCGCAGAAATACACCTTCGTTGTATCTGCGGTAGTATCCGAAGAAAGTGTAAGTAACGAGCCAAAGTAAGCCTTCGCTCCTACGATTCCAGAAATGATGGAAAGCAACGAGCCGTTCACATCAAGGTTTATCTTGTCGGTATATACCCACGTTGAATTGACGGAGTCGTACACCATTTTCTTCAGGTAGTTTCCGCCAGGAGTTATAACAAAGTAGGTCTTTGACGTATCTGCATCCGGGTCAGCCTTCAAGACGGTCAAACCGCCCTTATAGTACGGCTCTGCTCCAGTTATCTTGTAGTAATTAGCGATTACATCGCTTATACCAACATCGGACACCTGCCACGAATTAAAGTAAGGCGACCAAAATACAAACCTTCCATACTTCCACAACTCGTACGGGTTGCTGTCTTTCAAAGAAAGATAAATCTTGCTCTTGTCGCCGTTATAAGACGCATTTGCAAGTTCGGCATCACTACCATTGAACACCTCAAATCCGAAAATTTTTGAAAGCGATTTTACCATCTTTTCAAGTGTGAAGATGGCATCGTAGTACACCCACGAAGAACTATCCGAGTCATATACGGCGAACTTGTAGTTTACACTCAACAGGTAGATTTTAGACTTATCCGCGTCTGCATCTGCATTCAGCGATGTGAGCCCACCATAGTAAGGTTCAGCACCGACAATACCAGCAAGACTTAATGAATGGTTCTTGTTATAGTTTCCAACGTATGACCACACGCCAAGTTGTTCATCCCAATACATTAAACGATACGGTGGGTTTACGTTATCATAATATACTTTTTCCTTGTCAGCACTAGAGTCCGCTGTAATGACAGTAATGCCACCGGAATACGCAATCGGTGCAGGCTTTCTTCCAGTAAACAAGTCATCCATTATACTAGAAATAGCATTATTTCTTATGGCAATAAACGTCTTTACATCGTCTATTTTTAAGTTGTTTACACAATACCTCCACGCGCCATTTACCGCATCGTAGTACATTATACGTCTATACGTAGATGCAGAGGAGTCCGAATTAAAGTACCACACGCTAGGGTCAGCACTAGGGTCGGACGAAAGTGCCGTAAGATCTCCCGCATAAGGTTCAATTCCACGCAAATCGGTAATTTCTGCAAGAGGAATACCCGCAGTCACTTTCAGCAAATTTTCATACGACATTTTTGCAGTACCATCCGTTCCGTCCACGGGTATTACGTCGCCACTACGGAAATCATTTATAGCAGTAGTCAAGTCTTTAATTCTAACTACATCTCCATTAGACACCATATAAGCATTATTGTCCGTAGTAGCTAAAGTATTATCCTTCATTATACTCTTCAATGTAGAGCCACTCATCTTTCTGGTACCATTAGTTTCACCATCAAGAGCAATAACGTCGTCATTAGCGAAGTCGGTAGCATTGTTCGTTAATTCTGAAAATCTTTTATCCATACATTCTCCTATTTTTATATTATTTATAATTTTGTGTGTTTATTGATTCAAATATTCTTTATA